GAAATAATTTTCAGTGAGGAAAGTACATATTGGTACAGAAAGCTAATACAATTGAGGAATTATTAAATGGTTGTCCTGTAAATCAAATGATTTGTGACAACTTGATTCGTGCATGGGCAATTATTAACAATACAAAGTATAAGAAAATTGTTTGTGCAATCTCTGGCGGTTCAGACAGTGATGTAATGTTAGATATTGTTTGGAGATGTGATAAAGATAACAAGGTAGATTATGTATGGTTTGATACAGGTCTTGAATATCAAGCCACGAAAAATCATTTAAAATATCTTGAAGAAAGATATGATATTACGTTTGTAAAGAAACGTCCTAAAATTCCAATTCCTGCAAGTTGCAAGAATTATGGAGAACCGTTTATGTCTAAGATTACAAGTGAATTTTTACAACGGTTACAAAGACATAACTTTCAGTGGGAAGATGAAGACTTTGATACATTATATAAGAAGTATCCGAAATGTCAATCTGCATTACAATGGTGGTGCAATACAAATCTAACAGATAACTTCAATATTCGTAGAAATAAATATCTAAAAGAATTTATGATTCAAAACAATCCAACATTTAAAATTTCAAATAGATGCTGCAAATATGCGAAAAAAGATTTAATTCATAACCTGCTAAAAGAGGAAGATTATGATCTGAATATATTTGGTGTACGAAAAACTGAGGGTGGTGCAAGAGTTAGATATGGTAACTGCTTCGATGAGAGTGATAAGTATGACAATTACAGACCGTTGTTTTGGTATAAAAATTCAGATAAAGAAGATTATGAGAAAGCGTATGGGATTATACATAGCAAATGTTATACGGAATATGGATTAAAACGTACAGGATGTTGTGGTTGTCCTTATGGAAGAGATTTTGAGAATGAATTAGATGTAATTGAGAAGTATGAACCTAAACTATATAAAGCAGTAACGAATATTTTCAAAGATTCTTATGAATATACAAGAGAGTACATGGAGTTTAGAAAAATGATGGATGAGAAGGAGAGAATCAAACAATGAGAATATTAGCAGTACATAATGACCATATAAAGAAACCAGATCCAGAAAGAAAGTATGGTTGTGTTTGTAACAAATGTGGTACAGTATTTATTTTTGCAAGGTCTGAAGCTTGTATTCCAAGATGTATTAACCCAAAACCTAGTCAATGCACAGTTAGATGTCCAAATTCTAGTTGTCAGAACGTTATGACATTTGATTTGTGTAAGGAATTAAAAACTCTTACAGATGAGAATGATTTTTGCGATTTCTATGCAGATGATAAATAAATATATGAATTTGGGTTTCATTTATCTTTGCTATTATAACCAAAATAAGGTAATACACTGAGGAATCGACTATGGAAGAAATGATTGAAAAATTAAAAGAATGGGTTAATAAAAACTATGATCCATATGCATGTGGATTTACACCACAGCGTTCAGAAGGAAATTATTATGATTGTTTCTTTGATGGAGAATCTTGTGGCACATCGTATGCTGCATATGAAGTAGGACAAATCTTAGGTTTGGAGCTTGCTCCACCAGAAGATGACGGAGAGAATAATGAATATTAATTATTGCATGAATGAGCGTGTATGTGGTGGGATTACCATAGTAGACCCAAAATCAAAGAAAAAAATAGGTTTCTTTGATGACATACAAGAGATCAATATAACACGAAATACAGTCGAACAATGTCATGATTATATAAGGTATAAACCAATCATTACAAAAGATGAAAGAACTCTTTCGTTTTCAGCAAATATATCAAAGATCAATCCAGCAATTCTTAGCGCTGATCTTTCTAAGACGCCAGATCAAGTTAATATTTTGTATGTCAAGAAAATCCAAGCAAGAAAACATCATAAGAAGAGAATTAATAAAAAATGGCTTAAACGTTATGGGTACAAAGAGCAGTTGTTTAATTTAGGACGATGGAATTATAAATCAACTGATCAATTTGGTGAAGAATATAAATTTACAAGAAAGGTAATAGATGATGCTAATTCCGACAGTACCAGCAAAAGAATTTGAAAAATTCGGATTTAAAAAATGTAAAGGAATGCCAAGAGATACAGAGTGTTATTATCTTTGTGTAGCACGAGGGTCTAAGATGCTTTTTGTGAGTAATGTATACTTTGGGGAAAATGATTGGATAAAGGACGATCCAAGAATCCATAAAAATGTCAATTGAAGATATAGCGATAAAAGAGATTATCTTGATATTGTTTATGAATTAATTAAAAAAGGTGTATTAAAAAGCAGTTTTGAAAATGGGTGAAATCTATGAAAAACAAATTACTAATATTTTTGTGTGTCAGTATTTTACTATCATTTTCAGGATGTAGAGTAGAATCAGCACAAGCAAATGTAAAAACGAACGATACTGTAACAGTAAAATCTCTTGGAACCGATAATTTAATTAACATTGGTGGATATTTATATTATGATAGTACAACAAAAATCGTGTATTTTTGGAACGGATCAATTGGATATGGTCGAGCTTCAACAACACCATCACCATATTTTGCGCCAAATGGTCTTCCATATAAGTATGAACCAGAAACAAATACATTTGTAGAAATCACAGAATAGTCGAGAGGAAAGAAAATATGAGAGATCCAAATAGATTATATAATTTTTATAATGAAGTAACAAGATTACACATGACATATAGACCAGATTGGAGAATTGGTCAATTTTGGGATGGTTTTAAAAAATGGCTGGATGGATGTAAACATATTGATATTTATTATCTGGAAGACAATGAATTGCTTGAATATTTAAAAGAAATGTGTGGGGAGAAATCGGTAAATGGATAAGATCAAACGAATGAAAGAACTGATTCATGATCTGAATAGGGCATCAGATTCTTATTATGGATCAGGAACAACACTTATGAGTGACGCCGAATTTGATTCAAAGTTACTTGAATTAAAGCAATTGGAAGAAGAAGCAAATACAGTATTTCCGAACAGCCCAGTCAATAGAGTTGGTGGAGCAGTACTAAAATCACTTATCAAAGTAAAACATGAGACTCCTATGTTAAGTCTTGACAAATGCCACTCTGTAGAAGAAATCAAAAAATTTGCAGCAGGACACGATATTGTAGCTTCTATTAAACTTGATGGTATTAGTTGTAGATTGATTTACCAAGATGGTGAATTAATCGGGGCGGAATCTCGTGGCAATGGTACAGAAGGAAATGATATTTTACAGCATGTAAAACAGTTTATGAATGTTCCACTACGTATTAATAAAAAGGGCAAATATGTTATCGATGGTGAAGCTTTAATCAAGCTTGATGACTTTGAAGAGATCAATAAAAATGGAGAATATAAAAATAGCCGTAATCTTACTGCAGGAACACTTTCAAGTTTGGATACATCGGTCGTCAAAGACAGAAAACTAAGTTGGTATGCCTGGGAAGTGGTAGAAGAAGTTGATCCTATTCTAGCAATTAGCAATAACGATTATGAAGCACATGATAGTTTTTATTTCAGATTACTTGAAGCAGGGAAGCTAGGGTTTAGTATTGTTCCGTGTGAAGTATTAGGTTTAAAGTATTATCAAAATGAAGAGCTACAATGTAAAATTGATAATTTTATTAGTCTTGCTGCAGAAAAGCACCTTCCACAAGATGGGGTTGTATTTAAATTTGAAGATGTAGAATACGGTAAGTCTCTTGGTAGTACAGAACACCACAACAGGAATGGTATCGCATTTAAAGTAAAAAACGATTCCGTAGAAACTACATTGAAAGATATCGAATTCACAATGGGTAAGACGGGTATTCTAACACCGACTGCAGTATTTGAACCTGTGGAAACTGAAGGGAGTACTGTAGAGAGAGCTTCTTTACATAATATTTCTGTCATGCGAGAACTAATGCCTCGTCCATTCAGAGGACAAAGAATTGGCGTATTTAAAGCCAATCTTATAATTCCCCAATTGCGTTGGGCAGAAGAGTTCATTTCAGATGGATTTGAAAAGGATATGGAAAAATCTTTTATTCATATTCCTGATAAATGTCCAGTATGCGGCGAACCAACTAAAATCATTAAAGAAAACGATTCAGAAGTTCTATGGTGTACAAACCCTGAATGTAAGGGCAAATTACTTGGCAAACTAACTCATGCAGTTAGTAGAAACACACTGAATATTGATGGTTTATCTGAAGCGACAATTCAAAAATTCATTTCTCTAGGATGGTTAAATTCTATCCAAGACATCTATTATCTCACCAAGTACGAAAAACAAATGAAAAATCTTGATGGTTTCGGTTCGAAATCAGTTTCCAAACTATTTGATTCAATTGAAAAGAGCAGAAATACCACACTGGATAGATTTTTATATGCATTATCAATTCCTCTTGTTGGCAAAACAGCAAGTAAAGTTATTGCCGAGGCGGAAGATTATCAATTCGAAAGTTTTGTACGAGATATGACGCATCCAGGTGCAAAATTCTTTTCTCATATTCCTGGCATTGGAGATTCTATTATTAATTCACTTGATGAATATTTCAATAGAGAATGTAGTAACGTGTGGGAACTTGGTAAAGAATTTACATTCGAAACGCCAAAGAAAGTATCTCTCAAAACAAGTAGCGGAAAAGATTTGACGGGACAAACATTTGTTGTTACCGGTAGTTTGAAACATTTCGAGAATCGAGATGCACTCAAAGAGAAGATTGAATCTCTAGGTGGAAAAGTATCTGGATCGATTTCGAAGAAGGTTACTGCATTGATCAATAATGATGTTAATTCTACGTCAAGTAAAAATACGAAAGCAAAGAGCCTTGGTGTAAAAATTATGAGTGAAGATGAATTCCTAGAATACATCAGCTAAGAAAGAAGGTGAAAAATATGAATGATCGCAAAATTAAAATCTGTCTTAAAACAGTAAACAATGCAAGTTTATTCGTAGCTAAATGTGGAGAATATAAAGATTGGGATATCAATTATATTCACGGAAGACTTGTTCTTGATGCTAAATCTCTGATGGGTGTACTAAGCGTTGCGATTGACGCACCTGCGTATGTAGAGATTTTAACAGATGATGAAAAAGTTCTTGATAATTTTAAAAATGATATGACATTATGGGAGGTATAAAAATGGGAATAACAATTTTTAATTGGATTAATGATGACTGGAAACGAGTGAAAAATCATTGCAGAACTACAGATAACAAAGAGTTTACTGACAAAGATGCCACAGAAAAATGGATGAGTAAACTACTTGTGTCTGAACATTCGCCAATTAGATTACTTGAATTTGATTGGTCGTGGAAAAAAATTCCATACTGGGTTAGTACAGAATGGAGCAGACATAAGTTTGAAAAATTTATTAGTACTCAACGAGATGATAGATTAAAAGATGATATTCCAAGATCAGGAAAACCACAAGATGCGCCTGTTAATTTTGATGGATATGCAAATATGCAAAATGTTATTGATTCTTGGAGAAAAAGATTATGTGGAGCAGCAACTGATGAAGCAAAAGAATTGGCGGAAGATTTTAAGATTGAATTACATAAAAATCATCCACTCGAATCAAATATTCTTGTTCCAAATTGTATTTATAGAGCAGGATGCCCTGAATTTACACAGTGTGGATTCTTTTCCCGTTTTCAGAAATGGCTCAGAGAGAACAACAAAGAAATGGATTGGCTAAATATTCAGAAAAGATATGATTTATATAACGAATACTTCTACAGTTTACATGGAGAGGAGTGATTCCTTTTGCACACACTATATTGTATCCTTGGCAGAACTTCTTCTGGCAAATCCTCTATTGCCAAAGAAGCTGCTAAGAAATTAAATATGACGGTTCTTAAATCTTATACAACCAGATCTATACGACCAGGCGAAACAGTTGATAATTCAGATCATATTTTTATTTCACCTGATGACGTTGAAAAATATAAACCAAACATGGTGGCATATACAGATCGAGTTGGATATTGCAGTTTTGCAACAAAAGAGCAAATCTTAAATTCTAATTTCTATATCATTGATCCAGTCGGATTATATACACTTAAACTCAAAACAAGAGATATAGATGTCCGTCTAGTATCTATCTATATTACAACCCCATATACAACTGCAGAAGAACGTGCAAAGAAACGTGGTGACTATGATTCATGGAAACAGAACTATGCTGCAGAAAATGATTCGTTCAGCAATTTTGAAAAATCTAATCTAATTGATTATCGTATTCTCAATGACAGGTCATTGGAAACTTCTGTAGAAAAAATGATAAACATTATTCGAAAGGATTTGAATAAAAACAATGTATAGACCAGATATTAAAACGATCTATATTGACTTCGATAATACGCTAGTGGACACGATCAAAACGATTGTGTCCCTATACAACGAAGACTTTGAATATTATAAGAAATTCCATCATGTTAATTGGTGGGAGATTAACTCATATGATTTTAAAGAATTGACCTGTACATCTAAGGAATACATTAATACATACTTTAACACACCACGATTCTTTTATGAACTGGAATTTATGCCAGATGCACATGAAATTATTGATGAACTTGGAAAAGTATATCAGGTAAAAATTGTTAGCATGGGTTATTCTCCAAACTTAAAACAAAAAGAACAGTGGATTAATCAGTATCTTTTCTATCCAGAATTTATTGGTGTAAATATGAAAAAATACAAAGATAAATCACATATAGATATGAGCGATGGCATTCTTATTGATGATTCGGTACATATGTTAGAAACAAGTAATGCTCAAGAAAAATATTGTTTTGGGGATATTTATAGTTGGAATAAAGATTGGGCTGGAAAGAGGTTAATGAATTGGACGGATATTGCACATTTACTATTATGAAAGGAAGAAAATTAGACATTGTATATTGGAACAAGCGGCGAGCTATGCCGTACACTAAAACAAATGGGAGATGATTTTATTACTGTAGAAATCGAAGGACAAGACAGAGAATATATCATTGAAGCTGTAACAAGACAATCAAATTACAGTGAATCGCCTTGTAGCCATATCTGTATTAAATGCAGAGATGGTGGTCAAGGATATATCAAAAGGTAGGAGGTAACTAATAATGAGTGTACTTTATGTGGTACTTGGAGCAGTTCTTGGGATTGGGTTTTGCACAACTGTAATGTCGTTGTGTAAAATTTCCAAGAGTGCTGATGAAGAATTGGAGCAAATGAATAACTGCTGCAATTACACTTGGAAGAAAGAAGAAATTCATGAGGAGGTGGAGAAATGAGAGTAGTAAAGAAAGATGGAACAATTGAAGAATATCAAGAGCAAAAAATCATTGATGCTTGCAATAAAGCTGCAAGAAGAGCAATGGTTGAACTAAGTAATCAAGACTATGAAAAAATCCTGAATGATGTTTGGGAAGAAATCGAAGAAAACTACGATGATGATACAAGCATCGAAATTTATGATATGCATAATATCGTCGAAGTTGTATTGGAAGAAGACTACCCAAAAGTAGCCAAAATGTATAAAGAATATCGGAATTACAAAAAAGATTTTGTACATATGATGGATAAAGTATATGAGCGTAGCCAGTCCATCCGCTACATCGGAGACAAGAGCAATGCCAACACAGACAGCGCCCTTGTTGCAACGAAGCGAAGCCTGATTTTCAACGAGCTGAATAGTGAATTATATAAAAAATTCTTTTTAACATATGCAGAAAAACAAGCAGCAAAAGATGGATATATTTATATCCATGATAGGTCTGCTCGACTCGATACGATTAATTGTTGCCTTTTTAACGTAGGGGATGTTATGAAAAACGGTTTTGAAATGGGTAACATTTGGTATAATGAGCCAAACTATTTGGATACGGCTTTTGATGTTATGGGAGATATTATTTTATCAACAGCAGCGCAACAATATGGTGGTTTTACCGTTCCAGAAGCAGATAAGATTCTTGAACCATATGCAGAAAAATCATATAGAAAATATTTTGATGAATTTAAAGACATATCTTTTTGTGTAGATTCAGAATTCGATAATGATTTACTCAATGATATAGCAGATAAATATGCAACCAATAAAGTACATCGTGACTTTGAACAAGGTTGGCAAGGAATTGAATATAAATTGAACTCGGTTTCTTCGAGTCGAGGGGATTATCCATTCGTTACGATAACTATTGGTCTTGCTACGTCTAAATTCGGCAAAATGGCTGCAATTACGCTTCTTAATGTACATAAGGACGGACAGGGTAAAAAAGGATTTAAACGTCCTGTATTGTTCCCTAAAATCGTATTTCTATATGACAAAGAATTGCATGGTGATGGATCGGATAAATATCCGAGTGCAGATGTGTTTAATGCAGGAATTGATTGCAGCGCAAAAACTATGTATCCGGATTGGTTATCTTTAACTGGCGATGGATATGTAGCAGAAATGTATAAAAAATATAAAAAAGTGGTTAGTCCTATGGGGTGTAGGGCTTTTCTTAGTCCATGGTATGAACGTGGTGGTATGCATCCAGCAGATGAAAATGATACACCAATTTTTAAAGGAAGATTTAATCTTGGGGTTGTTTCCTTGCATCTTCCAATGATTCTTGCAAAAGCTCGTAGAGAGTCAAAAGATTTTTATGAAGTATTAGATTACTATCTTGAACTTGTTCGTGGATTACATAAAAGAACCTATGATTACATTGGAGAGCTTCATGCCAGTGTTAATCCGGTTGCTTTCTGTGAAGGTGGTTTTTTAGGTGGACATCTAAATCCAGATGATAAAATTAAATCTATTCTTCCTCCAATGACAATGAGTTATGGTATCACTGCACTGAATGAACTTCAGAGACTTTATAATGGAAAATCTATTAGAGAAGATGGGCAATTTGTCTTAGAGGTCATGCAGTATATCAATGATTACACAAACAGAATCAAGGAAGAAGACCATATTTTATATGCAATTTACGGTACGCCCGCAGAGTCACTTTGTGGTTTGCAGGTAGAGCAATTCCGTAAAATTTATGGGATTATTGAAAACGTATCCGACAAAGAATATGTAAGCAATAGTTTCCATTGCCATGTATCAGAAGATATGAATCCGATTGAAAAACAAGATAAGGAAGGAAGATTCTGGAATCTGTTTAACGGTGGGAAAATTCAATACTGTAGATATAATCTTGGCTATAACAAACAGGCAATTAAAACACTTGTACTTAGAGCAATGGATAAAGGGTTCTATGAAGGTGTAAATCTTGCAATGTGTTATTGTGAAGATTGTGGATACCAGCAAGTAGAAATGGATACTTGTCCAAAATGTGGAAGTAAAATGATTACAAAGATCGACAGAATGAACGGGTACTTAGGATTTACAAGAGTTCACGGTCAAACTCGCTATAACGAAGCAAAGAATGCAGAAATCAAGGACAGGGTAAGCATGTAATCATTAAATATTATATGGGCTGGATGTATTATTTCCAGCCCTGTTAGGAGAAATATGAATTATCACAATATTACATATCCAGACCAAAATAATGGAGACGGACTAAGAGTTGTTGTGTGGGTGTCTGGATGTAGCCATCATTGTTCAGAATGCCAAAATCCTCAAACCTGGAATCCACACGGTGGCATTGAATTTAATAATGATGCAGAACAAGAAGTTATGGATCAAATATCAAAAGACTATATTAGTGGCATTACTTGGAGTGGTGGAGATCCAATGTTTGAATCTAATATTGAAACTGTATTAGATATTACACAAAAAATCAAAAAACAATATCCGAATAAAACGATATGGTTATACACAGGCTACAAATTTGAACAATTAATCTGGCCTGTTATAACTGGTGATTTTAATCCAGAAAGAGATAAACGTCTGAAACAAACAAGAAAACTAATCTCTTTATGTGATGTCATTGTTGACGGTCGGTATAAAAAAGAACTACGTGATGTCTCTTTACATTGGTGTGGGTCATCCAATCAACGAGTAATTGATGTGCAAAAAACTCTTGCTCAAAATAAAATTATTTTATACGAGGATAACAAATGACACAACAACTACATAAAAATGACATTTTATACTACGCCAGAATTATGCCAACATTGGGCTTATACGATGTATACGAGCTTAAAATTCGTACTATTAATGAAGAAAACAGATGGTTCTGTGGCATGGAAAAACGTACTAAAATAGCATATCTTTTCAGCTATGATAATATTGGCAAGACGATCTTCTTTGATCGAAAAGAAGCTCTTAAAGCAGTTAAACAAGCTGAAAAGAATAAAATCCCAGTTAGCAACGAAACACTGTACGAAGAATACTAGGAGGTGATATTACGCCAAGTCCACTAATGAAATACAAAGGAACATATCGTCTAATGGCTAATCTAGATCATGATACAAATGATTTTCCACGAGACGATAAAGGAAATCTTGATACAGATGATATCTATATCAAGTGTCAATATGGTAATCAAATCTATTATTATGGCAGAAATGATCTTGTAGCTTACATTCCATCAATTGGAAGGGGTCACAACATTCTCAGAACAATTGCGTTAGATAAACTTCAAATTGAAGATAAAATCCCATACGAAGAACTTTATCCTCAACTATTGTCAGAAGGAACAGTAAAACATATCATGGAAAATGATGAAGAAATTGAATTTCATTTTCATCCAAAAGACCTTTCTTATATTGCAACACTTCTTAAGGCATTCACATATGGAGCAGATATTTCACCATTCTCAACTAGAAATCTCCCAAAACAAAAATATGAAATACCAGAATCTGATCTTGAACAGTATAAACAGGTTGTAAAAGATGTCCCAAAAGATAAATTTCTTATCATATCTCGTGCTACATCCAATTATATCTTTGAGCATATGCAGAAAATGAAACAATATAAGCCTGAGCCAATTAAAAAACTGATGCGTAAAAAAATGCTTAAGGGTAAGGAATTTATCCATTCTGAGAAACAATGGGATGATTTTCTCAAATATCTAAGCAAGGAGGTATCTGTATGCTTGACTTAAACAATTATGAATTAGTAACAGATCTCTCAAATAATAAGCTCAGAAAGAATGGATTCGCCTTTGGTTGTTATCGAAGGAGTGTATATAAAGATACGATTGAGTTTCGTCTATATATTGATATTGAAGAACAGGACGTATTCTATCAAGTGTTCGACTCAGATCATAATCAGCTCTATATTCCTTATTACAACAGAGAATATGGTAATAACAAGATTGTAAAAGAGATTGATAGAAAAATTAATCGTATTATGAAAACTATGGTGAACCAAAAAATCCTAAAGAAAACAAAAGAAGAGGAGAATAATACTATGGATACAGAAACAATTAAAATTAAATACTTTGCAGACATTGAACCGATTGCACCAATTCAGAATGGTGATTGGATTGATTTAAGAGCTGCAGAAGATGTTCACATCAAAAAAGGTGAATTTAGACTTATTTCTCTTGGTGTTGGAATGAAACTTCCTGATGGATATGAAGCTCATATTGTACCACGTAGCAGTACATATAAGAATTTTAAAATTATCCAAAGTAACCACCAAGCGGTCATTGACAACATGTTCTGTGGGCCACAGGACTGTTGGAGATATCCAGCTATTGCTATGGAAGATACAGTTATCCATAAAAACGATCGTATCTGTCAGTTCCGTATCATGAAGAAACAGCCAGAAATTCATTTCGAAACTGTTAAAGAACTAAGCGGCAAAAGTCGTGGCGGCTTTGGAAGTACAGGTAAAAACTAATATGGACGACGATCTACAATACAGAGAAGAAAATTGGGCATGGGATGCTCAATGTGCAGCGGTGGATGAGAGAATATTAACTTGTCCACGCTGTGGATCAATTATGCTTCCTCAGTTCCAAAGATATGAATATATGGGAGCTGGATGGGAAGAATGGTATGAATGTACCAATGGCACATGTGGCTATTGTTGCAAAATATAAATTATGCAAAGGAGAACAAAACAATGAAACTACAAAAACAAATCATTCTTGACAACGTTGATAAAGTAAAAGCGTTTGTTATGACAGTCAGCAAATATCCTGGGGATGCAACACTTACATCTGGAAGATATGTTGTTGATGCAAAATCCATTATGGGTATCTTCAGCCTTGCTCTAAATCAGCCAATTGATTTTACCTATGAAGGTGAACTAGCAGCAGAGCTTGCGAAAGAAGTCCAAGTATACGAAAGTCAGGAGGTATAAACCATTGAATAATTTTAAGAAAAAACTAACAACTACTGTAACTCTACTAACCGTATTACTCACTCCAACACTGGCTAATGCAGAGACTAAATATGTCGAACCTAGCATCGGTCTTAATTATCGAACAGGTGATTCTGTTAAGTCTCAGAAGATTGGTGCTCTTCCATATGGAGCATCAGTAGAGGTGCTTGACATCACAGAGAGCAACTGGGCAAAAGTACAGATTGGCGATAATGTATTCTATATGTCAAATGAATATCTTTCTGATACCCCGCTTATCGCAGAGCCTATTCAACAGGCTGAACCAATTGAGACGGAATCCGTAGAGACAACTTCTCATTCCTGCTACAGTATTGGTACATATCGAATCACTCATTACTGCGGATGTGCAAACTGCAATGGTTCCTGGGCTGGCAGTCCAACTGCATCTGGTGCATATCCTGTAGCTGGCAGAACAGTTGCCATGGCTGATTTACCGTTTGGAACTGAAGTAGAAATTAATGGTCAGATCTACACTGTAGAAGACCGTGGAGTGCCGAGTGGATGCGTTGATATTTATGTCGACAACCATTCTGAAGCTCTTAATTCAGGTATGTATTATGCAGAAGTTAGAGTAGCGGGATAGTTGACATGGAGAAAATCTGAGGTTATAATATCCCCATACAAGGTTTTCTCTATGTCCCAGGGCAACCCAGTTGATCCTCAAAAGGGCAAAGTCACTGATCCTCTAGCCGTTCGCTAACAGATCACCGACCAGCTTCTAACTGTCCCTTTTCCGGATTAACAGCCCAGACAGCAGCCGGAGTAATTGAAAAATAACAAAATGAAGACCTTGTAACCATAGAAATGTGGTTATGAGGTCTTTTTTACGTTAATAACAAATTATTCACAGATAAAAAGGCTTAAATACTGGGTTTTTGGGATTAGGACAATTGAAATTTTACGATGAAAAGCAGATGAAATTCAGATTTCATACGTTCCTAATCATTCTCATCAGCCCTTTCTAAACATAGACCAAACCTTCCAGTCGGAAAAGTTTACACGAAAATATATGTCAAAATATCTATTAAATATTCTATAGTCATATCAGCGGCAGAACCAACAAGTTTGCCCTTTTTAGGCTCAAGGAGGTTGCCTTGAAACATAGAATATTTTCTACTCCATTTTTGGGGATGTGTAATTATAGATGTTAAAAAGTCTGGGAACCCGCATAAACACTGGATTCTTGCTTTCCCAGATTTTCCCGAAAACAACAGGATTTGGGTACTTATTCTTACACACGCCCAAAAACAAGCATTTTTGGGTACTTTTCGAAACACACATAATTCATTTTTGGGTAACTTTTTCGACACATAAAATCAAAGGAGGTACACTATGTACAAGAAAAACTACAAAGGACGCTGTGAGAAAAAGTCTCTTTCTAAATGTGACATGATCTGCCGATGCTATAGCACCATCCAATCTGTTTATGCAGACAAACTGGAAACCGATCCATCTGTTCAATCCTTTCAGTGCAATGCACCACTCGAAGATGAAGACTACACAACAGACTTCCTTATCACCCGACAGGATGGTACGCAATATGTCCGAGAGTGTGTAGAACGAAGTCATCTGACCAGGCCCAAGCCACTTACAATCAAACTTCTGGACACATCACGTTCCTACTGGCTTGCCCATAACGTTCAAGATTGGGGGATTGTAACAGATGCAAAAAGCTGATATAGCTTATATCAATAACACGTTCTACAGAATTTTAAAGACATCAAATAACCAGACCCTTGTAATTGACTGTCTCCATCCGAAAATGCCATTCTGGACGCTCAGAACGCAATATACCCCATTGCCAGAGAAGCAATTATATGATGCCTTAAATATCTCCCCACCAGCCGAACAGGACCTTGCACCAGATCAGATACGCATTGCACATGAGCGATACACACTGATTGCACCGATCCTATACCACTTAGGAGAAAGCACAGCAACTGCAAACATCATCTCTTCCATCTCAGAAGAGCATAACATCAGTAAGCAGACTATCCGCCGCTATCTGTATCAATATCTAATCTTTCAGACCATCACTGTACTTGCACCAAAAGTTCATACGAAAGAAAAGGTACTGACCAAAGATGAGAAGAACATGAGATGGGCATTGAATAAGTTCTTCTATACACGCAGACAAAACAGTCTTGTGACAGCATATGAGATGATGTTAAAAGAAAAGTATTGTGACAGCATGGGACAGCTACTACCCGATCATCCATCCTTTTATCAGTTCCGATACTTTTACCGGAAAACTAAGAAGCTCCAAACTTATTATATTTCCAGAGATGGACTGTCAAATTACCAGCGGAACAATCGTCCTTTGCTAGGAGATGGTATCCGTGAGTTTGCAACCAATATCGGTACTGGTATGTTTGATTCCACAGTATGTGATATCTACATTATAGACGAAACAGGTACCTTAAAAGGTCGTCCGATCCTAACCACTTGCATTGATGCTTACAGCAGTATGTGTTATGGCTATGTCCTCTCATGGAACAACGATACAAAGAGTTTATGTCATCTGCTCCAAAATATCCTTACCGACAAAACAGAATGGTGCAGAAAGTTTGGTATCCCATTAGACAAATCCCAGTGGAACGTGCAAGAGTTACCGGGCATCTTTGTAACTGATATGGGACGGGAATACACATCAGAATCCTTTGCACAGATTACAGAAACAGGCGTGACCATGGTAAATCTTCCACCATACAGACCAGAGCTGAAAGGTGCTGTAGAGAAATTCTTTGACATCATTCAATCCATGTATAAACCACTTCTCAAGGGTAAAGGTGTCATAGAACCAGACTTCCAGGAACGAGGTGCAAGAGATTACAGACTAGATGCTTGCTTGACGATGTTTGATTTTGAGAAGATCATCTTACGCTGTATCATTTACTATAACAGTCAACGGCTCATAGAACGATTCCCTTACACACAATCTATGATTCATGATGGAGTAAAGCCATATGCAGCCAGTATCTGGGAATGGGGAAGACTGCAACCAGGCGCAAATTTAATTTCATTTCCGCATGATACCGCGAAAATAATCCTATATCTGCTCCCACGTACCATTGGGACATTCACTAGGCGTGGTCTAGTGGTAAATGGGATACGGTATAAACGGGATGATTGCGCCGAAAGATTCCTGCAAGGTGGAGATGTTAAGGTTGCTTACGATCCAGATGATGTATCTGTAGTATGGACAGTAGAGAAGGGCGATTTCATGCCGTTTGTATTGGTTGAAAGCAGATATAAGAATAGAAAATTGGATGAAGTGGAACAGATCAAAGAACAGAGCAAAACAACACTACGTTCTGAACAAATCAATGCAAGACAGGCGAAAATTGATTTGATGAATGAGATCGAGTTGATTGCTAGGGGAGGAGTTAAAAGATGAACGGTAAATTACTTTCACAATTGCCTGATTTTTTATGTGAAAACGAATTAGTAGAACGACTGAAGATATTACCAAACTATAATATAAACATTGCCAATGAAACAATGCCAACTCGTCTTCTGGCGTTATCAGAATTATATGATATTTATATTCCATCACAATTATCTGTTGATGTATATAATAAATTGTATATGGCATTACTCAGATCGATTAAGAAAAAAGAAAATGATATGATGGTAAAACAGCAAAGAATCGAAAATACAACAAACACCATACAAACGTATAATGGTATTATAGGTGGTGCTGATTCGTTTACAATCATTGGAGTTTCTGGCATAGGGAAGAGTAGTGCTATTACCAGAGCGATCTCATTGATTTTCGGAAATCATTTTATCGAAACAACAGACCCATATCAACGAATTGCTCCTTTTATACTTGTGCAATGCCCATTTGACTCTTCTGTAAAAAGTCTATTGTTAGAAATCGTTCGTATTCTTGATGCTACATTGGATGGAGATTATTTACAGATAGCACAACGGTATACGACGGATAGACTAATCGGTTTTGTTAGCCAAATATGTTTAAATCATGTTGGGGTACTTATTGTTGATGAGATTCAAAATGTAGTTAATAATAAAAACGGTGATAAACTTATTGGGGCATTAACACAGATTATAAATAGTAGTGGAATTAGTATATGCATGGTTGGAACACCAGAATGTCTACATTGGTTTGAAAGCGCACCACATCTGGAACGAAGGACAATAGGCTTGCGATATTTACAAACTGATTATGATGATGATTTTATACATTTTTGCAAAAATCTATTAAAATTTCAATATGTACAACAATACACAGAACCATCAGAAAAATTTATAAATTGGTTGTATGCTCATTCAAACGGAGTGACATCAACTGTTGTATCATTATTTTATAGAGCACAGGAATTAGCCATTATGAGTAACACAGAGAAATTAAGTATTGATATTTTTAATGCGTCATACAATGGGCTGATGTCTATGCAAGTAGAAAAAGTGCAAAAGAAAAATAGTCAAACGGTCAATAAATCACATAAAAAAATAACAATTCATCATTCGAATGGTGTTAATATTGCTGACTTATACAATTATTCACAATCAAATAACTATGATCTCTTAACTCTTATTAAAAATACTTTTACTGTTGAAGAGGTAGAAATATGTTAAATTATTTTCCTAAAATATATGACTATGAATTGTTCTATAGCATATATTCAAGATTGAAACAAGATATAAATGTACAGAGTAATCAATCTTTTAAAGAAATCGTGTTTAAACGACCGAATGAATACATCGAAATATTTTATATAAACGAACCAAGTGATGTACTACGTTCTTTTATATCGAAAAATTATATTATTAATGACTTATACTATAGCCATACTATGTTTTTTTACTGGTCTGTATTTCTAAACGAATCGGATAAAGAAAATGCGTTGAGAAAGCTCATATCAAATGACAAAAGTTTTTTAGAATATCTTTCCCCAAGACCAAAACATAAACATCAAAAAATATTTCTAAAATATTGTCCATTATGTGCAAAAGAAAATCGAGAGCAATATCACGAAACATATTGGAATGCTTTCCATCAAATTCCAGAAATTAATGTTTGTGTAATTCATGGATGTAAACTCAAAGATTCATCGGTTCATGTTAACAATTCAAGAATAATAAATTTTCTAACGGCTGAAAATTGCATTAATGATGATTATTCATATGATATGGGAACCATCGGTGAAATCAAGGCTGCAAAATACCTATATCAATTAGTAGTAAGAAAACAGAGTCTTAAGAACGGTATTACGATGTTTGACGTATTTTACAGGAAGTTAATTCAAAATAAATATATCAATCAGCTTTCATGGCTCCAACACAAGTCTGTATTTTTAGATAATTTTAAACAATATTTATCTGATAATAACATAAAGGAGGCTTGTCAAATAAAAGCAATGAGTAGTATATTCTTAAATAAAGCGAATCCACTTAGAACAATTCATATATTATTATTTTTAGATATACAAATATCTGATATTTTTGTATGCAAAACGGCGAAACAAATTGATTCGGAATTAATTGAAAGAATTCGATCAGAATATACAAAAGATAACGGTATAAACAAACTTGCGAAACAATATCATATTTTACCTTGTAATGTAAGTAAAATAATTAATGGTCAATATGAAGTTGAAAAACAAAAATTAATAAGCCAAAATTATGCGTATAGTAGCAGTAGGAATATACCGCCTAAAGGAAAGAGGTATTCTGAATTAGATAAAAAGTATTATCCTAAAATTGAATATTATATTGACTTATATTTTAAGAATTCTGACAAAGTTAGAAGATTGACTGTAGGAGGATTTAATGTTTTCATGCAACAAATTTGTCAAGACATCAGAAGAAATGATTTTTATTATATGCCACAATGCTATAAGTATATTAAAACAAAAGAAAAACCAATAGAGGATTATTGGGTCGATAAAATGAAATATATTGTCGATCAAATTGACAGCGATTATATTTCATATAGCGAATTAAAGGGTATGGTACACATAATAGAAAAAAATATGATAAAAGCCATGAATATACTACAATACAGATATCCTGAAACGTACCTAAAAATACAGAAAAATAATAAAAAAGCGTAAAAAAATGGGGAATACCAAAATTAATTGATATTCCCCATAAAATTATTGCATCATTTTATCGTATATGATATACTATTTTTGCACTGATGAAACGGTTGTTTCATATGATGGTGAAAAAAGAAAAATTTCTTTTCTGGCTGCCTGATGAGGGTGGCTTTTCTTATTTCACGCATGTATTTATTATAATCTAACACAGCATTCAATTGCTATCCATCCTGCACCAGATTTCAATTTACCCCATGTATATCCATCAGCAGTTTTTGTTTCTGTGATAGTATATGTTCCAATAGGGCAAGAACCAATAGCAATTCTAGCGCTTAGACCAGCAGAAGCACGAACTCTGATGCCATTTTCCTTAACTGCAATTTGAAATTCTTTATTTACAACAGTGCTATGCTTATCCAAAACACCGACATAGGTACAAAAATCTTTGTCAATGCAAATCCAACCTGCACCTGATTTTAGCTTACCCCAGTATGTATTTTTGATTTCAGTGATATTATAAGTTCCTTTGTCACGAATGCTTCCAGTTGCGCTTGCCTTGCTGGATGCATCGCTTCTAATTGTTAAAGCATCACAATTAACTTTATATTTTCCTACTTTGTATACAGGTGTAGCTGGCTTTACGGTTGGTTTAGGCACTGGTTTATTTGCAGTGGCTACTACACCAACATACGTACAATATTCATCCGAAACATTGATCCAGCCAGCTCCAGATTTTAGTTTACCCCAACAATTATTCTTAATCTCTGTTATAGTATACTCGCCATGATCTCGAATAGTATTGACAACTTTTGAATTAACAGTTGCATCCGATCTGATATGAAGATCACAATTTACCTTATACATACCAACTTTATATGTTTTTGTTTGTGCTGGTGTGGACGGTGCAACAGTAGGAGTAGAAGTAGAACCTAGCTTTGCTTTAAATTCGCTCCATGTCCAAGAAGTTTTATATTTATTGTTAGTAACATATGGAGCAGGACAATATTTGTTAACAACATCATAATGTCTAAGTACATGATCCGCACCTACACCAAGTTGTCCCATCAAATATTTTACTAATTGTACGCAAGCATTTTGCGTTGCTTCTGTAAAATACCATGTTGGATCTTCTGCATATTTTCCAGATCCATCACACTTAGGACACATCTCGATTCCGATACAGTTACTATTCCTTGCATATGGATGTTTTTGAGTATAGTATCCTGCAGTGCCTACTTGCCAAAGGATAGCATTATGGTCTGCTGCTTTATAAATCGTACCATCCCAATAAATATAGTAATGCGCGCCACATCCATCTGAATTAATTTTATTATTTTGCCCTGCTACTCCAAGATAATGAACTACAATATATTGTTTTTGATTTCCCCATTGTGGGACATAAGGTCTGCTTGCATTTGTAACGTCAATAATATTCATATTCGAATTCTCCCTTCCGAGTTTATCAAAACGAGTTAAATCCCATCGTTCGATCAAACTACAAATTTTATCTACATATTTAACATCTGTTGCATATCCACCATTTTTGATGATCTGCGTTGCTGTTTTGTAGTCTTTGCAACCAGATAAACCCGCATATCTTTTTACTTTTCCATTCATCGCTCCATTGAGATAATAGGAATGGTCTTTGATACTAGTCAGGATATCTGCATACTTTCGAAAATCAGCAGTTACAACATAAACTTTCCCATCTTTGGTTTGCTCATTTGTTTTCTTGGTATATTTACTTTTCCCGTCCCAAACAGATTTCCATGTATTGCCAGAAAGAGTGGTTTTCATACCAAATAAATTGTTTGCATTTTTAGCGAGTTCAGTAGTTCCATATCCAGATTCCAAACATGCCTGAGCAGTAGTAATAGATGCCAAAATGCCACTTGTTTTCATATCTTCTGCTGCAAGTTTTTCGATTTTTTCAACAAATTCTTGTTCTGTCATATAACACACCTTCTTTCGTTGTAAAAAAAATAAGAGGTACATTTCTGTTCCTCTTATAAAAAATGATTAATTATTTCATTATAAAAATTGTTTTCCCAAAAATTTTATAATACGGGTTTTCTGCTTCTTTTTCATTGCTTTTTATGGTATAATAAGAGCAGTGAAAAAGGAGCAGAAAACATATGGCTGGCAATTCAAAAGATTCAAAAATCCTTGCGTACAAGGACATGATCAACCAACTGAATAAGACGATTTCCACACAGACAGAACTGATCCAGTCTTTACAAAAAACATTGGAAGCAGACCGGCTGGAAAAAGAAAACCTTCATCAGCAGATTGAATATCTCACGAAGAAACTTTTTGGTACTTCCAGTGAAAAACGGAAAGATATCGATGTCCACTTGAATCAAATGTAGCAGTAGCAGCATATTTTACGGATTTTTCTGCATCTGACGTATTATCTACTTTTGAAAGACCGACTTCTGATTTTGTATGAGAATGTTGTTTTGTAGCAAATATTGACTTCAATTTTAACAATAAATGAGATAAACCTTGTTCATTTAACTTTTTGCTCATTACTCCCTCCTTTCTATTTTATATCATCCCTTGACAATAATTGATAATATGGTAAATTAATAGTAAGGGAGATGATTGTATGTATAATAAACAAAATCTAATACCAGTACCAGTAATTGCGTCTTTCGATACAGAAGGAAGAGTCATGCCTTTGTATTTTAGATATAAAGAACATGGCTCTATTCCTGTAACAATGAAGACACAAGTAAAGTATATAACATATATTCAATTTACTTGTGAATGCGAGATAGATTATCAAATGCACCAAATATATTTAATATATGAATGGGGCGAGCGGAAATGGTATGTAAAGAATATGTATTAAATTATTTCGATACAGTGTTTGTGTTTTCTGCTTCTAGCTTTGCAATATATTCATCATATTCAGCCCAGATATCATTTTCAAATTTATCAACAATATCATCAATAGCAGACTTATTTGCTCTATATTTTCTGCCATTATTGATGTATCGGTTAATGATCGGTACATCTGGATGTTTTGCGTCCATGTTTGCGTCCATAGATATTACTGTTTCGCCATCTACAGTAATAATACCCGAATAATGAATATCCTTTGTGTAAGTTGCTTTTACTTCTGCCATAGTTCTGTCCTCCTAAAATTAATTTGTATTCCCAGAGAGATTATCCCTCATGGTTTCAAGTTCACTTCTTAGATCTGCGACCTCTAACTCAAGATTCGATCTTCTTTGCTTTTCAAGCTGAAGTTCGTGTGTAATAAGCGCGATCAAGTTTGTATATACCATCCCATATGTGTCATTGTAGCCATTTTCTGTCACTCGTTGATCGTGATGTACCAAATCCAGCTCGTCTTCACGAATTCCAAGCTCTTTCATAGCATCCACGACATCTTGTGCCACAAATCCGAAACGAATTCGTTGATCGTCATTCACCATTTTATATTGTACTGGCTGAAGCCGATCAAAGAGTTCTGAATGAATATCCACAGGATTGGCGTTGGAATGTTCCGAGTCGAGGCTCATGGTCGCTATTTGTGATTCCGTATCTGCACCCAATGGCTTAATATCATATTTTGCTTTTCTATCTGACATTATCTGTGTTGCATTTTTAGCCATCAATCTATCCCATAACTGTCCAGCGCCATTGTCACCAAGCAATACTTTTTCGGTATAACCTTTCGATGGGGAAAATGATCCCCTATATGTTCCTCCAGACCATCCACCAGCATAAACACCAACAGCACAATCATATCCATTTCGAATAGATGAAAATTCAACAACGCCATCTGATATATCAATATCACCTTGCTTTGTCGTTTTTCCAGTGCTATCGGTAGTAGTGGCTGTCGCTCCGAATGTATTTTCTGCCGCCGATACCATACAATTACCGGTTGAAGTACTGCTGGTTAATACTGCTTGGTGAGTACTTCTTAATGCTACATAGTCACTTGACATTTCACATGCTTGATATCCGTAATACTGTTTAGATTGTATTTTTCCAAGACCGCCACACAACTCAATAACCGAATCTTTTGTATTTTTTCCGAGCTGGATCAACTTATCACCATAATATGCAAGAGTTATTCCTGCCTGATTTATTATTTCAAACGCCGATGCCGAAATTTTGGTTCGATAACCAGACCAAGAGCCATCAGTTTTGTTTCCAATTTGTAAACCATTTCCAGAAGTAAACTCCATAAAGTTGGTTGCTGTTTTTGCTGCATTTTCTGAATTCATACGATATGCCAAATCCTGTAATGTTCCAGTTATTGGCTCGGTAGTCTGAGTTGTAGATGATGTTTCCCAAGATGTATATTTTCCTGCAATCGTATATGTCCCCCAGCTATATGCCCAAGGTAAATATACCCATACATCACATTTGTTTGAGGCTGTTGCTCGCACTTGAACTTTCAAGTCATCGCAGTTTTGTCTAGTTACACTAACTCCAAATGCTGAAGTTGTTGAAGCCGATGCTTGCCATCCATCTTTGATTACGATTTCGGCTTGAGAGTTCTGTTGTGCATGTCCGTTATATCCGTTTCCGGTATAGATATTAATAATAAAATTACTATTATCCCCTGCTGATATAAGAGTTCCAAGTTTAGACCATACGAGCTGATTTGCGCCACCCCTCAGCGGGTAACACTTAATATCAGCTTCACCTTTCTCACCTTTCTCACCTTTATCTCCTTTACTTCCGGTTGCTCCTTTGCTATTGACATACGCTAATAGTTTAATATTCACTGTGCCACCAGATACGGAAGTTACAAGCCATGTACCTGTATTTGATGATCCATCTAAACAAATAAATGTATCTCCGGCAAAAGGTGGTCTGTTAAAATCATTAGTACCGCATGTTGTTATTTGTCCAACACTCGTATACGTTCCACTAAAGTTTCGCTTAACTTGTAGAGCAGCACTACCTGTTGCTCCTTTATCCCCTTTATCACCTTTGGCTCCAGTATCACCTTTTAAGCCTGTTATATCAACACAAATGACATTTGCAATATACCATTTAGTTGTGATATTGTTTGTCTGCTGTTCTATCTGAAAATATACGCTTCCTTTTGATTTTCCTGATGGACAAGTGAAGTTATATGTCGCTTCCTGCCAACTGTTACCAAGATCTTTGGTTGATGTCGGTGCCACAATTGTATCGTAAGCGTTTCCAGACGTCCGTGTTATGTACCATATGCCGGAGTTCAATTCGAGGGAACCCGTTATCCGCTTTCGGTGAACAGTTATGCGATACTGGTGTCCCGGAAATACTGGAAAAGCTGTTGAGCTATTTTGATGATCTCTGCGATCAAGTATATTAACTGCCGCGCCATTTGGAGCTGTGACACTTGTATCAATCCTTGTTATCTGAGGCTTTCCTGACTCAAATAGCGGATTTACCCATAAATTTGTACCATTTTTTCCATCTTCTCCAGTGGCTCCCTTATTGCCATAAACGCCAATAACCCTTTTAGCCGTATCATTTGTGGTGTTATTTGTATATGTAATGGTTTCATAATTCCACAAATACTTATTTGTTTCGGTCATTGTTGGCACAGCCGTTGACCATGTCGTAGGAGCCGACGAATTCGAGGTTGAAACAGCATAATGCTCCGTTATGCTCTTGATACCATTTCCAGTTGGACCAGTTCCTCCAGTAGCACCTTTATCCCCTTTACTTCCCGTGACGCAAACTGCTGTTGTCGTTGAAGTCGTGTTGTCAGTATAGGTAATCACCGATCTCGTCCAAATATATTTACTGTTCTCCCATCCAGGATAAGTCGTGCTCCACGATCCGCCGGACATGGCTGTTGCTGACGTTGATTTGTAATACTGTTCTACAATAGATTTAACGCCTTTACCGGTTGCACCAGTCCCTCCAGTATCTCCTTTATCACCTTTGGCTCCGGTTGCTCCCTGTGCTCCTGCAATGCAAACTCCATTTTGATTCGGGGAATAGGTTTTGTTTCCAGACCCATCAATTGTTACTGTACGACTCCACATATACTTTCCATTAACCCATGTCGGCGCTGTCGTCGACCATGATCCACCGGACAATGAAGTTGCCGAAGTTGAGAGATAATACTCCACGTCAACAAAAGACACATAATCCTCAGGTGCCGGTGTCCAGTCTGTGGCCATATTGCCTTCTTCTAATTTTTCCCATTGAAAAGTAAGTGTTCCGGTGCCAGTAACGTCTAGACCTAATCTCGGAATTATAACACTTCTCGTGCTATTTCCACCTTTAGGTATCGTATATGTAACCCAATATTTTGTCATTGTAGTAGTAAGAACGAAGTCGCACAAACCATCAATGGCGGTTGATCTTTGTCCTTGACTACCAACTACAGAAATAATATTTGACGGATTATAAAAATGCACTCGTATTTTATCGCCATTGACAGATGACTTTGCCCAGAAGGATAATGTATATACACTTCCATTTAGTAAGACCGTTGTTTTCCATGAGTATTTATCAGCATATCCCGATGTTGGATAGGTATACGTTATGGGAGATTTATGTGTTCCCACCAATAAATTTCGTCCGCCGACGACAATTCCTTCCGGTGTACTGCCAACGTTGTAAGCAGTTGAAGTTGTATTATCCGTATAGGTGATGATCGTACGAGTCCAGAAATATGGTTTGTCCGCACTTGTCGCCGGAGGAGTTGCTGACCATACTCCAGTAGGGATCGTAGTTCCAGACGAACTTGCCTGATATGTTACTGCAGTAGATTTAACGCCTTTTCCACTTGCACCAGTATCGCCTTTATCCCCTTTGTCGCCTTTTTCACCTTTCAGATCAGATTCAGCTGGCGCCCATTTTGTTGCAATAGATCCTTCCTCGATCTTAAAATCACGAATATACAATATTTCACCGACAGCAAATGTCGCATAGAATGTGAATGATGAATGTGCGGCATCTATGTATTTCCAAGTCATGAAATATTTCTGCCAAGATGTTGTCAAATCAATTCTCTTTATACCACCACACTCATGTCCGACTGGCACAGATGACTTATTGGCACTACATTTTGCCCAAAAGCTCCATGTATATGTTTTTCCAACCTTATCCGAAGTTTTACCGAATACTGGATAATGAGGCCCTGATCCAGCAGTAGTACATTTAACCTCAATATGATAACCGCATAAAGCATCCGGATCTAAAACAACCGTAGTTGTACCGACAAAACCACCTGCGGCACTCCATTGATTGTTCATCTTGTATGAATTTGGAACAAGATTCCAATTAAAACTATCAACTTGATCTGCTTTCTTACTAAGTTGTACTTGAAAACCATTCGCTGTTTGTTGTAAAGTCGATATATCTCCTTCAGCATTAGAAATCCGTGTTTTTATTTTTGTAGCATCTGATTTCATAGTATTAATATCGCCTTGTGCATTAGAAATACTCTTTTGTAGCCCAGAAGCTGTCGCTTGTAATGAACTTATGTCTCCTTGTGTATTGCTTAAATCCGCTCTGATGCCTGTTGCTGTTTGTTCCACTTTTGTGATAGCAGCGCTTGTATCTTCTGGAGCCGGACTCCATTCGGAATGACGATTTCCCTTTTCGACTTTGAACATTTTCCATCGAACAGTTCCACTTTGGACATAATCATGTCTTAGATTAACAAGCCAATATGAATTTTTTATCTGGTCTTCCGAAACGGTTGTCGTATATAAAAATTCTTTCGTTCCGCTTCCAGAAATAGCAATGCTTGGACTTGATGGAAATACTCCAGAACTCCATCCCGTTACATTTCCACTACCTTGTATCCATACTTTGGCAGTTTGCCCAGTAGCAGCAACAATATTTGAATAATTATAATATAGATGAATCGTAATTTCATCACCAGCAGCAAGACCATCTGTTAGAACGGTTGCAACTGATGGGCAGATATTTGCTGCACCACTAAAACCAGAAAACTCAGAAGAATAAGAACTGGATGTATTTCGAGCAAGATTTCTGCCTCCAATATAAAGAGAATTGAAATCTGTTTGTTTTGTATATGTTTTAGATACTTCTTGTGTGATGCTATCTGCTTTCACTTTAATAGCACTATTCATTTCTGTTGTTGTAGAATAATTCTTTAGCTTATTTGCCGTATCTGCTTTTGCATTTGATTCTGCTTTATTAGCTTTACTTGTAGCATCTGCTTTTGCACTATTTAAAGCATTATCAGCTTTTGTAGTTGCATCTTTCTTTGCATCAGCAATTCCTTGGTCATATACAGTTTTTTCTGTATATTTTTTACTCACATCCAATGTAATTGAATTTGCAGCTTGATTAATGGCTGAGTTCATTTCTGTTGTTGTAGAATAATTGGCAAAATTACCATTAATCTCTTTTTTTACTTGATCTAACTGCACATTGGTAGCACGTAAAGAAATATCATTTGTATTTTGCTGGATTGCTGTTTCGGCAGAAGATATTCTTGTTTCCATCGCCTTAATACGAGATACAATCACATTGCGAATTTTTAATGTTCCTGAAAAATTTCCCCAACTTTCAGTTTGAAGGAATACTCGAAAATATCTTGAATTTACTGGAACGCTAACTACAGAACTAATTTTTGTAGCTGTTGCTGCGGCAGTAGCAGTTGTTCTTGCGCTATAATTAATACCAACGCTTTGTTTTTGAGCATTAAATCCATATAAGCCGATCGCAGTACCTTTATAAGTACTATCTGTTCCTTCATTCGTTGAGTTGCCTTTTACAGAAGTAGAGATTTCAAACTCTATATTAAATGATTCTCCACCCATACATTCATAATATCCAGAAATAAATTTATCCCTTGACAAAGTTTTTACTGTATACCATTTACCATCTGCCGTATTATCATATGTAAAACCAAAATAATCTGCAGTGTCTTCTTTTAATTGTGAGTAATTCATTGGATCGCGGCTAAGAATATTAATATTAGTATTATTATTTGTTATTTGCGACTGAAGGTTTGTTGACGTCCTTTGTAATTCAGAAATATTGCCTTTTGCATCCGAAATATCTGATTTCATTGTCTTTGCATCTGCTTTTAAAATGTTAACATCTCCCTGGGCGTTCGTGATTTTTGTCGAAAGACCAGAGGCGTCAGATTTTAAAGTCGTGATATCACCCTTAGCAGTTTTCAGTTCTGCTTTAATTTCTGTATCTGTTTGAGATAAGGTAGTAACATTTCCTTGAAGTGTTTTGACATTAGTTTCGATTTTTCCAGCACGTTGGTCAAAACTTGAATATTTGCTCGTTGCGTCATTTTTAGTTTCATATGTAGATGCAACTGTTTGTTTGAATCCTGTAGCATCTTGTTTTATAGAAGCAATGTCTTTTTGGACACTTGCTTGATTATTTTTGACTGTGGTTTTAACATCGGATACTTCCGAGGTTATTTCGCCAATCTTAGTTTCTTGCGAACTCACTTGATCCCGAAGAGATTTAACGGTTGTGCCATCATAATTATTTACTGCGGTTGTAATATCTGTCTGCCAAACCTTGTTTGTAATTTTCTTGTCGATACCATCCACTTTGCTAGATACACCATTAACTCTGGTAGTTACAGTAGTCAAAGCATCCTTCATTTTGTCATCAGATAATACGATAACCGTCTGTCTGTCTAGCACAACAGATACTTTGTCAGTTTGACTTAATGTACATCGTACACTTTTAATGTTATTTGACGTTGGGGTATAAGTTAAAGATGATTCATTTTTTGAAGAAAGATATGTGGATTTGAAATCACTTCCTGTTGTCGATTCTTCTATTGTAAAAAGACCATGATACGGAATTCTATCGCTTCCATCTTTCTGATAATAAGCATTAAATGTAATAGAAGCAGGAGAGAGTGTTCCATCATATGTTTTGTTTATTACATATGATGATGGTTCTATGGAGTAGATATAGGACAACCCACCATCTTTAGATTTTGTCCAGGTAAAGTTTTTAACTAATGTTTTTCCATTTATACTAAATGTTAAGACTATATTTCCAGTTAATGTTAATTCAGTGCCAAGTGTAGCATTTTTTACGATATTCAAAATTATCGATCCATCATTAGATATTGTACAATTCTCAGTTGACCCAAGAGTCATTCCAGATGGAAGAGTGCCGACTGCTACGTTACATGGTGTTCTTGTTAAACCTCGATACCCTACAAATGATATCTCTATTAACATATCATTAATGACATGCCCATCATATGTACATGGAATATTTTGTGATTCGTTTCCAAGAGATATACTTAAAGCAGGTTCGCCAGGATTTCCTTGACCACCAACTGCACCTGCTTTTGCAAGCGACCAAGAAACTTCTTTCTTAAATACTAATCCATTTACAGAAATTGGTATGGAGAATTTTCCGTAATCTGCTTCAATTTTATTTCCAGCCTCGACAGAAAATGTGATTGTATTATTTTTTTGTATTACCGAAATTCCATTTTTACTTTCAACTGTTCCAATAGTGAAATTACTAACTGCATCTGTACCTTTGAATACCACAACAGAAGTATCAAAAGATTGATCCATTAAAGCAATATTATTTTGATTAGAAACAGAGAATGTTATATTTTCATTTTGAAGAATAACAGTATATGCCGATTCTCCATCGTTACCTTTGATTCTTGTCCATGTATAATCGTTAGGATTATCGGATTCATGTTTTTCAGTTTTGTTATAAGCAATGCCTATATAAACTGCATTTGTTGGATCGTCCGTCAAGTCAGTTCCATTTTTATCTTGTGCATACTTCACCCAGATATATTTGGAATCTGCGGATGTTCCATCTTTTCCATGTTGCAAAATCAACATGTCTAATTCGTTGCTTGATAGTAACATTGCTCACCTCCTTTTTTATGTGTTACATTTTTTCAATTAATGTATCGATATCTTTATCTGTTAACGTATTCGCATTTTCCTTGATTGCATCGATAACATTTGTTCCAATCTTTTCATAAGATTTGCTGAGTAATTTATTTAAAATTGCATCTGCTAATAAATCATAATTTATCTGCTTAAGAGATTTTCCACTATTGACAAATACGCTATCAGAAGAATCAAGTACTTCAGTTGTATTTACATCAATAATATTTTTGCTCGAAGCAGAAGTATCTGATGCTGCTTCAATGGAATATAAACTAATTCCATTTTCATCTTGTAATGTATTTGATTGTTCGTCCGTAATTGACACTTGTGCTACGTCTCCAATATCAACTAGACAACGAATTCTCTTACGTATAATTGATTTATCAACATTAATTGTCAATGTTTTATTATTTCCAACCGTTTTCCAATCACCTGACTCGTTATTTATAATTTGCCATTTGTAAAATATCGGTTCCATAGGCGTAGCACCTTTATATACTTGACATGTACATATAGTACTCGTAATTGTTGTATCATCATCAAACACTACTCCTTTTTCACTGGTGATAATTACAGAAATAGAAGGCTGTCCATCGACTCCATTTAAACTATCCAAAATATGTACAGTTAATACATCGTATAATTTTTTTGTGGAATCTTCGACTTTAATAACTAAAGATTTTTTTGTTGATGGTAATGTTGCAATATAAGAAGATGGTATTATGATTGAAGTTTTATCCGTAGATACATATCTTGTATTTTCTACATTATCTATATACCATTTACCGATTTTAACATCATTTCTATATTTTGCCGTTATAGTTATATTGTTTGGAGATATAACACCATCTATTTTTCGAAATATCTGTTCACCATACAAATCTAGTGTACCAATTTTACCCTCTACATTTTCAATCTGATCAGTAATTTGTTGCTTAATTGAAGTGAACTCTGCATCAACTCCATGACCATTAACGATGACTTTCGCTGCGTCAACATTTCCATTCTTATCCGCTTCAATAACATTGAAATTCAGTTTATCTTTAGAAAGAGTTCCATCCGCAACCATATCGTTTTTAATCAATCCATCAGCGATAGCAGATTCTTTAATGCCTTTAGAATCAATTAATACGCCTTTACCTGTCTCATCATACAAAGTAAACGTAAAATTATCCTTTGCATCACGACCAATTTGAATACGTACATTATTATTTTTGTCTTTAAATTGCATTGTGTTACCAACGATAGTAAGTCCACCATCGTCGGAAGCAATATTAAATTTATCGGCAGAAATAGTACTTGCCTTTAGCATTGCTACAGTAATATTTGCCGCAATCAAATCACGAATGACTGCATCGTCAACAACAACATTACTAGCAGTAAGATGAATAAGGTGTCCAAGTTCTGCAGATATATTTCCAGCCAATAAACTATCAATCGCAGCAACAACTGCGGATAATTCCTTAAAATTACCACTACCTGCGACAATTTTATCAGCAGAAATTAATTTTGACTGTAGATATTCGAAATATCCATTCTCACCATATAGATCAGTAACTTTAATCAACTTGGCATTTAATTCTTGTAATGATATAGAACCACTACCAAGCATACCGGCGAATTCATTATTTATAATGGAAGAAACTTTATTGCTGAATGCACCAGAAGATAAAAGCTTTTGGATTAGCCCAGATGTAAGAGTGACGCCTTCATTATTTAGAAAGTTATTAGACGAGCCAGATGCGGAAGATTTACTGCCACCAGATGAATTATCAAGAAGATATGGAAGATCGAAAAATCCGTTTTTTGTTCTTGTCATATTGGAGAAAGTTAATTCAATATTGTTATCCATCATTAATGGATTGTATGTCATTTCAATCAGACGAAGTTTAACAACATTATTATCTCCTATTGTCAGATATAAATAATCACCGCGATTTATATTTTTTGTATAATCCTTATATTCACTTTTTGCCAAAAAGTTATCCAACGAGGTTATATATTGGTATTGCGGATGAGAAGATATATATAAATCATCAGACGCCGTATTGAATAGCTTTAGTTGTTCATCAATAGCAGAAACCTGATCGTCAGAATCTGTAAGGAACATATTATCATTCGAATATGTGCCATCGTAATAAACTTTAGATAATTCTAAAAGATCTTTTTCGGTAAATGATATAGTGTCGGACGGTGATGCAATTTTTTGATTTTTAGCATCAATAATACAATTTGATTTTTCGTCAACCAAATAATTATTGTTTTGATGTGTCCACGTTTCTTTATTAACCTTTTTTGTTAATTCAAGTCTTTCTTTGCTATAAGTATTTAAAACATCATTTGCTGCATCAATTTCAGATTGTCTCTGAGCATATGCTTCCTGGCATCCACCTACATAATTAGAATCTAATTGATTTTGAGCGTCCAGATATTTTGCATACATCTTATCATGAATGTCTTTAGTGTGAGAAGAATCTTCAGAATAGGGTTTATCGTAACCGCCCTTTTTGCAAGTTTCAACTGTGTTTTTATACTCTTGCAGCTTTACTTTTAATTCGTCTAATCCGTATAACTTCCAATTGGTCTTATAAGAATCTACATAATCTGCATTGTCATCGTCCGTAGGTAATTGACGATTATTCATTTCGATTTGAATAGATGGAAGAATTACATCTCGAATTTGATAATAATCATTAGCATCCGAAGACTTTTTTAAAGCATCCTCATCAAAGTTGCCATTGCTATCTACATAGAATTGCTCATAACCCTTGAGTTGGGCCTGGTAATTTGCTTGCGCTTCTTTTAATTCATCATCTGTAAATGTACTCCAATTTGTAGAGCAATCATCCAAAGGAACACGATCATACAATTCTGTGATAACTTTCATCTGTTGATTATATTTTCTAGTCGCTTCAATATAATCAATCCTACAGTTTTCCGCATCTTGTTTCCATAAATTATATTTTTGAATAAAAGCAGAAGAGAAATACTTTTCATTTAAGTAATAATCAATATTTTCAATATAGTTCGATCCAAAATTTACATAAGTAATACCAAGATTATCTGATCCTTGTACATAATAACGCGTAAACATTTTAGAATCGTCAACAGATATTTCTTGAGACTGCTGCAAATTTTTGAAATTGATATTTATATTTGTACTATTCCCGTAATTTTCAGGATGATAAGCGTTGATCTTCATATGAAGAAAATCAAAAACAAATATACATTGGAAATACTGCGCCATATCCTGTGTAAAAAAAGAATATACATCCTGACTTTCTATATCGAACGATCCAATCTCATCGGATAGAAGAGTGTATGTTTCAACATATTTTCCATCCCTATATGTTCTATATGTCTTTGGAACAGTATCAATTTCTCCAATCGTCCAGCCATATACATTGCCAGCCCTAAGAACAAGATCTAACAGACTGAGCTGTGGATTGTCTGGGTTATAAAATTTTATCTGTTCTTTGGCAAATTCTACATCATCTATTTTTTCTACATTATCATCTGCCAACATCTCATACGAGTCAGTAGTTCCTTGATTAATTTTAAATTTTTTTAAATCATGTTGCTCCATTTCTATCTCTGCTGAGTGGCAGGTAATAGTTTTAGTCTCTTTAATTCCATCATGTGATATTTTAGGTGCATCCATGATAAACCATCCAACATTATCGACGTATACTCGCATAAGCCAAGCAACTAAATCATATACGTTGGAATGTACTAATTTCGATAAACCATGTTCATCTTCGATTAAAATCTTTTCATTAATATTAAATGTTAATTCATATGTATTAATGAATTTGGAAGTAAGCTGAAATGTACTTTCTTCGATTCCGTTGATAGCACATAGAATCTTATTGTTTGGTGTACCTAAATACACATGACTTTGTATTGGTTGGTTATAACGATCATAAACAATGTTCAAAATTATTCACCAACCTTTCGTGCCTCAATGTGTTTTATACGAAAATCGCAGTTACCATAGAATAAGAATGAATTATTCCCATGAGCTAGTTGTATCCAATACATATGAGCGACATCATTGATGCCTAATTTTTCATATCGAATCATTCTCCCAAGTTCGTCATTAATCGTTAATTTTTGGCAATCCATAGATATTTTCAAGTCCTTTGAAACAGACATAACCATAATTCCATTTTCAATAATATAGTATACTTTAGAATCTTTTCTATAAAATACAGTACATGCTGTTTCATTTCCATAAATATCAATTAATTTAAATTGAGCAAGTGTACTTCCGCATCTCCAATTCACATCTTTTGTTGATTCTGAAATATCAAATTGAACAGTACAAGCATTCGATTTTGCATATAATTCAACATAGGAAATTAGTTGTCCTACATAATTTGTATTCAAAGAAGACAATGTTCCCGTTTCACGAATAATACAATCCGACATATTGCATATCATTATGTCACCCGTTGCCTTTGGAATAATGTCAATTGATGGATATACATAGCTATTTAACTCATCACTATTATTAGAAATTAAAACGTTTTTATATGTTGTACAGGATACATTTGTTATAAGATTATCCGTATAACCAAAAGGAGTCGTACATTTAAAATATAATTTCAAACCAAAAGTCTGTGCATTCACAGAATAAGATTCAATGTTGTTAAACCATCCAAAATATCGAATACCATCGTCAGCGGAATCACCTGTTTTTTCAAACGTTAACCATTCTGGAAAGTGAGAAGAAGTTAGCCATTTTGTGATTTCACGACGCTCAGATTTTGTAATTATGGCACTGTTTTGATCGGTAAACTTACATGGATCTTTAATGATATCAAGTTCAAATTCTAATGTATCATTCCACTTATCATAAAAATAATTCGGCTCTATTTTATAACGGTTAGATTCTCCTGTTTCCATATCCCTCTCCATCGCCATATCCACATCAGCATCGCCATCAAAATCCACTGATACATATTTCACACTCAAATCGCTCAGTTTCTTTCCCATAAATGTAAAATCTTTAAATTCTTTTGCCATTTCGTATCTCACCTCCAAAATTTTGTTATAAAAATAGTTATAGAAATAGGAGAGTACCTTTGACAGTACCCTCCCATAAAAGTTACATAATTATCTTGTGTCCAAGTTTTTTATACTGATCTGCCAACGTATCCGCAGTATATTTGCAGGACTGTTTTAATAACTTCTGAATATCAGGGATAGCACTCTTATCCAGATTACCTTCGACATTCTCAATATTTAACAATGCATCGTAATGATATGTTACATTTCCTACATTGCTTATATTCTGAGGAATATTCGTCTGCACCAGATTCGGCGTAGTACTTACATTCATACCGAATTCCCGTGGATCAATTGCACTTAATTTAATCAAATTACTTACAAAATCGGCTGGTAGAATAGAATCTCCATCTTGAACAGGTGTAAGGACAGCACCATCTTTCTTGCGATAGATTAATTCTGAAACGCCATGATGTTTGGTGTCTTTATTTTCGTTTGTCCATACAAGCTGATCGCCATGAATACGATCCGTACCCTTTTCATAACCACTAATCTGACTAAGACGTACCCATCCAAGATCACTATAATTAGGATCATGCGCACTCTTGATATGGATCTTAAAATCACCAGTAGTACGTCCATTTCCGCCATATTCCCTAGCTGTATAAGAATCAACAACAACAGCACCAGGCTGACCAGAAAATCTACTACCTTTTGGAGCCATACCCCAAGAGTCATTGTAGTAAGATCCTGTAAACGTTACGACATCGCCAACACGAGGAATTCCATCTCCACCAGTTTTTGCTGGTTGTGGTTTCGGCTGTGGCTTTGGTGGTTTTGGTTTTGCATTGACCTTAATTGATACCTTTGCAGACAGTCCACTTCCATCGGTAGTGGTAGCAGTAATCGTACAAGAGCCAGGTTTCTTTGCTTTTACCGTACCATTAGATACAGTAGCAATTGATTCATTACTTGATTTCCAAGCAAGAGTCTTATTAGCTGCATCGTTCGGTCTGATTGTAGCAGTAATACTTGTGGATTTACCCTCTTCCAGTGTAGTAGAAGTAGGAGACACCTTTAGTTCCGCAACCTTACGATTCGTTGTATCTTCCGGTTTAACTAATTGATCCGCAAGATCACTGTTTGCTTTTGAATTACTGTTGATTGGATCAGTTTTTGTACCAGATGCGGTACTGGATGGATTTTTATTTGCACTGGACTGAGACTGTGATGCGTTGGAATTTTGATTCTTAACACCTGTCTCTGTGCTTAGATCAGACTGGGTATTGTTAAAATCCGTACTACCTACCCAGCCAGTATTTTTGATGATAGAGTTGATTTTGCCATATGCTTCTTGATAAGAGGACACGGCTTTGTCAAGCATAGAATTGATGATCTCAAGCTGTTTGTCAGCATTATGACTAATTTCGTACTCGGTATCATCAAGAGAAGTTTTCAGATCTTCACTGAGCTTATCGTAACCTTGAGACTGCATATCATTTGCATGGTCACGCTTAGTATCGGCTAAATCTTGCTCTGCTTCTGAAAGCTGCTGCTTCAATTTCTTAACTTGAGATTGAGCATCGAGGTTATTTCATTTTCTTTTCATCCACTCGCTACGTGGACAAGAGCATAACTGCTCCCCATACTTTCGTATGGCATGGGACTATATCTTCTATTTGAATTTTATTTGAGGGATTGTAATTAAGATTTGAGGTATAAGAAAAGAGCAGTAGATTTACTGCTCCTGTTGATTGAATGGTATTTCCTCGTATACATCTAATCCAAATTCTTGATGGAAATTTATTAGACTGGATTTCCGAAAACGTGCAGTTCTCTGTACACGTTGTTTTCTAGCAACATTAATATAAGAACTGATATATTCAATGGCTTCTTTTTCAATGACCGCATAATTATCTTTAATAATTTTTTGCTGAGATTTTGGAATTCTTGGCTCATCACATCTTATATATTTATCATCATTTATAACCATTATATATCTATAATCAAGCCCCGCATTTGGCTTATCTTTAGATGGTACAGAAAATCCTATTTTACCAAATGATCTAACTGGATTTCCTAAGCTTTTACGTAATGGAATTAATATTTTGTTGTCATTATACTGAACTTCCAAACATACATGTGTTCTGATATTATGTTTGGATGCATCACTAACATCTAAAATTTGTTCTAAACCAGGATGGTCTATGTAATATTGTTCTAATATATAACAATATGAATATGTTGCAGTTTCCATTTTTCTCCTTAGTAATACAAAAGGAAGCTTAACGCTTCCTTTGTACAATAATTTTTCGATTTTTTATTAGCCAGGTGACATCGAGAAACCCCTCGCAATATTTTCAGGTCATTTTGTGCCGGACACTCCTGAACTATGTCCCATATAATAAGAAAACTGTTTTGTTTTCTTGATTTTATTATATGCAATTTTCGGAGAAAAATCTATTCACAAAATTCACAAACATGCGAACGGTGGTTCGTATAACTTCCACAAACTTGCATAAACTTCTCTATTGTTCTATTTCGTTGTCTTTTCTTTTACTTACTTCTCGCATACATGTGTTCGAGAGATTCTTTACTCGTATCTACACTGTGTTCTATCTATTCGTCAGTAGCTATAGGAAAGAACACACCTCAAAATTATAATATCACTTAATATTCAAATAGTCTATATTTTTTCGACCGCCAATCGCTTGCAGTCTTCCATTAAGGCATTACGCCACCCAATATGGGTTAGTCTCTGAACGTCTTCCATATCATTTCTGACTTAGGAAGTTCGCTGCGTCTGAGTGACTTGCACACCCGGTTATCCCTAGTTTAATTATTTTTATGGTTTCTATCCAATAACGGACTGTGAGTTTAAAACTCTACCGCATTCACGCCTATCGTTTCCGGTTACGTTGTAGCCAATTAAACCTTATGGGGACTCCCCGCAATTAAATAGATTTTACAGGAGCAAATATTTCACCCCTTCTAAAGCCATGATCTGTGCTTTAATAGCATTAATATCATTGCTCTTTTTGGATATTGATTTATCATAGGAATAATAGTCAGCTTTTGCTTGAAGCGCCGACTTTCTCTTGCTGATTATTTTATCAAGATAATCAACCTCTGTACTCATAGCGTTCTTATACAGATCAACCAGACTGTCCTGATATGATTTCACATCTGCAATCGAACCTTGAATACCTTCACGGTAATCTTTTGACTTGTCATTATATTCCGTTAAGGAAATAACCCCATTGTCATAAGACTTTTTCAGTTTTTGCAGACCCGTGGTATAATCTGCAATTTTTTGTTTTGCCGTACCAATACTCTGCTGTAAGAGAGCAACTTGTGCCAATCCATCTTCCGTGATACGTCCTTGCTTATCAAGGAATGCATCATCGTTCAGAAGGTCGCGGAAACTTTTCAGCTCATCTTCAAGGTCACTGTACTTCTGGATAGCATCGTCAAGTGGCTTGAATCGTAGCTCATAGATACTATCTTGAAGAGATTCGTTGTCCGTAATCAGTTCCAGAGTATTCTCTTTTAACGTTTGAATCTTTTCTGCATAATCTTGATACGATTTAGAATTGACATCAAGAACCGCCTGTTTCTTCCGGTATATTTCCATCTGCTTTAGATTCTGCTGTACCTGAGCGTTATTATTATCTATACGATCAGTGTATAGATTCTCTGGCACATCACGATTCTGGGATTGCAGGTAAGAAATATATTTCTCCGTAATATCCGAATTACGTTTGATTCCGTCAATTACATTCTGGATAGTATCAATTTTAATCTGATCCAATTTATCCCGTAGTTCAAGAAGGCTGGTAGAAGCATCGTAAATCTTAGCTGTGAAATCTTGAATGTTTTTCATAGCAGCTTGATAAGCTTCGGAACCTTTCTTAAGATAACCACTGGAAAGCTGGGAATTGATTTCCTTCTGATAATCGGAAAGCTTTTTGGTAAGCTGATTGTAAGTATCTTCCTGTGCTTTGATTGAATTATTCAGATTAGCATAGTTGTCTGGATTGTCGATTGCTACGCCAAGTGCATCATTCAAGGATATTTTGGAATTTGCTACGTCTTTGATTTTATCATTGATGTCTACGATCGCATCATATTCTTTTTCAATGATTTCCAGACGTTTTTCAGCGAGTTCGGTAATTTTATCTTCGAGTTTGGCTACGTTATCAGCAGCGGATTCATATTTACTGTAGTAGTCCTTATACTCATCAATCTTTTTCTTCAGATCCTCGTTGGTTACTTTTTCCACATCAAGTGTGCCATTCTGGATTTTAGAGATATAAGAAGGATCAAGCCCCACGTTCGCCGCAAGCTGTAAATACTTGTTGGCTGACTGCTGATTTGCAGTTAATTCCTGCTGAACTTTACTGATAGCGTCATATGCTTTTGTTTGCTTCTGTGCCAGACTGATAGCACGATCAATGTTATCAACTGCAATCTCAGTAGCACGAGACATTTCCTTAAGAAATACTTCTATCCAGTCGAAGGTTTCCTCGGTTGCTTCTTTGGTGGAAGAGCTGCCGGAACTTCCTCCGGAAGAGCCACCGGATGAGGATCGAGTTGAACCACCAGAAGATGATCCACTGTTTCTACTACTACTGCTACCAGAAGATGAGTTAGGGCTTGTATTATTCTGTTTCTTTTTTTCTTCCCATGTGGAAGAATCTGCTTTTGTTCCAGAACTTCCAACATTAAATCTTCCCGATCCGCCAGAGAACGCACTACCTAAAGAATAACCATCACCTGCAAGCTGTGCATGAGAGCCGGTAACATAACCATGTTCAAGTAACTGCTCCGTTTGATCACCGTTGAATACAACATCATCTTTCTTCAAATTTGCAAAAGTAGGATCGCCGCCATTCAAGATAAACGCCTTACCATCCCGAACGATTGCTTCTGGTTTTAACTCATTTACAAGCGCATGTGGTTCATTGTGAGCAAGCCCCCAATTACGGCTTGCAGTACCTGACGCATGAGCAGTTCCTATAGCGTGTGCCGTACCATTTACTCTTGGAACAGTACCATTTGTCTTAATATTGTAAGTCAGACTTCTTGTTTTATTGCCTGGTAAATTTTCAAGTCCGGAAACAACCACACTGTAAGTAACCGTAGCATTTTTGTCTTTCGGATCATAACTGTCAATCGCACTATGGTCAACTTTGTATTTGACAGTAGCGTCCTTATCTTTCGGCGTATAATTTACAATCGCTTCTTCGTTTACACCAGCTTTTACAAGTAATTCTGGCGTAATTCCAGAAATCTTTGCAGAGACGTTGGCAAGAGCATTCGGATCAAGATTTACCCCTATTCCTACATCAATCGGATGAGTAGCAATATTAGAAAGTTTCGACTGAAAATCAGTATCGTCAAGACCTAACTTTGCTGTCGTATCAGCATCAAGATTCTGTAGCTGTCCTGCCAACTGTTGTACTTTCTGCTGTGCATCTGTGGTATCAATGTCGATGCCCTGTGTTTTCATCGTATTCTGTGCGTTCAGAATCTCTACAGCATTCTGATATTCCTGTAATTTTCCGATCGCATTGCCCAGTTCTCCGTCAATCTGCGAAGTATCAACCTGTAGAATAGCTGGTGTATTTTCAAGATTTTGCTTCGTAGCGTACAGGGATTGTAAACTGTTGACAGCATCCTGTGTGTCAGCATTAACAGGAATCGTACCGTCTTCGTTTCTGAATTGCTCCAACTGACTCTTCAGATCAGAGATCTTTTGGTCGACAGAACTTGCATCCGCATCAATTACAATGTTATTTTGTCCAGCTTCATACTGTTTCTGAACGAGATAATCAAGAATATTATTGGCTTGCTCTAATCGTTCTGTTCGAACTTCTGGTTCCAGATCAGCGTCATTGACTTGCTGAATATATTCCTTAACCTTGTCAATATCATCTGTGATTTCACTGAATGAATCTGTGTCCAAATTGATGCTATCAAGAGAAGTTTCACCCATTCCATCAAGAGCTTCTTTGGCTGATTGAGCTTCTGTCTTTAGTTGTTCCAGAGATTTAACCGGCTGATCGAGGTCGATGTCAAAGCCAAAATCATGCAGTTTTCTTAGTACTGATTGTACAGCTTCCACATCAATTCCAAGTGCATCCGCAATCTCTTGATCGTTGCCCACACCAAAGTTAATATCCCAGGAACCATCTTCGTTCATGTGTGCCCATTCAGAATTAAGATTGGATATGTCCTGCAAGAATGCCTGACATCCTTCCTGTCCTTCTGTAAAGTAACGCTCCATCTTCGGATAGGATTCTTCATAGGCTGCCACGATTTCATCCACACTGGCATTGGTCAGATCCTTATTGGACATAAGGTCAACAAACTCTCGGAATTTGTTTTCTCCCACAAGTCCTTTGTCGTAGAGATCTTTAATGGATTCCATGTTACCCTGGATGGAATCATACATATTACCTTCTTCACCACCGGACATAGCATCCTGCCATTGTTGATAAGCAGAAGTAGCAGTTTGATACTGATATGCTAGATCTTCCAGAGAGGAAATATTATCCAAAATACCTTCGCGCTGTGCCTGTAGGCCGCTAACATCTTGACCTTTTACCATTGCATCAGCGATCTGCTCCTCGATTTGTCTCAGAGCTTCCTGTTGATCTGCAAGGCCGGAAAGATAATCCGCTTTGTTCATTTCAGATTGTTGTGCCTGTAATTTTGCAAGCTCTTCACGATTGATATGGTAACCGTCTGCGGTTTTCTCCAAAGCACGCGCAGCATCATCTCCGAACATTTCTTTAAATGCTTTCACATTATCGGCAGAAATACCTGATCCCGAAACAGATTCCGACATAATCGTCTTAAGTGTTTCCAAATTTGCTTGCGCTTGCTGGATTGTAGTATTGACTTCTGAGAAGGAATCATCCACTTGATCCATGGATACGGTCGCGGTCATTCCCATATCCGTTAAGAGATCAACAACTTTTGCCACACTTTCAGCAGAATCATCAGAAACAATTCCGAGATCCATTGCTTCGTTTACTGCCATGCGTAGAGCATCTTTACCAGCAACAACATCACTTGTATCAAGATTGATACTCTTGAGGTCAATGTCAGTGTAGTTCTTCAGCTCTTTCAGCTTTGAAAGTACAGTATTGTTTAATTTATCTGTACCTCTACCGGATAAACGTTCTTTGAACTCATAAATCTTTTCGGATGCTGTGTCAATACCTTCGGCAATCTCATCGAACAACTCCTTGTATTTCTTACCGGAATCCGTACTGACAATATTATCTACGGATGCTTTTACTCCATCTAATGCAGTCTTTGCTTCTTCGACCTTAGATGTATCTCCACTTTGCAGGGCTTCATTATATTTATCTACAGCATCGGCATATTGCTGATATACAGTTGCTGGTTTATTATTACCATAACCTTCTGCAAGCATGGAATTTTTCAGATACTCTTGATATACTTCTTGATGCTTGTCCAAAATATCCTTATAAGAAGATTCGGCATCTTCGGCGGAACTGATGATATTATCAAAGTAATCAGTATTTTTACCCTCGTCCTCAAACTGTCGTTTCAGCTCTTTAACAGTAGCAAGGAAGGAGTTTAATTTTTCATCTGCTCCTGTTACTGTTTCATTTTCAAAACCGAGCTGGAACTGACCTGTACTTGTACTTGTGTACTGTTTTAGTCCAGCTTTTTCTGCCGCTTTCTGGATTTCTTCGATCTGAGTCTTGCTATTTTGGTAACGCTTCAGCATCTCTTTATAGGTATCAGAATTTGTATATTCAGATTTCTGTGGTTCCGATCCGAGCATAGCTAAAGTAGGTGTATTACCAAAGAATGACTCATAATCATCTTTGGTCATCTTCTTCTTAGCTTTTTCGTAATTCTTCTCATTATCGGAATCATTCAACCAGCTTTTAGCATTTTCAACTTTGAGCTGCTGCATCTTCTCGATCTGCTCATCCAGCTTACCATTTACCAGATCGATTCCATCCGCCTGTTCTCCATAAGAATCTGATAATTGACTCTGAATATCAAGTAACTGACTTTTCGCGTTATAAGCTTCTTGCTCTGTAAGAGTACCAGAATCAAGAGAATCCCGTAATTCCTGTGCTTTACTGATATTGTCATCAATAGACTTATTACGTTCCTCTATCTCTGCTATGGAGTCTTTCGTGTGCTGGATGGATTCCTGGACAGATTGATTGTAGCCTTGCCATGCTGCCACTCCTACGGTAACTGCTGTCGTTAAAAGGAAAATCGGATTTGTAAATGTAGCAAAAAGTCCTTTAAAATAGTTTGACAAACCAGAAAATGCGGATTTTGTAGTTTCTACTTTGGGTGCTAATTCAACGATTGAGTCCCCTAAATCTTGATTTTTATCGATGAGATCTTTAACAAACTCATTATATGCCGCGCTGCCTTTTTCACCTGAATTAGCTATCATATTAGCAATATTGTTATCTCGATATTTTTTTAAGACTTCAGAATTACTGCTCATCAAGGCGTCAACTAAATCGCTTGCATTATTTATATTTAATTCTATAGCCTTGCTAAATGTAAGATTACCTGCCGCAGCTTTTTGATATAAACCAGCGTCATTCGCAAGAGATAACGCTTGTTTTGTCAACGCATCATTTAATCCCATTACAGATGCTTTAGTTTTAATTTGCTCTGTAGAAAATTCACTAATTCCATTTTTCCCAACTTTAAAAGACTCGTTAAAAGACTGTTGTAGTGTACTGCTTAATGTGTCAAATGTTGAGTTTTTTCCATATTTATTTCTCAGTAAGTTTAATTCTCCAAAACTACCAAATAAATCACCTAAATTTTTTAACTGCGAATAAAATTATTGTATAATGTTGGATTTATATAATAATTATGATATAATGTAATTAATTTAATGTGCATTGGAGGATGTAATATGGGATTTCAAAATTTGATATATTGCCCCGATTGTGATAGAGAAGTTAGTATCTATGCTGAAACTTGTCCTCATTGTGGACGACCAATCAAAAAATATCTAGAAGAAAATAATATTAATGATTTTACTAGAGGTTTTATCTGTCCGAGATGTGGGGTTCATGAAATTAATTATGCTGGTCATTGTAGAAGAGTTAACTGTAAATATTGTCGCGTTCCATTTATACAAACTAAATATGAAATGGTAGATTTGTTAAATCATCACGGGTGTGACAAAGAAAGCATTCTTAACGATCTAAAAGATCTTAATGTGGAAGATCAATTTGATGAGAATGCATATAACAAAAGACGTCATGAAGAAGAAGAGTGGTTAAAACAATATAGAGAAAAGAACAACTATCAAAATCCACAATCTGCCAACCAACCTCACTGTCCAACTTGCGGTTCTACTAATATAATCAAAATCTCAGCAGCTAAGAAAGCTGTAGGCGCTGGATTATTCGGATTATTCAGTAAAACCGCTAAGAGTCAGTTTGAATGTAAGAATTGTGGTTATAAGTGGTAAATTATTCTATGTGAGGTATAAAACATGAGTATATTTGAAAAAGACGATTCAATGAATCGATCCGTTAATTTATGCCTAAGTATGTGTGAACAGCTATATAAAATAAAATCTCATAATTTAACCGTTCTTTTTTCAGACGATATTATGCATGATCGTTTACAATATCAAAATGAAAAAGTTGAATTATCCGAAGAACCAGAGGGATTATATGTTCCTGGCGAAAATGGTGCTATTTTTATAAACTATCCTAATTATATAAAAAATCCACCTGCAACGTTAATTACAATAGTGCATGAGCTTATCCATTATTTTGATTCAATGCTATTCGTAAATGACTTTTGCGATGGAAACTGGGATAATTTTGAAAATCATGAAATATATAAAACATTCCGTTTGTGGAGTGAATTTCACGCAGTATACCGTTCTTTATTACTTGGAAGAGAGATATATGCTTATGCAATGCCAGAATATTACTCCAGAGAAGATATTATAGAAGAATTTCAGGACTTTACTAAAATTAATAATTATAAAAATTACATAGAATCATTTGACGTAGTTGATTATTATCATATTTTTCGATATTGTGCGGAAGTTATGTTGTGTATAGGAATGAATAATCAAATCACATTAGATTATTGTATTACAAATAAATTAGTAAAGGATTTTCCCGCTTTTAAAGAATTATTTTATGATTTGTTAAAGATGACTACGTATAAAGAAGCAAAAGAACATTTAGATCTGATGCATTGGAAATTGTTCAAACATTTTGAATATTAATTCGATATTAACTTTGTCTGATCCAGCAGAAAGTGGCGGTAGTGGTTTGCCGTTTTTATCATAAATTGTTTCACATAGAATAATATCATAATCGCCACATGATTCTTTTTTATTTGGATCAATATTTGACACATATGGTTTATTATTCATTTTTTGTTACCTCGGAAAACATAAAAGAAAATTTTATAGTAATAAAAACAAAACAGCAAACTTGCTATTCCACATTGTCCAGCGTGTCAGTCCACAAATATCGAGAAAATCGGCATATTTAAACGTATGCTGTCTACAAATATGTTTGGCATTGCATCAAAGAAAATTAGTAAACAATTTCACTGTAAGAATTGTGGATATGATTTTTAAAGATCACTAAAGACGAACGAGAAGGATAAAATATATGGGAGAAATATTTACATTAAAAGATTTTGAAAATATTCATATTGTTATAAATTATAGCGCTGATAATGACAAAATGCCTGGTGTGCTTGAGTTAATTAATGAATTATGCCTTATGGTAAACGAAGCATTTCCGATAAATAAAAAAGAAATACTAATAATTTTTGAACCACAAAGAAAAGATCCAATATATTTAAGAGAATCTAAAACGATTATGATAACTCCGCATATAGAACAATGGAATGCAATTGTTTATGAGCTATCACATGAACTATGTCATTTCGGAGTTATTAACGAAGCGCCACAGGCAAATAAATGGTTTGAAGAATCCATTTGCGAGGTTGCATCTTATTATTTTCTTTTAAAAATGGCAAAATTATATCATCTAAAATATCTTGCCACAAAAGAAGAAAAATATAAACGTTATATGGAATTTGTTGCAACATATTCAAGACAATCAGAAAATTTTAAAATTTTCTCAACGGGCGATTTAGTTATTGGGAAAGATAAAGCATTATTAGACGTGCTTCAGAAAAATGAAAAATTACGTGAATATAATCGTTATATTGCTATAAAAATTTTGCCTGTATTCCAAACCAATCCACAATTATGGGAATGTATTCAGTATCTGGGCAGCGTTGACGCAGAACATCCATATGCTTTTCTATTACAATGGAATACAATTTGTCAGAAAAATATTGGAATCGATGTATATGAGATAATTCAAACCTTGGGCTGGTCAAATATTCTCCGAATATAAATTTTGAATCATCTATGCGGTATTCATCAGGTAGTCGTATACCAATTCGAACTGAAGGATCATTATCAATCTCTTTTAAAAGACCTTCCGTATCGATGTCAACATATTTTTTGCCATCTTTATAATATGTTTTAATATAATCAGAATATCCCATTTAGTCACCTACTTTCTAATTAAGGAGAAATAAAATATGCTTACAAAAGAGAATTTGATTCATACTGTAACAAAAATTACTGTATTAAAAGAAAATGATGAATGTAAAATTGGTACAGGATTTTTCTATAAATACCATGCAAATGATCGAGAAAATTATGCATTAGTCTCGAATAGGCATATATTTGAGAATATGAAAAACGCTTTGTTTTCTGTCCCTATTGAGCAAAACGGTCAAGTGAATCTTCTAAACAATGAAATACGTATCCAACCATATTTACATCCACAATATGACGTTGCAGTAATTGGAATAAATGATCTAATCGATTCACCAGAATATGTAGGAAAGCTAAAAATATCTTGGATTACAAAAGAAGATATTATAACGGAAGATTTTCCAATATCTGCAATTGAATATGCGTTAATGATTGGATATCCTTTATCATTTCAGTCTGATAATTTTGTCACTCCACTTATTCGAAGTGGTGTTATTGCGACACCTCTAAAATCAAAATTTAATGGATTGGAACGTTTCCTTGTGGATATGGAATGCTTTAGTGGATCAAGCGGATCACCGATATTTATTAATCGTGATAGTCAATATTATTTAGTAGGGATTGAACAATCAAGCTATTCATATAAAGAAAAAGAAGTTGGTCTTGGAGAATGCGAAAACTACAATGTACTTTCTTCATTCTTACCATAATATTTTACAAGAACCATCTTATATAGAGACTCAAATTGATTTTTAGATACTTGATTCGTTTTCAATGAGTCTACAATATCAAAATATGTCTTTTTAATACGACTATCGACTTTTCTTTGCATTAATACAGTAGATAATATATCAATATCATTCTGCAGAATTCCTTCTCGTACATATATTTGATTATCTGAATCAATATATACATATGACATATTTTGTGAATTTAATTTATCTGAAGACACAATTCTTGTTTCTATCTTGTTTGCTGTTTGCTGAATATTGATAATAATCACCTGCTTTCATTAAAACTTATTTTTAGACAAAGGAGGATAAAAGATATGTCATGGAAAGGTAGAGTCAGAAGAAGTATGCAGCCATGGCCCTGGTGGGCGATAGCGTTGTTATTCTTTGTGGCATTTTTGTTGAAAATGTTATAGAAGTGGAAGAGGAGAGTGCTGGGAAGTTGTATTTCCATACTCTCCTCAATGCAATGTTTACTGGCACATTTCAGCCCACGCACATCCTATAGATGTACTATATTTCGATATGGATATTTTGTATGACTTCCATTTGTCAATCATCTATTTTTACCGTTTTTAGTTTTTCTGTTCTCAAAACGATTAATAGCATCTATGCTAGATTTTACATTACGAGAGAAAAAATTATTTGCTTTTTAGGATCTAAGATAAATGCTTGATCAGAAGATTCATCTTTTACGTCTTTATTTCCAATTATAGTTACACTTGCATCAATAATACCATCAGGATCAGATTTTAATGTTTTAAAAATTAATTCAGATTTAGATTCCATGCTTTCACATCCTCCATTGATATTGTAACTTTACGATAAATATCTATATAATTTTCCTATTATTTTCCAACAACGCCAGAAATAGGATAGAAGCTGGCGTGTGATGAGAAAGCATCACAACTTTCGCGTACCGTGGAACATGCATTCAACGCATATAAACTATGGCATTATATACGCTGGAGGAAGGGTGTTCTCTCTACTCCTCCTAACTTTCATATGCTTCGCTCGTCATTATAATTTTATCTTTAATTTCATAATTGTTGCTAACGTTTCACATATTACTATACGTAGTCAGGTTGGCTCGTGCGTTCTCGCGGAATTTTCATCCATTTCACTGCATTAGTGCAGAATAGCGAATTCGACGAATTAATCCTCTATTTATTTTTTACAAGCACTAATCTCCCTACGTTGAAGTATCATTCCATTACTATGATATTCTCCGCATTGATAAGCCAGTTTACGATAAACTATAGCCAGGATTTTGGCTAACCTATGCTTGATATAAATTTGAAACCACCAAATGCTGTTAAAGCTGTGCCAAGTGGCCCAAGTGTTTCAGTAATTTTAGTAAGAATTTCTAAGAATTGTGTTCCGCTATCTATGACAGCCTTGAAAGTGTCTGATGATAGAACAGAAGTTGAAAATTCTTGGAATGTAGCCTTGAATCTTTCAAGACTGTAATCGATACCATTTTGGTAATTAGTTAATTCCCTTTCGGCGGAGCCTTCGGAATCATTCATAGCAGTATTAAGCGCTTGACGAGCAATATCGTACTGGCTCATAAGGGCGCTCATTACATTGCCTTGATTTTTACCGGCGATCAACTCAGTTACACTTCATATTTCTTTTGTTAATATAGCCCTCGCTTAAAGCTATACCAATTATTATTGAAAATTTTCTTCTATAACACCAAGTTTACATAAATTATCATATAGATAATATTCTACATCATCGAACTCATAATAAGGAATTCTAATAAGAGGAATATTATTTACTTCACAATATTCATTCTTCATTTGATCATGTTTTTGCGTATAATGAAATTTTTCTACGGCTTCTTCATAGGATTCTTCTCCAAACATTACAGGTTTGTAATGCCCTTCTCCATCATATTCCACCAATACATTAAAATCATTTAAATAACAATCAAATGGAAGAACGTTTTTATCCTTACAGTCATCAAATTTCTTTTGTCTAGTAATAGAATAACCCCATTTTTCTAACAAACTACATACATATTCTTCTTTATAAGTGACTCTAGATTTAGGACAACAAGATAATCTTTTGTATGCAGAAGATGGATCTGTTGAAAAATAACAATCATGTTTTTGACAATATAAATCTACTGGAGTGGTATTATTTATATATTTGCCTATAACTTGTAATGTTGGATGAATTTCTTTTATTTTTTTCTTAAACTCTAACTGACCCAAACCATATCTATCTCTAATTAATTCTTTATAACATTCATCGCATCCACTATCACAATAAAGCAAAGTAACATAGCACTTACTGAATGATTTTTGGTGCTTATTACAGTACCATTCAGAAATAATATCTGCGCCATTATATTTTATAACATCAACATGTGGATTTTTCTTATGAATATTTTCATTGACTTGATCATCTGACAAAAACATTTGTTTACTTAGTTTTTCAAGACCACAATAATAGCAACCTTTTCCACCTAAAATTTCCTGCATGGTTTTATTATGCAAAAAATTATGTTTCTTGCAAAGACATTTCATTCTTGTAGTCATGTTTTTATATGGATCAATTAATATAATATTTGGATTTACTTCATCTTTCTTTTTCATAAGATACCATTCTGGTAAATTTTTCCCTGAACAATACTGACATCCTTTAATTTGCCTTTTCATATTATTGCGACGCATAGACTGAATCCCAAGATCTTTATGATTATTACAAATAAAATCAATAACAAAAATATGATTTTCTTTTCTCGATCCAATATATGTAAAATTTTTCGATTCACACAATTGTTTGTCATATTCAGGATCTAATTCTTTCACATGCGCATTTTCAGTTCGTTCTCTACCACAATAATAACAACCTCTATTCACTGAATGAAGTTTTGAAAATGTTATCTTCTGGATACCTTTGTCTTTATGTTTTCTGCAGATATATTCCAGATGTTCAGAAACGTTATGGTATTCTTCTGATACTAAATCATAACCTCTTTTGTCAAATTCATTGTAAACTTGTTCATATGTATATTTTTGTCTTGCCATTATTTATCACCTATTATTTATCCTTTCGTATTTTTATTTATTCTCCATATAAAAAGACACCAAAGCCAAAAATAACTCTGGTGTCTTCGTATATTTATATGTCGTCACTCCTTGAATATCTTTTACAAAAGAATATTCAATACCTTTTGATTGAAGATATTTCATCTCAGGTACGTATTGAGTACTGTATTCTTTATCAAATTTTTTCATAAAATAAAATTCTCTTTTCAATAATAATTCTTATACTCGCATATAAGATCAGAGTACTTTTTAACCACATTATTCATCTTAAGAATAATAGCAGTCACACCATTTCAGACTTCATTTAGCGATTAAGCCCTACATTAAGGATTTCTCCCCCCTGACGTTGGGGTACTCGTTTGACACATCCCTATTCGGGACTTTGCGACCAAGCTACCATTTCTAATTTAAAATAATTAGCAAAATTTCTACTTAGGCTTTTGACCATATAGAATCTCTATCGTTGTTTTACTTTCGTTACATTCATATCAGCATGTTTCATCCATATTGTAGTGATAGAGCATTAGGTTTTACTGGTTTTAGATGTGTTCTCTTATGCACATTTCTGTACATACAGGCAAGTGTAGTCTGCCTGCTGGATGTCTGTTAAATCAGACCATTTATTTGCTAACTCATCAAGAATTTGATAAGTAGACTTAAAAGTATCTTTGTCTTTCAGAATATCTACGCCACTAAGTGCAAGCATTTCTTTTCGAAGCTTGGCAGTAGAAGTTACCATTCCTTCAGTGTCAAGACCGGCTTCTTCAAGATCTGTTTCGGCGCTTCTTATGCGCATTGAGATCGTTTTTAGTGCTGTTCCGATTTTTTCCGGATTTTGAATTACACTATTCGCTGCACTGGCAAGCGCAACACCCTGTTCATACGTATTGCCAGCGGCTTTTAGAGATGATGCAGATCTTTCAATTGCTTCAAAAATACCTGCTGTATCAATAGGCTGCGTATTGGCTACCTCATTTGCCACATCTACGATATGTTGTGCTTGATCTGCTTTTAGTTGAAAACCTTTCAATGCACTAATTAGACCAGAAGAGGATGTTTCCTGGGTCATGTTATCTCCGACACGTTGCAGAAGAGTAGTCATGTCAGACAATTCTTTTGCGTCATCAAGAGAAGCTCCGAGACGTTTCCAATCCGCAGTACTACTAATTACATCACTAACTGTAGCACCATATTTCTTGGCACTTTCAGCAGCCTGATTCCAGTACTGACTTAATTGGCTCTCCGATGCATCACTTGCAACTTTTGCTAATTCAATTTGAGCATCATTGATTTCCTTTACATTAGAAACAACCTTTGATGGAATTTCCATAACGACATTCTGCAACATGCCGTAAATTCCCGTAAATTGAGCAATTTGATTAATAGCACGTTTTGTATCTTGCCAAATGTTTGCTCCTGTTAATCCTTCAGCAGAAATTTTTGCTTTCAAATCTCTTGCTTTAGCATCAATCTCTAGCTTTTGTCCTTCCGTTGTTACATTTTTATAGGCATCACGGACTTCTTCAAGCTGCGTCTTATATTTCTTCCATGCCTTGCTATTGTTATTGATATAAGATTGCATCTCGTTTGATGCACGTAAAGCGACCTCAGGTGCTAGTGTTGCAGTTTCTTCAACTTTTACCTGTTTCATCGCAGTCTTATATTTTTCTTCTTCCTCAGTCATCTTTTGAAGATTTTTACTAAGACGCTCAACCTCTTCATCACTAAGATCAGAAACATTCGTATCTTTTAATGATTTTTGAAAATCTTCACGAATCTCTTTAAACTGCTTAAGACTTTCTCTTGCACGAGTCAGTGACTCAGAAGTTTGTCCACTATACTTAGAAAGAGTATTTTTATATCCAGCTTCTGTTGCGGAATATGTTCCAGTTTGTAATTCTTTCTGAACTTCTGCTAATTTTTTACGAGCATTAATTTCCTGCTCGATGCCAGAAATAATTTTAGAATTATCATAGTTGACAGCTTTTGTAATTCCAGAATCACTATTAGTATAAGAATCTCGTAGAGTTTTTAATTTTTCCAATTGCGATTTGCTTGCAAAACCGTCGGAATTTTTTACAAGATTATCAATTTTATCAATAGTTCTCTGCAGTGTGGTACCATCTAGATTTTTTGAAAGAGAAGTTCCAAGTGTTTTCGCGGTAGCTTCAACTTCACTAAGCTTTGCATTCAAAATATCAGCATCCGAAGCAATTTGTGTTAAATTGCCAGAAGATCCCTTTGCTAATTCTGTTTTTATGCTCGCCTGTTTTTCGTGTATTGTTTTTACTGTCTCATCAAAAGATGATAAAATATTTACTGAACCATCTTGCCCAGCATACTGGGATCTAAGCTTTTCAACTCTTGCGTCAAATTGTTTCATTGAACTATCTGAGACAAGGTTTTTTGCTTGAGCTACTTTTTTATCAATGGCATTTTGAAGCTTTGCTGTATTTGAATCTCCAATGACGGTATCTTTTTTAGATGTTTTCTCCATAGTGCTATTGACTAGAGTCATAACATTTTTAAATTCTTTACCAGCAGAAGTACATTCATCAAATTTTGACTTAATTTGATCCATTGATGCGCCAGAAGAAACAAGGTTTGATAATTCTTTTTCCAAACCTGTTATAGTTGTATCAAGTGTTCTTGCTCTTTCAATTGCATCTGTGGATTGTCCAGCATAATTACTTAGTTGTTTCGAACGCTGTCCCTGACGAATAGCAGTATTGTCATCATTTCCATAAGCTTTGATTGTAGCATTTTTCTCATCGACATACGTGTTGTAACCATTAGCTTTTCTACGAAAATGATTAAGAGCTTTTTGCTCCAATTCATCATTATAAAAACCTTGCTTTTTTGCATCTGCAATATATTTTCGATTTGCAGACATTTCATCAACTAAATCAGAAATCCGACCTTTGACATACTGTTTATCCTCTGTGGCTACTTTGCCTTTTGCTTCTTTTGTCTTTAATGAATAATATTCTGTTACGTCTTTATTTAACTGAGAATATGCTTTTTGAAGATCAACGACGGTCTGCTTCTCAGATGTTAACTTACCATTCTTGTTATAAGATTGTTGTTTTCCATCAGCATACGTATACGAATGAGAAGTAGATGGACGTCCTTTTTTATCATATATTGTTGATTGTACATACTTATCTGCGTTTTTTGGAGTACTTTGTTCAGTAGCTGTTTTAGTTTTATTTCTTTTTCTAGACGTTTGAGTATGTTTCTTTTGTTCTTTTTCAATCTCATCAGACAGCTTCTTAACCTGTTTAGATGCTTTATCTGTTTTGATATTAATCTCTTTTGGTTCAGTAATTTTCTTCTCAAAATCATCGATTATTTTTTCGCTATTTTTATCCAGTGCAGCTTTTATAACAGCTTCGAGGTTAATTGTATGTTGTTTTGGCATTTTTTCACCACCTTTATAATTCTATATTATCAAGCACTTTATGTACTGAATTATCAATGATTTTATCTAATCTACCATTGACCAGTTCTTGCTCAACATAATCAAATGGTGGAGGAGTAGTATCTACAAGATGCCACTTACCGTTACCATGTTCACCCTTTAAATACATCAAATCAAACACGCCTTCGTTTGTTAGTTCTTGTCCCCAGAATCCGTGATAATTTGGAACGTTTTCTTCTGTATCTTCAAAAATTATAGATGAACCTTCAGCACTTATATTGCCAGTCATGTTTTCTAATCTACCCTCGCTAAAGTCTCCTTTGTGTGTTGCATAATATTGATTAATTGATTCATTAATAATTTTTCTATATTCTGGTTCTGCATCAGTTGCAATTTGACGTGCCATTGTAGGAACAGATTGTAATACTTTTTTGTTGTAATCTTTCAGTAGCTTTTGTAGTTCCTTTGTTATATTACCCATTTTTACCACCACCTCCATATTGATAAATTAAAAAATCTCCTGGCATTTGACTGCCAGAAGATTTAATGTATTCTTGCTTTATTTATTATTTTCCTGTCATTCTTTTCTGTACATCCATTACGGTATCAACCATCACATCTCGAATTGCTTTTGCGTTAAGCATTTTACTTTCATTCATTTTTTTAAGAATATTCATAATCATTCCAATGCTTTCTGGATTTTCAAGAACAGGTTTTGCAGCAATCTGAACATTTCGTCCAATATTTGCTACAGCATTTGCCATTTCTGCAATTTCCGTATACATTTCATGTTTTTCATCCGTACAATGAATCATTTTTTGTAGTTTAAAATCTACAATCTTTTGTACACTTTCCATCACATGGTTTTTGGTATTGATATACGTAAAATTAATATCATTTTTCTTATCTGATTTATCTACATTATAGAAAAATTTATTTACATGCGCATGAAGATTTTGGTCTTGCATAACACAATCATAGATTACATCGTCTTTTTCAAATTCAACACCGTCAATAAAATAAACAGCAATAGCAGTAATAAGTGCAGCTTCCTTATTCCACGGTGTATACTCACCGCCTTCAAACATATAATCTACAATGAAGTCAATTGCTTTTTTCTCATCTGCAAGTGTAATAACCGGTTTAATTTTTACATATTTTGTAATCATTTATTTTTCTCCTTTTTATTCCTGATAAACTCTAACTTCCCAATGATATCCGTCATCTGTATGAATACTATATTTATCAGAATAAGCATCATACTTCACCTGACAAATTTGAGAAGAATTATCTACTATTTTGAAATACAAGTGTGACGGCAAACAATAATTTCTCTTTTTTAAAATATCATCTATTTCACTGGAGTACATTGTTTACCTCACATGTATCTTTTATAAACTGCTTAACGTCATAAGAATAATTTACTTTTTTAATACGTGACTGTACTCGTACTGTATTATATTTTGATAAATCCTTTTGATTAAAAGATTTCTTGCCAATTTCCGATATCATCTTGTTAAATTCTTGAATCCTCATAAAATATGTATCATTGTTTTTTGTTCGAAAATTGAATAAAAATCCTGCAATTAAATTATGTTCGCTTGCGTCCGTAAGCTCATCAATTTGATTCTTTCGAATCATGCTTAATGGAATACTGGTACCCTTAGTTGATTTTTGCTCTAAACAATAGAGTGTTTTTGACTTGTCATCTAAAACCAAACAATCACACATGTTATGACTTGCAAATCTTGTATTTTCCCCAGATGCAAAGCTGGCTGCATTATCTTTCAAGCGATAGTACCAAACGTCTGGTAATTTATTAACAGAGTTTTTCCAATCAGTTTCAAATTGTTTTCCTGCGTTAATGGCGATTAAAATCACTTCCTTCCTATACAATAGAGCGGGAGAGTAGTGTTCAGTCATTTCTACTCTCCACAAAGAAAATGCCCTTACCAGGCGACTGAACTTTAGCCTAGTAAAAGCATTTTAAATGCGATATAATTAAATAAAAATCTTGGAGATATTTCATTATGCGTAATTTTACAGATGAAGAATTAGAACAGGTTACTAATAAACTTTATAAAGAATGCTTAGATAAAGGCATGGACGAGGATGGCGTTGTTGCGGCGAATGTATCCATAACACTAGAGCTAATTAAAAAATTCGTTTTAAAACTGCAGGATTTAGATGATTAAGAACACAGCTTATTATAATCATTTTTCATGTCTTTGTAGATTGACTGCTTTGTTTTTTCGGCAATCATACTTATAAATTTGTTGTATAATTTTTTTAACATATAAAGACCTTCTTTCTCTTTTATTGACCGCGAATTTTATTGCGATAATTCGCGGTCATATTATTGAATGAAACTCATCTTTTATTTGATAATTCCGTCTTTGAGCTGTTTATGATAAACTTCTTTGATTACTTCCATGCTCTCAGTAACAAGTCCATTTTCTAAATGATTTTCTTGAAGAATCATTTCATATTTTTCGTACATTCTAAAAATATGTTCAAAAGTTTCACGATTATATTTTCGACCGCATGTTACAGCAGAAGAGAAATCTAATATCTCCCAACGAATATCATCAATTTCCTTATCGACATACATCTTTGTAAGGTTTTCAATACATTCTTTCAATTCTTTATTACTACGATGGAGTTCTTTCTCATCATTTTTTTGACTGATTTCCAAATCTTGGATCTTCTGCTGAGTAAAAAGTAGTAACTCATGTTCTTCTTTTTTCTCACGCATAGCTTTAGTTTCTATTCCAAAGAATTCGAACAAAAACCAGTGTAATACTTGAATAATTGCCTGAAATCCTAGCAACGCTACAAAGATTGTTATTCCGAACGCCTTCCAGTCTATACCAAAAAAATCACGTATAGGTTCCACATTTCACCTACACTTTCTAAGCCTTTGGCTCTGTGTAAGTCATAGCATTCTCTGAATCGCCAGTACCTGCTGTCGTAGGATCAATTACAATACCTAAAATTGCCAATACTACGAACACTGCTTTAACAACGTTAACCAATTTGTCTCCAAGTTCGCTCAAGTCAATTGCGAAACCAAATACTGCAGCAATAGTTTGAATAAGTACGATTACCGCTGGAATTAATGAAATCCAGAACATTTTATTTTTTACTCTAACGAGCCAATTAATATTTCTCATAGTTTTGCCCTCCATAATTTTGATATGATAGGAGAGTGATAATACACTTTTACGCCCATAACCATGAGCAACCTATGTTAAGTTCCTCAATGTCATGACACAATTTTTTATTTGGTTACATATGTAATCTAATTCTTCTTTTGCTTCTGATCCGCACAAAGTTAAACGGATACCATTATGAATATATTTTTCTTTCATTCCGATTGCAAGTAAGGTATCAGATGATTTCAAACTTCCGGAATTACAAGCAGACCCAGTAGATACAATTACACCATACTCATGAAGTAAGGTCATTAATGCTTCGCCAGATACTCCTTCAAAACACAAGAATAAATTATATGGTAATCTATTATTATAAGAGCCAACAACAAAAAAATTTGGAACTAATCCTGATAATTTTTGCACTAGATAATCTCGTTTTTCTGATGTACATTGATTATAATTATAATGCTTTACAACGTATCCTAGAGTTAAGATACCAAGTGTGTTCTCTGTTCCACCAAAAAGTCCATGTTCTTGTGAACCATATATAATAGGAGACAATTGAATATTATCCTTTTTATATAAAACCCCACACCCTTTTAAAGATCCTAATTTATGCGCAGAAAACCCTGCAATATCAATATCCAATTTCTTGACATCTAGTGGAATTTGACTGATCGATCCAGTACAATCAACATAAATTTTACCGTTATAAAAATGGATCAAATCAGTGAGCTTTTTTACATTTTGTATTGTACCGATTTCACTATTAGCATAATCCATAACCACAAAACTTCTTTTATGATATATAGAAAGAAGAGATTTCAAATCATCAAAATTAATTTCGCCCTGTTCATTGACTTTTAATGGAATAGCACTTCTAACTGTTTTTACATAATTTAAAATTGATTTATGCGCAATAGGAGAGTACAGAATAACACATTCATTTTGGTCTTTATATCCTTTGACTGCTAACGTATTAGAAGCTGATCCTCCAGAAGTAAATAAAATATTACTTTCATCTGCATGAATAAAATCAGCAATATTTTTTCTTGCTTCGTTAATCTTGTTTCGAATATTTCTTCCTTCCTGATAAGCACTGGATGGATTATAATAATCGTCTAAAATAGATATAATATAATTTTTTGTCTCTTGATTTAATGGAGTAGTGGCAGCATTATCTAAATAAATTTTCATAGTCACACCTGCTAATCATAATATTCATTGTTAATGTAAAAATTTTTCAATGCTTCAAATAATTCCGGTGTCTTTTTATATTTCCAAACAGTTTTTCCGGTGTCATCGACCTTTACGAATTCATAACGAATACCGTATTCTTTTAGATATTTATACTCGTCAACAAAAGAAGTCGCGTATTCTTTGTCAAACTTCATTTTTTCCTTTTATTCCTTCCTGATATATAAGCGTAAAAAATAGGGGTGCGTATAATTGATATATACGTACCCCTATAATTCTCATATATCAATCAACACTATTTTTATTCACTTTAGATTTTGGAACAATCTTTACAATTTGTTCTCTTTTTTTAGTCGCAGTAACTTTTTTATCATTCTTATTATCAATAATTTCTGATACAAGTTTTTGGATATTTTCCTTGTAGGTAGAAACTTTTGATAAATCACACAATGATAGATTTGTAGCTGCTGTTTCTTTACTTATTGCACCTTGAGCGTAATCGCTTACAGTTTCAAAAACATTTTTGCAATTTTCTGTATCAAACAGATTCATCCACATCGGGAGATTCTTGCTCGTAGGACAATATCCGCAATACTCATAAGCCTTACCACAAGTAAGACATACTCTGTTATTTGCCATTTGTTTCTCCCTTCTGATTAGAATCAGTCTTCGTCAACCTCATCAGCATCGTAAACGCTATACAGAATCTTATCATCTCCACAATATTCGATCTCTAGATCACCTTTGAAATCCATGGTTGTAGTGTCAGCACTAACTGGAACAGTGGTTTCTGGAGATACCTGGAATGATGGCATTACAATGTAATCTGCTTTTAGCTCATTTTTCTTACATGGATTGTAGTATGTAGCTTTCATAATTGCGTATACAGATGTTGGGAATTTATCTGCTCTATTGTGGATTACAGCACCTGTCTCTACTTCACGATCATAACGAATAAAGAACATTTCTGCGTCTTGATCTAGCGGAAGAGTTAGCACAGCACCTTCTTTCGCAATAGAAAATTTATCTGCCGCAGCAGTCGTATCCATAGTATATGTTTTTCCAATAGAACCATCGCCAAAATACTGAGCTACTTTTACAGAACCTTCTACATATCCGGTAATCGTAACGGTTTTAACACCATTTTTAACATGCATTAGTCTTGGCATTTTAACTTTACCACTTTTTGATGCGAAAATTGGCTGAGATCCAGAAGATGCAGCAACGATATTGGTGTTAACAAAAGCATTTGTTGCAGAAAAAGTACCTGCTTTAGATTTCCATATCTTCTTTACAAGATTGCCATTTTTATCGGTAACATCTTTAGATTCAGCAGTGATTTCAATATTTGCATCACTTAATTGGGTGAGTACATATTGTGGAATACCAGTACCTTTATCTTCTGCATAAAAGTATAGAATCTCTTTATAGATTTTGTCACCTAATTTAAAACTCATTTGTTTTTCCTCCTTAAATTTTTGTATAAAAAAATCATGCAGATCCTTTAAGATCTCGCATGAAATTAAATTCATTTTTTGGAATTTTTGATGTATCAACAAATCCAGAATAACTGCCATTAATGACAGCATGTGTTGATTCATAAATTTGAAGTCTTTGTACACTATCATAGAATTCCACAATTCCAACATTGCGCAGTTCATTCTTTTTATATTTCGATCCAGGGTGATTCAGATAGAAAGAAATCATGGATAATAGACTTGGTGGTTTTAAAGAACTGTCTCTTTTCATCGCCAGCAAATTCTGTTTGTCTCTATTAATAAGATCTCTTTTAAGAGTCTTGCTAGAAGTGAATTCTTCTTCTGGCGGAAATGTATGAAACATATATTGAATATATTTACACATTTTAATTCGTATTGGTTCGTCAATCTTTATATCTTGAATAGGATTATATAAAATAACACTTTCTTTTCCATCTTTTTCTTCAGTAAAGAAAGAAAAACCATGAAAATCAATATCACCAAACATCAGTTTTGAATATTCCAAATCAATACTTTTGATCAAAATGGAAAACAATTGCTGATTTGTGATATCATTCCAGTCAATTCCATTGTTCCAAAGTTGTAAACGACATTTTGTTGTATTTGAAATAAATGGATAAATAACAGATTGTATATTTTCTTCTCCGTATGTTATATAGTCTTGAATTGATGGCTGATGAATTGTGATTTTATCATTCACTACATAATCATCTCCAAAATATAGTTGAAGAGGATTAAAATCTAAATATTCTTCTTCTTTATTTTCTTCATTTGTTATCTGTGCTTCAATTGCACTTTGTACAAGATCATTATTCGCAAACCCCATAATTTACCACCTTTTATTACTATAGAAGGATTTACCATTCTCCGTTTTTGTAATATTGTTTGGTGTAATAATTTGATATTGCAAAGTACGCACAAGATAATTATTATCCATCGTTGATTCTTTATCCAAAGATGGAATCGGATTTTCAACCTCAGTTCCAATCCATGCAAATCTATCTCGCAATATTGCAGCAATTAGATCATGTCTTGGTAAACCAGTAAGATCATCTATAACATCTTTTTCATGGATAAATATTGTAAAAGTAAGAAGAAGTGTTTTTACAGAATTATTATATCTTGCTAAGTCACTAAAACTTGTTTGATAACATACATAATTCCTAGAATCTGTTTCTGTTTCTGGGAAAAATATGTATGGACGGATATGGGCATTTTCACCAAAATAACGATCCCACTCACCCAATGGTTCTCCATCTGCATCAACGTTTAAATTTCCATCATCGTCAAATAATTCGGATTCCAACTCTGCATCATGAATTGCATACAGTAATTCTGGACAGTGTAATAATATTTGATATACTTGATTTTTGATACGAATATTATCATCATCTGGATTATGTGTATACGCGCGTAATTTATTAAGCATATCATCTTTTGTATGAAAGGAGTATTCATTTATTTTATTCATTCATATACCCCCTATACAGTAATTTCAAAATTTTCAGCAACTCGAATAATGTTATTATTTAAAGAAACATCACATGATATTAATAATAATTTCCCTAAATAATTTCGATCGTTGATAAATTTCATTTTAATTTGATTATATTTACAACCAGATTTTGACCACGATACATAATCAGATAATTCATTATTTTCTACGGAGCATTTCCAAGTAAATTCTCCTCCTTTATATTGATCAGATATGTCATTGTGATCCTCGTCTAGTATTTTTATAGTAAACAGTTTGTAACTGCCACCAACTTTTACATTGGTGGAAGATGCTATAATTGTTTTATTTATACCGGCAATTTCTCCAGGCGTTGATGGTTCGACAGGGATAACAGACGAATCATAATAATCAGCATACATACCAATAATCTTGCCGTTTTCGTCACGTTCAATATAATCTCTATGTTCATCCCAAAAATCTTGATAAATTGTAAGCTTTTGGATTCCGACAGGTTTTGTGTTTTCTATTTTTGTTACAGACCATACCAAAGGATGTTCTGTTGGCGCGCTAATAATAAGACGCATTGTTTTGTTAACATCATCGTTATACCAAAACTTTTCAGTAATTTGATTTAATGGGAACCAGATTTTATCCTGGTTGTCTGGGTGGGCAAAGTAGTGATCTCTGTATTTTCCAGTTGTGTACGAATTTTGATTTCTAAGAACTCCCCACATTTTTCGTTTGATTCTGTTCTGACCAGTTTTTTCAATCCATGTCAAATTATAATCACATGGAAGAATTAAATACTTCCGAAATTGGTTTGCAATTTCTCTACCGACAATTAACCATTTATGATAAACCAAATTATCATCTGGAATATCTACGAATAGCCCGATCGGGAAATCGGCTAGATACCGTTCGTGATAATCTGTTTCATAATAATACAAATCATCATTCTCAGAAAAAGAATATTTTTGAGACGGACGAAATTGTAGATAATAAGGAACCTGATCCTTATCTATAGACTGATAAGAATTAATAATAAACTTTGCATCAATTGGAGTTTTGGTTGTATTGTCATAAGTCATATTCTGATTTTTATCTGGCTGATCATCATGATAAAAATCATATATATAACACTTTTTTGCCTGGATGTCATGATCAAATGTTTGTTCCATAAGAAAATCTGAGTTTTCTTTTGTTATTTCACCAATTGTTTTTGCATCATTTGATCGTAGGCTTGATATACGTCTAGCTGTTGATAGGTTTGGCATGACTATTTACCTCCTCTAACATAGCTTTAATATATCCATGAGAATCTAGAATAGCTTTTCTAAATATTCTATAACTATATTTTGGACTATCTATTAGATCGTATGCCGCCTGTAATGTCGAAATTAAAAGTAGCATATCATTTGGACAACCTAATAATGTATTAAGTCCACCGAATTTAAATAGAATATCTTCAAAGTATTTTTTGAAATCATCATCTGAATTAAAAATTCTGTCTGTCACTAGCTTATCTTTATATAAAAGTAATCTATGTATATTTTTGTGCATTAAACATGCTGCGTTTTTTATTTGTTCGTCAGAAAAAGTTCCATATAAATAATCCATATTATGTACCATTATTAATATAAGAATTATAAAGATAACCATGATCTCTAATAGTCTTACTTAATTCCTTCTGTACATTTTCTAATCTTGTCTGAAGCAATCTGTATGGATTGTTTAGCATTTTTTCTTCTTTTCCACCAACCATCATAATGGTATAATTTAAAGAATCGACTCTTGGACTGAGCCATTCAATTGTAATCCCTAGAACAAATAATTTGCACACATACTCAATATCAGAACTTTCATCTATTGTATTTACAAGATTAAAAGAAACTTCTTGCAGTTCATCGTCCAATACAATAGAAGAGAAGAGTCTTCTGATTCTTGCATCTCCAAGTACATTGTGTAGTCTTTCGGTGTAAATCTCATAAAAATCATTAGAATTTAATGCTAATTCCTTCGGATCGTCGATCCTGCCCAATGCCCTTGAAAAGATAGTTTCATAAGGAAGTATCATCTTAACCTCCTTTATTTAACAAATAATTCACTTAGAAGATTAAAATCCGAATCAAAGATTTCACTGAGTTTTCTTACTTTTGCAATACTGTCAAGATGACCATTAGCAATCTCTGTAGCAATCATCTGTTCCAGGATGGTTCTTGTAGCTTCTGGCAGCTCTTTGATTTCCATTTCCATCTGTCTTGTAGACATATCAAGAATTTTGAGCAAATCATTTCTTGTATACATTTTCTCATATACTTTTTTTACAGTAGGAAAATCTTCCAGTAAATCGTCATCCAGGATAACAAATCTTGGTAAGAATACATGGTCTGAACCTTTTCTAATCAAAGAAACCAGGTCACGATAATTGATTTCGCAATCATATCCATAATCTTTGAATTCATAAACATTTCCAGATTGAGACGTGATGTTTAATCCACCATAACATACTGATCGACACAGAATATAATCTGAATCTGTAAATACCTTTTTCTCTTTTTCGATTTTTTCTTCAATTGGTTCTTCTACGGTTGTTTTTGTCTCAACTTTAGTAGCTACTTTTCTAGTTGCAGTAGCGGTTTCCTTTTTTGCTCGTGCTGTCGGCATGGCTTTCCCTCCATTAAAAAATAGAAGAGTAGCGGTTAAACTACTCCTCTAATATATTTTTATTACTTAGATTAGTCAGTAATGGTCCATGAACCAAAGTAACGACCAATTCTTGTAGATACTCCAAGCTCTCTCTGAACTTCGTATTTCATGATATCAGCGATGTTACTATTAGCTGTTCCACGCTCTGTGATTTCCTCGATAAGAGTCTCACCAACATCAACCATATCAACAAGTTTGTTGTCACCAGTTGCAAATACGAAAAGAGTGTCATCCTTGTACATGGACTTAGTTACATCGTTTCTTGCAAATCTCTGTGGAATTTCAACAAGCGTGTAACGTCCGTAATTTCCAAGGCGACCCATCTTTGCAATATCTTCTTTCTGAGAATCAGCAACCCATTTAACATCGATAAGGTTTTCAAGCTCCTGAAGTGCAACCATTGTTCCCATGATAACTACATCTGCATTATCATTTGCAACAGATACATTTTGAAGAATTTTATTGAATTTCTTTCTATTTGTTGTGTTGAGCGCACCTGTTTGTACGAACTCGGACTGTGCCGGAAGTTTCTTTGGTGCTTCAAGAATCTCAGCAAAGATAAGCTCTTGAATCTTTACAACAAATGCTTTAGTGATAGCGTCTACAAGTTTTGTCCAATCCTCTTGTCCAATAAGATATCTATCAATATCAGCACCCACAGCAGCACCGTAAACATCAGTCTCTACAGAATAGGTTGTGTTCTCTGGTAATCTCTGAAGCATTGTGTCGTGATGTCTCTTGCCCATTCTTGCTATAGAAAGAATTACTTCCTCATGCTCGTTAACGAAGAGATTAGTATCTCCCTCTTTAAGATTTCTATAATTAACAAGTGCGTTGAACCACTCATTTTCTTTAAGTCCCGTAGAAACTGTCCAATCTGTTACCTCTTCAATCACATCGAAATACTGACGAGCATGATCTCTGTAAGCACGTTCTCTTTCTCTACGAGAAGAATCTTTGGTCAGACCGAAAATTTTGAGAGATACTTCACGAAGTTTGTCTTCTGCCTCTCTCTTAGAAATTCCGTCATCAAGCTCATCTTTATATAGATCAAACATCAGATTTTTTACTTCTTCATAAGAAGTTTTCATTTCATCGAATACATTAAGTACATGTGCGCTAAAATTCATCTTATTCATTGCTTATTCCTCCCTTCTTTATAGTTCTGAAACTTTGTGTTTCTGACTTCCAGCTTCAACAGTTACTTTCTTACCAGCTACAGGTGTTCCGTCAAATGCATCTTCACTAAGCTCATAAACGTCTGTTACTGTAAGCACAAGTCCTCTAACTGTTTTTGTTCTTTCGACTGTTGCTGCGTTGAAGAAGTTAGAAGTTTTGGTAAATTCACTATTATAGGTTTCTGGAATTTCAGGAACTTCATAAATAAGAATTGCTGGTGCATTTGAATCGACTTTCTTAACCTCTACATACCAGTTTCCGTCAGCAGCTTGCTCAAGAATTTCTCCTTCAAAACCAGCTGGTGCATCTGCAACCTCATATTGGTCAAAGCTTACATATTTTCCTTTGCCGCAAACTGTACCGTTATCCGTATCTTCTTTGATAACCATGTTTAATACACGACCAACTTTGTCAGAAAGGACTTTGGTTGGGAAGCATACATGATGCTGATCAATTTTATATTTAATAGCCATTTGATTTATCCTCCTGTTTTTTTTTTTGCATAATAAAAAGACCGCCATTATGACGATCCTTAAAGTTAAAAGTTATTTTATTTATTTATTTATTTTTCTTCTTCAGCAAACAGTTTTCCATATCTGCTAGGTTTCGAAGCTTTTTTATTTACATTTACAAATTGTTTCTTTGATGTAGCTGTCTTTTTTTCGTTGTTAGAAAGTGCGAAGTTACCATGTTCAGAAACATAATCTGAATGAAGAACTTTAATTTCTGTCTCAAGATCAGTGAGAGAGTAGTTATCCATTTCAGAAACAAGCTTCTCATAATCCTTATTTACAAATTTTCCTTCATTATCTTTTTGTGCAAGAATTTCATATTTCTCAGAATCAAGAATTGCTTTTTTCTTCTCACGAAGTTCATTTAATTCAATTTCTTCTTTAAATGCTTTTAATTCTGCATAATTTGAACGCATTTCTTCGATAGAAATTTTCTCAGATTCTGTAAGAAGCATTGCAAACATTTCTGTTCTCTCTCCAGCAAGTGCAATATTATCTTCATCTCTTGTATAAGATTGTTTATAATATTTGTCGCTGTCCCAATCCTGCATAATAAAATACTCATCATATACCTGAGACACATAGCACCATTCAGAATCATTTCTATAAATAGAACATAATGCATTTAATGCGTATTTGATATCTTCAAAAGAAATGTCAAATAATTTATTGAATAGCTCATCTTTTGAAAAACTTTCTGTTTCAGATTCTGATGCAGTGGTATCTTCGGTTTCCTCTTCGGCAACCTCCTGAGTTTCTTCTACTTCTTCAGTGGTTTTAGTTTCTTCTTCGGAGGTTTCCTCAACTGTTTCCTCAGATTCTTCTTCTGTGGTAGTCACTTCCTCTTCAGACTCTTCTGTTTCAGTTACTTCCTCAGTTTCAGTAACTTCCTCTTCAAAGTGTTTCTTATTCAATTCGGTTCCTCCTTTCGTAGTTTTTTCTTTTATTTCAAAACTCTCAAGAATACTTGTTAATTTCTCAAGAGTCTCTACCAATTTATCATTTGAAAATGTTTCAATTGCATTTTTATCAACTGCAAAATCTTCAATCTTAAAATTGCTTCCAGCCATTCCAGGGTTAACATCCTTAGAAAGCAGTGTCAGACCTGATACATAAAAATCATCAAGTACTAAAGTGCCATTCTTGGCATTAAAGCTTAATTCTCTGATGCTTAATTCAATGGAACAATCTACAGTTCCACGTCTGTTTAAAATATCAATTGCGTCTTGACAGTATTCGTCATACAAATACCCATGCAGTACGGCACGATTTACCTTTGCCTTTTCATCATATTCAATGGACGTTTTATTTCCATCGATTACACCGATTGGCTGTTCTTCATAAACAACTTTGTCATTTCCGTCTTTGTCTGAAGTTACATAATAATCATGTGATCCGAAATCAAGTTCATTATCTGAATTTGTTGTTATGTGAGCTAAAATAGGTCTGAAATTTGCCGATGGGACGTTTTCATTAAATGATTCTTCTGATATTTCCGACATGTTAAGATTTACATGGTCATGAAATGCTCTGCTTACAAAAGGAGTAAGTCCTTCTTTGTGTTTATCTTCATTTTCACTTTCCTTTTCAAAATTACCGTTCATACGAACCATCAATTCTTTTCCAGATTCATCACTACTAAAATGTGAAAAATTGTTTTTTAAACAAAAAGAATATAGTTCGTCAACAGACATAATTTTTCTTTTTTTTCTTCTAGGCATTATTTAGCGATTCCTCCTTTCCTTAAATATTAGGTATAAAAAATACCACTCAAGAAATAGAAGAGTGGCTAAAAAGTAAGTATATTGCTATACTGTATTTTTGATTTATCTATATTTGAAAACTGAAGTTTGTCAGTATTCAAAAATATATACATTCCATTCAATTCACTTACTACTTGAAATCCAAGTTTCTTTAAGTTTTCAGAGGTAGTAGTGTCTGTTGTTTTTAAAAACTTTTCTTTCATATGACCACCTCATTATTTTCTGTCTCTCGTTTTAGCTCCATCGTCACTTATTTCTGAATCAGAAACCTCTGGTCTGCCACCTTCGTCACTTGCGTTGGATACTGTATTTGCTGATACGAGTGGAACAAATTTATTCTTTAAATCTAATACATCATTGGCTAAGAAAGTCATCGAAAGGGTATCAAGTTCACTAATCCCATTTAATGCATTTATTAATATCATTTTAGAACTATCATATTGCAGATCTTTTTGCATGGCTTCTCTAAGAGTATCTTTTGTATAAGAAGACACTTCAAAAAATTTAACCTTCGCCGCATTTTTGACTTGGTATGATAGCATTCTATTTACCCATCCTTGAATCTGACCTAAAAGTGCAGAAATTGCTAATTCAGTATCTGCCTTTGTAGCAGCTCGAAATGCTTCAGCACCAGAAATACTAGAAGAATTAAGTATTTGCGCTCCACCAGAAGTATTCAACACTTCTTTTGTGGCTTTTTGTACCTTCGTCGTGTCTGTTGTTTGATCATCAGAAAAAGATATTGTATTAAGTGGCAATGGACTTATCACAGAACCAATATAAGGTGGAAGGCTATCAACCAATTTATTATAATAATCTACGGCAAAATCAATGTTTACAGCCCATTGATCTGGTTCATCAGCACCAGATAATGTCGGTATAGTAGCTGTAATTAATTTATAAATTTGTTGTTCATCCGCAACAGCTTGTACATCACCAAGATTTAAAAGACCAATTAAATCAATAAATAATCCACTGTAAATTGGAACAATAGTTTCCCATGTCTCAACTCTTGACTTTGTACACAAAGCATATTCATCAGGCATAGGTTGCCATTTATTTTGATTATTGCCACCGTATTTTTTATACATTGATAATAATGGATCACCAAGGTATTCAAGCACGTCTTCGAATTTTTTATATTTACTCATATCTACAGAGAAAGAATAATCGCCAGTAAAATATTTACCAGAAATTCTGCAATAATCTGGTGGAATTTTTAAAATAAACATTCCGGTTTCGTCCAGCCAACAGCATCCATAGAATACATCTTCTATAAAGTTATTAATTAATACCTGTAAGAAGTTCCCTTGTAAAGACATTCTATCTAGCCATACCAAAGTGTCATAATAATCTTTTAATATACTTTCCTTGTCGTTGTCACCAGTTGGATCATATGTAGGAACTACGTACCTTGCATTTAGGTCAAACATAGTTGCATTATACATAATTAATCTAAAATATATCTGACAACGATAAAATAAGTAACGAGATAAACCACGCAATTCATCTTCATAACTGTCTATATTTTGAAGATATTTAATTACATTTCCCTTGTTATATGAACTTATAGGAATTTGTCTTGTCGTTTTTGTAACATCACGAACTTGTTTAAATGCATTCTGCGTTTCTGCAAATCTCTTTTGCTGACGTTCAAGACTTTGCATATACAATTTTCGTTCTGCAGCTGTTGGCTGTTTTTTGCGTGTTGGAGATGTTTCCACCATCTCTTTTTTTGATTGTGTCATATTTGATGCGAACACCTCCTTTTCTATTTAGTTGTGTTTTGGATTTTTATTTAGATTGTTTTGGAAAACGAAGATATACGTTTTGGTTGATTGATTGAAAGTTTAGAGAGGAGAGATTGAGTGGACTCTTGTGGGCGTTTTTGCCTTACCTTGTCCTTACTTCTTAACTCGAAGAGACTATGAGCCATAAGAGCGAGACAGTAACTTCTATCATCATGCAAAATACTTTCAAATCCAGGAGCTAAGTCATATCTTACATTGCCATTCGAAGCTTTGTATTTATACATATGGGTAACTTCTTCTTTCATTGCATCCAATTGTTTTAATCCGACTTCCTCTTCCAATGTAAGGTTATAAACTTGCTCTTTGACTTCGCCATTTTCTTCTGATAGTATTGTAAGATTACCATGATAATCATATTCTGCGGTAAAACTTATTAAATCTTGATCAATCATCTCACATAATTGTGAATACATAATTGTTTTATATTTTGACGGTTCTCTCATTCGAATGATATCTATAGCATCAGGATATCTTTTCACATATGGAGCTGCATAATCATAATTTGCATCTATTAAACCATGATGTTCATAATCTTTTTCTCCTTTATGTCCTGATTCATAAAAATTATCAAAAAGAAGATCGCACATTTGGGTAGCTCCTCCACCAGAACCAGCGTCTATATATATACCATGTATATTTTTATAATCGGGAACGCCATATCCGTTGTATCGAACAATAATATCTTGTAACATTTTTATCTGTTCTGGAGTTGTCAATGGTTTTTTCGTTTCTTTATCAATGAGGTTTATTCCGTTTACAACATCCAATAACCATCCGCGCCGATCATCCCTATGTAATTTACCAATTAATACAAAACTATTATCGCGTTTTTTGGCTGGATCGAAGCAAATTACCATATATGAATTATCTTCATTAACCAACATAGGTGGTCTTACTACACTGTTCCTTAATACCTGTGATTTCTTGACTGCAATATCATCGCCAAGATCGGAATCGAACTTATTCATGTATTCTCTTGTTGCTTTTGTTGGATTCATTTTCATCTCAGAATCAATTTTTGCTTGAGTAAGAAGTGGTACAGGGTAAATTTTTCCATTATATGTAGCATGAAGAATAACTTCGCAATCAATATCTGCACAAAAATAATTTTTGTCTCCCGCCATGGAATGCATAGCTGCTTCTTTATATCTTTTATAAAAAACGTCATCCATCGAACCTGCAGAACTAGCACAAATAACTTGATTCGGGAAATTTGGAGGAAGTAAAGTTACGTCAACATCTCCTCCAAGGGCAAAATCACTATTTTGTGTGACAAATGGAAGAGTAGCAGCAAACATATCTTCTGACACATAGGATGCTTCATCATAAAAATTTAGTCTACTTCGACGTCCACGAGATCCATCAAAATTTGAATTTACTGTAGCCAAACTTGATCCTGAATAAAGCTTAAATGAATAAGATGCTGGATCATGCCGGAACCCTTCAGAATTTGCACTTTTAACAAGTTCATTAAGAAAAACATCTGTTAAACCCGTAAATGAAGCAATTTCTTTTTTGGCAATTGATTCAATCTTTTTCATCATACCAATACTTTGTGAACCAGTTGAACTTAAAATATATGCTTCAAATTTAGGCAATAACATTGTCTTTGCCATAAGAAATGGGCTACCTAATGTTGTTTTTCCAGCATTACGACTCATACACCATACAACGTTTGGGGTTATCCACGACATCATAAATACGTATTTTTGATAATCAAGAAATTCTATCCCAAAGAATCTTTCGCAGAATTTGACGGGATTGCGCCTCCCCCATTGAATGATTTCAGCAAATTTCTTTAATCCTTCCAATTTCAGTTCAGACATATCATAATACGTAGGTTTTGTAAAAAAAGTAAAATTCTTTGGGGTAAATTCGTTAATTTTATCCCCCATTAGGACAATATTTTTATTTTCATTCATCTTCGATTACTTGTCCCTTTTCATCAATTAATCCTTTTTCTAAAAGAAAATCTTTTAAATCTCTATTTTCTTTTTTTAATAACCTACTAAATTCAACGGCGTTATCCCGTTCTTTTTGCAAATTAAAAAGTAGTTCTTTTTGATGAACTACTTCTTTTTCCCAATCATTCTCGTCTGGATTCAATTGTCTTAATTGGTTCTGATGATTTCTAGTCATAATATCTTCGATCGCCAAATTTGTTTCATAATCAAAAGTATTAACTTCTGAACCATTTAGATTCATTTCCTGAAGTTCCTTTATAATACCTGTCAATGTTCCAGCACCTTTACTTTTTCTGTTATTATTATTCTCTGAGATCCCATTATCTTTTGCTAGAGCAAGTGCAGAATTAATCATTTTTTGTTTTGTGTCAGCAAGAGATTTAATTGTGGAAATAACGCCTGGATTGCTACCTAGCTGCTTTTTATATTGTGAAATTGCATCGTTAATTGTCTTGACATCTTTAAAACTTTGCACTATCTCTATAACTGCTTCAAGTTTTAACCCATCATCTTTTACTGATTCATCAAAATATCCTACAAGTTTGGAATATAAAAGAGGTTTTTCTTCTTCTGGTTCATTTTCAAATGGATCATAACCTAAAAAACGAAGAACTGTACGTTTGTTTATTTTGTACATTTCAACAACATCTTCAGACAATTCCTCTTTTGTATTTTGCTTTTTCTCTTCGTCAGCATAAACAATTTTTTCTTTAAACATATCAGAATCCATATAACCTTGCCCGTTATAGTTAACCATACTTATATTTTTAATATAAGCATTCCAGGCGTTGCTTTTCCCTTTTCCTGTTACTAAATTTTCAGACTCTTGTATACTTGAATTCCACAATGACTCAATAAAAGGTTTATTTAAATAATATAGTGCTTTTTGTGCGGATTCTTTAGTTGGGTCATGCTCAATTCCATTTTTATCCACACGCAATGCAATTTTCCTTGCACAGTCACGGCATATTCTACTAAAACTATCCCCGCCAAGAATTGGGTCTGTGTCCATATAAAATCCGATTTTTACATCCTTATGCTTCCTACACATCGGACATTGTGCTGTTTTGTTATAGTTATCTAATTTATTTTGTAATTCAACAACTTTTTCTCTTGCTTGAGCAGCCGTTAATTTCGGTGCAGTTGCTTTTGTAGCCAATTAACAGCCACCTCCTTTTATTTCAATAAATTAAGCACTTTCCGCAAGAACTGACAAAGTGCTTTCTAAATATTCTACATATTCATAATTTATATTTATTTTCAAATTATTTTCCGTGAACCAAGTATCAAATTCTCCAGTATCGATTCTGTATAAAAAATCCAAAAAGTCAAATGGAGAGAATTTTGTATATCCATAATTGTCATGGAATAATTTATGTACCTCTTTGTTTATACATGCTCCATACCCATATAACATATGCAAATCTTTTAATGTTAATCTTAATTCATCGAAATCTTCTTTGTTATAATCACATACTTGCTGTTTTACTTCTATTCCTGTTATTTTAAAAACTTCATCAACGATATCTCTAAATGCTGTTGTATGATGTACATTATCAAATTCACTGCCAGTTATAACACATTTATAATTACAAAATCCCATTGAATCATTGAACCAACTTTTTGTATCAGATCTTAACTCGACATAAGTAGAATTAATTCCACCTTTCCAACGACCATTTTCTTCGCCAACTAATGGATTTAAATGTCTTGGATTTTTATCTCCAGCCCATTTTCCCTTTTGCCTTTCGCTTATCATTTTGCATTGTTCTGGGCTACGTCTTTTACCTTTCCACCATCCATTATGAGTCTTAAAATATTCTCTTTTTGTTTCAGAAATTTTCTTTCTGGATTCTTCAGATAATGCTCGCCCTTTCAACTTTTCACTATTTTTTATACTTCTAGACAAATTAGCTCTAACTTGTGCATCGTAATTCTTGCCTTGCAGACCAAGAAGCGCTGCATGACATTCTATAGATCTAACGGTTCTATTTGGCAAAAATAAATTATGCAATTCTTCGCCAGTAAAATCTTTATATTTTTCTAACAATACATTATTTTCTTCATCCGTCCATTTTTCGGAAACTGTATAATTGGGATCAAGAAAACCAGATTCCTTTTTGCTGCATTCTCTACATACATTTCTTAAACCATCAATACAAGATAGATCGATAGGAAAATATAATTTATTATTTGGTAAATCTCTATTGCATTTTTTACAATGTCGTGTCCCTGAATAAAATAAATCTTTATTTTTATTTTTCTCAATAATCTTCAGGCGCTTTTCTTTACTAATTATTTTTTGACATTCTTTACATAAAGCATTTAATCGTCCAAGTTTTTTATTTGCATAAGAAAAGAATTTATTTGTATTCGGGAATTCTTTTCCACATTTTGTACAAATTCTTGTTTTTGATTCAATACTTGTTCCATGAGTATATCCCATTTTTATTTCTCGCTTTCCACTCGCATAACAATTAAAAAAGAGTAGGAGAGTAGTGCGAGTGTCTACTATGCCAAAGCTCATGACTTCTCTGGTTTCCTACTCCAAAAAATTAATCACGCTCCACTGACAGAGCAATAAGCACCAAACTGCTTATGATTACTTATTCTCCAATGAATTTAAAGAGAATAAAAATATAAAACATGAAACAAAATAAAGAAAGGTGATTTAAATGTGTAAAACTATAACCACACCAGATGGAAAAATATTGGAACCAGTAGCTCTATCTAAAAATCTCCAAAAACTACAGGAATTTGCTGAAAAACTAATATCAGATGCAAGCTATCAGCAAATGCTGAACAATAATGCCAGCATGAATATATTTGATTACATGCCAAAATTCCAATCTCCAGAAGAACGTTTAAAATTCCTTACTGACAAAATGGATTCTATGCAATCTGAGCTTGAAAGTCAGACAGAAGCTATGAGAAAAATTCAGTACGAAAACATGAAATTGAATGCACAAATTGAAATACAAAACAAAACGATTGATTCAAATTTAGAAGAATTGAATACTTTAAGAAATGTAAATGCAGAATTAAAAGCGGTGAATAAAAACCTTGAAAATAGTAATAGACACTATTGGAGAAATACCGCAATTGTTTCATTTGTAGTTGCTTTAATATTTTATTTATTAGGATTCATAACGCCTTAAAACAATAGAATCCGAAGTAGAATACCAGTGCATCCACCAAGAATTCCACCAAACAATGCAGGATTGATCCTGTAAATTCCGGTCATACCTTTCATATGTATGTCTCCTTTTTACAAAAAATAATACCGGCAGCGAGACTCGAACTCGCACTGCTCATAGCAATCTGGGCTTAAACCAGATGTGTCTACCAATTCCACCATACCGGCATACGGAGGCACTGCCTCCATTCACTAATTATATACGGAGCCTGTAGGATTCGAACCCACGCGCCGTTGTTAACGGCCTGTCAGTTTTCAGGACTGATCTCTTCATCCAACTTGAGTAAAGCTCCAAAACAAAAATGAGCAGAGTAGGAGTCGAACCTACGGTGTTTCTAATGTGGTGGGGTTACGGCCCACTGCTATCGCCACTAAGCACATCTGCCCATACAAAAATGGAGAGTAGATTGCTCCACTCTCCATAATAAAAATCATATCAAATTATTTCACAAAAAATTATAAATTATCTACGACGTTATTCCAATACTGTAGACGAGCTTTAACACCAGCAGAAGCAGTAGTACCAGATTGTACAAGTTGTTTATATGCTTCGTTAGAATCATAATTCTCAACAAACTCATTTACTGCAGCTTCGAATTTTCTAAAATCTTTTCCGTCTTTAATACATTTATAACCGCCATACAGGATCATTGGAATAGAAGTAGATTTTACCTTGATTACTTCATCTCCTGTATTGAAAGTATCTAATACATCTGTTAATATACTGATATCAGTAGCATTGATATTTTCATCATACCAAACAACAAAACTGTCGATATCTTTCGCTCTAAATGATGTAAAATCATTTTCTTCATTTGTATTAATCAGCATAAGGGTTTCGCGGATCAGATCACGCTGAACATCTTTCTTATATTGTGCATCAGTAAGGACTTTCTCAAAGAACTCATGATCTGCAAAATTAAAGATAACATCACTTACTTTTTCACTCTCGATTGCTGTACGTTTTTGAGTATTGTTCAATGGTTTACCATTGTTCTGACGAGTAAACATTTCTCGAATATCTTCTCCAGTACAATCAGTAAACACATAGATTGTCATCTCATAATCATTCAGCTTATCTTGTACGGCTTCATCGAGCTGTGCATATTTTTTACCAGCAATTTCATATACCTCGCCATCAACTGTAACTGGTTTTAAATTTTTAGCCAATCTAAAACCATCTTTCTTAAAAAAGTCTCTTACTGTGGTAGCGCGCTGAACGCCATCAAAAATTCTTCTTACATCGTCAGATCCGACTTCGCATCTAATTGGATCGATTGGATACGGACGAAGCATAGAGTCAATCAGTAAACTTTTCTGACGATTGCCCCACTGATTTTCCTGGCGTTGAAACTTGTGTTTCATACTGTATTTTTCTTTTGCGATATCTTTAGTAAAGTTCTTTGCACTCTGTCTTTTTACTACATAGTCCATACAAAATTACCTCCTGTATTTGATAATTTCACATTATCACAATAGGAAAATTTTGTAAAGGTACAGCACGTTCTTTTTATAAATATTTTTGCGATTTTTTGTATTTTTTGACGTCGCACATTTTCTCAGGTTTGTGCCAATACCGATTCCTAGACGTCTGTCGGAGATTGCAGTTTACGTGTTGCTACACGATCTATCTATAGATTGTCCATATATTATGGTTGACAGATTTTTCCTGTTGACATATAATCTACATGTAGGAATTCACCCAGGCGTTCATTTACGGCTGGATACAATGCCAAGGATTTTTTCAGAGTCGCGTCGAAGCAGTGATGCTTCGTTATATAGATACCCTTGCTACGAAAGGAGGGTGATGCGATATAGATACGTTTCTAAGATTTTTTAAAGATACATACACAATTGTGAATGATAGTAATTTACTATCTACAATTGTTGCCGGGACAGTTCTAATGTTTTTACAGAATATTGTCCCAACGAAAAAAGACCGCTAATTAAGCGATCCTTTTCCTGACTATCAATCAGCCGATACCCCTTCGGCTCTGAGAAATCCACTTGGGTGAATGTCCCAATTCTATATTCAATTTATCGGAAGCCACTTGATTAGCAAGTGGTTATTTTATTTATTTAAATAATTATGTATACTACTAGATCACTCTACATTGTTTTACTTCTATTTACTTTGTCTTACTTACAAATGTAATATACCCTAATTTTTGAAGAATGTCAAGTCAAGCCTTGACAAATGACAAATTTGTAGTAGAATAACACAGCTGTCAATATAAGCAACATCTAATTATTCTCTTGCATTTTTACTTCTTTTTCGATTTCCTGCTGCTTGAATTTTAATAATTTTAGTTTGTCTCTAAGCTCTGATTTAGAAACTGGTTTTAAATATGCAGCTTGAGTGGTTGCGCTTGACTTGTGATTAGCCCATTGTGATGCAAGATTAAGATCACCAGTGTCTTCATATATTTTATTAATCGCTGTTTTTCTCATGCAGTGAGGATGAAAATCCTCTATTCCAATAATTTCTCCGAATTTATGCATTCGATCAGTAATCATACTTCTTGTCCATGGCTTCCATTCATCTTTATACTTATGTATAAATAAGGCATCACATTCAAGATGATCATAATCGTCCTTTCGCATAGACAACCATGTTTCGATCATATCTCGACATGTATCATCAAATGACACTTCGACTCTATAACCTTCCTTTTCTCTAATTCCTTCAAATACCATATTGTCAAGATCAAGAGAAGAAATTGTTAATCTTTCCAATGCTCCTAACCGGTTAGCGGAAAATAAAGAAACTTCAAATAATAATTGATCTTGTATGCTCCATTTATTATTCTCCGTTTGATATAAATCATTTCTGATCTGATTGATTTGCTCATCAGAAAGAAAATAATGATTTAAAATCTGTTCCTCGTTTGCCTTTTTCATGCGATCAAGTTTTCCATCAAATGGGTGATATTTAACAAAACCACGTTTCATTGACCAAATATAAAAAGAACTTACTGCAGATACTTTCATATTAATAATTTTTTTATGGTTTTGTAATACTTCTTGACAAAATAGCATGTATCCTTCCATTATATCTACGGCATTTTCCATAAAATCATCAGAATACAAATCAAGCTCGCCATAGTTTTCGCCAAGCCATATAAGAAAATGTCGGAATAAAGCTTCATATCTCTTGTATGTCGTATCTTTTACATCTTTATTTTTAATAATATTGGACTGTAAATATTTTTTATATTTCTTCCAATTTTCTTCATAAATATATTTCTCTTTGTCAGGAGTGAAATATTTCACTCTTGTAATTTTTTCTTTTGACAATATTTCTCTCCTTTCTTGTCTGCGTAAAATAGAATGGGAGAGGTAGGTAACTCTACTCTATTGGCTCATGACTTCCAATAGTCCCATTCCATTAATTCTCTCGACCAGCTATGACACCGATCGAGAGATCTCTATATCTTATTCTCCGTCACAAATAGCACATTATTATGCTGCAGTAATATTCTTTACCCACTGATCATAATTTTCGATGATCCATTTTCTACCTTTTTCAGTCCATTTCAGACATGGAGCAGCATTCTTTGCAGTATAACTCTGATAATCTGCATATCCTTCTATAATTAGCCATTCATATTCAGCATATGGACACCATGTTCCAGATTGATTCTTAAAAATAATATGATTAAGATTCATAATCTCATTAAGTTTTTGAGCACTTCTATAACCAAGATCCTTTGCTACAACTGTAGTAGTAATCAATCCTTTCTTATTAAGGACCGCATCATGATATTCTACTTTTGGCTGTTGTTCCTCGATTTGATGCTTTAAGTCAGAAATGGTTTTATCAGCAAACTTTAAAGCACGAGCCATTACCTGCTCTGGTGTGTTCCATGCATTTTCTAATTCAATTAAACGCTGACGAACTTGTTTTGCTTTTTCCGTCTTCTGAACCATACAGATATGTTTTGCCATATCTATAGAAAGGTCATAATCTTCAACTTCACGTTCAACAGTACGTTTGCCTTCTTTTTGAACCCGTACTTTTTGGTACGGGTTGGAATAATCAATTCCAATTTCAAACCCAAATTGTAACTGCCTCGCAAACCACTTACTAAATCTTTCTTTTCCTTCGTTTACTGCATCGAACAAATCTCTTGCAGATACTGTTTGTTTATCATAGTCAAATTTAATAATATCACTCATATACTTTTTCCACTTTCTCGCACTATGGCAGCGTTCGCCATTTTTAATATTTATAGTTATTTGCCGATAACTTCCGTCGTTATCTTATGTGAGATGACTGCGGCAACAATCATCTCGTAAAGCGAGAAAGATCTCATGAATGAGAGGTGTAATCACCTCACATAAAATAACGAATCATAAATATTGGTATGAAAGATAGAAACCAGGTTATCCACCCGTCTCTAATCATTTATTCTCTGCGCTCGTTTGCAGAAAATTGCAAACAGGAAGCCAGGGATTCGAACCCTGATTAACAGTTTTGGAGACTGCCGTGTTGCCAATTACACTAACGACCTGTAGTTGAGTGCGTAAGCTGCAGTCTTACACACTCAACAAAATTATAAATAAAAACTTTTCAAAATCTCAGATAAACGATCCTTATCAACATGTTCAGATGACCAATATGAAATAGAACTATATCCATTCTTATCATGCTTGCTACATGTAAATCCCTGTCCATCATCAGAGAAATCTACATCCATAGAATCGTCATGACAATTCAACTCCTGATCAGAGTCACCACTAGATTCTTCTTCCGTGATTTCAAATTCATATTTCATATCCGACTCAAAATATTTAACGCATTTAGAATTTGCATTTTCATCAAAAAATACAAATTTTGGAGATAGTATACAATATCTTCCGTCCAATTTTAGCTTCTCGCAAAATATTTCATCACACACAATACTGATAACATATTCGTCTTCATAGTTATCCCACTCAGGATCTGCTAACTCAACAAATTTTAGATCATAATCGTAAAATACCAATTCTCTCAAAATTTCTTTTGCATGATCATATTTAGCAACAAAACTTACGTTTCGATCACAATCATGTAGTAGCTCATAAGTCTCGACAACTACTTCGACTAATTCTTCGATACTTTTGCATTTTAGTGTATGCATATAATCACCACCGATCTATTAGAGAACAGCCTCTTTAAGAGCAGTAGCTGCCTTGAATTTCGGTGCTTTATAAGCAGCAACCATAATTGGTTCACCAGTCTGAGGATTACGTCTCTTAGATTCTGCCTTTTCTACAACCTTGAATTTTCCAAATCCTGCGATATTTACAGACTCTCCCTTAGCCATTGCATCTTTAATAGTAGCGAAAACGGCATCTACATATTTTGCTGCATCTTTCTGGGTTACTTCTAGGTTTGCTGCTACGGTTTTAATAATATCTTGTTTGTTCATTTTAATATTCTCCTTTTGTTCAAATAAATTTTGCACTTATGAAGTGCTTGTCTAATTTTTTATAATATGTTATTCTCTATAAGTACGGAGCATCTTCCGTATTCTTGGTCATCGGCTTTTCCCGAGTTTTGTACATTTGTTGTATAACAACGGAAAGGCAGGTGAAGTAACATGGCTATGTCATATTCGATATTAACGCCAGTTCACGTTAATACTTATTGGCGTTTCCGTCTAAATAGATGGGAATTTGTCTGTGAGCATTGGCGTTCGCTACCTCGACCACGATAAAAACCGAGGAGCGCACCACGCAACGTCCAGATGGATCAGGCTCTCTGATAAGAGTTCTTGTATTCAATTCTAGATAGCCGACGACCTTCTTTATATGTAAGTACAGACGTATCTGTACTTATTTTTAGTTTAATTCAACAGGATAAAAAGCCTGTACCCCTTTATCTGTACAAATACATACCATCTGAGATGGTTTTCCTGTTAATCTTTTTTCCACAGTGTGCTGATCTCCACATCCAGCTAAAGATCCACCTCGAATCATTTTTACTCCATTCACTTCATCAAGAGCACACGTATGTAAATGTCCATATAACACAGCGTATGGAATGTATCCAATCGCCAGACACAAATTTTGTACACCAGATTTCCCAAATGGATCAAAATCACCATGCACACCAACATATGTTTTCCCACGGATAGATATATCAACAATTCCCGAATCGAGATTTCTTGTCAAAATATGAAAATTATTGATATGCTGTAAAGATAAATCAACTGCCCAACTAATCAAATCATCTAACCGTTCGTCATGAATTGCATCTTCTTTTCTATCAATTCTTGTATGGTTTCCAGACACGTTTGTCATGAATACGACTTTAAAATATTTGGTCAACTCATAACAAAATGAAGAGATGAGTTCCGTTGCAATTTTAATCTGTTCAATTACATTTTCACGATTAGTTACTTGGATTGTTTTATGAATATTTCCTGATATGAGATCTCCTTGTAGAGATACATAACACCTTTCAGAATTATGTAGTTTTTGGATAGAAATGATGTTATCTAATAATTGTTGCATTCTGTCTTTAGCAATATCAGTATTATATTCTCCAAAGAATGAATGAAATGTCTGACCGATATGTAAATCACTTAAAATTACAAGCATATCATTATCAGATGATATAGAAACGTCATTATGTTTAGAAAAATTTACTTTTCCAAGATCGCTCAATTGTTTTTCTAATAGATCTAATTTTTGCTCAATTCTAGCATCAATATAATTTTGCTTTTGCCAAGCGTTTCTTTCGTCTCTAAATTGAATTTTTAATCGCTCTAATTCTCTTTGTGCAAACCGAATATCTTGCAGCTGTTGATCAGAAGCAACAAATTTGTCACGATTTGCATTCAGCATTCTATCAAATGTCGCTTTATCCTTCCGGAATTTGGATTCTCCGTAATTTGTACCAAGTAACTCATTAAGTACATCAGCTACATCGTTCCAGGAACCAATCAAGTCCTTATCATTTGTCACTCTATAGATGAGTTGATCATCTGTTTCGCCAGGTAATCTTTTATAGGAAGTAATAGTAAGTCACTCCCTTCTTACTCAACATCAACTGGCTCATCCAGCTCTTCTTCGTCCTTTGTCTCTACGCTTAAAGTAATTGCAGCTTGATCGTAACCAGATAGAAGAGTACGTATGGATTTTGATTCACCATCAATCTCGATTGTCATATGAGAAAGATCTAAAATACCTGTAGCTTTCATATTTTTCTTTGTTGTAAGTTTATAAGTAAAACTTGCCATATCGTATAATTCTCCTTTTAATCCTAAAAATTTGTATAAAAATAGAAGAGTATTGAACTCTTCCTTAAATGATTTCGTCTAAACTTGTAATAATTTTATCTGCAACACCATATTTAATAGCTTCTTTCGCAGATAAATACCAGTCATTTTCAAAGTTTTCATTAAAGACATCTTCTGGAATTTTTGTCCTAGATAAAACAAAGTCTCCAAGTTCTTCGATTTGTCGTTGATAATTTAAAATTGCTGCGACTACATCATTGTATGTTCCAGCAAATTGACCAGCTCCCTTATGGATGAGGAATTCTGCCGTTGGAAATGTAAAACGCTCATGACATGCTAAATAAATAAAGCATCCACTTGATGCAGCCATACCAACATTGATTCCAATAACTTTTGTTTGACTTAGTTGAATTGTATCAACCAAACAGTTATTTACCTCTAAATCGCCACCAGGACTAAAGAAGATTACTTTAATTGGCTTACGTTCTTCTGCTGGAATATTATTTTTCTTATCTTCTGAATTCCACTGCATAATCATCTTTGCATATTCCAAAGTCATGGTTGTAATTTCATCATCAATCCAAATAATTCTATCATCGTAATTTTTATAAAATTGTAATAGCGTAGGATCTGGCAACTGTAAATTTTCTACATTACTTGGAATTGCAATGTCTAAATATGTTGTTTCTAATTTTTGCTTGAGTTCCTTTTTCTCCATTGGCAATATGCCTCGTGCTTTCATAATATTTCCTATAAAAGGATTTTATAATTTAATTTTCGTTCCTTTATTTGTGATAATAACTCTTGTTGTTTTAAGTGCATCAGAAATTGCGATTTCCAAATCTTCTTTAAATTCAAATCGAGCTTGCTGATCACCATGTACCAAATAAATCTTTTCTGCGTTAATTCCCTTATAATAATTTAAAAGATCATTTCGTTGCATATGACTTGAATACGAATGCAAATCTACAAGCTGACACTTATTCTTATACGGTTTTCCGTTAATATTTATTGTTTTTTGCTCTCGTCCATTCTTTATCTTTCCAGCTAAAGTATCGCCTCCAGCGAATCCGACAAACAAAATACAATCATTTTCTTTTGGCAAAATATCTTGAACCCATTTAACTGAACGACCTGCACACAACATACCAGAGCTAGCTAAAATAACTTTTGCAGATTTATCAGTAATGGCTGCCTTACTGTCTTCTGGAGTAATTATTCTTCGCAAATTTTTCCATTGCATCATTTCATCAAATTTTTCTTTTCTGTCACCTTCGAGTATAGAAGAGTAGCAATCAAGAAGACGATTTGATAATGGGCTGTCTAATATAATTGGAATGTTAAAAGATGGATCATGTCCAAAGAGCTGATATAATTCCCAAATAATAAATGGGAATCTATCCAAAGAAAATGTAGGAATAAGAACACGATGATGATTATCTACACAATATTGATCAATAACCGTTTTCATTTTTTGACGGTCTAATTCAATATCTTTCTTTTTCATAGAGCCTTTTCGTCTTCCGTAAGTGCATTCTCCAATAACAATTTGTGCAGAATTTACTCTTTGAAATGGTTCTACAAAAACTTTTCTGTCTTCGATCATTGTATTACCAAGATCAGATGTAAACAAAATTTTTCTAGTATGAGATCCGCTATTGATAAATAATTCTGTTTGACATGAACAAAGAATATGTCCAGCAGGAGTATAGCGAATAGCTATATTTTCGTTTAAGTTGAAAATTTCTCCACAATCATATTCTTCAATATGTTTTAAAGCAATTTCTACTTCATGTTCAGTATATAATGGAGTATAACTATGATCACCTTTATAATTTAAAGAGTCTACATCTCTTTGATTAATCCAGGCGCAATCTAACCACATTTCACGAAGAATAGAGGAGCTATGTTTTGGGACTATAATTCTTGCTTTAGTATTTCCTCTTGCAAAAAGCATAGGAATAAGACCAATGTGATCACAATGATTATGTCCAACGATAACCATATCTACAGTTTTGCTTTTGATTTTATTAAACAATGCACAATTGGCTTTGTAATTTTCTAAGACTGTATTATTATCCTGAATCATTCCCAATTCAAACAGAATTGTATGATCATAACAATCTATTTTTGTACAACTTCCAGTTACTCCTTCAGCATTGCCTCCAATAACCTCAAGAGCAATCTCTTTCTTTTTCTTAGCGATGGCTCCAAACCACCTTTCTCATTAAATTTCGCATTAGCGATGATATAATTTTTTTCTATAATTTTCGAGAAGTCTCATATTATGAGGAGTCTCACACAAATAAAATTTTTTACGTTTATGACATGATTCCGAATGGGATACGCCGCCTTCCGCATAAGGAACTCCATGCTTTACTAAATATTCTTTTTCTTGTTTAGTAATGAGTACTATATTAATACACACCTTTCGTTTTAAATTTCTTTGCATTTACCACAAAGATAAATAGTTGGGGTGGTAGGACTCGAACCCACGACCGTTCGGATATAAGCCGAATGCTCTCACCAACTGAGCTACACCGCAATAATGCTACATAAGTAGCAAAATAAGTACGCTGAGATTAAACGTATCTTCGGAAACCTTTACCGACATTATTTTTTCTTCGGTTATCCACTATATGTTGCTTGCGCACACATATAGTATCTTCCACAACCGCCTTTTGAGAAGGGGCTTATCTTCTTTACTGTATGACTACTCAAGTTTCATCGTTCCATTAACACTGCCGTGCTATAAATCTCCGCTAAGAGAACTGTGCAGAATCCGCTTAACACATCCAGATATTGCGTATCTTTCAGTGTGTGTATTACCTCAAAAGAGATTACACATTTTGGCTGCTTACACCATACAGAGGTACAGACTTTCGCTTGTATAATTTGTTTACCTTTTGCATTAAACCAATTTTTATATTCTTCCTGAACATACTAATTAATAGAAACGAAATTGAATACAGAAGACGCGCTGCACCAGATGTTTCATTATCTTTTGGATAACAAAATCCATCACGCCTTCGTAGCTTTCGGTTATAATCCCTACTCGCATCCTGCATAAGCTAATTTGGCATCTCTACCAATTCACTTACCCAAATGGACATCGCACTTGTCTAATAAGGACTCGCACCATATATCCTCCTAATTCCCCATCATATCTTCATAGGTTCGCGTGAGCTATTCTGTTGCGCAGAAAAATGATTCTCAGCGGTTGCCCCTGAATCACCTTGTTGCTCCCTATTTCCTGACACTATTTCCGCATAGGATTTACTCGTTTTACCGACGCGAAACAGCACCTTTTGAGTGCCTGGGATGTTAGTTTTGCATAGATTGACCAATTTTCATGGCGACGAGTTGTAAATTCGCCTTTAATACGCTCACACGCATCTATCTGTGCTATGCCACGAGTTGCGGGACTACGAGTCGAACGTAGCTTTAGAGAATATGAATCTCTCGTGGAACCGATCCAGCATATCCCGCGATAATACTGGCAAACTATTATATCTGCCAGTAAAAAAATAAAACATAAAAGAAAGAGGAGATAATTATGAAATTAACATAAAGAATTAACCTTTTGAAAGGGCGGCAGAGAGTAACCGCCCATTGAATAGACTACAGGTTTTGTTTCTTCCGGTATAGCCAGAAATAAAAAATGATTATTTATTCCCTTCAAAGAAAAACAATTTTTTTTGAAAAAGAGACAAAAATCCAAACAAAATTAGGCGTTTTTCATACTGTCAGCTTCGAACATTTTATGGTTTCTCAATTTCTTCATGCGATCTTTTGCTTTTTCTCGATCAATTTCTTCGGCACACTTACTACAATAAATCCTATTTGGTGCAGTCATTTTAACTCTTTTTCCACATGATGGATTTGCACATTGTCTATATCCTTTTTTAAAGTTACCGATATATTGATTCCCTAAATTAGAAAATTCTTTTATCTTATATACCACATTATCAGATTCAGCTAAATTAACTCTAATATTCAGGTTATCTATTTGTTTACCAAAATAAATATAACCATTTTTATATAAGTCATGAAGCAGTTCGTTTTTTTTATCCGACGTAAGAGTAATATTTGCCAATTTAAAAATTTCAGACAATCCTCTAAGATCCTTTTTATTAATCCATCCATCAGAATCCATATAACGAGCTACGGCATATAAAGTAAACATAAATTTCTTTTGTCTGTCATTAGGAAGTGAGTTAATAAGATCAATTTCTTCTTGATAAATTGGAACATATTTTAATTCTCTGAATTGTTTGTCTTTTCCGTTAATTTCTTCCTTTTGCTTTGACTTTTTATCTTTCTCGCTATCATAAAAAATATCACATACATTCTCAATTTTGTGAATCCATTTATACTCCTGATAGCCATAAATCATCATATCGGAAATCTTATTTGTAACGATTTCAACTAACTGTTTTTTTTCTATATTTTCATTGTTAATATAATAATATTTTGCTGTTAAAACAATCAAATAGCCAATAGATAGATCTTCTGGTTTCTTCTTTGAAGCCAGAACAGATCTAATATAATCCTTCTCATTCAGTATATACATTTTCATTCTCCATTTCTTCCAAACGTTTAATAAGCAAGTCACCAATACAGTCCCAACAAAACTGTCGATTCCCCTTATAACCATAGGTAATATCAAGGATAATATTCATACGCTCTTCATCGTTTGGGCAAAGTTCAATAGCCTCTTGCCTAAATTTTTCGCATAAATATTTTCTGTTATTATTTGATTGTTCTTTGTCGGAAGATCTGTTTGCTTTATACTCCTTAATACATTCACGATACTCTTGTTCAAGATCATGTAAAGCTTTTCGATGTTCTTCTGTGCATCGACGTTTAACTTTTAAACGATTGTAATCAAAAGTAGAATCATGATGTAATTGTGATTTATATCCGTCTAATTGACTTTCAACATACCAGCAGATTTTATTCATTGCACAAGCTCCAATGCCAACCGGCATTTTATACTCATACCAAAATAAAAAATCCTTTTGTTCGTCAGTTAAATTATCCTTTTTACTATATAAATCTTGAATACTGCAATCATATAATGCAGCACATTTTATCTCGCTTTCCTTGATATAATTCTTATACTTACGTTTAATCTCATCATAAATATAGATCATAAAATACGGTTTTCGATAAGCACAAATTGATTGTAAATAATGATTATCTTTGCAAGCACCAAGATTATACCAATATTTTGCCATTGGCTTTGCAATAATTCCTTTGATTTTATCCAATTCATCCTGTTGGTGAAGCTGTCCACATTCAATACGATATAATAAATCATTATATTCATTAGACCCCTCTTTAAATCGAGATAACACTTCAATCATAGAAGTTACACGATTTGTAATCTGACCAACCTGATTTCCCATGCCGTTTTTATTTGTTTTTTTTACTTCTTTTTCATTAATAATAATCTTATTGGCTTTTCTTTGAACACATTCAATTGCTAATAATTTTCTAAAACAACGAAGTAAGACTTTATTATTGGTTGAATATAAAAGATCGCCATCCCAGTCGCAACCGTTTTCCGCCACACAAAAAGAATCCCATGCATTGATAATCATAATAGTATCCATATACTGATACCAATACAAACATTCTTCGTTTGAAATTACATTGCATTTTCGAATATTATTGTGAGAAGTCATTGGACTTCGAAAGATAACTACAGAATCTACAGATTTGTCAATCCAGAATTTTGAGTAGCATTGATCAGCTTTTAATAAGCCAGTTATTTCTAGGCCACAAATTGATTGCATTAACGCAAACGGATCACCACTAGCAATTTGATAATTACCATTTACAATTAATTTACCAATTTTCGCATCGTTTATTTTCTTTTTAATATATCTATGCGTTGAATCAATAATATATGGATCACCAAGCATATATTGGCTTGTATATAATGCACGTTGCCATGAATTCACGTCTGTATTTTCATTAATTCCAAGAAATTTAATGGTGGATTCGTAGTCTCCACACATAGCATCTTTTAAATGCTGAATGGTAGGATTGCACAATTCTTTAATATCATCATCAGTGAATTCATAAGACTGTAAATATTGATAATTTAATTCACGTTCTTCATCTAAGATATGAGGAGAAATTTTCGTAACTGCAAATTCATATCCACACTCTCTATATGCGGCAATATATTCGTCAATACTTTCATATGCCGACCATAATTTCAATGAAGATTCCGTGAGAATCATTTCACACTCTCGAATGTCCTGCACATTACCCCAAATATCCTCGATAAAATAATTCCCATTATTATATTTTTCGATAAACTCTATAATTGGGAAAGGGTAGAGCATACCTTTTAACCAGGCATTTCGCAAACATACACCTGCAGGAGTATAATCTAATCCAAGAGATTCAGCAACTCTTTGCATATATCCAATAGTACATAAATTAAACCCATCAGACACTGTATTTTCCATTACTTTATGTTTTTTTTCGCGAATTGGCTCACCGTCTCCAACTCCACTATCGAGAGAAATTACATCATCTTCGTATTGAGTAATGCAATCTTTCACAACTAAAATTCCATGTGGTTCGCAAATTGGCTGCGATGCAGAGCAAGTTAACGCTTTATATGCTTCGTATTTTGCTGGAACTAATGGCACTTCTTTGTTTCGCCTACATTCACATAATTCATTTAGTTTATCTATGTATTCCGAATTACAAAATAGAAGAGTGTTATTTTTCAAACCACCTGTTGTTCCAACAAAACGTCTATAATTTATACCATTTACAGTAACACCTTTTTTGTTTGTTGCTCTTGCAAAATCTGTTTTTTGATCAATAACGACTTGCATAAAAAGTTTCGAAAAATCACATTTCCATTTTGCTTTCTTCATGATTTTCTTTGCCATAATTCGAAATTGCTGACCCTCAAATAATGAAACAGATTCTTGGTATTTAAATGCTTCTTTTTTATCAATATTCAAATTCCATTTAGAATATTTTAATTTATCTGTTCCAATTTTAAAAATCTCATACTGAGGTACATTAATACCTGCCATATATCTTTTATTCCTCCAAAATCTTATATTCTCCATCGCCAACACAGACAATAATTCCATATTGATGTAGCTCTAAATTATTAAACATACCACCAACTTGAAGATAGTCTTCAGAAATGTTTTTCAATTTAATACAATGAATTTCACCATCATCTTTAATTGCACCAATCATTTTATTCTTTTCATTGATTGCAAAAACAACACAATAATTGCAATCTTGAGTATCTACAAGCTCATAACAAAAATCATAGATGTCATCATCATTTTCAAGTAAAACATTCATCTTCTCACCACATCCGCATTCACAAACTGGCGCGCATAACATGTTATATTCAGGATCTAATCCAAAATCCTTAAGTTTCAAATTTTTAAAATTCCATATAAAATCTATAATATTTGTATTAATATTCATACTAAATCCTCCTGCGTTACACATTCATAAGCAAAGCCTTCATTTGTAGTATAGTAAATGTGTTTTATGCCTAAATCCTTGATGGCAGCCATACATGACGGACATGGCCTAGACATACCATAAGGTTTATCATTTCGTTTTCGATATATATATAATTTTACTTTGGAAAAATCTATATCCAGATGTCGGATGGAATTGATACAGCTAATTTCTGCATGTATTTTAGGAAGAAGTGTTTCTTGATCAACGTCAGTATTTCTATATTTGTTATAATATTTCTGTACTGGATGTGTTTTGTTGGTATTACAACCAATGCCAATAATATTTCCCTTATATACTGCTACACAACCAATATGTACGTTTTTATAATCAGAAATATCTGCAGCCTGTCTCGCTTTAGATAAATATCTACGATCAGTTTTAGTAAACAAACTCATCCACTTCCTTTACTGTGGACTGTTTTGCTTTTAATTTTTGTGTTTGAATAATATTTCGATGACACTGTTCATCAAACTTTCTGTCTGCAATAATCTTTTCTGCGAAGTGCGATCCATGTGATAGGGTAGTAGAATTCGGATATGGAGAAAGTTCTGTAAAATGAATCAGTCCTCCAAATTTTGTGTTATCTCTCATACTTCTTGTGCAAAATCTTGTGTTCTCTTTCATAATTAATATCTCCTTTGATTTTCATAATTTTTAAATACATTTCTATCACTCCTTAGTTATAGGGATGATTAATAGTTCCTAATTTTATATTCTCTAAACATTCATCAACATTTCATCTTTTTAACGCTATCTCCAAGTTCATCAATAAACGGACTAGGAGTCATAAGATTATCATTGTATGATGCAGTAGAAGAGAGATATAATTCATTCTCTGCTCTTGTAATTCCAACATATAATAATCTGCGTTCATCATCGAGATTATCACTTTTTGCATGTGGGAGCAGTCCATCATTCAATCCAACAATGAACACGATTGGATATTCCAACCCTTTTGCTCTATGAATTGTTGAGAGATGTACTTTATCATTATTCTCCATTGCAACTTGTCTATTGATGTCATCTAAGTACAACATAAACTCGTTTAAATCAAAATACTTTTCTGCAATATTCTGAAAAGCATCCATATTTTCAATCTGTTCCGAAAATCCACCATCATCAGCCTGTTTACCCTTACTAACAAAATCATCGATTTTAAGATAGAATCTCAAATATTCAATCATCTTACCAACCGACTCGAATTTTCTGTTCTGTAGTGTATTAATAACTTCATATAATTGATCAATTCCATTTTTGAAACGCCAATTTCTGCGATCAATCGTAAACATTGCATTGTATAAAGAAGTGTTTTTCCTCGTAGCATTTTCTTTGACTTCAGCGAAAAATTTCTGGTCTAACCAACGATTTGGTTTATTATACACATACGAAAATGCTGAACTATCTCCTTCGTGCAATGCCAATTTAAGATAAGAGATCAGTAACTTAATCTCTGGTAGCTCCGTAAACATAACCCCATTAACAACGTCATATGGAATCATATTTTTAGACATGACAGTTTGCAATATTGTCAACTGGGCATTTGTCCTTGCTAGAACAGCCATATCTCTATACTCATTGTTCTCTTTTTTCTCTGTGATCTTTTTACAAATCCAAGAGGCTTCATCATATTCACTTACAAATTTTCTGTATTCAGGGAACTGATTTGTTCCTTTAGAAGCAATACTTTCTACATAATTCTTATCCTTACTGTCAGGAATATGTTGTGCTAACATATTCGCCATGCGTACAATATCTGTACTACATCTGTAATTCGTGTTTAAATGGACGATTTTCACATCAGAATAATCCTGATCAAACTGCATAATGTATTCACTTCGCCCACCACGAAAAGAATAGATTGCCTGTAAAGGATCACCCACAATCATAGTGTTTTTATTATTAATTCTTTTAAGAAGAAGAGACTGTGCCATAGACACATCCTGAAACTCATCTGATAACACGTAAAGATATTTATTCTGATAAAATTTTAAAATATCTGGGAATTTGTCAAAACACTGATTTGCCATATTCAGGAAATCATCAAATTCAATATATGACTTATCCTTTTTATAATCTTCGTACATTTTATAAATTTTTTTCATCCGATCATCAGGATACGGATCATCATCTGAATAAATCAAACTATCTGTTGACCCTAACATATTTGTCTTTTGAATTCCTAAAAATCTCAGTATTCCATTATAAGGAACATCATCTTTATTCCTACATAATCCAAGTAAATCACAGCAGATTTCTTTTAATGCTTTTTCTTTTTCCCAAGATGCAGTCCATACCTTGTATTTTCCATATCCATATGTAGAAGTAATAATTTTAAGAGCGAGAGAGTGAAAAGTTTCTACATTTACACTAGCTACTCCAAGTTTTCCTAATCTATGCTCAATGCTTTCTTTTGCCTTTTTACTGAACGTGACAGCCAAAATAGTAGTGGGATCAATTCCATGATTCTTGACCATGTTTAAAATTCTATATGTAAGTACAGATGTCTTTCCAGATCCAGCTGCAGCAATGACAACCATATTTCCGTCTATGGTGTGAATGGCTTCTTTTTGGTTTGTATTAAATTCCATTTTTATATCTCCTTTGCTAATTAATTTGAAGCGTGTATTCATCTTCAACTTTACGTTTATTAATTCTCTTCCCAAGATATTCGGTTTCATTGTTTATTGTCATTTCGCACAATCCCTTAAAACACAGGGAATAATCATCTTTGCTTTCATAGATCGTATATTTTCGAGGTGATTTATCAAAACGTTTTTGGGCATTGCCAATAATCATCTCTGTGAAAGTATCATTAAATTTTTTGATAATATTGGATTGATATGGGAATTGATTTAGAACAAAACTACATTTGTCAAGATCGATGTAATAAGCTTCATATGACTTATAGACAAGTTTGATTTTGCGTTTATATAATTCATCTTTGAGGGCTTCATTAAATCGTTGTGATTTTTTGCTGTAATATCTTTCTGATGCATTTGTGATATTTGCTTTTTCATCAGCAACCTTAATACAAGCAGCATAAAAATCCATATCCTCTTTAGACGCTTCTCTAGTTTCCAATTTAATATTTGCATGAACAACTCCATCTGAATCGATTTCAACCATCTCGTCGGATACTTCAGAAGTGATTTTGTACACATCACGCCAAATGATAAGACCTGCGGATTTAAGATAATCCAGAGCATTCATAATATAATACTCAATCATATCATCTGATTTATTATAAAATTCATTAATAGTATCCAATTCGTATTTAATAGCTCTGCTAGTTTCCTCTTTATTATATTTACAGAGATTATAATTTTGGTTGACCATATTGATTTCTCTGGCCCATTTACCAAGTGTGATATCAATCTTTCGATTTTTATCATGTCCATTAATGATTTTTTCTAGTAGCAGTGGAACAATATACTGATATAAAGATGTGTTCATTTTGCTAAAATTAGCTGGTAAAATATAAGGATATACTTCTTTGATCATATATTCCTTTTTTCCATGAGGTTCAATTTTACAATATCTACTTACTTTTTTTAAAAGAGTCTGTTTATTTTTTGTTTGCATATAACCCAATTTTTCATATGAATCCTTTTGGGATTGACTGCCATAACGAGTTACTAGATCTTGTTCAGAAATAAGTCCTACTTCAAAATTATTCTTATCCATAAAAACGTCTCCTTTTCAAAATGGTAATTTTAGAGTCATTTTTACCTTATATATTCTGAAAAAATTTTACTGTACCATTTCTTCCTAATATATATTATATATAGGGAACTTTTGGTACAGTAATTTCACCCATAATTTATAAGGGTAAAATTGCTCTATTTTATACTTTGTTCATACTTTTAATAAATACTTTATAAATGGTTCAGTACCTGGTGGCTGCTTTAGCAGACGCCAGAGCAAGGAGAGCTACTGCATCTCCGCGCTAGTAGCGTGGCACACTATTGTCAATCCAACCGTGTAGCCAAGAAACTACCGTAGCCACTTTTAATGATCAATTCCAATAATAAGAGCGTGGTTCCTACTATATTTTCTCCATTTGTTATTGAATAGTTTTATAAGATTTCTCGCTCATCTAAAATTGCATCAACCATTTTTTCGAATAAAGTTCTGTATTCTTTGTCATAAGCTAGTGCATCCATGGTCATACAATTATTTAGATTATTATTATGACAATAGTCATCTATCATCTGATTTAAATCCTTATCTGTATATTGTTCTTCAAACTTTTCAAATAATTTTCTATATAATGTTTTGTAATCATCAATTCCATATTTCATCATAATCCGCTTGAATTTAGGCATCATAACACTTACCCAATATGGCCTTTTCTTATTTGATATTGTTCCAAATGTATTCATATTATTTTCTAATGAGGTCAATCGTTCATTTAGTTGAGTAATATCAGCATTATATCTGTCATATAAAGAGCTAACTGCCTGATTTATGTCATTTTGAGTTTGAATAAGCGTTTGGAGAGTTTTAATAATTGGCTGTAAGTTTATAGATGTAAAAGTATTATTTTTATATTTTTCTACAATATCCCATACCCAATCCATAAACATGTTTGCTTTTGGTTGTCTTGACCATCTGCAAATTTCCATAATTCCTCTTTCGGTATAGTAGACACGTTCTGTCATAAGATTATTGTTTCGACATACATCACTTTGATGGTGGTCGAAAGTTTCTGTTTTGATTTTTAATGATAAATGATCAAGACGATCTTTGTGTTTCATATGAATATTTTGGATTGATTTTATTGGATCTTTATATTCCAACGCTTGCCCAATTTGTTCTCTTGTCAATAAAATGTCATCATTCATATTTCTGTAAAAGCTGCAGTCCAGTTCTCCAAATTTCTCTGTTGTAATTAGTTTTAAATTATTATTCATAGTAAATATCTCCTTTGTATTTATGTTTTCTTCTGATATTTATTTATTCTCCATACGATTTGAACTATTTTTAATTTTATGATTTTGTTAATCCTTAATTTTGAGCATAAAAAATAGCAGACAAGATTTCTCTCATCTGCTATAGGAATGTATTTTCATATATTATTTTATTCTTCTTCTCTTGCATTAATTGTATCAAAGGATAACCAGAACACATCAGGCTTAGAAATAATCCTTGCATCAATGTATGCCATCTTCATGGAAAGACATGTTCTTGCTTGGTAACACTTTCCATCTATTTCATTAAGCACCAATGCAACGTCAGGAATATTATTTTTGTTGAAATATAATGGAATCATTAGCTGAATCCTGTTATTGTAGTAATGAGGAATAGCAAGCTTATAATTCGCAGTAACCTTTTGAATTGAAGAATCGATTACTCCTTTTAGTGTTTCCAATGCAAGATCACTTGTCCGAATACGTTCTGGTAAACGCTGCGCTGTATTAAGGTCATCTAAGATGTGTTCATAATGAACATTAACGGGATAATGCCAGTTGAATATGAGTTTGCCTGGATCAGAAAAGTAATCAGCTCTTTCTGGTAAATCAATGATTTTTAAATCGCCTAGCTCATAACGATCTTTGAATCCTTTAAATATCCAACTTGAATAGCCTAATCTATTATTAGGTTCTGCATATACATAAATTGGTTCGTTATAATTATCATATAGGCCTGTATTAAAAATACAATAATATTTTGCTGTAACGATTTTCCCTTCACTCTGCAGTTTTTGGAAAGTGTGTTTCATATAATTTTTTAAAATTGAATAATCGTTTATATTTCCAAAAGACCACGGCTCTGACTGTGCTCTTTTTGCTAATTCCGCCATCTGAGCATTGTAATCTCCCCAATAGAAAAAGCTATATAAATCATTCATGCCCAACAGTCCTTTATATTTTTGATATTAATAATTTTAGCATAATTCGAACAAACATTCAAATGGTAAATTCTGTATATTATATAGGTATATATGAAATAGAAGATCGTTTTATGCTGGAGTTTAAAAGTAGCCCCCATGGTGTGTCTGGTATGAGAGGATACAGATCATTTCTTGGGTATGATCGTAGGAGAGTATGTGAGATTATTTGTTTAGAACAAATTTTAATGTGCTTAGTGGATAGTTGTTATGGTATGGATATAAAATTGATTTAAAATCTGTAGAAGTATCTTTTTGTATAGGGTAGGTGATTTTTATGATCATCTACCCTTATTTTATTTGAGTTATTTCCTATTTAAAATGTGATGCTGACACTAAGTTTGATTCTGTACATATAATTGTTTGCCAGTAAAGTTGATCCGAGACAACAGGGAATTGATATTTCGGTGCGTTTTTCTAATTTATTATATCCTACTACAGATATACGAATATCATCTTCTGCAGCAAGTCTTTGTAATTCTTTTAAATATTCATCATATGCAGATTGGTTTGTAATAACATAAGAGATTACGCATGATGTTTCTTGTACTTGTCCAGAAAATAATCCTCTTCTATGCATGGTTGTTCTTGTTTCACAGACTCGTCTGACATATTCTGCAGCTTCTGGTTCGCCCGAATAGGAATCCGGATAATAGCAAGAGATATATTTATGATTGCCTATAGTTGTGTACTCATTATGCTGTGCTTTGGAGCGTAAAAGATCTTTTACACCAGAATAATCAAGTCTGGCATTTGTTTGTGCTTCAGATGTTGCTTTCGTCTGGATCTGTTCTTGCGTTGGCATAAGACTGGACAATTCATCACGAAATGACATGGTTTTCCTCTTTTCTTGTATAGGTGGACAGTTTATATGGTATAGGTGTTTGAATGGATTCTAGGTCGATTATAATACTGTTTTGTCCTTAGATCAATAGTAAGGATGATTTGTGATGGTATGCGTGGATGTGAGAGTAGAAGAGAGCAATTTTTGCGTGGTGAAATACTTATCGTTAGAGTTTGGAATTTATATGGATTATTTTGGAACGGATGTGTGAAAGTTGGAAATGAAATATGAATGGTGGAGTGATTTTAGGGCTTGATTACTGGGGTTAACGATAAAGGGTACGATAAGGTGTTTTGTGGTGAAATGATTGGATTTTTGGCTTGATTATTGGGCAAAATGGGGATTGTTTTTTGATGGGCGGAATGGGATGGTGATGATGAGTTTTGGAGTTAGTGTGTGGATGAACCAGCTATGTGAGGTTTCAGAAAATTCAGACAATTTACCAGTTTTAACTACCCCCCCAGTCTGAACATTCAGACAATAAACAGATCACATCACTATTTTACCCCGAAAAACAGGTATTTTATAGGGCATAACACAATTCTAATACAATTCAAAAAATTTTGACAATAGATAAAATTTTTTCTATTGTTTGGTAAAATAAAAATTTTTGACCATGGCGCGCATTATTCCGGTGGCAAGGTGACGTAAGGTCATATGTAAAAATTTTACATATCGAAAATAGTAATGATTACTATTATCAAGTTATCCACAATAGTTTTCCGCATTTTCCACAATTACAAATACTAAACAAAAAGTTTACCAATACTAAACCACACATTTTCATAAAATCAATAATAGTAATCATTCCTAATTTTATAAACTGACTATTAGTCGTTCTTCTATTCCGGCATCTTCTTCAATCAATATCCCTTTTTGTCCAGATCTGCTTTTATTAAATTTTTCAAATATTCGGTCACTTTGATATTATTTTCTGATAAGTATTCTTGTAATCTATTGTATTCTGATATTTCTTTTTCTGTATACTTTATTCTTACTTCTTTACATTTTGCCTGATACTTTCTAACAGCTTTCTTTTCTGCTTCCGTACTCATACACAATAACTCCTTTTGCATATACAATAATAAATTATTTTATTTTCAGCACTTTGCACAATAAACTATTACATCTGTTGTCAGACTATTTATGACTATTCATTATCTTTTCTGTATTCTAATATATCACCTGGTTGACATTCTAATAATTCACATAATTTGTTTAAATTGTCTTGCGTCAATAGCTTATTGTTTCTGAGCTTTTGTAATTGTGCTTCACCAAAGATTTTTTCTTTTCTAATTCTATAAGTTGTATAACCTTTTTTACCTAATTCTTCTATAATATTTTTACTATAAACGATCATATTTTTCACTACCTTCTTGTATAAAATGCACTATACACTCAAAACAAGTGTATAATATACACAAAAAAATGATGTATATTTGTATAATAAGTCAATATACATACACTCAAAATAGGTGTATACTATGTTTACAAGCTAAGGAAATACAAAAAGCTTGTACGCGAACGGTCGTTTCGTTCGCGGTGTTGTCTCTTCTGTATGCAGCCACCGACCTGCAAAAAAGTTTCAAAAAAACCAAAAAACTGGTTGACAAAACCAGCAAACTGGTTTATAATAGCATTAAAGATAAGGACAAGACCTTTTATAAGATCAAGCCCAGCACCTTTAAAATTACATATTAGGTTTCTCTCATGTACTGGGGTTAAGGCAATAAAAGTTTGCAAGCCTTCCAAAAACTTTTCCATTAGTACATATGAGAGGAGGTGGACATATGAAGGGCTTTTATACTTCATATGGTTACATGGGATTCATCCCGGACGAAAATAAGTGGCGCTTATTCGAGTCTGAGACGGCATATTTTGAATATGTCACCCAGTAACTAACCTGCACACTGTGCTAGGTTTAGGACTTTCCTAGTTCTTAAATTCTAGCACAGATCGTGCAAAAAGTCCACCACTTTTTAAAAACAGTCTGCACACGGACTGAGTACAGCCGATTTTCCTAGAAAATTGACTAAAGATCAAAAAGTGTGTAGGTTGCTAGGGGTTCCCGTTTTGGGTTTACTCTATACAAACTCCCATAGTGGGAGAAAATAACCGCTTTACGGCGGCACGGTCGGCAATGCCGTGTGAAACATTGCAAGCTCTCCCCTTTTTGAAGGCGGGAACGAGACGTATATATCTTTATAGGTATATACGGGACAGGGTAGCACCCTTGGCAATGGGTCTTTCAAGCGTCCTATATTCTAGGCAGTGGGAGAGCAACAACGTTTGAAAGATACCAACCGGATTTAAAAAGTCCTTAATAAAACAGCTCGGCTAATTTAAAAAAGCTGTCCGGTGTAATTCATAACCATACTTATAACACCGGAAAATACATAAGAGCGTATGAAAAGCGCGGGGGAGCAGGAAATAAGGTAATACTTAGTTCTCAGTATAGGGTAACACCTAACTTATGACTTCCGCGCCTCTTTCATTACGGAAAATAAATATTACATAGTATAAAATGGCAGCGCTACCAGTCTGCCCTTTTATAGTGTGCAATAACACACCTAAAACAAAAACTAAAAAATAAAAATAATGCACCTGTGCGTAAAACAGGAGAAATGGAGTAATTATGATGAATTTAAACATTAATTTTCTGAACGAGTCCGCAACTGTAGAACAGGTGAAAAATCTGCACGTAGCTATCAACCATGAAGGTACAGAGATGAGCATTCAGCTTTGCAAAGATGACATCTCACGGACGGAGAAACAGATTTCTAACCTAGAAAAAGCGGAAAATAAAACCGCTGATCAGAAAGAAAAAGAGCGTGAAGCTCTTAACTCAAAACTTGATGATCTGAAAGAACAGTTAGAGAAACTGAAAACAGATGCAGCAGAAACACTACCAGTCTATACTCAGGTAGTTTCCGAAATGAGCGTTAAAAACGAAAATCATTTCGGCAATGACAAGGACGTAGTGCGCACAGTATTACGGATTCTTGCAACATGGGACAATTCGAAACTGGTAAAGTACGCCATCATTCCGGCTTTCCAGTCTCCAGAACTCTACAATGCACTGGAGGCAATCCACGTAAGTTCTAAAGCAAGTGATGACGGCGCGCTTGTTATGTCCAATGAAGTAAAGGAAGCTTATAAAAAGGCTTCTGCGGAACTCGAGACTATTATCAAGAAAACTTTCAGTCTGCCTTTTGAAACACCATACACGACCAAAACCCGTGTAAAACTGACAGCGGAAGATAAGAAACTGCTGAATGATTGTTACGTGAAGGGATTCACTAACAAGTTTTCCGTTGACGAGAAAACAGGCAACGTGGATTTCAGCAAAAGACAGGTGAACACACTTGTTAAGGCAAAACGTAACAAGAAAACAGGCAAGGTAGAATATGACTATTCTGGACTTGCGGTAACGATTGCTAACATCGTAATTAAACATTATTTCAAATAATGACCATTAGTATAGAAAAAGGGCGGTGCAATTCCGCCCGATGATTTACAAAAATTTAGGAGGAAGAGAAAATGAGAAAAGAAAGATATGAATACGCATGTTCACGGTGTGGTAATAATTGCTGGGGTTGCTTCTATTCAGAAGAATGCCCAGTATGGAATGATCAGGACGCAGAACCAACACAGATTCCTGTAGCTGAAGTCTATATGTCGCTCTGCGAAGGCAGACACGAGATTCCCCAGGCAATCGACGGATCTATTTTCGGAACGGAACTTGATCCGCTCGATTTCTCCGGAATGGAAAGAGAAGCATCAGAACAGCTCCGCGGCGTTTTCACACTAAACCTGTACGTAACAGGTCTGACGGTTGCGCTCATTGCCGTTCTTAATGTGTGCAGAGAACAGAAAATCAAAGTTACTCTGTATCACTATAATAGAGAAACAGGTGACTATTACCCACAGGAGGTAAAATAGAAATGAAAATATATAAAATTTTCAGATCTGAGGAAATTCACAAAGTAGATTTTCCAATGAACACGATTATTCTTTCCGCTTCAAACGGAACTATGATCGTAGCTTTGCCGGATGCTTTCAAACGACACAATAAAGGCAGAATCAAAATAGAAGTGTGGGACGGTTCCCGTTGGATTGTCACGACAGCACAAAATAAGTACACAGAAATGTTGTGGGATTTCCAGATCCAGGAATCACGACAGCGGCGCAAGGCAGAAGGCAAAAAGTACAACGGGAACTATTCTGCCATGATGCGCCATGAACGTGCAAAGAAGAAGGGAACTGGTGGCGAGTTCCTGGGCAAGTTCTGCGGAACCGTCACGGATTATGAATGCGCAAAAAGAACATTACATGATTTTCCACAGTCTTATACTGTATTGTATAATTAAAAATTATATGATAGAATGGAGGTGAGGAGGAAAAAGAAAATGCAATTGGATTACTCGAAACTTTTCGCCAGAATGAAAAGCGAAAATATAACACAAGCCATGCTCAAAAAAGAAGCTGGAATAGGTGGAGCAACGATAGATAATTTAAGAATAAACAAAAGTGTATCTATGGAATCTATAGGCAAATTATGTGAATATTTCCGTTGTACACCCAATGATATTGTTGACGTCATTTTTGATGACGCTGACAACGCAAAAGAAAAAGCAGAATTGCAATCTCAGATTGCAGCTTTGCAAGAGAAATTAGAAAAATTGTAATAGGCATATCAGGCACTCTAACCATTTTTGGTTAGGGTGCTTTTTTTATGCCCTTTTTTAATTTTGATTTTCAAACTAAAAACGCAAACCAAAAAAAGGAGGAACTACTATGTTCAAAAAATTAACAGTAACACTTCTCACCCTTACCACCATCTTTTCCGGAATCTCTGCTTACAAAACCACCAAAACAGCAGCAGAACCAGTAAAGGCAGAATCACGGCAGAACTCCGCAACGGAAATCACAAGCGAAACTCAGAAGCTCGATTACAGCCAGGAACAGGACTACAGCTACGCCGATGCGTTCGTCTGTGACATTGTAGACTGGAATACAAACGGAGAAGAACTGTCTCTTATGACTTCCGACGGTTATGAGTTCTACTCTTATAAATCAGCCGACGAGTACGATTTTAACAAGGCATACGTTGCGTTGGACGACATCACCGACGTAGAAAAGGCAGAAGGCAAAATTCGGATTTACACAAAAGATGGAAGTGTTTATGAGATTTTCGGACTGACAAGAGAAAACTGAAAGGCAAACATAAAATTCTATCTTGTACAGTTATAACAAATATGTTATAATAAATTTGACGAAGGAGGAATATAATAAATGTATACAGTAGAATTTTATAAGGACGTCAACGATCATTGCGAAATTGGAGAATATTTCGCAGAGCTTGCGGAAAAGGCAAAGATAGATAAAAACGCAAGAATAAACATGAACAAGATTGCAGAATATATTTTGTTGCTTAAGCGAAACGGCACAAGAATCGGATATCCTGTAGTTCGACCGATCGAAGGAGATGTTTGGGAACTGCGACCATTAAAGAATCGAATTTTCTTCTTCTACTGGAAAGAGAATAAGTTTGTGTTACTAAGTCATTACATGAAAAAGTCGCAGAAAGCACCGAAAAGAGAAATAGAAAAGGCAAAGGCAAACATGCGAGACTGGTTAGAAAGAGAGGGAAAATAGCTATGAAAGCGCATAAAAATTTCGAAGATATGTTCAATGATCCGGAATATTTTTCCGAAGAAGACAAGGCAGAAATCAATTTTGAAGTCGCATTGATTGAGAAAGTAAAGGAGATGAGAGAGTCCAGCGGATTCTCTCAGACCCAACTTGCAAAGGCAAGCGGAGTTAAACAGTCAGCGATCGCTAGAATGGAAAGTATGAAAGCAGTGCCGCAGATTGACACACTTATTAAATTACTTGTACCAATGGGATATACATTAGATATTGTCCCGTTGCGGAAATAGTCCTTATAAACTAAATACTGTATACACTTTCATAACAGCCATCAATAAAACGGTGGCTGTTATTTTTGTACTCAAAATTTAAAAGGCAAATAGAGAATAAAACAAAAAAAGCAAAGGAGAAAAAGGAATGAGAGACAAATTATTAAAAGTAAGTTATATCCTGGCATGGATCGGAGCAATCTGGTTCTTGCTCAGTTCAGAAAGCAGTCTTTGGTATCTAGTTCCGGGAGCTTTATGTCTTACTTATGTCGTAGCTTTTGGCGAAGCGAACAACGGAAACTGGATCATTTCGCCGCACTAAGAACTATGAATTATAAGTTATGCACTTATAATTATGCATAATATATACATAATCAAATTAATTAAGAAAGGAAATTAAAAATCATGAGAAAAGTATTTGAAATCAAAGTGGCAAATAGTGCAAGCTTTTATTCTTATCTTGCATTGTCAGGAATCGACTTTGAAGCAAAAGAGAAACCGGAAGTTATCATCTTTACCTGTGATATGACAGACGCAGAGTTCGCGGCAGCAGTCCAGTATTGCAACAAGCTGGCGGAAGAACGGAAATTCAACGAGTCTGTACGAAAATACAAAAAACTGCATGAAGAATATATTACTCTTCAGAAGGTAAAGGAAATATTAGACGATCTGTTTCATGACATCAGCCGTCATGCATTTTATGAACAGAAAGAAGCAGGAAGGGAACTTGCGGAAATCTGTGTAAGAACTATTAAAAAGACAACGCCAGAATTTATCCTTACTAAAAAAGAAATTGTTGATATTGTAACAAAAATCGGATTCGATGCGATGATGAACAATAATCGGCTGACAGAATTTCTTCTTCCTGGTTGGGATGAAATTCTTTACAAAATTCGGTAAGGCAAAACCACAGAAAGAAGGTGATTACATTCCGCAACGCAAAATAGAATCATGGTCACTAAACCGTCGTATAGAATCTTTAAGGCAAATGGATCGTAGATTAGCAGAACTAAACATTGCAAGCTGTGATACGATCTGGAAAGAATATGGTGGAGGACTAAGAGAAAATGAAAAGGCAACGCTTGAAAATTGGAAGCGAATTGCCGAAAATGATATACTATATGATAATGCTATATATTGTTATATGGTATGTACGCTAGAACCATATACATTATGTGGTTTCGAAAACTAAACGTAGAGCATAGAAAAACAGGTTGAAATATACCTGTTATTTTTATGCTCAAAATCAAAAGGGAAAGCCAAAATAATAAAACATAGAAAAAGGAGATTAAAATTATGTGTAAAATCAATGGAGTAAAATTAACAGAGATGAGAGAGAAAGCTGGTATGTCACAGAATGCACTTGCAAAGAAACTTGGAGTTGCTGAAAGCACAATTTCAAATTATGAAACAGGTCGAAGTAATCCGTCGGAAGAGAAAGTAGACAAAATCTGCTTTATTCTGAAGATCAATAAAGACGACATCGAAATTCATGATGTAGGATACAGCTTTTCAGATTCGATGGGAAAGACATATGAAAAATATAGAAGAGCAAAAGGATTCCGGCATTATATGACATCAGTCGATTTCGAAAATTGGATTAATGAACAGAGAGATTTTGATGCAGAAATGGAAACATCGGAAGTAAGCAATGCATTACGGTATCCTTTGACAGTAGGAAATAAAAAATATATAACAATCAACCCACTGTTTGTACATATTCCAGACTGGCAGAGAAGTACGGACATGGTAAAGGCAAAAGAGATTGAAGAAAATTTCAATGAATCGAAATTCGATCCGATCAAAGTGTTCCTTATTGATGGAAAATTATATGTAGCCGATGGCGCACATAGATTAGCTGCATTCATTATGAAAAACAATCTGTTAGGAAAAGCAGAAAAATTAAAAATTCTGGTTGAGATTATTGATTGTAAAACAATGTGTGAGGCCGTATTAGTTTTCTTAGGACAGCAGGCAGGAAGGAAACCTATGTCGGTTAGTGATATGTATAGAGCTGGTATTGAAGCGAACGAAGAAGATTATATTAATTTCAAAATGATTTTCGATGCATACAACATCCAGATCTCGGCTGACCTGAATCGGAAAGAAAATCCTATTGGGAAAGTTACACCAACCATGAATCTGTTAAGAATGGCAAAGCGCAGACCTGAATCGCTTAAACATGCAATCGTTATGATTAAAGAATTGAATTGGTGCGGATCTACAGAAAAGAATGCATTCACACAGCGAAATATCAATGTTCTTCTGAAGATGGAAAGCATTCACGGAACGGAAACATTAAATCTTTTGAAGAAACATTGTAGCGGAGCAGCTTTCTACGAAAGTAAGGTATTTCCTGTTAAGAGTAATGCACAGTTGTTTGACATTCTGGAAAGCGAAGTCAATAAATAATACATATCTTACATAATACATAGCAAGCAATACATATACATATTTTACATAGGGAGTTCGGAATAAGAAAGCACCACCTTATCCCTCCACATATATATAGGAAGAAACACCGTCAGCCTAGCTAACTGATGGTGTTTTCTTTCACTCAAAAACGCAAACGAGAAAGGAGAATAACGATTATGTCAATGGATGATTTACGGAATCTGCTTTCGGATGATGAATATGCAGGATTAGAAGAATATCTGTCCGAAAGCGAAAGTGAAAATTAAGTAGTTAGACAGAGCGGATAAGGAAACTTGTCCGTTCCAATGTGATTACTTAAATCACAAGAAAGAGAGGAAAATAAAATGGAAAAACGACATAATCCAGCTGGCTTTGATTATGAAATCATTGCCCAAAAGAAAGAGTACGCACTCATCAAAATGGAAAGTACAGAAGAGTACAAGATCGTATCTGACATCTGTGCTGATGGAAGTTGGGCTTACACTGTCTGCTCATGGATGTATGGAAAATATGGTAGAGAAGAATATCTGGTTATGCAGAATGCGATTGATTCATTTCGTGCTAGAACGGAAATTACATACATTCCACGTTCACGCCTGGAAGAACTTGCAACGCAATGGAAAGATACTCTTCTGGAAGAATGTAATATGACAGACGAAGAACAGTATGAATATTTCATGAATGAATGTGCTATGGATGATGCAGAATTAGAATTTTTCGGATTATTAAAAAGAGGTGATGAATAATGTCGAGACGACGAAAGCCAAAGGAAGTTCTGGATTTTGAAAGGGAATATTTATTTCCTAATGGATTCAGAGAAACAAGAGTAAACGGAAGAGATGGTACTGGATCACACTTACATTATTTAAACCGTGTAACTCACAAGAGAATTGAAGTAAACACACGGCTGAACAGAGAAGTAAAAGCAAGACTGATTAAAGAGAATAACCTTATGTCGAATAAAAAAGTGAAAGGAGCGAAAAGAATTGAGAACGCAACAATGTGCTGTATTTGATCCAGATCATTACAACATAATTGATATTACCAACTACGAAAAATACCGTCAGCATATTGAAGAACAACGGCAAATGGAAATCCAGAAAGCGAAAGCCAAACGCAAAAGAGAACGGCAGCGTAAAAAACTTATAGCACAAAAAATCTTTTGCGTGATGCTTATGGGCGTTGGGTATCTACTTATTAGATATGCAAGCGATACCTGGCCGTTAGGGGTAACGTTCATTTTATTTGGGCTGTTAGTAATCACAGAAAGGAAAGCGATTTTATGGTGATTTGGATAAAAATCTTTGATCGGTACGAACCCGTACTATATGTACAGAAAGACGCTTTGCGGCATATGACCGTCTTGTATGTAAGAACAAAAAATACAATGGTTGATGTATATATGAGTCTTGACGGTCGATTATTTGCAACAAGAAAATCTGTAAGAGAAGGAGGCAAGGGAATGTGTACATTGTAGCAAGTAATGGTGTAGAAACACAAGCCAGAAAATTAAAGCCAACTGTTTCCTTACCGAAAGCGAAAATGTTAGTGAAAAATTTACAGGATACAGATTATCTCGGTTTGAAATATTGGCTGGAAGATGATGATGGGAATGAAATTGAAACTGAGGTAATAAAACATGGTTAATGTAGCACAGTAACTATTCATAAACCAGAAAAAGTTTTTGGTTATTTCTATGGATTCATCGGATGAAAGAGAAATTTCAGAAGGGAGAATAATGGTTAAGTTTGATTTTTATGCAATATATGTTGAAACAAGCGAAAGAAGCGGTGAAGTTGTAGATATATTTTCTTCTTTTGAAGAATGTATGGAGCATCGGATGGAACATGCTAATTGGTTTTGTCCGAAGGGTGACATATGGATTTTGCATATCAACAACGGAAAGAACTTTAGACCATCTGAAAAATGGCATGTAAACGCAGATGGCTCAATTAAAAGTTACTAAAATTATAGCTTAGTGTAAGAAAGCAACATTTCATAGGAAGATCAGAAAGACAAATGGTGATTATATGGGATATGGTATTATCTTTAAAACAAAAATTGTGAACTTATCAGATGGGAGAATTTTACATCTGAGTTTACAAGGTTGTAACAATGACAATGAAGGCAGAAAAAACGATGATTGGCAAGGGAAAATTTATACAAAAGAAGATTTTATCAAGTTTGCAGAAGGATTCAAAAATGATAGTAAACCATCCAAAGAATCAGAGGGCTTTGACTTGAAAATCGGAAGTAGATATTGTACTTATTATGATTATGGAATGCACTTGTTGAGAATGCTGAAAAAGTCAGTTACTTACGATGAGTTAATTCATTCTGGAAAATATGTGTCATTCAATAGAATTGATGGTGTGACAGTATTTGAAAATGACAAGCCAACGGAAATGACAATGAAGGAGTTTGACGATTATTTCTACAAGAAACTTTATAGTAATGCAAGAATTAGATACAGAATCAATTATACATTCTTAGAAACGGAAGATGATGTCATAAAGGCATTTGATGACGAAAACTCAGTAAGAATTTATATTAGCAAGTAGTTAGAAATACGTGTTTCATAGGAAAGGTATAATTGTATGACAGAAATTAAAGTTTTAAATCATTCTGTTGTGATTAAAGGAAAATCTTTTGATGAGTGTAAGTCGGAGTATGACAGAATTTGTACAGGTGTAAAAGAAAACTGCGCAACAAAATGTAGCTTAGAAAAGTTGATATTTTCGGATATGACTGTTACTGACGATGAATGTATTGCCGTTTTTCAGATACCGAAAAGTCATAATACAGATCCGTGTACTTGTATAGGCGTAACTTTAAGCGGTAACTGGAAACAGTATTATGAAAAAACGAAGATATTAGATTTTTTTGATAACATAACCCAATGAAATTAAGATTTCAAGAAAAGGAGTGAAGGCAAATGTTTAAAGTTGGTGATTTAGTATATGTATCTAACCCAGATACGAAGTATGAAGAAGAATATGGTGTACGGTATCATAAAAGTTTCTTTGGAACTGTAACAGAAGTTACGGATTATGGAAATGGAATTTGTGTAGAAGTGAAATTCCCTGCGACACCAAATGGATACGAAATGGAATGGACTTACGATGCAAATGAATTATCACTTGCAAAGGAACTCAAAGATATGACCATTGAAAAGTTAAGCAATAAATTTAACCTTCAGGTTTTTGCAGAATATCTGTAAGGTTTAGCAACTAAACAAGATAACGCAAATCAAAGGTAGTCAGGAGAATAAAAACCTAACTATCTGTTTTATTACAAGAAAGTAATGAGGAAAATATCATGAATGACTGGATTAAGAAAATGAATGAGATGTTCGAAGCGAATGAGTATACGGATGATAAGAGAGTGACCGTAGATTATTGTGAAAACGCAAAATGCATTTTTATTAATGTATGTGGTAGTACAGCTGTTATTAAAGATATTGACAGATTTAATGATTTCGGTTTGATGATGGAATGTTTGAAAGAAGTGAATGCTCGCTATTCGATTCATAGTAATTAAACGCAGCAAGGCAGGTAGAGAATAGTAATCTATCTGCCTTATTTAATTGGAGGGAAAGAAGATGACAAAACGCCAGGAAGAAATTATTAAAGATAATTTACGGGCTTATAAGGCAAACTTCGACTTTATTAAAATTGAAGATGCTGATTATGGGGGTGGATTTTATGTTTTTACCAGTGAAGAAAGGGCAAAAAACGGAGATTGGACGCAGTATTGCTACAACATTGATTACCTGAATGGTTGGTTATACGGATGTGTACAGGCAGCAAATGGAATTATGAAGAGAAAACAGGAGGAGTAAAAATGGAGAAGGCAAGAAGATTCAGAGGTGAAATGAAAGAAGCATGGGAAGCTGCTGGGTGGCGTGAAAGATTTGCCATTGATAATGGAAATAAGACCATTGTTTATGCGAACGGTCATAAATGTTTACGGTTTACATATTCCAGATACAAAGAATATCAGGATGCAAACGGGGCGATTTATGACACAGTAACAAAACAGTGGATCGGATAGAAAGGCAGGTTGTTAATATGAAAGTAAAATATGTTGGGTTTGGTGGATACATGGAAGTTCCATGCTACGAAGATGAAAATGGAAAGTTATATTTTGATGAAAACAATGGTAAAAACGGACTCAATCTCTATACAGGTGCCTATAGAACTGAATGGGATGAAATCTGTGGCGAACCATGTAATAGAGTAACAGAACCAGTTGAATGCGATGATCCTTTTGTTCGTCATCTAAGAGAGAGAGATTATATGCTCTTGGACAGAATGAGAAGTGATTGTAACTATTTCCTCGGAAATGGAAACGGTTATGAAGGTCATCTGTGGGGTGGCAGTGTAGAAGCAATCTGTGACGAAATGGAACGGATTTGGAACTCACTGGAAGAAAAACCGGAATGGTTGACTTTGGAACAGATAAAAGAGTACAGAAAAGAAATGATGAAAGTGAGGATGAAATAATATGTTGCCAAAAATCAGTTACGATAGAAAGTTTCTTGCAAAGTTAAAAAGTAATTATTTCAATGCAAAAGCATTATATGAAACAGTAAAAGAAAATGCGGAAGAAATCGAAAGAAAAATCCTTTCGGAAAATGAGTTCTATGAAACAGAAGATATAGCAGAAATGATGGAGAAAAGAGGTGGGGATGGAAAGCCAAAACGAATTTTTGAGCCAAGCATGACTTATATGATGGATTTGGATAAGGAGTTGCCACGGTTTATTGATTTATGTTATCCAGAATATGTTAAGGCAGGAATTGCAGATCCTCGAGGAAAGGGATACTGTCCTGACGCACAGGCAAGAGAATTATTACTTGAAGCGACAAAGCAGCTTGTAGATTATGGGATTGACATCATTCCAGAAGGACTTGGTGAAAAAGAAACGTTACGGAAGGCAGTTCGAAATATCAAATGGAGAGATAAAGTGCTTGATTTAGTATTAAGACTAGAAAGTGACGAGGTGGAAAGTTATGCAGATTATTGATAGAACAGTAATGGCAGATGGAACAAAGATACAGCTTGAAGATTGGCATAGTGAAAATTCAGAAAAATATATAAATCTGCATGGATATACAATTGGTGCTTATCCGATAGCTAAAAATACAAGTAGATTTGGTTGGATAAGAAAAGGTGAGACATTCAGACTTGGTATTGCAAGAAATGAATATGCAAATTACACAGATGATATGGTACTTGCAGATTATGAAGCGTTGAAGAATGGAACTAAATCACTTGCTGATTTGCGAGAACATTTTTGGAACAGAGAAAAGGATGCATTTTACTTGGGTTTGGCAGATAAAGAACCTGAGTGGTAGTTAAATGAAATATTAGTTTCATGAGCAGAGAATAATAAGGCAGATGCAGAAATGTATCTGCCTTAACTACTAAAAAGGAGAGATATAAAAAATGGGAATTATGTATAACGAAAATGTAGAAGAAAATAAATTATATAAAGCATATGGAATTACAGTTTATGGAAAAGTAAATAAATATTCGTGGTCGATTTATCCAGACAAAGCAGATGAAGATTGTATCATCTTCTTACGGCTTGAGAAAAATGGAGAAGAGTTTTTCAGAATTCATCTCGGTAACAATTGTATCATGAAAGAGAACTTTGATCGGACAATTGACAATTTCCTTTGGCATGTAAATAAAGAAAATCCAGATCGGTTTGATCTTGAAAACGGAATTTTCAACACTTTATGTCAAGCAAATTCTTTATTTAATCATATGATTGAGCAGCATAAGAGAAGAGAGCAGAAAGAGGTGGATGATAAACATAAAAGAGAAGAACGCGAAAAGGAAATTAAAAATATGATCAAATACATTTCTGCTGAATGCGAAAATAAAGATTGGCTGTTTTATACAAGACATTATGGTTCCTATGGTGAATGTATTGTTTTTGCGCCTAAGAATGACAAGGCAAGAGAAGCGATTCTTAACGCTCTTGAATCTGATAACAATGAAAAGTTGAAATTTTATGTGGAGTTTAGCGACAATTATCCAGATAATAAAGATCTTGACGTAAAAGCGAACGGACAAATTGATGAAGTTTATCAGATGTTTAAAGAAGGGAAGGTAAAATAATATGATGAAATTTACAATGAATGCGAAAGAACTGAAAACCATGATGGACAAGGCAGTGACAGTAGTAAACAAAAAAGTGCCAGTCCCGAGTCTTAAAAGATTATACTTTTCGGTTGACAACAAGGGAGTTTTAAAAATTCTTAGTACAGACATTGAGCATTATATTGAAGTAAGAACACAAGATGCGTATCATACGGAACCAGGTATGTTCGGAATCGACATTGAAGATATTAAAATTATTTCAAAAATGTCAGGAGAAATTACCATGGAAGATATTACAACCGGTGAAGAAGAGAAAATCAATATCAAGTGTGGAAAGAAAAATGTTTCTATTCCACGATTTGAAAACACAGATGTATTTCTTCCGGTATTAGACAATGCAGAAAATATTTTGGATGTAAAAGAGAACTGGTTATCTGAAACGATTTCTAACTTGTCTGTATTCGTGTCAAATAGAGAAGAAGTCAATCAGATGATGAGTGTATTTAATTTCAACACAAAGGAAAAACGTGTAGAAGCATTATGGAAATATATGATCGGAATGCGGCAGTTGGAAGATAATACGATCCTTAAAGAAACAGAAAATCCGTTTGAAACAGTAAAACTGCATTGCAGATGCGTTCCAGTATTCAAAAAATTATTAGACAAAAAATCAGAAATGGAGGTTATCATCTCTCAAAACGATAAGTATGTAAAAGTAGAAAGTGAAAACTATACATATATTACAAAAAGAATTGATGGTGAATACTTCAAAGTAAATCAGATGTTGTCGGATGAATGGGATTATAAATTTACTGCAAATGCAAAAGAGCTATTAGAGGCAATGAAGTACGACGCAGACCTTTTGAAAGAATCGAAATTGCCAGTTACATTTCATGCAGAAAATGGAAATTTATACTCATATGCAGGAACAATAAAATATGAAGCGTTTGATGAAATTGAAGTTAAAGAAAAACCTGAAAAAGATTTCTATATTGGCTTTAATCCAAATTTTCTTGTGGATGTAATGAGTATCGTAGATTCTGAATACCCGATTTTCTATGGTACAAAAGAAGTTTGCCCATGGATTATTAAAGGAGACACATATAGTTTCTTGATTTTACCAGTCAGTATTAAAGATGAAAAACTTAAAGCAGAAGAGAAAATTGCAAAATACATTGAAATAAACAAAACAGCATAATGGAGGAATAATTATGATTTGTATGTTAATTAAACGAGTAGGAGCAGGATATGAAGTTGATGGTCAGTTTATGGGATATGGAAACAGGAACATTATAGAAGCATTTGCGATGGAAGGAATTGACCTTAAAAAAGAAATGAACGATATGAAAATCGGAGAAGTGAAAGTTTGGAATATTGGCTGGTATCCAAATGATCGGATTCATAGAAGATATTTACCAGGAGAATTGGCAACCTGTTAAAAGAACGATTTCAAGAACAGAAGATGGAGAAATGTATAAATAGAAAGGAATAAAAATATGGAAGAAAAGGATATGAGAATTTGTCCAGTGTGTGGAAAAGAAGTAGAAAGAAATGATATGAATTTTACAAGAGACTGTCACGGAATTACTTTTAGGTTGGTATGCTATGATTGTTGGGAGAAACTAATGGAAAAAGGATATGATGGTGAATATTATAGCGAAGCTGATGAATGTATTGATGAAGATTATTAAGGAGTGGAATTAATATGATGACAAGAGAAAGATTTGCAGAAACAAATTGGAAAATGAGCTATGAAGAATACAAAAAATGTTATTGTCCGGAATGCAAAAGAGAAAATTGTATTCACAGAGATGCATATAGAAGACTACCAGAAATTGATGGTGGACTTAACTTATGTCCGAAATTAAAAGGAGAATAATAAAGGGACAAGAGAAATCTTGTTCCTTTGTTTTTATAAAAAGGAGGACTTGTGATGTTACGGTATGGAGAAAAATTAAATTTAGACAAAAATCTTTTGGACGCAATCGTCACATATATGAATGATGATATTCGAGAAGATGTGCATTTTGATCTTGCGCCATGCAGTGAAGAAGAATTCCTCGATGCATATGTGAAGAGGGATACTGAATTTGAAAAACTGCTGCATGAAGAGTTCGGAATAGAAATGGAGGAGTAAGATGAGAGCATACAAGCTTTTAAGAAAATTATCAGACGGAAATCTGTATCCACTTTTTATACATAAAACGTATTCCACACCAATCAATGAATGGATGCAGGCTGAGTGTTATCCTACAAAGGGATTTGCGGTTAGATGCGGCTGGCACACATAAAAATAATAAAACACTGAACGAATTAGAAGTAAATTAAAATCAAGTGAGGTAAAAAATGGTCAAAACTAAACAAAATTTAGTAGGTATGAAATTTGGACGACTTACTGTAGTTTCTCAGTCCGAAGATTTTATTGATTGTGGAAGGAAGATAGCTGGATGGAACGTGTTTTGTGAATGCAATTCAGATAAAATTTTTCCAGTAAGACAAAAAGATTTGAAGAGTGGTCACACAAAGAGTTGTGGTTGTGTTATTTTGGAGCATTGTAGAAAAAATTTACAAAAAATAAACGATACTGGAATCAAACGTAAATTTAATAATTATGATTTAACTGGTTCGTTTGGTATAGGCTATACCACAAAAGGAGAAGAATTTTACTTTGATTTGGAAGATTATGATTTGATAAAAAATTATAATTGGCATATAGACAAGAGCGGATACGTGGTCGCAAATAGCGGGGATAATCATCCAATTAGAATGCATAGATTGATTTTAGGATTAACAGATAGAGATATAATTGTAGATCATATATATCATGTAAAACATGATAACAGAAAGTCTCAGATTCGTATCTGTACAAATACAGAGAATTGCCGTAATGCATCACTAAGTAAGAATAATTCATCAGGAGTCACAGGGGTTCATTTTGATAATGAAAAACAAAAATGGGCAGCAACAATTAAGGTAAACCGTAAAACAATATTCTTGGGTAGATTTAATACAATTGAAGAAGCTACTATTTGCAGAAAAAAGGCACAAGATAAGTATTTTGGAGATTTTTCTTTTAAGACTAATTTAAATGAGACTAATAATCCTGGCACAAAAAATGAAGATAATCAGAGAACTTACAGAGAAAGAAGTCGGTAACATTTTGCTAGATAAGACGGAATAATTATTTCAAATAATACAATGGACGTATAATGTAAAAAATGCGTGTTTCATAGTGAAAGGAGAAAGCAATGAAGACTAATGTATATACGATGGAACGAAAAATTAAAAAGCTTACAAACAAGAAAACATTTTGGGATGATGTAAGAGAAATTGTTGGATTTTATGATGATACTGTTTTTATTGAAGACTGGGACATTAAGCGATTACAAAGAGTAGCTGATGCAAGATACGAAGAATTGGTATAGTGAAATTAGCATTTCTTTAGAAAGGCAGATAATATGTATAGATTAGATTATTATGATAAAGATGACAATCATAAAGAAATCCATGGATTCAAAACGCCAAAAGAAACTGAATACTATATGAAAAGTCATCCAGAAGAAATTTTTGGTAAATATCCATTAATTTTATTTGATAGTGAAAATAATGTGTAAAGGAAAGAAAACGATGAGCGAATATATTATTGAAAATCTTACAAAAAGAGAAATTGATATTATGGAATCAAGTGACATTGAATGGTGTCCAGATGATATGTCAGGAGATAATACGGATATTGTAGTATTCAATGAAAAAGATTGTTATAAAGCATTACATTTAATAGGACGAAAATGAAACTAAGATTTCTTAGTATGATTGGAGGTAGATTTAATGTTAAATGCAAATGATTCGCGGACAAAGCTCGAAAAATATCATGCAGATTGTGTAAAATTTTGGACAAGACAAAATGGAATTGACGAAAGAGAAGCTCATAAAAGAGCTTTGGAGTATGATTTGATTGAAATTTTTAAGGTAAATAATGGGTGTTTACATGATCCATATTCAGTAAAAGGAGATGAACTTGATAAGCAAACAACACTCGATTTCTTAAAATACAGATGTCAAGATTTGTATGGAAAAGAGTGGGAAGAACATTGGAAAAAATACAATTTATAGTAAACGCAAAGGAAAATTTAAAAGAATTACTTGAAGATTATGAGGAGGTTTAAATTATGTATATGCATATTCACACTATTGAAGAAGATTATGAATACAGAATGAAAAACATTATAAAGGTACTCGTCAAAGATTATGGACTCAATGAATTAAATCCGGAAGAATTACAATATAAGATATGGACAGACTATGCAAAGGAATTTGCTCATGCAGTTTTACAAGATATGGTTGATTTTTCCGGTGACGAATTGTTTGAGGTTGGAGAGTAAAAATGTAGATTTTTACGGATAGAATAGCAATTCCAAAAGAGAGAATAACATAACGAGATAGATAAAAGCAGAGAACGCCATCTCTGCTTTTTCTATAAATACATACAAGGAGGTGTGTAGCTATGCCGTACATGAAATACGGAAACTGGTATATCCCAGGATGCAGCATTGCTTTTCCAACAGAACGAGAAGCCTGGGAATATATTGAAGGCTAACAACAATGGGGCAATGGAAATTCCATGTAAGTCCCCAATTCCTTGAATAGTTATTATAACAGAAAGTGAGAGAGATGTAAATGAATAAAACAGAATGTGAAAATTGTAAAAGAGTTATGGAAGAAGGAATTCGAAATGCAAATCAGGCGATTAAAGAATTTACAGAAGCAAATGAAACCGATAACAGAGTGCATTTTGAAACTTTACGGATGAAAGCTGAAAATCGCAGAGGATATGCAGAAGGTATTCTTCAGGCACTTGTATGTATTGGCTTTAAGCATGAACGGATGAAAGAATTAGGAAATTTATTATAGAGAGGATGGTTTATTTATATGATATTACATCTATTTTGGCTTGATAAGAATTGGAAGAAACGTGGTGATTGTGCCAATAATTATAATCTCATTGTTGATATGGAAAATAAAACATATAAGGTATATACGAATGCTTTTTATGGATATTATCATCAAGAAGATATTGAGGTTAAAAAGAAATCAGATATTGAAGATTACATAGAGTATTTAAAGAGAAATGGAGTGATAAATTATGACAGTAAAAGAATTAAATAGAGATCAGTTACACGAACTGAAACAGGCATATTATTCAGAACTTGTAAATGAAGGCACTTTTGCAGAAGTGATGGGAGTTAATATCAATGAGCCATCATATGAAATGATTGCAAGTATTGATGAATATGTAAGTGATGAATTTATTTATAACCACTATGATGGATATAGTTTTACAGAAGATGATTTCTTCTGTAGTGTGGAAAGGAGTGCTTAAAATGTTGGATATTACAAATTTATATGCTTACAGGATTGAAGAATTGGCTGTTGGAATTGTAAAGGCAGAGTCATATGAAGGTGCAAGAGAAAAGGTAAAAGCAGCTTATTTGAAACACAACGATTGCTTTGATTCTGAAAGAGATTTTATTGAGTTAAAGGAAATTGCAGAGAATGATTCATGGTTTAGTGATAACCCAGATGTAATTGAGGTTGATGATTTGATTTAGAAGGGGGCAATGATTATGTTAGCAAGCGAAGCGTTGTCAATTACAAATAGAAACATGTATAAAACAGATGCAATCGAGTATGGTATTAAAAATTTAGAAGAAAAAATTAAGCGAAGTGCAGAAAAAGGATATAGAAAATGTATTGTTGACTTTTGTAGTTTTCCATACGGATATAACGATTTCGTAAAAAAATATGGTGAAGAAAATAAAGAACATCATAAATTGTACGAGATTGAAGCGGAGTTAAAAGAATATTTTATAAAAAATGGATTTACATTTAAGAGAGTCACAGATGATATTTGTGGCGGAGTTTTACAAGCTCCATATTGGATCATTTGTTGGTAGTTTGAGTTGGTAAATGAAACAAGATTTTCATTTGAAGATTGGAGGGGAAAAATATTATGAGGAAATATGAAGTTATTGAGGATAATGGCGGTGGATTAACTTTAGTTGTTTTTAATAAAAATGGTAAAGTCGATTATTTACATAGCGGATATGAATATGGGAAACATGGAAGGTTAATATGTGATTTAGAAGCATTAAAAAATGGAGATAATCCAGTTGCGGATTGGGATGGTAATGAAGATAATCCACAAGCAGTATATGATAACATAGTATCTTTTGAATATGGATGGGAAATTGTGGCTGACAATGATGGCATGTACCCTGATAAAATGGGATGTGCTGCTTGTTTTGAATTTGGAATAAAAAAGGAATAGAGGTGTTGTATGTGGAGAATAAAAAACAAGTAGCAATATATATACGTGTAAGCACACTCGATCAAGCCCGTGAAGGATATTCTTTAGATGCACAAGAAAAAACGCTTAGGAAATGGTGTGAGGAACGGAAATATAATGTTTATGATTTGTATGCAGATAAAGGAATTTCAGGGAAGGATATTGAACATAGACCAGATATAAATAGATTATTATATGATGCAAAAAATGGGAAATTTGATTTAGTTTTATTTTGGGCACTTAGTAGATTTACAAGAAGTGTATCGGATTTATATTCGACAATGGAAAAATTCCAACAATGGAATATATCTATGGTTTCATATACTGAAGCTTTTGATACATCTACTCCAATGGGTAGAGCAATGATTGGTATTGTTGGTGTATTCGCACAGCTAGAAAGAGAATTAACAAGTGAAAGAGTTAGTGCAGCTATGGCAGAGAGAGCCGCACAAGGAAAACGTACTTGTTCTGAAATATTAGGATATGATTTAGATGGAAAGGATTCATTTAAAATCAATAAAAAAGAAGCAGAATATGTGCGTTTTTGTTTTTCTGAGTATTCGTTAAGAAAAAATTTATCAGAAGTTGCGAAAGAAGCAAGAGAAAGAGGATTTAAAGGTAAGAGAGGCAAAGTTCCAACAGCTTATAGTGTTCAAAAAATTCTTACACGAACACAATATTGTGGGTACAATATTTTTTGTGGAGAAACTTATAAAGGAAATTTTGAGCCAATTATAGATGTTGAAACATATAATAAAACTTTATCGTTACTTAAACGACAAGGGAAAAATGTTGGTAGGAGAAGAATAAAACCATTAATAAAAATTGAGACAATGAAATGAGGATTTACTAGGAAAGAGAGGTTTTTATATGAGAGGAATACTAACAGATAGCATTCAAGAAAAAGCGGTGGCATTCTTGAATAGAACAATTTCACAAAAGGAACTTAGATTATATCCGTATATAGACTATTCAATAAAAAATGCATGTCAAGGATGGAGCTATTCAAAAATGGATGAAGAAGAAATTGAAATTCTAAACAGATTATACGATGAAAGACATATTATTTATTCGCCTGAAAAAATAATTGTAACTAGAAATTTTTATAATTATATGCAAGATGTGTTAGCGATGGGATATGTTGAAGAATTTATTTAGCCATAAGAAACGATGATTTCAGAAACGAAAACGGAAAGAGAAAAGAGAGGAAACAATTATGGAAGATAATGTTGTCTGCGTGATTGCAACAGAAAAGCATACTGGATTTATAAAAACATGTACAAGCTGTGATAGAGAGAATGCAAATCATTATACCAAATATTATAGAAGTATAGGTTATAATTCTCGAACTGTAACTTATGAAGAGCTTGAACAGATCCACGAAAAAGAGAAACAAGAAATTGATGATCGGAGGATACAAGAATGGTTGTTGGCGATTTAGTTTATAATGATGATTTTGATTGTAATTGTAATTATGATATTTATGATTGCTCAGACGGAAAGCAATATGGTGATGGAGCAGAATTGATTTTTTGCACAAAAAGAGACGGTTTTAATAAACCATTGGATCGTATTCTTGATATGAAAATAAAGTATATCACAACACAAGATTCTACCATTGTAATAGAAGCAGCTAAATGAAATGATTGCAGAGATTTTTAATAAGGAGTAAATGGATATTCCTTCGGAAAGGTAAATGGTGAATAATATGAGAGCTTTTGGAACAGAAGAATATGGAAATAGTGATGGATTTAAAATTATTTGTAATAAATGTGGGAGAGAAGCACGAATTATTCCAACACATCATTATAAGGAGGTTGGAAAGCTTGAAAAGATAACCCTTGAATTTAGATGTATTTGTGGAAACAAATACGGTGCAACTATTCATGATTAAAATCGCATTTCAAATATAGAAAGGAAACAAATATGACAGAAAAGATATATTATGTGATTCAAGATAAAAAAGGAGAATTCTTTACACCAGATAATTTATCTGGTGGATATCCGTATTTTACTGATGATTTTGAATTTTGTGAGAGATATAATTCTGAAGACTCTGCCAATAACTTTTTAAATAGTAAATACGTGACAGAACAATTTACAAAAGAATTTATTGGAGCTCGAGTAAGAAAAGTAGAAATAAGATTAGTATGAAACGTAGAGAGGAAATAATTATGGGTAGATATAAGAACTGGAAATGTTATTCATACAGATTTACCAATAAGAAAAGAGATTATAGCTATGAAGAATTAAAACCATATTTCTATATTGATGGTAGCGAAGTTATTTATTGTAAAAAAGATTTTGGAGAATGTAAAGCTGGGAATTATTATTTAGTTTTCGATGGAAAGTGGTATGGTGGATGGAAAGAAAAAGAAAGCGGATTTATCGTTAATGATTGGACACCATTCAAGGATTGGTTAGATAAAGAATATATGAAGGAGTAAAAACAATGTCTAAAGGCAAACCGAGATGGAAAGATCTTCCTTTTTATGAAAGATTTGCAAAACAGTTAAAGCAGCATGGAGTATCAGAAGAAATGTGTGAACACATTAGGGAAAGAGGAAGAGAAAAGGAAAACAAAGACAACAAATGAAACGTAGATTTCAAAATTAGGAGTGATAGAAATGAAATATATAGAAACCGAAAATCTCCTTTATGAAATAGATTGGGGAAATGGAAGAAAATTCAAATGCAATTCATATTGGAATGATGATACTTCTTTTGCATTGGACATTGGTGATGGAGAGTTGATTGATAAAGATGGAAATTCATATTTTATCCACTGTGAATACAATTGTGATAATGGAATATGGTATTATATTTTTGAAATATGGTTTGAAAATGATAGTTGTAATATTTATGACATTCCGGAGACTAACAGAAGCGAATATCTTTCGGAAACAGAAATTGAAGATCTACGAGGAATTATTTATAACTTATGCAAGGATAAAATAAATCTATGAAAACAAATTTATGTGGAGGAAAGCAATATGAAAGTATTTTATTTAGCACAAGAGAATTTCGGATGTGTTGTCTATGCAGATAATGAAAACGATGCATTTGAAAAAATGAAATGTCAAAGAAAAGAATTATTAGAAACTTTAGGATTGCCATTAGATATTACACGATGGGGAATTGAGGAATTTGCACCGGACTTATATGATGGTGTCTTATGTTTTTATTAGAATGAAATAGAAAATTCAAAATTAGGAGTGATGATAATGAAAAGAGAAACGGCAGAAAAAATTGTAAAAAATTTTTTTAATCAGATGAACCCTGAAATGTGGAGCGGAAATGGAAATAGACCAATATCATTTGATGACAGAGCTTGGCAATATCCATTAACAAACGAAGTGAATCTTGAGATTACATTTGTTAATAACGAAGAAGATGGATGGTGTCATTATTGTGATTTAGTATACGCATCTGACAATGTTTCGTTCGATATGTTAAGCGGGTATGGAATTGATTCCGTACAGAATATTATTGATACAGTGTTGGATTTATGCAGAGATTATGAGTTGTAATGAAACGGAAAGTATCAGGAGGAAAACATTTGAATAAGGAAGAAAGTTTGGCTTTTTTACAAAATTGTATAGAGAAAGCAAAAAGAGCAACAGCACAGGATATTCAATTCTATAAAGAAGTTTATGACAGAGAATATGCTTATAAAGAGAAAGGTTTTGAGAACAAAGGAGATAAAAAATGAGAGGAATTACATGTGCATTAATTAGTTTGACATGTTGGTATATGGGAAGTCATATGTCAAGAGTTAACTTGACAATTAAAGGAGCTTTAGCGATTACAGCATTTGGTATGTTGCTGTGTGCGATTGTATTTATGGCGTTTGGAATATAATTGAAACGGAAATTTCATTAAAAAAAGAGAGAATAAATATTTAACGGAACGATTTTCTTTATTGATTGTTGACATGAATTGGAGGTTGACTACTATGAATGAACTTGATAAATTATTAGTAGAAGTCGATAAAATTGAAGACGATGATAAGTGGTTAGAAGCAGAGCATGATACAGTCCAACAATATTGTGAAGATAAAAATTATGAAATGACAGAAGACGAAATGGAAACCATTCGATCGAGAGGATTGGAAGAGTCTTTTGAAAGTTGGATAGAATTTAAAGAAATGATGGAGGAATGATTATGAAGAAGTATAGTGTGACATTTACAACATATGAAGAATATGAAGTAGAGGCAGAAAATGAAACTGAAGCACTTAGAATAGCGGAAGAAAAATTGGAATCTGATAGATGTATTCCAATAGCAGATACTCATTATGATGAAAGTGATGTTGAAGAAATTGAGGAGTAAAATATGGAAGGATATATCTTAGATGAATGCAGAAAACATATTCTAAAATTTCATAATATGTCTGATACAGAGATTTATAATTGGATGTGTGATAATTATAAAGGATGTAGAGATTATGAAATGATACGGAGATGCAGTTTCGTAATATTTAAGGAAAGCAGGTGACGAAAAAGTTATCTGCTTTTTTAGTACAACAAGACAGAGAATAATAAGATAGGGTTTGATAAACTAATCAATTAAAAGATTGGAGGAATTGAAATGTTTACAGAAGAATATTTTTCAAAATGGTTTGATATTATTTCAGAACATGATGCAAGAACATTATGGAATGATAGAGATAGAAGTTTTCTCGTATTGAACATAGAAGATGGCACAGATAGATATGCAGATTGCTTTGAAAATTTTGAAGAAATAAAGAGAAGTTTTCCTGATGCTTTATTTGGATTGGACAAAGTAAAATAGCAATGGAAACTTCTCATAAAAAAAGGAGTATGAATATGTTTTATGACGATGATTTGATAATTGGTAGAGTTCCTAAAAAGGTAAAAGAAAGAACAAAAGAAAATATGGAAGTATATAACATGACGTTATATGACGCATTTCAAGAAGCCACTAGGGAATTTGTAAAGACCGGAACAGAATTATGGAAAGCATGGTACTATGATGATTTTAGAAAATTTATTCCTAGTGTATATAATTCTGAATATTTGGATTTTTCGAAATATCCATTAAAATATGCGAGAATAACACAATGAAAAGCACATTTCAAGGAGTGAGAAAATTATGGAAGAATTGTTAAAAGAGGTAGAAGAACTTAATGCTAATGTACCGGATGGTATTGTAAAAGATGCGGATACACTTCTTGCAGATATGGTTCAAGAAAATGACTTCGAGATCACAGGGATTGCACAGGATATTTTTAATATTTGGAGAAACAGTTCGGACAAGAAAGCAGTTGAGCAGATGTTCTTTGAGTTTACAGATATTGGATTTAAAGATTTTCTTGAAAAATGCAAAGAAGAAATAACACGATGAAAGCACATCTCGTTAGGAGGAATAAATATGAATGAATTATATATAAGTGATTGTTGGATTTATTTTAAAACAGATAAAAATACATACGATGAAGCAATGGATGAATTTATAAGTAAATGCGCTTCTGCTGGAATTGATATTTGCATTGAAAACGCAGCACTTAGAGATTCTAACGGAAACGATGTTGAATAAAGTATTCAGGTTGAGGTGTTAGTGTGAACAAAAAGAAATTATTGCACATTATTATGAGTAGTCTTACTGAGAACTGGTGTTGCTCTGGTGTAGACGGAGATGAAAAAGCTTACGCTTGGACAGATAGTGAAATTGCAGCTGATGCATTAACAGAAATTCTTTATGATCTTGGGTGTGAAGAATTCCATGAACTGAACTCAAAGAGGCCAGATTATAGAAGAGATAACATAGTCATAGATGGATGCTGGAGAGCAATATTTACGGAAATGTAAACGAGGTGATTAAGTGAAACAGTATACAATATATGTTTGTGAGACATGCGGATATGAGAGCAAAGATGCTAAAGAAATTATGCAACATGAAGCAGATCATCTAGGTCTTACAGTTAAAGAAGCGGAACAATATAGAGCTTTAAAGTCTTTTGCAGCTTATATGGGTTCTGTTATATCACATACAAAAAATGGAGAAACGTATAAAATATTCAATGATGCAATTAAGAATTTGTTAAATTTCGAGAAAGAGCATGGAATTAAAATTAAATGAAAAATACATTTTTAGGAGATGTATAGGGTTAATTATGAAGATTGATCGGAGGTAGATGATATGAATGATATATATTTTGATGAAAGAGTAAAACATAACAGGATTGGGAATTTGGGTTTGGAGTTAGTAAATACGCAACGCAAATTAGTTTGTCAGGAATATGAAATAGAAAAATTAAGAATAAAAGCAGCAATGTATCATGCATTTTTCTTTCGCAACTCTGATTTGGCGAAAAGATTACGTGATCAAAACGAGGAAAATAATAACGCATTAATAGGAGAATTCGATGGATTTAGTTATGCAAGTTGGAGAAGAGATGCAATATTTAGAAGTCTTGAAGATATGTGTGTAGATGGATTATTAACAGAAGAAGAGTACAGAGAATGTATAAACGTATGAAAACCGCATTTCAAGGAGGTGCTATTTTATGGTTATGATAAGACAAAGATGTAACAAATGCGAAAGACATCTTTATTCTGCAAATAACATGCGATTTTGTGTATGGTGTAATTTGATTCATGAAAAGAGGTTTGATTATGAATAATATTGACGAACAGAAGAAAAGGGCAAGTAATACAGAAGAATTATTAGATCATTTGATTGAAATCATTGAAAACAATGATAGTAGATTTTCGCTTGAATGGTCAATAGGTGGCGAAACAATCGCAATGGAAATTTATGATAAATTAAAAGATATTGGTTATGCAGCGAAGATTTATCCGATTGAATATGATGAGAACGGAAAAGCAATTAACTTATAAAATTTCAAGATAGAAATGGAGAATAACAAGTATGAAATGTAATGAGTGTACAGAATATTATAAAATCGTAGGAAATATTGTCTATGCAAGCCATGATAAAATCCATTGGTTCTTTTATGCAAATATGGAATGTTGCTAATGATGAAACAGCGGTTTCAGAAGGGAGCTGGATAAAAAATAAGAATTCATGGAGAAATTTATGTAAATATGATAAATGCTGTAAAAGAAGACTGTGATCGAATGGTCAAAAAGGGTAAATGGACAAAACAAGAAGCAGATTATCAGTTCAAAAAAATGCGACATAAAATAATAGAACATGCACTTGAAATAGAAAAGGAGATAGAAGAATATGAAAAAGAACGTGAATGGAGAAAAAACATATTTAGACATTAGCACAGCGCATTTAATGCAAGAAACGCTTAATAGATTAAATGCCATTAATCCACCATATACTTACAAATATAATGAAGGAGCCTTTATTTCTGTTCCAGATAAAACGGAAGTTAGTATTATTAGTATGCCAGAAGATTTGCGGATTTTACTTCAGTATGCGTGGGATAACAATATCGAGATGATCAGGATGGATCGCGATGCAGAAGTTATTGAGAATCTTTCAGTGTATGATTGGGGAGATGAAAATGAAAAATTAGCAGAAAGAATCTGGTCATGTTTATCTGACGGCTATGATGACGAAGAGTATAAAAAAGAGACAGTATTAGATATTATTGCTGCATTTGAGAAGAGATACACAGAACCTCTTAAGCTAGTGATAAATCGGTTATGTGAACGGATTGAGGATATGGAGGAAGTATAAGACAATATATAAAAACAGAGGTCTAAATAGTATTACAATACATGTGAAAATCAATATGAAAAATTAGAGGGTATTATATGTTATATACAAAAAGCGAAATAAAAGAACAGGTGTATGAAGCGTATATGATGGAATCCGTAGAGTTAAGTTCCTGTTTTTTCGATTTTGATGTAAGAGGAGAAATAGGGATGCTGCTTAGAGCATATGCAGAAATTCAAAACACAATTAATAGTGATGAGGTTGTGTTATTGAATAATGTATCTACAAAAAGAGAAGGAGATTATATTATAGTATCAGGCGATTTAGATGAGCGAGACTTTGATGAAATATATCATGAAGTATACGAAGGGAATTATAAAGATTTTCTGGAAAGTTATAATGAGAAAGAAAAGGAAACTAGACTGTATAGACTACTTGATCCAACGCTTGATGACAAGAGAAGAATTACTGGTACAAAATTAGATTTTATATGGTAGAAACTTTTTACGTGGAGGTTTATATGTATACATATCAGTTCTGTTATGACGAAAAAATTGATGGTTATGGATCAATTCAGTTTTGCGCCGTCAGTGAAAACGAGGCAAGAAAATTATTTAGGGAATGGAAAAGAGAAAATGGATATAACATCAGAAAATATACTATTTCTGTTATTTATAACAAAGAAGATCAGGAAGAATACGAATACGATTATATTGATCCAAGAAATGGGGGGTGAATTATGACAAATTTAACATACTTATTCAAGGTAAAGCAAAAGGTTAGGTATCATGATCCAGACACAGGTAGATGGCATGATGGAGAAATAAAAGAAATATATTCAGATCATGTGATCGTGGATATCCCGGATGTTTCAGATCATTGCTGGTTTGAAGAGAATTTTAATTTGGAATATCTTTATCCAGAATATAATTTTGATGTGTAGAAGCAGATGACTATATGTTGTCTGTTTTTTAATTGCAGAAAAGGAGAATATATTATGAGACAGTCAGATTATACAAAACATAGAGCGTTATCACGACATGAAAGTTATGTAAAACAAAAAGCAAAATGGAGAGATAAAGCAATCGAATGGCAAGCAGGTATGTACAATCAGAATTATTCGATCGAAGAATTATCTAATTGGAATGATTTCTTTGAAAAGAAAGGACGGATGTATGGGCTGCTTGTAGAATTTAGAGAAAACGGTATTTGTTAAGTATAAATTATATGTTTATCAAAGAACGTGAAAGGATGAAGTTAAAATGACATTTGAAGAAGCAAAACAGAGAAGTGATTATAAATTCCGACTGAATGGAATTGAAGATTGCATTGACAAGATAAGAAATAATTGGATGGATGATATGTATGAAAATGGAGATCCACAGAGAGGTATTGCTGTACTTACAATTGGATATATTGATGTTGAAGTGAATTTATTCACAGAGGAACAAATTGCCCGTTACGATGATCAAGTCGGAAATAAGACACCAGTTATTGATTATTTCGTTTGTATAAAATACGGAGAAAACGATGATGAATGGGAATCGGATGATTACTTAGACTATCAATTAAAAGTAAATTGGAATGCAGAGAATTGGGTAGAACAACTTGAAAGAGATATGTTTACTGCACTTGACGAGTATGTAAACAAAAAGGGATATAGTTATGATCGCGTAAATGTGATCAAATAAAAGTCGAATTTGATTGGAGGATTATAAATGAATGAAAAGCAAAGAATGTTAAAATACATTTTAACACATTTGGGTGATAACTTTTGCGGATCTGGTATTGATTCTTATGGACGAGCATATGCATTCACAGATAGTGAAATTGCAGCCAATAGTTTAGAAGAAACTTTATATAATATGGGGTACGAAGCCAGCAAATCATCAAAAGAAAATTTAGAATCTGATTATGTAATCCAAGAAGGCATTCAAAATGGAGGATGGTATAAAAGGTTTGTCCAACGATGTGCCGAAAAATATTCATCAAATGGAGGTAAAGAATATGAGAACAGATAAAAAGTACATGATGATTGTAACAGAAGAAGATGATAGATACGATGCAGAAGATGGTTATGATTGTGATTTTTATGCAGATCATCCATGGGAAGGGAATTTAATTGATATTGTGTATGGCAATAACATTGATGAGTTGCGAGGTAATGGCGAAAATGAAGGAATGTTTTATATGTTATATTTAGCAGAAAACGGAGAGAGAATTGGTTATGGATGTGTTGATTTTGACACTATTGAAGAAACGATTTCGAGATATGAACTAGAAAAATGTAAAGATATGAACACTATATGGACAAAAGATGATATTATAAATACATTGGTCGAAGATGGTATAGAACCAACCAATGCAAATATTGTAAAAGTTATTACAGCGGAGTTTGTTCAAAATTTCAAGGATAGAATTATTGAGCTTGGAAATGAGATGATTTCGTGGCAGGTCAGTGATGTTTTTAAAAAGAAGGGAGAATAATTATGGTAAACAAATATGATAACATACAGGACACAACAGATAAAATCTATGAATTTTGCAAAGACTACATTTTTGAGCATGGTTATGCTCCGTCTTATGACGAGATTGGAAAAGGTGTTGGAATTAAAAGCAAAGGCACTATCCATTGTAATATGCATAAATTATTGAAAGAAGGTAGAATTGCAACAGATTTAAAAGAACTTGCGTCCAGAGGGTTCCGTATTTCTGGTTATATTATCATGCCGATAGGAGTGGATAAAAGATGAGTAAGACAAGAGAAACACCATGCTTATACTATATTTGTGCAGGACAATGTAGTAAAGGGAGAGAAGCAGATCACAATCACTATTGTCAACATTGTGATAAATATAGGCCACGAGCAAAAGTACGACACATCAATCAAAAGAAAGAAAAATTGAATAAAATCAGAAAAGAGGAACGTTATTAACCGGTACAGAAATGTGCCGGTTTTTTTATTGCAAAGAAGGGAGAATATATGAAAAGAAAAACGTTCAAGGAATATTGTCAAACAGATGTGCGTAAGTTCGAGAATTTAGAAAAGAAATGGAACACAACACAAACAAGTATAAGAAAGAAGTTGATTAAGTATGTAGAACTATATGGATATGATTTGTCGGAATCAGATATGGAATTCATCAGGGAGTGGGTGATTGAAAGTGCTTACAATGTTTTGAAATTAAATCATCAGTTCGATGAAGAATTTAAAAGCCAAAACAAAAATATGGAAATTTCAGAAGAGGAGTTAGAGCTGATGTTTCCGTCATACATTTTTGAATAGTGAATTTTAGGAGGAAGATATTATGTCACTTGAATATGCCGTTGGATATTATGGAACCTTTGTCGCAATTGGGGTCATTATTATTATTATTATTGCTGCAATTGCCGATTTATGATTGGAGGAATAAAATGAATGAAAGAATCCAGACAGGCTTAGAGGAAGAAAAACTTAAATATAAACGAAAAATCGAAAACATTATGGAAGGGAAGTCTAAGAATCTACAAGACTTCCTTTTATATATGCATGATTTATCAGAAAAGACAAAATATGTTTACATGTGTGATGTATTAAAATTTCTAAAGTTTACAGGAAAAGAAAAAGAAGAAGATCTTGAACTGAGAGATTTTGTATCCTATATGGCAAAAATACAAGATAAAGACAATGGATTAGAAACAGTTTCTTCTTATCAAATTGCAGTTTATTCTGCACTAAAACTTTTTTCAAAATGTATGTTTGCATATAAAATTTTTTCGAAAAATTATATGGAAGAAATTGCGAAGCCAAAAAAGAGAGAGCAACAGAGAACAATAGAAAGAAGAGAAAAAAGTTATTTGACACCAGAAGAAACACAAACGTATCTTTATAATGTTGATCATAAGCTAACAGGAAAAACAAGAAAGCCATCAGCCATTTGGTCACAAAGGGATATTGCAGTTATAAAACTTTTCCTTTCTACAGGTGTACGTTGTGCAGCGTTATCCAATATGGATATAGAAAACTTAAATATGGATAAAGGAACTTTGATTGTAACAGACAAGGGGAAAAAAGTTCATACATTCATTTTAATTCCGAAAGTTTTGGATGAATTGCAGAAATGGTTAGCATACAGAGATCAACTTGTAACAGTATGCGATACACCGGCTCTATTTCTTGGGAAAACCGGGAAGAGATTGTCAACAAGTGCAATTTCAGATATTACAAAAAAATATGCTTGTAATATAAAAGGAAAAACAATTAGTCCACATAAACTAAGGGCAACATATGGTACTACATTATACAATGCAACTGGTGATATTGTGCTTGTACAGAAAAATTTACATCATGCATCAATTAATACAACGCTGTTATATGTAAGAGGAATGGAAGAAAAAGCACAAAAAGAATCTGTAGAAATAATGAAAAATATTATCTAAACATCAACGAGGCGGTAGACTTCCTGTTTACCGCCTCATATAAGAAAGGAAATTATTATGGTACAAATTTTAGAACTATTCGGTGGAATTGGAAGCCCACGGTGCGCATTACGGAATATCGGTATTCCTGTTAAATCAATTGATTATGTCGAGATTGACGAAGCAGCAGTCAGATCATATAATGCAATGTTCGCAAAAAATCTTCCGTATAAAACGCAAACAGTGGTCGGATACAATCTTCGTCCAGATATTCTGATACATGGTTCTCCTTGCAATGATATGTCTGTTGCTGGACATCAAGGCACAGCTACCAAAGATGGAAGAATAAATCATGGAGCTGGAGCAGAAGAGGGGTCTGGGACAAGATCGAGTCTTATGTGGGAAACAATTAATATTATTAAACAGATGGGAGAATGGAAACCCAAATATGTGATTTGGGAAAATGTTAAAAATATCAGAAGTAAATATATGGTACATAATCACGACAGATATATGGAAGAATTAAGTAAACTTGGATATACAAGTACATATGAACTATTAGACGCAAGAGAGTTTGGTATTCCACAAGCAAGAGAACGCTATTTTACTGTAAGCTGTTTAAAAGGAAAGGAATTTGATTTTTCTGATCTGATTAGAACGCCAATGAAAAACATTCATGAGTTTTTGGAACAGAAAGTTGATCCAGTGTACGAGGTAACACAACCGAGCATTCTGGAATGTATTGGCGCATCCGGAATTAGAAGAGCAACTGTAATTGACAAATATGCTTATACAATCACGACTCGCCAGGATCGGACACCTGCACAGGTAATTGACTTACATAATGGAAAGTATAGATATCTTACGGAACGGGAATGTTGGAGACTTATGGGTTATACGGATCAGGACTATGAAGCAGCCGCATCTGTACAACAGAAACGAGGAAGATATAAAATGGCATTATATAAACAGGCTGGCAATAGTATTTGTGTTCCAATTTTTGAAAGCCTGTTTAGAAAAATTTTGTTGGGTGAAACTGCATAGAAAAACTATGTTATTGCTGAGGAATATGATATAATATAAATAATTATATAAAAGTTGGAGGAAAATAGAATGGGAGAATATTATAATACAATTATTTTACGACATGCTGAAGGATCTTATACGAAAAAGCAATTCAAAAATTACTCTGAAGGAGATTGTATTTATGGACCAAATACTGATCCAGAAGAATTAAAACGATGGACATACGATCAGCTCAATGAAGCAAAAGCAGAATTGGCAAAATATAAATGTACATATGACGAGCATTCTGATTGCGTTGATGTAGAAGAATATGCACTTGAATATTGTGACACAAATACAGATGGAGAATTTGTGAATGGTTCAGATTACGATTTAGCGGAAAAAGAGGAAGTATAATATGTCAAAACCTATGAGTTATTATGAAGAAAAATATATTTATACGCATGAAGCAAAAGAGACAAAGAAATGTCCAATGGGATGGGATCAATCATGTTATAGTTGTATGCATTGTTTTCCTGGACATTATGAGCAGCCAGATGACTATAATGGGAAAGACGTTTGCATGGAATGCGAACGGTAGCTGAAAGAATTGTTTCATGAGAGGTAGGCTATTATGAAATGTCAATATATAGGAAAAAACGAAGAACACGATTATAGAGAAGCATATATAACCTATAATTCTAATGAAGAAGAGAAATTTAATAAAATGTATGATATTCTTTGTGACAAAGGATGGAAATTAGAGTGTGAAGAAGAGTGTGCTGGTGTAGCTGTTTGCAATAAAGAAGAATATGATATGTTTTATTCTGATTACAAGCAAGCGAAAGGAGCTATTAAAAATGCCTGAATTAAATTTCGACAATATTGAAGAACTGTACGATGATGGAAAAATATCCCTGAGAGATGTTTATTCTTATTGTGGATCAGATCTCGATATGTATAATTTTTTATCATGTCATTGCGGATATGGAGAAGAATTGATTGAAAGGAAAATGAAAGAAGTATCCGGCAGCGATAATGCCTATTATAATGTTAGCGAAGATCGATGAAGTTTGTAAGATAAAATTTATTTGGAGGCGGTATATATGGAATTGGCAGATTTGAAATTTGATGATGCAATATGGGAAGGCTCCGTTGTAATTACAACTGATGATAATGTGCTTAGAAAAGAAAATATTTTATACCAAGGATTGATTGAAGGAATTGGCGACACAAAATTTTCTGTGCCGGAAAAATATTGGAATATGAAAATAATTTCTATTTATCCGGATGTAGATAATGGAACCGCTATTTTAATTGTAAAAGTAAAATAATTTTTTGAAGTGGAATTGTCGTAAGGCAGTTCCTTTTCTGGTATAATAGAGAATATAATATTGAGGTGATTATATGAAATATCCAAAAGAAATATATTTGGACGGTTATACATATGTACAAATGTACGAACATGAAAAAGGTGGAATGTATTATTATTCAAAAGAAAATCCAGATCTAGTTACGAATACTTGTATAAGTCTATATCCAGATGGAAAACTTACATTTTTATGGAATGGAATTGAACAAAATTATGGAAAATATGACATTATAAATAACAGAAAATTTGAAGAATAATAAAATGAAACCAAGTTTTCATGTGGAGTGGAAAGGAGAATATATAAATGAGAATTATTAATGCATATGGATACGATGTGACAGGCTCAGAAGATATTTTAAATGAAATAGAAACTGATTTAAAAAATAAACAAGTGACGATTAATTGGAGCAATTTTAAGAATGGAGATATTCTTTGGAATCATAATGGAAATACAAAATTCTTTGTTACAATAGATCATGAAAACAAAATGGTTGTATTGGATGAGAAGTAGCATAAGAAATCTAGGTTTCAGGAGGTATTTAATGGATAAATGTAAATGGTGCAATACAGAACTATACAAAGAAGAATATTATGGAGACGCAGCCTTTGATATGGAACAATTAATAGAAAAAGATGATTATACACGTTTGTCTATGTTGTGGAATTCTAAAACAAATAAATTTGGGTTATACGCAGGTGGAGAAAGTGAAGCAGTTGCAAATATTAACTACTGCCCTAAGTGCGGAAGAAAGTTATGAAAGATTGAGGTGATGTTATGGAATATGCAATCGCATATAATGATAAATCTGGAAATGGATTCAACAAAACAGAGCCATGAATTTTAGATGATTTTGATAACCGAAAGAAATGTATAAAGAAAGCGAATGAGTTGATCAGATCTGGTTATAAGAATGTAACTGTTTTTAACTATGATGAATCGGTTCCAGAGTGTATTGATTGGGATTATGTAAAACAGCATCAAAATTAATATTTGAAATGGAGGAATAATGTTATGCATGTGAATGTCTTTGATACAAAAACAGACGAAGAGCTGATATTGCTATATAATCAGTTTCTTGAAGCAGAAAAAAATGGTGCATTCCCTGATAACACTGAGTTAGCAAAAATTAAGAGGGAATATGAAAAAGATTTTGGAGCAAAGACAACATTAATGCTGCAAATTGAGTTAACTCATGTAATAGCAAATAGATGGTTTAAAGAACACAATAAACGTGAAATGAAAGAGTTATATATTGTTGAAGATGTTCCAAAATATCTTGAGGATAACTCATCTTATAAATATGTTGTAAAAGCAAACAATTATGACGAAGCAATAGAAATGGTAAAGAATAAAACTGGTCATAATATTGAGTGGGATGCATCACTCGCGGATAATGATGATGTTTGGCAATAAAATTTAACTTTCAAAGGGAGAGAGGAGATATTTGTGAATATAATTCGTAATTTGAAAGTTGATTTAGATAGAATAGAACTTTTTTCAGATATGGGATATGAATATAATGTAGACGAATACAAGGACTTAATGGTAAAACATTTAAAAGAATTATTTTAGAGTGACGGTTTTAAGTGGGTGTATTTGCATAAGCTGGCGTTGACATGACGAGGTAAAACGAGTGCAAGTCTCGTAAATCGGAAACAAGCCGACAGAAGTAAGAACAGGTTCGAGTCCTGTCGCCCACATTTTTACTGGAGGTATGTTTATATGTCGAAAATTGTATTGCAAACACAAGACAGAAATCTTATAGATAATATCTTTGAGCATCCTGATAATATTTTAAGTGTACATTTTGTTGGATATGAAGATACTGTTTGGTGTAAGTCTATTTCAGAAATTTATATAGCATTAGAACAGTTTAAGCAAAATGAGTTTGTTAAAATAGATGAAAATGCTGAATTGATAGCATAGAAAGTGAGGTAGATATTATAAAAGCTGGAGACATTGTAAAATATAAAGAGATAGTCGGAACAGTTATTCATATTGGTGGAGATTTTGCTTTTCGTCCTATCAATTGGGATGCATCTAATAATTTAGATATAATAACTGAAGATTATATAGAAGAAACAACACACGAAGAAAAAATCAAATTGATCAAAGAAGAATTTCCATGGGGTAGAGTAATTGATATACATTGCATTGATAATTATCAGATTGTTGAATTTGAAAGAAATTTTACAAATAAACTTTTATGGCATGGATATATTGATTATAAGGATAGTAATAAATCTTTTGAGTCCTTAAATTCTGCTTTGATTGGTTGTATGAACATTAGACAACAACATGAAAACAATTAAATTAGTTAAAATTATACATAACGAAAATAATGGGAAAGAATATGGAGAAAATAGTGCATTATTCATCGAAGAAATAAGTGAAAATGTAGCAGTATTAAGATATAAGGATTTTTAGTTGACTGATGCAGCGACAGGATTAAAAGTTAAAATGAAGTCATCTAATATTGATGAAACTAAAGTTGATGCAGAAAATTACTTGAAAGAATTATGGGGTAGAGTAGAACGTAGTTACAAGAGAAATCTTGGTGCGTTGAAATAAGAGGTATTTTTATGAATAATAAAAAATATAAATATGATTTTGTGACAGTCGGAAATAGAACGTATCAGTTTAAAGATGGAAAGCTAAAATATGTAATTAAATGGTGACAAAATTAACTTTCTTTCAGATGTTGAAAAGGAGAATAAATCGTATGGAAATTCCTAAATACATACAAAACAAAATAAAACAACAGATTGATGCTTGTGACAAAGCAAGAAAGTTGGAAAAAGAAATAGATAATTGGTGTTGTCTTTCTGGATTTGATCCTTATAGCAAAGATTATAAGGAAACAAAAGGAAAGCTCGCAGATGCAGTAGCACCTTTAAACGCAGATAAAATTAGAGAAATAGCAGACAAGATAAAATGACGATTTCTTGCGAAGGAGGCTATATTGTGTACAAATGTAAAAATTGTGTGTTTTGCACTTGGGCATGTCCTAATTGGATGTGTATGAATAAAGAACATCCAGATTTTGATTTAGATGATGATTGTCCTATAACTGTTAATTTAGAAGATGATGGTTGTAAATTATTTTGTTTGGGAGACAATGACTATAAAAGGTTTTTAAGAGAATAAAAATAGTGAATAAAAAATTGCTTTCATTGTAAAGGATGCGAATAATATGACATATGAAGAAACACAAAAAATCAAACATTTACGAGAAGTGACTTCTGTTATGGTTGAGGAATCATCAAATGGAATTGAATGTACTAAAAATAGATTTGGAAACAGAACTATGGATGGCTGCAAAAATGTAACTTTTGAAAAGATTGAGTTATCAAAAATTGACAATGATATTCCTCATATAAGAAGAGAATATTATGGGAGAAATCTATGGGTAATGTTATGAGATTAAGTTGTTTTTAATATAGAATGGAGCTGATTACGTGAAAAGAATTAAAATGAAAGATAATACAACAAAATTTGTGTGGGATGGAGATAACTGCGTAGATAAGTACACAGAGCTTATAGAACAGTATTATTACGATTCAGAAGAAGAAAGAATGGAGCATAAAAAAGAAATGGAATCAAATGGATGGAATGATTCTGGTCAGGTTAGGGAAATGGTAAGTGGTTCTTTAATGCCATGGGCGAAAAATCCTCCTGTATATGTCTGGTTCGGAAGTTATTATAAAACAATTAGAGAGTAGATGAAAGACTTCACTAAGGAGGTGTAGATTATGAAAGAATCAGAAGTGAAAAATATTATAGCTGTGGAGATTTTAGATAAAATGAATGACCAAGGAGGAGCTTTTGTATTAAGAGAAATTTTATTTAATCCAGAAAATAGAATTGATTGGGAAAATATTGGAAGTAACGCTATTCAAAAGCATATGCCAGAATTACAAATGTTTGGCTAATCTTTGCAATTATAGAGAGATAATGAAAGATTGTTTTCAAAAGGCAGGTGAAATGTTGTGACTGAAGCAGATATTAACAAATATGTTGTCGAAGAAATGGGATATGGAGAAGAGCAAGAAGATAAAATTTCCATTAGGCTTGATTTGTCAAATGGAGAATCTGTAGAAATCTGGTTTGACGAATATAATGATTGTTATACCTGGAGCAATGCCTCCTATGGATACGAAGATACTTATGCAGTAGTACAAGATATTTGTGAATGGCTGAAAGATAATTTATTAGAAGTAATAAATATAGAAACAGTATAATAATTAATATAGACAACAAAAGGAAAAAACAAAAAAAGGTGATAATATGAAAACAAAAAATATAGATCACGAACTTTGTGATTATGATGAAGCGTACACAAGAGAAGCAGCAAGTGATATCGGATGGTGTGGAAAATGCAGAATAAAGGAATGCTCATGTTATATTTATAATTGTTTCTCAACAGAAACTAGAATAGTCATTAAAGAAGATTTGGAAAGATCCGGTGGAATAAAAAATATGCCGTGGTGGAAGTGGTGTCTAGAACATTGTCATGTTTCATATGATAAATAAGTTATTAAAACGGAGGTTTTATGGAAAAAGGAGATCTGGTAAAATTCGGAACCAATAAAGCAAAAATTATAGGTAAATCAATGAAGGGTGGACAAATACGATATAAAATTCGACAACTAGATGACTGGGGAACTATAGTTAATAACATCCACGAAAGAGAATTGACGAAAATAAAAAGTTGATTGAAACAGACATTTCAAAAGGAGAGAACAATGGAAAACTATATGAATGCTCCTATTCAGTTAGAGTGGACAGATAAAGATGTATTAGAAGATTTCGATAAATGTCATGATAAGAAAGCAGTTTCCAGAAGATTTTGCATTCCCGTGTCTCAAGTAACAGAAATATTAAAACGAAACGGTGTGAAAGAAAAATGATTCCAAAATATTTGGACTATACAGTAACACCTGCAGATTTGAGGAATATGCCAGAAGAGAATGTAATAGAATTAATGATTTTCACGGATCGAGATCGAAAAGATAATGAGGATGCAGAAAAATTATATTGGTGGTGCATACAAGAAATCAATTTTCGAATGGATTTGAGTGGATCTGAATATGAGCAATAAGAAAGCGATGGCTGGTTTAGTCATCGCTTTTTTTATGATATGCTGCAGCTCTATAACGGAAATTCGCATCCTGGATTTCTTGCGAGATATGTTCCATTCGATCGATATATTCTGTGACATGTGATGGAATTTTTGTATCCCATTCGTTTTTATCGGAAGTAAGTAGATCGTTCGGGGTGCATTCTAATGCTTCACAAATTTTTTCAAGAGTTTCAAAGCGAATGCTTGCCATATTACCAGAACAAATTTTTGACACTGATGGTAAAGAGAGATCAGTAGCTTCTGCAAATGCAGCTTGACTTTTATACTTAGTCAATATTAAATGTTGGATATCTAATTTAATCATATTGCACCTCCGTGTCAATGATTATAACATAATTAAATAAGAAAATCCATAAAGATATGTTTATGTAAATAAAGATAAATTGTAATATAATAGCGAAAATAATAAAGATATATTTATATTAAGTATTGACATATTAAAGATATGTTGATATAATGAGTTCAACGTAAGAAAAACAAGAGAGAAAGGAGGAACCGGGTATGGATGTACATTGTGGCGAAATTAAACGTGGTGAAATCTATTGGGTAGATTTCGGGAAAACGAAAGGATCTGAACAAGGCGGAAAACGCCCAGCACTTGTTGTCCAAAATAACATTGGGAATAAACATTCTCCAACAACCATAGTCGTGGCAATCACATCAAAAAGGAAGCCCAATCTTCCTACTCATGTCATTTTGGAAAAAGATGCGTTGAATGGATTAAGTTCCGATTCGTTAGTAACATGTGAACAAATTAAAACAATAGATAAAGCTAGATTGTTGGATAAGATCGGAGAGATTAGTCCCAAAAAGCAAAAAGAAGTGAACAGAGCAATGCAGATTAGTTTACAGACATTATTAATGGAGGGATGATAAGATGATAGAAGCATATGAATACTCTGATTACAACCAAGCGATGCAGAAAATGAAAGAACTTGAAAAAAAGAACAAGAAGTACAAAATTCTTATTTATACAATTGATTATGATCAAAATGAAGAAAGTAAAAAAATAACTACACCTGCAGAAGGGTGTAAGTTAATTAAAAAAGCAAAAACTATTTTCCTTAACAGAGATGAAATAATCGAACATATGCAATTATATTCTACGATACAAGATATCGAACACATCAATCGAGAAGGTATTATGCATGACATTATTTTACCACATTTAAAGGAATGAAATGGAAATATTTACCGCTGGAATATACATGTCAAGAGGTATAAAATGGAAATATAAGGAAAAACAAAATTATAGTAGTACAAACAAATGTTCGAAAACATATTGACAAGAACATTAGTTCGATGTATTATAATTTTGTCGAACAAAATAAAAGAAGGGAATCATACCTGCGTTGGAGCGCATACGGTATGAATCCCTTCCTGTACATAACAAGCAAAACAAGCAATATTCATATGTGTTTAAGGTGTTGGAGCAGCTTAAACGAATAATGGCAATGTCCTGCTTAAGTATCATTATACATATTAATTTGCAATTCTGCAAGTCTATCTTGAGCAGTTCGCTATTATTTCACAATTTCATTAAAAGAGAATAACAAATACGAAAAGGTACTTATTATTTCAAATGAAAATAAGAACCTGTATTAAAGTTACCTATTTTTAAAAACTAAATAAAAAAAGGAGTGATTGAAAAATGCAGTACATTATCACAAATGGAAAATGTTGGGTCATTGAAAACCCAATGCGTCCAGGCGAGTATATGGCATCAACTATGTCATCTAGAGCAAAACACTTCACATTCAAACAGGCCAAGAGCTTATTAAATTCGCGGAATAAAAAGATGAGTTGGATTCGTCATGGATACTCGATGGTTGGAGAAGATGGTAAAGCACCATCTGTTTCTCCGAAAGCAAAAGGTAACGGTGGTGCTTTTCTAGCAGAGAATGATGTATTCGTTGATCTTACATTACTCGATCAGATTGAGGATGAAACAGAAAAATACTTAAGCCTAGCCGGTTGGGATGAATCTGAACTAAGCAATATGTCAGAATCGCTTAACACATACTTGTCAAAACTTGACTCTGAAGAGAGTGATATTAAACATGCTTTGGTTATTTACGCCCATAATCATAATGGGAAAATGCCACAGGCTCACAAAATTGCAAAAGTTGGCTATATGTTTTTACATATTTTAATTGATCGAGCGCACGTCAAGGCGTGTATGAGAAAAGTAACCATTATGAAGAATGCTCTTACATACTCATACTCCATTGGAAAATTACAGCATGAATTAAGCAAAAATGAGAATGGAGAATATAGCGAATATAAGCCAAGAACTGCGAAATTCGAAGAAACGATGAAAATATTAGAAGGGTAGGGTGATAACTATGAAAGAAAAAGAGGAAGTAAAAAAACAACGGAAAGAACCATATCATTTTTCGCCAGCACAGATGCAGCTCATCGAGGAATATATGGATTGTAGTATGACAAAACTCAAAACATTATGTCGTACTATTTGGCTGAAAGATACTCTGGATCAGAAATATTACGATGATTTATATGATGATGCAATGACTGTATTAATGGAAACAGTAGAATCATACAATCCAGAGCATGAAAAGAAAGCATCTTTTAATACATTTCTTATGGGAAATATTAAACGATCCTATTTGGAATGGAGAAGAGATAATTTCGAACGTGGCATTCGATGCAATTTACTTATGAAAAATGGAGTTATTGTAAAGGATGAAGAAGATAAGCCAATCGTAGTTCAAAATATTTCTCTAGATACTCCAATTCAGAACGATGAACAAAATGGAAAAACAAGAAATGTGGAAGAACTTGTCGCTTCTCGTTTTAATTTGGAAGAACTCATTTGTGAAAAAGAAAAGACGGAAGATGAAAAATGGCATCCAAAGGTAAGAATTTTTTTACATAGACTTTCGCCGTTACAGCAGAAAATCGCTCTGTTAATTGCAAATCGTTATAACAAAGACGAGATTTGCGAAGTTTTACATATTTCCGAAAAAACTTATGAACATTCATTTAAAATGATTTGTTCTGAAAAAAATAAACAATTAATACGTAATCTGTAAGAAAAGAAAGGAGTAATACTATGAGATTAATACGAGACAAAGTTAAAGAAGAAACTTGGATGTGCAAAAAGGTATGCGACATGGCAGAGAGAGGAGAGCTTAGATCTGATTATTTCCTGCAGCGAGACATTGACCAGTGGGAACATTCAGATCGTGATAACTTTATTGTTACGATGTTATTAAATGAAGATTTCGATGCTCTGAAAATCTGCGAAGAGATTACTCCTACAGGTGTAACACTTTGGATTATTGATGGTTTACAGAAATATACATATATTTCAGATTTTAAAGCTGGTGGATTTAAACTTGGCTCAAATATTGATCCAAGCGAAATTACATATCAGGAAGCTCGAAGAGATAAAGATAGTATTTTTATTAGAAATGACAATGGAGACATTATGTATGACGAAGTTACCTTTTCTCTGAAGAATAAAGGTTATGCTGATCTTTCTCCAAAGTTGAAAGAAAATTTTGATGATTGTCCTGTAAAGATTGTAAAACATCTCGACTGTACACCGGAAGAAATGGCTCGTCATTTAAGGAGATATAATCGTGGAGCAAAAATGAAACCAGCACAGATTCTTCTTACAAGAATGCTTAACGTTGGTAGACGTGTAAAAGCATTGGCAGAACATGATTTTTGGTCTGATCGCGCAAACTTTACACCAACAGTACATAAAAATGGAAAGATTAACCAGATTATTGCAGAAATTGTAATGGCACTTAATTTTTGGGACAATTGGACAAAAAACGCAAGAAAGATTGGAGAATATTTAAACGAGAACGCAACTGATGAAATGTTCAACAGTGCAAGAGAATTACTGGATCATTTAATGACAGTTACATCCTTAGATACATCTGAAGCACTGTTTACTACAAAAAATTCTTTAATTTGGATTATGTTCTTTGATCGTTGTATGAAAAATGGAGTTAAAGATGAAATTTTTAAAGAATTTTTGAATAATTTCAATACATATACCGATGTTTCCGTAGAGATTCCACATGATGACGAAACGTTGATCACGACATGGAATGATTTAGACGCAAGCAAGTCTACGAAAGATCGTGTGGTTATCGAAGATAAATTATTTATTTTACATACTCTGTTGGAAAAATTTGTTACTGATAATGGATTAGTAGCAATCGAAGAAGAAACTGAAAATGTAGCAAATGAAGAAGAGAATAATATTTCAGAGCTAGAAGTTACGGAAGAAACTGAACAGCCGGTAGAAACGGATAGTTCTAAAGAAGACTTCTCGGATGATGAACTGATTGGATTTGTTATGGAAAAGACGTCCTTAAATGTAGATTCTGATGATATTGAATTATATAAGGATATCATTGAAGATTCTGTCAAAGTAACATCATCTCTGTATCAGAATTGCTACAAAGCATTGATTGCTGTTGTTGCAAAAGCCTGTAATGAAGAAAAAGATCAGGAATTTGAAGAATGGGTTAAAGTGTATCAGAATTCCAATGAGGAATACAGCTCTAATGATGGCGTTAATTTTAGATTTATGCAGAGAGATTTTGAGAATTATCTTGTTAAAAATGGAAATGCAGCGTAAAGAAAGGAGAATAATATTATGAAGATGAACATTGAAGATATCAAAATTTCAGATCAGTTTCTTGCTTCTCATCCATCTTCAGAAAAGATGGAAAGAGTTGAGAAATATTGGTTGCTGACGAATCATCAAGATAAACCAATTGTTCTGGATAAAAATGGTTATCTTGTAGATGGATATATCCGTTATCTTATCATGAAAAGAAATGGTGCTAAGACAGTTCAAACTGTGTATAAAGGCCAGCCTGTTGCACTGATTAATGGAGTACATATTCACGCTAATGGTGCAACAAGCCAGGAATATACTTGGGAGATTCGTAGAAATAAGAACTGGAAATCTTTCCTTGAAAATCTCAAAGTTGGCGATTTAGTAATGTGTGCAACCAAATATGGATATAGTCCAGTGAAAGTTACAAGGATTCAAACGGAGAATATCGAGGGGGGGGTAAAACATAAAAAAGTACTTTTAAACAAAAGAGTGACTATCAAAACAGAAACGAAATAGAAAAGAAGTGAGACGAATGAAAAGGTTAGGAAAATATTCAGGAAAGGTTTACGAAGAACATGAGATCCAGAATATGGATGAATGTGGAACAGTAATTACAGACGAACAGGCTGCAGATAAGGACTTTATTAAAAAACATCACATGTGTGATTTGGTACAGTGTGTATCATGCTTTTGGTGTCCGACATCGAAGAGTTTCTTCTGAATGAAAGACTGATTTCTGATGCAGAGAATACTACAGAAGGTACAAAGGAAAATAAAGAACTAGAAAAAGCAAATGTAGTTGGTGAAAATAATAAAGAAGAAAGTTCGGAGAATAATGTAAAAGAAGAAACAACCAATAAGATGAAGGAAACAGAGAGCAAAGTAGAGTAAAAGATAACAAAATAGAAGAAAAACATAAAGAAGGAGAAAATATCATGTTAGATCAGTTCGTAATTTTTAAGGAGAAGCTTCAGAAACATTTCAATAAAATGTCCGCAAATGCAGATAAGTTATTCGAAGTGGACGTAGACAAGGAGCTGCTGTGGGATACATATCTCGATAGCTTTGCGCCAGGAACGAACAATATTTTTAGAGAGAGAAGAGAACATGACTGTACCTGCTGCCGCCAGTTCATTCGTACAATCGGCGCTGTGGTTGTAATCAAGGATAATAAAATGGAAAGTATTTGGGATGTAGATATGTCTGGAACTATTTATGAGCCGGTAGTCAAGGCACTTTCCAAACTTATCCATAACGAAGAGGTAGTCGATGTTTTTGTAAGTCAGCTTAAAAATATTGGCACAGATAAGAACTTTGAAATGATCAACGGAAAATCTCATCAGTGGGATCACTTTTATATGAGACTTCCTGATAAGTTTGTATTTGACTCTCGTAGATCTGCAGGTAATATCCATGGTGAATACAGAGATATTAAAAACGTATTTAAACGTTCTCTGGATGAGATCACTATGGATTCTGTGGAAACAATTCTTGAGCTGATTAATTCCAATACGCTGTATCGTGGAGCAGAGTGGAGGATTCCGCTGGTTGAATTCAAGAAATACAAAAAGGAATACGACAAAATTCCGGAAGAAGAGAAAAATCTTTATGCCTGGGAGAAATCTCTAAAAGCAGGAGCCGTTATTGGTAAAATCAGAAATCATTCTATTGGAACACTACTTGTAAATGTAAGCGAAGGAATGGGCCTCGATCTTGCAGTAAAGAAATACGAGCAGATTGTAGCACCCAGCAACTATAAAAGGAGTAAGCCAATTTATACTCAGAGAATGCTGGACGATGCAAAGAAAACGTTGACAGAACTTGGATATATGGATTCTCTGAAACGTCGCTTTGCAAATCTGGATGATATCACAGTAAATAATATTCTATTTTCTAATAAAGATGCAGCGAAGAGAATTTCTGGTGGAGGAGACATTTTTACAGAGATGTCAAAATCTGTAGCAGTTAATCCAAAGAAATTCTCTAGAGTAGAAGAAGTGACTGCACAGGATTTCGTAGAAAAGGTTCTTCCGACCGCGAAAGAGGTTGAAGTATTTGTAGAGAATAAACATGAGAAAAACTTTGTTTCTTTAATTGCCCCAGAAAATTCGAATGCCAACACAATGTTTAAATGGAACAATGGTCTGAGCTGGGCATATACAGGAAACATTACCGATTCTGATATCAAACAGAATGTAAAAAACGCTGGTGGAAATGTAGATGGTGTTCTTAGATTTTCTATTATGTGGAACGAGGATCAGAACGATAACAGTGACCTTGATGCGCATTGTATTGAACCAAATGGTCATGAAATCTATTTTGGTAGTGATAGAAAACCATGCAAGTCAAAACTCGGTGGACAGCTTGATATTGATATTACACAGCCAATGGATCAGATGCCAGGTAAACCGGCAGTAGAGAATATTACTTGGCAGAATAAATTAAAAATGATGCCAGGTGTTTATAAATTTTTTGTACATCAGTTTGCTAGTCGAGGAAGTAAAGGATTTAAAGCAGAAATTGAATTCGATGGAGAGATCTATTCGTTTGAATACAATAACCCAGTGCGTGGAGACGTAGACGTCGCAGAAGTAATTATGGATAAGAACGGAAACTTTACCATCAAAGAAAAGCTTTTTGGTCACTCGGTTACTTCTAGTAGAGGAGTATGGGGAGTACAGACAAATCAGTTTACACCTGTATCTGTAATCAGTTACAGCCCGAACTATTTTGATGAGCAGAATGGGATCGGGAATAAACATCTTTTCTTCTTCCTGAATGGATGTGTAAATCCAGAACAGCCGAATGGTTTCTTTGTGGAATATCTTAAGAATGAATTAGTTCCACATCGTAAAGTATTTGAAGCACTTGGTGCAAAGTGTAGTGTAACAGACGTCGATGATCAGCTCTCTGGAGTTGGATTCAGTCTGACGCAGCGTAATGAGCTTATCGTTAAAGTAAAAGGTGCAACAGAAAGAATCATTAAAATTAAATTTTAATAAAGGAGAATATGAATTATGAGTAATATGTTTGAAAAAGCAGTAAAAGGTAAATATCGGTTCCCGTATAAGGGACAGATTGCAGTAGAAGATTTATATGATCTTCCGCTTGGATCGCTGGACACAGTATTTAAGACACTGAATGCAGAAGTAAAGAGGACGGATGAAGAAAGTCTGCTTCAGACTAAATCAGCGGAAGATGATATTCTTGCGACCAAGATTGAGATTGTAAAATATATCTTTAATGAAAAACTGGAAGAGAAAAAGAATCGGCAGGAATCTGCAGAACGTAAAGAGAAGAAACAGAAAATTATGCAGATCATTGCTACTAAGCAGGACGAGGCACTTCGAAATGCGTCCGTTGAAGATCTGCAGAAAATGCTTGATGAATTAGATTAAAAAATGGCTGGCTGGTATAAAACTGGTCAGCCAAATTTATAAGGTGATTGATATGACGCAAGAAGAGCATGATAGAAAAATTCTTATGGAACGAGTAGCTGTAGAGGAACTTTTACTGAAAGAACATATTGATGTTCCTGCAGCATACGAACGTGTCAGAGAATATGTAAATAGATTCGAAAAAGAATCGAAATTAGAAATTAGTAACGATTACTAAAATTTTGGAAAGTGAGGAAAAAATAATGGAAAACACGATGTCTGAATTAAAGGAATATCTTGATAGAATTGGAATTTCAATCGATGGTAAAACGACCTGTGAAGTGAATAATGAGGTTGCAAGTATTTGGAATAAACTTGCAGATAGTAAAGAGGAAAATTAATGCTTGGATTAGTATTGCAAAGCGAATATGATAACATGAAAGATTTCGCCCAATCGATTATCCATAATCTAAGAGACGATCTCGAATATGAGAGAAAGAAATCTCTATACTGGATGTGTCGATGCGATGGTACAGTAGCAGACGATGTATCGCTTGATGATTGGATAAAGAAATTTGATCAAGTAAGAGAGGAGAATAAACTGTGAAAACATTAATTGTTGTAGATGTACAGAATGATTTCGTAAATGGGAGCCTTGGATCGGAAGAAGCACAGGCGATTATTCCGAATGTGAAAAAGAAAATTGAAGAGTATTATAATCGTGGAGATCAAATTATTTTTACAAGAGATACGCATTATGACGATTACTTAAATACTCTGGAGGGAAGAAAACTTCCAGTAAAACATTGTGTTTTTGGAACAAGAGGATGGAAGGTTGTGAGCGACATTGAGGTTCCTAACTGCAGATATGTAAACAAAAGTACTTTTGGAACCTTGCAGTGGAGAAATATGACATGGATTGGAGATGGTGATATCGATCTGGTCGGTTTGTGTACGGATATATGTGTAATTTCAAATGCATTAGTCCTTAAAGCTATGTTTCCAAATACGGAAATTACAGTAGACGCAGGCTGTTGCGCGGGATCTACACCAGAAAAACATAAGGCGGCACTCGAAGCCATGAAAAGCTGCCAGATTAATGTGATTGGAGAATAAAGATATGATCATTTTAAATGGGAAAGAAGTAAAAGTAGAACACTTTCCAGATGGAACACAGAGAATCGTATTAGACGATTGTTTTTATCAGAAATATAACAACATTACATGGAAGTATGAGAAAGAAGAAGAACTTTCAGCGCTGATTTATATTACAAAACATTTAAAAAATTTTCCATATATTAAATCAATTGATCTTACAATGTTTTATCTTCCGAATGCCAGAATGGACAGAATCCATGATCAGGGCGAGGTTTTTACATTAAAAGGGTTCGCTGATGTTATTAATTGGCTCGAATTTGATAGAGTAGAGGTACTTGATGTTCATAGTAATGTTGGAGCAGCGCTTTTGAATAGAGTATATGTTTTTAATCCAACAGAATATATTGATGAAGTAATTGAGCAGATTAGTAAAGAAAATCTTATTCTTTATTTTCCGGATACCGGTAGTTCGAAAAGATATTCTGGATTGTTTTCTGACATTCCGTATTGCTATGGTGAGAAAAATCGAGACTGGAATACAGGAAAAATTCTTGGACTCAAAATCAGAGATAACGATATTGATCTTAAAGGTAAAAAAGTTTTGATGATTGATGACATCATTTCATATGGCGGTTCTTTATATTATAGTGCAAAAGCGTTGAAAGAACGTGGTGTAGATAGAATTTATGCTTATGCATCACATACCGAAAATTCAGTTCTTGATAGAGAAAAAGGAACATTAATCAAATCACTTGAAGATGGAACAGTTGAAAGATTATTTACAACAGACAGTCTTTTCACAGGAAAACACGATAAAATCACAGTTATGGAGGCCTAAAATGAGAAACATTTCTTTTATGCTGATGGCAGATACATATAAAAATACAAATCCTGATGCTCTTCCAAAGGGTCTTACAAAATTAACTTCTTATATTACTCCTAGAAAATCAATGTTCAAAAATCTGAATGAAGTTGTATTCTTTGGATTACAGGGTTTTATTAAGGAATATATGATTGATTTAGCAAATGAAACTTTCTTCAAAAGACCCAAAAAAGAAGTTATTGCAGAATATAAAGAATATCTGGATAATCAGATCGGTTCTCAGAGTTATGATCTTGGACGTATCGAAAAATTATGGGATCTGCAGTATTTACCTGTAGAGATCAAAGCTCTTCCAGAAGGATCTGTTGTAACAATGGGAGTCCCGTGTATCGAGATGAGTAACGCACATCCGGATTTCGCATGGACGGTACAATGGCTGGAATGCATTATGCAGTCTTTTATTTTTGGGACATGCAACTGGGCAACTGTAGGTCATAAATATAAAACACTTGCAAATGAATTTTACGAGAAAACTACAGATGGTGCTAATCCTGCAATGGCTATGGCGGATTTTGGATTCAGAGGACTCGGCATTGAGAACGGAGTTCATGCAAGTTCTTCATGGCTGCTATCTTTCAATAAAACTTCTACAATTCCTGCAACTCAGTATATTGATAAAATGTACGATGCTGATTGTGCTAAGAACCATATTGGTATTGGAGCAGTTAGCCTGGAACATGCAACCGTATGCAGTAATCTGGCTGTATGCGAGACAGAAGAAAATCTGTTAAGAAGATTACTGACTGATACATATAAGAATACATCTTTCAGTTATGTCTCTGATACATTTGATTACTGGAACCTTATTGACGAAACACTTCCAAAACTGAGAAAAGAAATCGAAGAGCATAATGGCAAATTCCTTGTACGTCCTGATAGCGGCGATATCGTTGAGATTTCAGTAAAAACTGTTCAGAAATTATATCAGATTTTTGGTGGAACTGTAAACTCAAAAGGTTATAAGGAGTTAAATCCAAAGATTGGAATCATTTACGGAGATGGTTGTCAGTACAGTAAGATCAAAGAGATTTGGACACAGCTTGAAGGATTAGGATTTGCAGCAGATACGATTCTTTTTGGAGTAGGTGCGTTTTCTTTCTCTGCAATGTGTACGCCAGAAGATGGAATGGTTTGCTTAACAAGAGATACTTTTGGATTTGCAATGAAGAGCACCTATTGTGTAATTGATGGCAAAGAATATACCATTCAGAAGAATCCAAAAACAGATAAAAATAATCTGAAGAAATCTCATAAAGGACTTTGCTGTGTAGTAAAAGAAGAAAATAAATTCGTGTGTCATGATGGTTATGCAGAAGATACAATGCCAGAAGAAAATGAACTGAAACTCGTCTTTAAAGATGGAGAATTAGTAAAAGAACAGACTTTTGAAGAGATTCGTGAAAGACTGAATGGAGAAAATCATGATTGAAATTATCGAAGGAAATTTATTTGATACGGATGCAAAATTTATTTGTCATCAAGTAAATTGTATGGGAAAGATGGGATCTGGCGTGGCTTTGCAGGTCAGACAGCGATTTTTACATGTATACGAAGAATATAAAAAGGTAGCATCATCGGATATGCTGGGGAAAGTACAAATTGTACCAGTCAAGCCAAAATATATTGGATACGACTGTGGATCGATTGCGATTCCAAGTAATGAACAGTGGATTTGTAATTTCTTTGCACAAGATAACTATGGATATGACGGAAAACAATATACTTCTCTGGAAGCATTAGAAAAGTGTTTTAGAACTATGTGTTGGAAAACACATGAAAGGAACAATAATTTTAGTGCAACAATTGCTATGCCATATAAGATCGGCTGTGATCGTGGTGGAGCAGATTGGGACGAAGTATATTCAATGATACAGAAGATTTTTAATGAACTTGATACTCATATTGAACTGTGGAAATTAAATCAGTAAAGGAGAGGAGAATAGATATGTATACTTTTGATGCAAAAGAAACAAAAAATAAGATTGTCGAGTGGATTAAAATGTTCTTTGAGCAGAATGGGAAAGATTGTATTGCCACAGTAGGTCTTTCAGGTGGTAAAGATTCAAGCATTGTTGCGGCTCTCTGTGTGGAAGCTCTTGGAAAGAATAGAGTTTTAGGTGTGCTCATGCCAGACGGAGAACAGACAGATATTGAAGATGCCTATGAAGTTGCTAAATATTTAGGTATTGAATACTGTACTGTAGATATTCATCCAGCAATTCTTGCGCTAAAGCACGAAATCAGACCACAAATTGGTGATCATTGGTCAAAACAGACATCAATTAATCTGCCTCCTCGAATCAGAATGACAACACTTTATGCAATTTCACAGAGTATGAATGGACGAGTTGCTAATACATGCAATCTTTCGGAAACACTCTTATCTTGGGAAACTCGCTGGGGCGATGCAGTAGGAGACTTTGCACCATTAAAGGATTTCACAGTACAGGAAGTAAAAGCTATTGGATATGAGACGATTCTACTGAAAAAGATGGTTGACAAAACGCCGTCAGACGGATTATGTGGATCTTCTGATGAAAGCGCTCTTGGATTTAAATATTCTGTATTCGATCGGTATGCAAGAACAGGTGAAATTGATGATGCTGCAGTAAAAGCTATTATCGATGCAAGGGTTGAAAAATACAGATTCAAGAGAAGACCAATTCCATATTTTGAAAGTGGTCTGAAATCATATTTAGACTGATTTGCATTCTAAAATAACTTTAATAATTTGATATCATGAGCGTTCTACAATCAATTCTAATTCACTAAGTATATAAATTGTAGAACGCTTTTTGAAAATGGATTCTAAGAGAATAATCTTACATAGAATGATATAACTATTTACATAAAGAGAGGACAAAAATTAATGCCGATTAAAGATGTATTAGATGATATTGACTGCATGATCAACACACTTTACCTTGCGAAACGGGAACTAGGCTATGCAGTAGTATATGAAAGTGAAAGAAACATTCTAAACGAAGATCAGTGGATCGGATTTATCAAAGATCATCAGCAGCCAAGCGGAACAATTATCAGAGAGGGATTAAAACAGGTTAGCCGTGTTTCTCGCAAACTGGCTGATGAAGTTGTGTACGGCAAAGAAGATTCTAATAAAATTTGTAGAGGAGATATGGATGAATAAGATCATCGAGGAAGATTTCGAATGTCTTGATGGACATATAACAAAAGCATTGACATTCGATAAAGACAATGTATATAAAATTTCGGACTTTATCGAACTACTACAGAAAGCGATGGAGAAATATGGTGATAAAGAAATTGCTACACATGATATGAATTTTGACGTTATTTCAGGGATTACATGGCCCTATATTTATTTTGATGAGACTGCAGGTGTCGATAATAATGGTATGATTTGTATTTTTGAATAGGAGAAAAGAAAATATGAAAACTCAAATTAGAATGGGTGTGTTTGAGACAAATTCATCGAGTATGCATTCGCTTTGCGTGATGAAAAATGAAGGTAAATATACTCTACAAGAGATTACTCATGATATGTGGTTATGGGATGATTCAAAAACAGGAGAGAAAAATTGTATTTGGATGCCATATGAGGGAGATTTATATTTTGGAAGATCTCCATTTAGGGCATTGGCAAGTTTTTCTGATAAATGGCTATATGCTTGTGCTTCGTTGGTTGAAGAATATAATGATGATACATATAAAGAATTATTACGAATTGTTAAGAAATATGTGCCGACATTAAAGAAAATTGAACTTCCAAAAAAATGTAAATATATTCCGAATAAAGATAACGAAGAATATAATGCAGACAATTATTACCAGGAAGGAATGACGGAAGAAGAGTTAAACAAGTTTCTTTCTGACAAAGAAGAACAATATGGAATTGAAATTAATTATTGGACTGATTCAGAAAATGAATCCTGGAGATTCAATATTCCAGATACTGGTTCTGTGGATGAAGATATCCTTAGTGGATTTTTAAAAAAAGAGAATATCACATTAGAAGAGTTTATTTCTAACAAAAAATATGTAGTAATTCAGGATGGAGATGAAACATGCTATTTTTCTGGAATGAAAGAAGCAGGTTTAATCAATATGAATGCAATTGATCATGAATATCCAGAAGGGGAATGGTGGGAAAGATGAAAACACAAATTAGAAAAGGAACATTTGAAACAAATAGTAGCTCGGTTCACTCGCTCGTGATGTGTAATAAAAGCGATTATGATAAATGGGAACAAGGAAAAGTATTTCTATTTAGAGGAAGTGGCTATGCTTATCCAGATGGCAACAAACCTCAAGAAAATCATTTTTATACAAAAGAAGAAGCAATCACCTTTGAAAAATCTAGCAAGTATCATCCAAATTTTACATACGACACAGAGGGAGATCTTTTGGATTTTCTTCATGAAAATGAATGGTATGATTATGACTATTTTTGGAATGAATGGTGCGAAGATTGGGAAACTTTTGAAGAATCATTCACAACAGAGAATGGTGATACTGTTATTGCGTTTGGCTATGATGGATATGACTGCTGATAAAATTTAGGAGGATTATAGGAATGGAATTATTAGGAGCTTATAAAAATGGCAATTATCGTACTCTTATATTGAGTGATGGGACAAAGATCAGAAAAACAAATGATGATGAGTTTATTCCGGATTTTGCAGAAAATATGGATATCAAAATAACAAATTGTTGCGATCGAAATTGTCTTATGTGTCATGAAGATAGTATTCCTGATGGGAAACATGGAGATATTATGAACGAAAAGTTTATTGATACTTTACATCCATATCAGGAGGTAGCAATCGGTGGCGGTGATATCACTACACATCCTGATTTAATTCCATTCCTACAAAAACTTAAAGAACGAAAAGTAATTGCGAATATTACTGTAAATCAGATTCATTTTGAACAAAAACAGGATCTGATAAAAAGATTAGTTAATGAAAAACTGATCTACGGTCTTGGTGTATCACTTGTCAATCCAACGGAAAAATTTATTTCTCTAATTAAGCAATATCCAAATGCAGTAATTCATGTCATTAATGGTATCTTAAAACCATCTGATATCGAAGCATTAGGGAATAATAATCTGAAGATGCTGATCCTTGGCTATAAGCAGCTTCGTAGAGGGACTGATTGGTATACAGAAGATCATGAAAATATTGTAGTAAGACAGATGTGGTTGAAAGAGAACATCTGTAACATTTACGACAAATTCAAAGTTGTGTCATTTGACAATCTAGCCATCGAACAGCTTAATATGCGACGTTTCTTTACGGACAAAGAATGGGAAGAATTTTACATGGGCGATGACGGAAAATTTACTTATTATATTGACATGGTAGAAAGAAAATTTGCAAAAAGTTCAACAGCGCCAATGGATAAAAGATATGATCTGATAGATTCTACAGATGAGATGTTTAGGCGAATTGTGACAGAGAATAAATAAATGAAATCGAAATTTCAGAGGAGTGAGGAATATGCAAAAAGAATTTAAAAACTTATTTTGCGATTTTACAGATAGCGAATTAGAGAAATGTTATCGGAGTCGAATTAGAATTTTAAATAAAACCAATGAGGATTATGAGCCTTATAAAGATATGGTAAAAAAATGTCAAAAACTTATTGGATATGAATATAATCCCAAAATGGCAGATGCAATTTGCGAGGGACATATGTTTAACGAAATTGCTAAACGATTTTTTAAAATTGTAAACATGAGTGATGATTTATGTGAAGTGTACGGGATTAAAAAGAGATAGGATCGTTCTTGCAAAGGAGTAATTTTTATGGGTAAATTAAAAGATGAATGTTTAAGATCATATTTAGCAGAAAAGAAGATTAATATAGATTACTTCATGAAAATGGCTGGTGTTATTGAATATAAAAAAGCAATTGATAAATTTATGGAAAAATTTGATAGCTTATATTCTGAAGAATTGTGTTTGCATTTAACTGAAAGAGAGAATAATTGGGGCAATAACTATTACAAAAAACATAAGTTCGATAAAAATTGCGAATGTAATAAATGTAAATACTTTTGCAGATGTATGAAAACGGTAGAAAATCCTGTAAGATCTTCAGACGGCAGATGCAAACAAAAGTACATCTTTGATAGTAAGGAAAAGGGAAAATAAACTTTGAATGTATATTTAGTAAGTATTAAGCGAAAAAGTTGGTGTCAGGATTACGCTATGGTTGTTATAGCAGAAGATAAAATTCTTGAAAAATATGGCATTTTCCCGTTTTTGTGGAGAAAAAGAAAGGTTTGGTTGTGATAATAGCCATAGTTCTAAAGGTGTCTGGGATTGGGAGACTACTTGGTATGGAAAACATGATAAAAATAACAATAAATTTTCGTGGTTGAGATTTTGGGAGAAAAATACAATTTGGAAGTATAAAAAATTTGAATGTCATACATGCGGTGCTAAATGGGAATCTCCACCATATCCTAAAAATATTGGTGGATATGAGTCATGAATTTCACAAAAGATGATATTACAGAAGAATTCGAAAATAATTTGCTTGAATTATTTTTAGATAAATTATCTGAGACACCTTCAAAGATTTTAAATGATGAAGGAGACTTAATGTATACGAATTATGAAGCTTTAGAAGTTCTACAGAAAGTTTTTGAAATCATTATGCAAGAGGACGATTTTAAAATTATATCGAAAACATTAGGAGAATAATAAAATGCGACGGTTAATCAATTATATTCGATCCTGTTTTTGTAAGCATGAATGGGAATTAATATTCGATACCAATATTTATGGTTATGATTTTTGGGGAAGGCTAGAATCAATGCCAAGATATCATGAAAAAACATACCGTTGTAAGAAATGTGGTATGGAGAAAAAATATCAATCAAATTAAAGGAGAACAAGATTATGGCAGTATTAACAAATTTTGAAGAAGATGAACTGGTTGTAAATTGCAGTTGTGGTTGTGATGAAGGAGTTCATATTAAATTAGATCATGATACTGAAACTGATGACTATGCTTTTATGGTATTTACCAATGGTAATTTTTACAAAGAACAAGGTCATACCTTTTCGACAAAGCTGAGAAAAATTTGGGCTGTTATCCGTAATAAAGATTTTTATTATGCAGATATCTGTATGAGTAAAGAGGATTTCCGAAGATTCAAAGAATGGGTCAACAAAGTAGCATAAAAAAGGAGAGCAGTCGTGCGTATGGTAAATAATAGTTTTGAAATTGGAGAAAAATGCTGGACAGTGTGTAAAAAGAGAATACAGCACAAGTGTCCTGTATGTGATGGCAATGGGTATTTTACTTACAATGGGTATGAAATTCAGTGCAGAAATTGCGGTTCAACTGGTAAAGTAACTGATGCGGCACAATCGGTACTGAGTTCATGTAAAGTTGTTATTGATAGAATTGATGTAACCTTTTATAGTGATGGTTCGGATAAGATCAAATATAGAGTTCATGCACTGGGAGAAAATAGATACGATCTTCCAGTTCGTAATCGTTCAAAAAAGAATCTTTTCAAAACACGAGAAGAAGCCGAAGCATATTGTTTTAAAGAAAATACAAAAGAAATAAATATGCCAACTTAATATGAAAGAGGGACTAATGTATATGACAGTAGAAGAATTACAGCTGGAAGCATTTCGACAGATCAGGAGAAAAGTATCTGATATTACGGATGAATCATCAAATGATGAGATTGCTGGTTATGTCAAAGGTATTGTAAATCTGGAAAGAGAACTGTATAAAAGGATTGAAGAAGACAATAAACCAATGAATAGTGAGGACATAGTAAGATAAATGATGAATGTGTATTTGGTGAAAATTAAACAAACTGAATGGTGTCAAGATTATGCCATGGTAGTTATAGCAGAAGACGAAAAACATGCAGAAAGAAAAGCAAGATGGAGTTCTGATGATTTTCGAAAAGCTACGGACGTTGTGGTGCAGAAAATAAATTTAGATCAAGAACAGGTCGTATTGATTGCAAATACAGGAGCATAAATATGAGTACAAGCATGGAAAATTTAGAAGAATACGAAATACAAACATTGTTTGAATCATTAAGCAGAGTATTACGAAATCAGAATAAAATCCTTATGGATCTTGAGCAGAATGGATATAAGCCTCACCTTAATGAAACAAACATATTAAGCAATAGATGCTTTGGTATCGCTCAAAAGTATCAAAATTTTATCGAAAAAATAAATGAAGATGAAAATAGTACAGAAGACGACGAAAATAAAGAGCCTATGACAAAACAAGAAATCATAGAGTATTTGGAATCAACAGGATTATACAAAAACACTGAAAGTGATATGTATTACGAAAAGAAAATGCTTGACGAAAATAAAACAGTTCCAATTAGAGATTTAGTAGAAAGATTTATTGATGTAGACAAGGAATTCACTGGAAAACCTTGGAATATCATGCAAATTCTAAAGAATATAGACATGGTTATTCCGTTGGAAGATCGAAAATAATCCGATAGAATGTTGTTTTCATAGGAGAGAACAATATAAAAACAAATAAAATTTTATGAGGAAAAGTAATATGATGAACAATTTTTTAAATGGTATGTTTGGCAAGGTAGGAAACGGAATGTGCAGATTGTCTATGAATGGTGATATCGCTGTTAAGACAAGCACTGGATACAAAACCTATAACGTAAAGACAGGAAAACTTACAAATTGTAACAACTTTGTATTCGACATCGGAGAAGAGTTTTTCTTTGTTATTCCAACTAACAAAGTTGAAAAAGGGGACATCATTCTTGTTAATGGTAAACCAAAGTGTGTCATCGAAGCGGATAAAAATAAAATTACAGTCGTTAATTATGAAGACTCTGCGGTAGATATGATTCTTCCAGAACGTCATGTATTTATGGGAAATACATATTTTTATGGAAAAATTGTTTCCATGTTTGGAAACGATATGTTTAAGAGTAAAAAAGGAACAAATAACATTTTTAAATATATGATGCTTTCTCAGATGATGAATGGTAACGATGGGACAAATGGTTCTATGACATTTGGTAATATGAGCTCAATGCTTCCTTTTATGATGATGGGTGGAGGAAACGGCATGTCTGAAATGTTTGATGGAATGTTTGATTTTGATATGAGTGACGAAGATGATACAGATGAAGCAGAGGAGGAAGAATAATTATGGGATGCGGAAGTTGGAAGTCAGATGATTTTGTAAGTTATTCAGCAACGAAAGGTCTTGATGTATCAGACGATGGTAAAATCAGAGGTTTATATTCTAACCAGGATATGTTTAAGGCAGTAACGCTTGATCATGCTTTAGATCCTAAGAATGTAATTAGAGAGTGCTGTGATTCTGCAGAACACCCGAATACTTTACCTGTTATCTTGGCGCTAGACGTTACGGGTAGTATGGGCGACGCAGCAGTTGAAGTATCTAAAACGTTAAATGAAGTAATGACAAAGCTGTATGAGAAAATTGCAGATGTTGAGTTTATGATTATGGGTATTGGAGATTTAGCTTACGATAGATATCCGATCCAGGCGTCTCAATTTGAGTCTGACATTAGAATCGCAGAGCAGCTTGATAAATTGTATTTTGAATTTGGCGGTGGCGGAAATAGATTTGAATCCTATACTGCTGCATGGTATTTTGGTCTTCATCATACAAAACTCGATTGTTTAAATCGCAATAGGAAAGGCATCATTATCACCATGGGAGACGAAATGCTTAACCCATATCTTCCTTTAGAAGGCCTTAGATGTAGTATGAAAAGTATTACAGGGGATAGTTTACAGGCAGATGTAGAGACAAGAGATTTGTATAAAGAAACATCGGAGAAATTCAATCTCTATCATCTCAATGTTGAACATGGCGGATATAATTATCGGCAGGAGTCAATTGAAAATTCGTTCAAAGAATATATGGATGATAAACATTTTAGAAATGTAAATATGAATAATATCGCAGATGCTATTGTTGATATTATTGTTGGTGAAGTAGAAAATAATGAGACAAATACGAATGTAATGATTTCTACTTCTGGAGAAATCGTTTGGTAGAATAGGAGACAAAATGATGAAAGACATTAAGATTGTGATTGGTGGATCGTTTGGCGACGAGGGAAAAGGGTTGATAACAAATTATTTTTCTCAAAAGAAAAATAGTATTGTTATATGTTCTAATGGTGGAGCGCAACGAGGACATACGGTTACGTCACCAGATGGCATTCGACATGTCTTTCATCATTTTGGATCTGGCACATTTAATGGAGCAGCTACATATCTGCCAGAAGATTTTATTTTAAATCCTATTATTTTCAAACAGGAATATGATGAGTTGACCAATCTAGGATATCGACCAGAAGTTTATATCAACAAAAACTGTATGATTACGACACCTTGGGATATGATGGCGAATCAGATCATTGAAGAAAGCCGTGGAAAGGACAAGCATGGTAGCTGTGGGCTTGGAATTTTTGAGACAATAAAAAGATATAAAGCTGGTGTAATAAATGTTAATTTTTCTATCAGAGACTATTATATAAAGCAGTTTGAAAAAGAGAAGATATCATTGTCTTATAAGTGGGAAAAGTTATTTCTTGACGATGGAATTTTTCATCATTTTTGGAACGACTGGGATTTTATGAACATTCATAGTGTTGAAATGGAAACAAATGATTTTTTAAATGTTTTTGATAATATTATCTTTGAAGCAGCACAAGGGCTTCTTTTGGATCAGAATAATACAGATTATTTTCCACATCTTACACCATCAAATACTGGTATCAAAAATCCAAAGAAAATTATTGAAAATACTAACTGGGCTGATGATATCAATATTGAAACCTGTTATGTATCTCGTACATATTTAACAAGACATGGAGCAGGAAAATTTCCTAGCGAATGCGACAAATATTTAATCAATCCGTACATGTTTGATAAAACAAATATTCCAAATCCGCATCAGGATACATTAAGATATGGAATGTTAGACTTAAAAGAATTATACGATAGATGTGAAAAAGATGTTGGAACATTCGGAGATAAGAAATCAATTGCTATCACACACGGTAATGAATATTCGGTTGATATGAAATTGTTAGAAGAATTATTTGACGAATGGAATATTTATTATTCTGACGGTGAAACAAGAAATGATATTTATGAACTATAATTGGAGAAAATATATGAAAGTAGCATTAACAGGACATAGATCTGAAAGACTTGGACTTCCAGAAAACGAAGCGGATGATGCTTGGGAAAAGATTGAAGAATGGATTGTAAAACAGCTCTTTAAAATGTATGAAGTTTGTTATTTGGAGAGAGAGAATTTAGATACCTATTGTGGTATGGCTTCAGGAAGCGATTTTGCATTTGGAACAGTAGCTATGTTAGTGAAGGTGTACGAAATCATTCCGTTGCGATTGCATTGTGTTCTACCATGTAAAGATTATAATTCGTCACATGCATTATATGATGACATGAAAAAATATGCAGACGAATGGATTGAATTATCTGATGAATTTTACAAAGGTTGCGACAATGCAAGAGATCAATATATGGTTGACCACTGTGATGTATTGTTGGCAATTTGGGATGGTAAAAAATCTGGTGGTGTATGGTCTACGATTCGCAAAGCGCAAAAGGCTGGTAAACAGATTGTGTATTGTCCTAAAGAAGTATTAGAGGGTTAATTATATGTTAAAAACGGTCGCAAATAAAGAAGAATTAGAAAATTTGATAATTAAAGATATAGATAAAATTGTATTATACACAACTATAAAAGACGTTAAAACAGGTGAAGAAAGTGAAATACAAATCGATATTACAAATTGTCATGATGCAGCAATCACTATAGATAAATGGGAAGAATTGAATATCAAAAAAATGAGGAATGAAATAAAAAAGAAAATATCTATTGAATGCTTAAATTATAATATGGAATTTAAAAAAGATGATAATAAGAATAATTTTCTTACATATATGTGGGAAAATAAGTAAATGGGTATAAAGATGTCAGTAGGATTTAATTGGTTCAAATCGTACAAAATACATATCCATAAAGGAACTACAATGTTTGATTACGATGATTCAGATATCGAATATATTGGTGGAGGTAGCACATCATATTCTGGATATAATATTGGATTGGTACAAGATTTGATCGAAAAATATAGTGGAAAGAGAATATCTATTATACAAGGAAAATGGCTCGAATCAGAAGATCAGGACTTACATTTGATTGATCCAAAAGCGATGACTGAGATTTGCCAGAGAATTTTAGACGGAAGCGAGGTAGATAATGTTAATATGAGATCTCGCATTGAATGGTTTAAAAAGCTATCTGATCAAGGATATTATTTATCTTATGACTATGCGTATTAAATTGAGGAACTCGTTTAGAGGAGATGGGTGAATTATGATGAACAATATGATGGAGTATAATGGTTATCATACAAAAATTGAATTTGATGCGGAATCGATGACTCTAAGAGGAAAAATAGAGGGAATTAATGATTATGTTGACTTTGAAGCTGGGGACATTTCTAGCATTGAAGTTGAGTTTCATTCTGCGGTAGATGATTATCTGGAGTTTTGTAAAGAAGTTGGAAAAGATCCAGAGAAAGAATATAAATAATTATATCTATAATCATACAGAATATGATAATGAAACGATTGCAGAAATGCGAGAATATGCAGAAAAGAAAAACACAAGACTGAAGAATAAATATGAAGACGAGATATCTAAAGGTTATCATCCTGAAGAACCGGTATATATAGATATGACCGTGTTCGGAGCAGTCGGATGAAATATGTCTTTCAGAGGAGAGAATAAATATTCGAGGAGGTGATGATGTGAATCCAATTTTGATCCTTGGAGCAGTATTAGTTACAGTAATTTTATGGTTTCTGTTGACTTTTCTGTTCCAGCCATTAGGAAAATTCCTACTTCATATTATAGACGATACGATAGAAGCAATGGAAGACGATGAAAAACATAAAGAAAAGGAGAAGAAGAAAAATGAAAAACGGTAAATTAGGCGGAATTGTTTTAGGAGTAGTATTGGCTGCAGGACTAATCGTAGGTATCAAATGTATGGAGAGAGTACCAGCAGGATATGTAGGGGTTGTGTACAATTTTTCCAACGGTATTTCTGATCAGGTTCTGACACAGGGATGGCATTTTGTATCTCCTACGAAAAAAGTAACTACATATTCTATTGGAATTGAGCAGTCTTATCTTACTTCTGAAGATAAGGGTGATTCTCCAAAAGATGAGAGCTTTTCTACACCAACATCTGACGGAAAATCTCTTACTGTAAATCTAGAATTTTCTTATAAATTTGACCCAGACAGAATTACAAAGACATTTACCATGTTTAAAGGCCAGTCTGGTGAGACAGTAAAGAATACATTTATCAAACCAAAAATGAGAGCCTGGACGCAGGAAGTTACAGCTAAATTCCCTGTAACAGATGTATTTGGTGATAAACGTCAGGAACTTAATGAAGCTCTTGACGTATATCTGAAACAGAAATTTGAGCCATACGGTATCATTATTGACACAGCAAATTTCACCAATATTGTAACCGATTCTGAAACATCAGCAGCGATTCAGAGAAAAGTAACTGCACAGCAGGAACTTGAGCTGGCTAACATTGAAGCCAAAACTGCAAAGGTACAGGCTGATAAGGATAAAGAAGTAGCACTTATTGCTGCAGAACAGGAAAAAGAAAAAGCCACAATTGAAGCTGAACAGAAGAAGATCCAGGCTGAAGGTGAAGCGGAAGCAACAAGGATTAAAGCAGAGGCGGAAGCCGAAGCGAATAAAAAGATTGCAGAATCTCTTACTCCAGAGCTTATTGAAAAGCAGAAGATTGAAAAGTGGAGCGGCGAGGTTCCACAGGTACAGGGAAGTAATACTCCTATCGTAAGTATTGGAGAATAATATTTTGTCATCCGTGGTGTCATAGCTACGGGTGACATTTATAAAAATAAAGGAGAAAATACATATGAAGAAAAAATTAGTAGCAGGAATTCTAATGGCAGCACTTGCGGTATCATGTCTTACAGGTTGTGAAGGGTTGAATAGCGAAGTAAACGATCTCAATGGTTCTATCACTGGTAATACATATAATGCTTCATTTTATACGAATGAAGGCGAAAAATTCATGGATATGAGTGGGCAGAAAATTGACTTGGACTCAAATGTTGTAAAAGAAGAAACGTATTCAGACGGCAGTTGGGGTTATACGAAAAAATTATCCAGCGTAGTTACGGTTACGATTGACGGCAAAGAAGTGGAGAACTGCGGTACTACAATGATCTTTGCGGAAAAAGGATTAAATCCAGATGTTGATTTTCAAAGTCCAGAAGTGATTGATAGTAAGACTGATGGTAGTCTTGGAGAGAATGTTATTATTGCAAGCGTTGTCAATAGATTTAAGAATTATTTTGGCAAGGCTCGTGTGGTCGTAATTCAATCTCAGCTTGGTGATCCGATTTGTGCTTATTCTGGCGATGGTGTGTATTATGAGGTATGCGAAGATCTGCCGAAAACGACAAAATTAATGATTGATGGAAAAGCATTATATATTCATAGAGCTAACTTCCAGATTATTGACAAAGAATTATTGAATTGAGGGAGAACATAATATGGATAAATCAGTATTAATAATGGATACACCTAAAACATGTTTAGACTGTATGTTTTGTTTCGAATTAGATGAAGGAATTGAAGCTTGCTGTTCTGTGACAGCAGACGAGGAAGATAAAAGTTTATGTAAAGAAATTATCTGTGAAAATGGTTATTGTAACAATAAACCAGAATGGTGTCCATTAAAGGAACTACCAAAAGAAGAAAACGGAGATGAAGATCTTTGTAGTTTCGATCGTGGTTGGACAGCAGGTTTTAATACATGTCTGCAAAGAATTAATGGAGAAAAGTAATGTATAGATATATTGCAGATTTACACATAGGATGTACGAATTCTTTTGAGCATCGTACATTGGAGCATGATGAGATTCTTGTGAAGAATTGGAATTCTGTTGTCAATAATAATGATACAACATTCATTTTAGGAGATATTGGTAGATGTGGCAATAATAAAGATAATGAATATTTATGTTCTGTCATTTCAAGACTCAAATCTAAAAAATTTTTAGTGGTCGGAAATCATGATGAGTCAGGATTGAAAGATTATAGGGTAAAACAGTTATTTGAAACTGTGGTTGATTATTTTGAACTTACTGATAATTACAATGGTATTAATCAAAAACTTGTGCTTTCTCATTATCCTATCTTCTCGTGGAATGGTTGTTATAAAGATACAGTTCTTCTTTATGGTCATACACATGGTAATTTCGATGACACTATCTATCAGGATTCTCTGGAAAAACTCAGATATAAAGTAAGACAATTAAATATAGAGAATAAAGAAGTGAAGAAATTCAAAAACCTTCCTTATGCTTATAACGTTGGTGCAATGATGGGTTGGATCAATTATTGCCCTAGAACATGGGAAGAAATTAAAAAAGATCAAATATTTGTAAGAAAGGTTGAAGGGCGAAATGAATAAAGTATATATTGTTACATCTGGAACGTATTCAGATTACGCAATTGAAGAAGTGTTTGACAATCGTGAAGATGCAGAAAGATATATTTGTTTACACGACAATGACGGTTGTTTGGATATGCGTGTAGAAGAATATGATATTTACAAAAATGCAGAATTAAAAAATGTAAAAGTTCATTACGGTATTTATTTTATTATGCGTGAAAATGGAATCAAATTTTTTGATATTGTATACGACAACAAACCTATTAAAACAAATATTAATAGATCTAAACATAACTATTTAAAAAGTTACGATGGTACATTGCCGTTATCCAATAGAAATATTTTTAAAGATAAAGATGTTGTAAAGAAAATCGTATATGATGCGGTCGCAAAATTTGAAGCTGAAGAAGCTGGAATCTGTTAGAAGAATTATGCTTGAGAGATTAAATAAGATTATAGAATCAAAACCATTTAAGAATGCAGCTAGAAAAACGGGCAATGTGGTCAAAATAACATTATCAGTATATTTTATTCCTATTATTATATCTGTTGCGCTGATTCCAGTGATACATAAATGGTTCTTTATCTTAGCGATTGTTATGTTATTTTCAACGTATTCATTTTCTAAATGGTTAATTAAGTTACTAGAAGAGGGGAGATTATAATGTTCTATTCAGTTAATGTTTATTTTGATGGAGAATAAAATATGGTAGTTAGTTTTAGCAGAAACATCTTTTTTGAAGTTGTATTGCAGAATTGAAAATAAAATCATAAACATAGACGGTAAAAGATGGAGAAATGGCAGACATAAATGTAGATGTCATGTATGCGGCAAAGTTTTGGATTCTAAGAAAGATAAGTATAGTCCAAAAGAATGCGGTTGGATGAGATTAAAAGACAGGAAAATTTACGATCCATGGATTTGTCATTCATGTTTGGAACATTATAAACATGGTAAATGGAATGTTTTAGATAATTATAGTAATGCAGGTGTGTATTGTTCTGAATGCGGAAAGAAAGTGTACAGGTCTGATTATGCGAATCAGAAAGTAAAATCAAACTTCTGTCCGAACTGTGGAGCGAAAATGGATGTGAATTGATTGGAGGAATAACGATGGAGAACAAGACATTGACGGATATCTATCTGATTTGTAAGGGTTGGTATAACAAGAGTCTACATAAAAACGAACTAGAAGCAATGAATTCATATTATCATAAACACTATGGATGCGATGATATTACAGTTGACGTACCGTTTGCACTTCATTTGTTTCTTTATCCTTTAACATTAGAAATTATAAAAAGAGATCCTGATAAAGCAAAATTTCTTTTTATGGACGTGACATTCGGAGAAAATAATCAATTATTTGTTAATGTCATGTATAGGCGAATTATACATATGATTATTCAATGTACCATTGGAACATTCAATCTGTCAGAATACGAAGAAATGTTTGACGCAGCAAAAGAGTGTAATTATGAAGATGAAACACTTGGGATTATATAATGAAAGCGATATTTCGTTAGGAGAATAACAATGGTATGGAAGAATTGTTCCGTTGAATGTGGATAACTATAGTCTCGAAGAAGAGGTTATTGAATCTTGGGAGTGGAACAATCCAGAACAAGAAATTGAAAATGGATTTCTGGTAGTAGTTAGTGTAGACGTGATAGAGGATGAAGTATAAGAGGTGAAGAAAATGCTAAATAAAGAAAAATATAAAGATAAGATTTTTGAGATCGCTGTTAATCATGATACATGTGGAGTCAAAAATGGAGAAGTGCGTTCATGTGGAGAATTAAGTTGTTATGATTGTGATTTTTATAGTTCAGATCATTGCGATATGGATTTTCAAAAATGGGCAAATTCTGGATATAAGGAACCAGAAATTGACTGGAGCATGGTACCTGTAGATACGCCCGTGTTGGTAGGAAATGACAAAAATGATCTATGGATTCGAAGATACTTTTGTAAATATTGTAATTTAGCTAATGATTATAAATTCGAAGTTTTTTCTGAAGGTAGAACATCTTGGTCTTCTAAAGGAGACAGTTATTGTTATCCATATTGTAAATTTGCGAGAGAAGAAGACATTGAAAAATACAGAAAGGTATAAATATGAATCAAAAAAATATGAATACGTTATAGTGTTTAATAATTGATAGGAGTGATAAACATGATTAATATCAAAGAAAAAGAATTAAAACCATGCCCGTTCTGCGGGTGGACTAAATTAAGAATTGGTCAAAAGACAAGATATTCGAAAGTTGCATATTTTGTGATTTGCAATAAGTGTCATGCTAGAGGCGGAACGTGTAGTGTAGATACTTATAGAAAAGAAGAGGAACACGATAAAACAAAATGCGAAGCAATTCGAAAATGGAATGAGAGAATATAATTATGAATCAATTGGAAGAGGCATTGAGAGAGCAAATTGATTATTGTGTAAAGATGGAACATTTCCATAGTGCAGTTTTCTGTTCTACACAGGAGAAAAAAATAATTGTAGAAAAATCATTAGATAAGATTTTAGAAAACATTCCAAAAGAATCACATTTATTTCTTTCTCGGCGTGATAACACATCTGTTTTATTCTTTTCAAATTCAAGTGTCTTGAGAGTTTTCAATTTGTCGGATTTAAAAACTAATCGAGGTTATAAGTGCAATGGATGCATCATCGACAAAGAAATGCCACAGGAATTAAAAGAAATTTTGGTGTATGCTCGAATAATTCCTAGGACATTTACTATGAACGGAGAATATGACTACGAAACATGGGACGCTGTTAAAGAGAGGGTTAAAGAAGTATGGTGGCCAGATACGATAGATGAATTAAGTTGTTAGAAGAAAACGGATATGTTATTTTGTCGTATATCCAAATAAATGGGGTAGATATGGAATTTGAAAGACATTATCATAAGAGTGAGAAACTTTATATTGAATATTTAAATGTATATGGAACCGTGCATTTTGATTGTAATGAGTGTTTCTGTGGTAGATCATGGGTTCTTCTGACGGCAAGTAAAGGCGATGATTGGCATAAGCCATATACCATTACTGTGACTATTTGTGATCAGGATGATTATGATATTGGACAAATTTACTATTGCAGAGAAGAAAACTTTACACAGGTTCTAATAGAATTAATTAACTGGATGAATGATTTAGAACACGGAATGTGTTTTTACGATGAATTCATTGTAGATGTAGAAAACTTCTTTCCAGATTGTGGTTGTAGAAAAGAGTGGAGGTAATTATGGAACATATAGTTCAGTTTGGGATCAGTATTGATGATGATCAAATTAAGAAAACGATAGAGAACAATGTTAGATCTCAAGTTGTAGCGGAAATTAAAAAAGATTGTATGAAACAATTAATTGGAAATGACAATGCAAGTGCTTATCAATATTCTCAGAAAATTAAAGACATGGTAAATGATAACATCAAGTCATTTTTAGAAGAAAATAAGGAAACTATTATTAAAGAAGCAGTGAATCAGTTAGCAGAAAAATTATCAAGAACGAAAGCTGCGAAGGAAGCTTTAAGTAAGACGATTGGAGACATGTTTTAACAATGAAAACCAATATACATAAAGTAAATTACGATGGAACTCCAAACACGAATGGGAATTGGTGGGTATGGAGAGAAACATGTGATAGGTGTCAAAAATTGATATATGATGAGACAACGCAACATTCGGATTTTGAGGAAGCAGATGTGGATTTTTGTGCTGAATGTATCAGATATTTTATGAAAAAACATATTTCTTATAAAGAAGCTGAAATGAAATACACAAAGAAGAATTTGAATTTCAATTCAGATGAAAAATTTTAACTAAGAAATTGCACTTTCATAGGAGAAAATATGGTCAAAGAATATTGTGATATTTGTGGTAAAAAAGCGAAAACCACGAAGTACGTACTACCTTTTCGGTACAAAGAAAAAGCGAATGATAAATTTAACAATACAATCTTGTGTTTTGATGTGGTAAAACCAACGGAAGTAGATTTATGTACAAATTGTGCTTGGGATATAAATTCGTTAATATGTTATGATATTAAACAGGTCTTAGATAGAAATAAATAATTTATGAGTGTTCGCTCAAATAATTTCACAGAATAGGAAAATTAAATATGGGAATTACAGCAAAGAGTTATTTTAGTGGAGCTGGTGGCATGGATCTTGGGATTAAAGAAGCCGGTATCAACATTTTAGAGTCATTTGAAATTGACAAGAAATGTTGTGATACTTTGCGAAAGAATTTTAATCATAAGGTTAACGAATGTGATATTGCCAAAATAACAGTATTAGATCAGCAGGATGCGGACGTTTACATTGGGACATTTCCGTGTACTAAATATTCAACTGCTGCAGACATTAATGGAACACGAACAGGCGATGATTTGTTTTTACATTTCTTTCGACATATTGTATTAGCAAAACCAGAAATGTATGTTGTTGAGAATGTGCCTGGAATGCTTAAGTTTAGAGTTGTTATGGAAGCACTGACAAAACTTCCGGATTATTACGTTCGAATTGAATGTCCAGTTAATGCGAATATGTGGTTGCCACAGGAAAGAAAGCGACTGATTCTAATTGGCAGTAAAAAGCCTTTTAGTCGTTTTGAATATCCAGAAAGAAAACCATTGAGATTGAAAGATATTCTGGAAAAAGATAGTGAAGTAGATATTCCGCAATATGTTTTGAATCGTATTAATGGAAAATACAGGGACAACCCAATTGTATCTGATCCAGAAAATGATGATCTTGCACCAACATGTGTTGCTCACTATGCAAAGGATAAAGGGACAAGATTAATTAAGGATGGAAAGAGAATAAGACCATATACGGTTAGAGAATATGCGAGACTACAAGGATTTCCTGATTGGTTTCAGTTTTGCGGAACTGATAATGATGCTTATCGTCAAATTGGTAATGCAGTGGCGGTACCTATGGGTAGATGGATTGGAGAACAGATTGTAAGATATTTCGAACAATAGGAGATAGGTATGGAAGAAGATTTGTTTCATTTGGAGGGTAAAAAATAAATAATGAATACAAAAGAAAAAGAACTTAAAGAGGAATACGAAAAATTCATACTAACAAAAGAAGGTAAGGAATGGATAAATCATTGGCAGAAGATAATTGGTTCTGATACTGGCGGAGACTTTGGAGATTATTTATATGATTTCTATCCTGAAATGATTTCTTAGGAAGGAGAATATTATGAAGAAAACAAAAATTATTAGTGCATTTCCTGCTTGTGGCAAGACATATGCTTTTAAAAAATTAAATGAAAAAGGTTATAAGATTCTCGATAGCGATAGCAGTCGGTTCAGTTGGTGTTATGATTATGATCCAACCATTTCAGATCAAATTGAAGAGTATCGTAATCCTGAATTTCCAAAAAATTATATTAAGCACATTAAAGAGAATATTGGAAAAGTTGATTATATCTTTGTAAGTAGCCACAAAGAAGTAAGAGATGCTCTGATTGAAAATGGAATCTATTTTACACTGGTTTATCCAGATAGAAGCATGAAAGCTGAATGGGTTGGCAGATGTTTCTTGCGTGGAAGTGGCGAAAAGTTCTGTAAGCTCATTGCAGACAATTGGGATAAATGGATTAATGAAATGGAAGAAGTTGAGTGTGACAAATGGATTCTTGGAGATAAGGAATCAATTGACAGATATTATTATCTTGATGAATTAGCAGAGAACAAATTGATTTAACATGAGGTGAAAATTATGTATCAAAATTGCTGTAGAAAATGTGGAAGTACATCTTTGCATACGGAAGTAAAGGGTAACAACACAGGGTTATATTGTGATGATTGTGGAGCATGGCAACGTTGGCTTGGAAAAGATGAATTGAGAGCATTTGAGCATTCACAAAAATCACAATTACCAAAAACAAGTTGCGATATTCCGATGCCGAAAGTCGTAGAATATTGCCCACCAAAAACAATTGCAAGAATCAAACTGTGTGGAGTGATGGTTTTTAATGTTACAGATATGATGCCATGGAAGAAACCGACCGAAGAACAGATTAAGAATCTGCATGATATGTTATGTGTCGATGTTGAGATTTTAGAAGATGGAGAATAGGTATTATGTACAGATGTGGTATGGGATACGAACTTCAAGATAATTTAGTTTCACTAGATAGATGTAACTCTGACGGTCATCCAGATTTTTGTAAAGATTGTCGTAATTATAATAAAGAATATGATTTAGTAGAACGTGTGATTGAGTCTGCTAAATGCCGGATATATCGGTTAAAAGCTAATTTTGGTAGCACAGAAGCACATCAAAAGAAATCAGAAAATCAGCAGGAATTGATGGAAATTACTATTAGAGCATTGGAGTTTTACAGAGATGAGTACGACTAATATTAAGAAAAATTCGAGAGGGCTTAGAGCAGAATTAAAAGTTTATGATGATTTCATGGTTGACAAGGAAGAGTACGATAAAGTTATAGAAGCATTTGCGAATATACCTGAGAAATATATTGTGCCATATGATTCGTTGTTATATGCAAGTTCTGCATGGAAAGATGGTGAAGAATAAATGGAAGTATTAGCAAACACAGAGTATCAAGATGTTTATAGAATTGTAGATGGTGTGCTGCTTATTGTAAATAAATTTAAAAGAATAATCTATGATGAAGATAAATATTTCAGAGTATCTTTTAGCAAAGCCAAGCTTAAATCATATAACAAAGGTTGTCAAAAATGGTTAAAGGTTCTTAAAGAAGATTACTATGATGCATATTCTAATATAACAGTTCCAAAGGGTACGGTTCTGTACCAAGATTATCCAATAAAATTATCAAATGTATATAAATATGAAGTAAAAACGACTGGTACTTCTTTTAGTGGCAATTATTCAACAGTAAAAAGTATCATTAATGATATTCGTGAAGTCATTGATTGCAACGAATTCAAAGATGTTGCATGTTATATCAATGCAAAGGATGGTGAAAAATAATGTCTGATCTATATGTGTATCTAATTCGTTCAAGAAATAAAGACAACAAAGATTTTCTTAATTTCAAAGAGCGTATAAAGATTATCTTAGAATATAAAGAAAACGAAGATAGAGTAATCAAAGAATTTCATAAGTTTGCAGCGGATGGAGTTCCAGGCGAACAGACAAGATTGTATCGGTCTGTAAATTCTAGAAATGAAGAAAAGATAAGAGAAGAACTTATTATTAGATTGCTTAGAGATAAACCAAGTATGACAAAGCTGAATCGTACATTAGCTTCAGTTGCACAGCAAGTAGAGAATCGTGATGAAAGCAAGTGGTTGTTTGATTTTGATGTAGACGATGAAGAAAAAGTAAATGATTTTATCGATGATATTTACTTTTATTCTGAACTAGAAAATCATGAATTATATAAAACTCCACATGGTTATGCGATTGTGGTTCCTCATAAATTTGATATAAGAGAATTAATGGAGAAGTGGAAAGATTATGATATCACATTAAAAAAAGATAGATTGTTATTCTTGGATATGATTACAAAGGAGTGAAGCGAATTGACGTTTGAAGAAAGAATACGTGAATATTGTCTACGATCAGATATAGTGTATAAAAGAATCCTTTCATCTCCATGTGAAAAAGACTTGTATGTTTTGTATCCATCAGAATTAGCAAATGAACAGATCCTCCAAGACAATATTCCAAAGATGTTAAAGGTTATAAAGGAATATATCAGTGAGTTGGAATTATGTGCATATTGTATGCGTAAAGTTGATAATCTTTATTTTGATTCTCAAAAAACAGTTATAATAAATGAAGCACATAACCATCAAGAAAAAGCAGATGAGCTGGCAGAAATTATGAATGAAGGAATTAGTCCTTATGCATGGTATTATTATGATACTGCGGAAGGATATGTTGTGTGTTTAGACAATATTTAAGGAGGGAACTAACAATGGCAGAAGCAACAAGATTATGTCATGTTTGTAGGACAATCATGAAATCAGCAGCTTACAAAGTTGGAAAACAAGATGGAGTTGAAAGATTGGAAAATAATATTTTTACACCTGATGGTGTTGGTATTATTGGAAAACTTTTAGTATGTCCGAAATGTGGGAATTTAGCAGTGGTGAAATAAATTATGGAGAAAGTAATTAGATATATATGCGATTACTGCGGTGAATTGTTTAGTTCAGAAGAATGGTGTTTGGAACATGAAGAGTCGCACAGAAAATCAGAAAAAGCTAATGAGATGCTTAGTGGCGGTAAAACATTAGAAGAGATTAATAACGAATGTCATCTTTGGTCTGAAGTTCCAGATTATTTAAAGAATGTGACAAAAGATAATTGTTTTGTTATTAGTTATTGGCAATGTTGTGACAAGCCAGCTTATAAAATTGTTTCTATCACTCATAAAGGAAAATTGAGATTATTTGGTTGTGGTTCTTGGAATGGTTATTATGGTGGTGAGTTAAGTATCCTAGATAATAATTTGAAAAATCCAAGACCTAAAGAAGAGTTGTTTGTTGATCCTAGACATGAGGAATTATATTGGTAGGGTAACTTTTAACAGAGAATAATTAAAGGAGGAAACCGATTGAGAAGTAGTATTTTTATTCCAAAGACGATTAATGTTGGTTATCAGGATCGTTCAGGAACATACACAGGAAAACTTGCTTATGTAATCTACTATGACGAAAATGGTAAGTTGCGAAAAGAGACTTCATGGAATGGCTGGCGAGATGAGAATATTCCAAATAATGAATATGATAATATTCCAACCGAAGGATTTGTGCTTAATAAAAAAGCAGGTGATTATTCTACAGGTTGGGATCATAGACATGCATATTGTAGAGTATACGATCCACGAGGATTTGAATTTGAGATTACCATTGAGAATTTGTTATACATTCTTGAAAATGCAAATTGTATCAGAGGTAAAGGACTTGAAGGAGAATTTGTATATGGATGGGATGGAAAAGATTTAGTTCTTATGCCAGTAGAATCACCTGATTATAAAGAGATTAGTGAGTTTAATAAGATTATCCATAATAATGAATGTGTTAAGGCAAAAGACCTTATTATAGGTGCTACATATTTAACCAAAGATAATGAAAATTGGATTTATATGGGTAAATTTGATGTCTATAATAGATATGGAAATTGGGAAAATAAAGGTAAACATTTTTGGTTTTGGAAAGGTAGTTATTTTGAGCATTATAGGTCGATGCCAAAGAATAAATTTATCAAATGTATTGATGATAAGTGCAATGAAAAGTATGCAGACATTTTTGATAAATTGGAAGAAAACCCTGAGTATTCTCCATATGATAGTAGCAAAGATGAATACAAATATTTTACACTTGATGAATTTAAAAATGACCATGGTGATTATTGGAGAAGAAATCAGTTTATCAGCGAATATTACATAAAAGGAAATAAATGTATATTTGATTTTTGTAAACAGAATAATGATTTGTATATTGTTCGTAAAGGACATAAATTAAAGAATTGTTGGAATTCATATATAGACTATGTAGAAATAATAGACATATTTCCTATTACATCTAAAACGGTTAAGTCAAACCGATATCCATATAACGACATAGAAGAAAAACATATGATCCCTGTTACGATAGAACAAATTTTTGAAACAATGAAACCTATGTATATACAAAAGTATTTAGCAAATGGAAGAGAATATGAAAAGGAGTATACAATTTAATGAGTAAAAATGATGATAGAATTTTAGAATTAAAGAAACAGATTGAGGATAAGAGAAAAACTATCTCTGAGAAGAAGATTAGATTTGTTCCTGAGACAAATTGTATTCTCAATATGGATGGAATGACTATCAATCTTAATGTATGTTCAGATGATGCATTAGTGTTGTTACTTATCAGACTTAATTCATATCTTATGTCAGCAGTTGAACTTGGAATGCCTGATTTTGAGATTTCGGGCTACAGTGTAACGGATTGGATTAAGGACATTAAGAGTAAATTAGAAGTGTCTAGTCTAAAGAAAGAGGAAACAGATTTGAAGAAGATGGAGAGTAAACTGGACAAACTGCTATCTAATGACAAGAAAACTGAGATTGAAATTGATGAGATTGCAAGTCTATTGAGGTAATGAAACCGACATTTCTTTCAATAGAAGGAGAGAATAAACATTATGACAATTAAATTTATTAAAGATGTAGTCTTCAAAGATCAAAACGAAGACAGTGCAAAGATTAAAAAAGGAAAGATTCTTACAGCAAGAGTTGTAACAAATGAAGATGGCAAGGAAGAATACGAAGTTACACATAAGAAAAATACATTCATAATTCCATCTTCTATGAAAGATGCAATATTTAAAATTTTGTAAGCTTGTCCAGATTCTTTCGGAGAATAAGCAATTATACAAAAGTACAATTTTAGGGGTAATCATTATGGATAAAAATAATTGGATTTCATTAAAAGAAAAATATCCTGATATGAAAGAGACTTATTGTTCGCAATGTTCAAGAGGATGGTTATCTGGAAAAGTTCTTGTTCAAACAAAAAATGGAGTTATTTCATTGCTGAATGTGCAAGAACAAGAGATTTTAAATGGAAGACGGATGAAGAAGTGAGGTATTCCTATGGTACAGGTGGACGAAGAATGGCTGTAAGAAATAAAGTCGTTGTATGGATACCTTTGCCAAAAAAGTATGATGGAGAATAAAATGTGGTGTTGTGATTGTCCTTATGGATATGAAGATTATATGAAAGTGTCTGAAATATTTGATGATTTGTCACAAGAGGAAATTTGTCGAGCTATTTGGTGTGATAAGATTGGTGGAAAAGTAGGATATATGGGATGCTGCGAAGAATCTTCTCGAATGGGAAATGTTGTTAAAACTCAATCAAATAAAAAGAGAAGAAATAAACACGAGCGATATTTGAAGCATCAAAATAATCTTAAGCACCTATATGAAATTGCTGGCGGTTATTATCCTGCGCCAGTTGGATATATGGATAAAATTTGGATTAATGGATATGGCTATGTTCAGAACACTAAACCATATTATAAAAGATGGTATCGTGGAAAACGTAGTAAATATTTTAAGCAGCAATCAAATAGAAAGATTCGTAGACATAAGGGCGAATTACATAAAGGTAATATGGCTCATAAATTATATGATTTCTGGTGGGAATTATGTTAATGAGGAACTAGCGATTTAGTTGTAGAACTTGTTAATGGACTTGCAATTATTGGAGTCCGGATGAGAGATTAGTTTACAAAGGGTGGTGAGAACGTGGGGATAAATTATTATATGATGACAAAAGATAAGGAACTTGTGACAAAGTATTTTGACAATGAGTACGAGCTTACAGATTTACCTTATTTTGGATATGAAGTGCATATCATGAAACTGAGTTATGGTTGGAAACCTTTGTTTGAGTGGCATGGTAATGCTTATAAATCAGTAGAAGATATGCTGAAGTTCTTAGAATTTTATAGAATAGATATTGAAATTTTTGATGAGTATGGCAAACAGTATACTATCGAAGGACTGAAAGAAGAATTTACTAGCCATGCAAATAGAGAACCAAAGTATATGAAACATATTCCAGAAGGTATTCCGAATCATATATTTGGTGGTAGAGATTATCTTGTTGAGTCTACAGAAGATGATTATGACATTAAAATGCCATATGACCATGTAGAGTATCATAAATTAGATCCTTATAGCGAAAGAAGATATATTGATGAAAGCAGAGAGCCATTATATTTCCATGATAAGGATGGTTATGATTTTACGAAAGGATATTTTGCATAATGAATAGACCTACGCTTTTGGTTATGTGCGGGCTGAGTGGAAGCGGAAAATCAAGTGTTGCCACTCAGATTGTGGGAAATATAAAAATACTATTAATAACTATTATATTAAAGGAGAATCATGTACAACGAAGATTACAAGATAATAAAATTCGATGATGACATAATTGGAAAAACATTTGTTTCAAGAAATAATGGAAAGTTTACAGTTATTGGAGCAACAAATATTTTAAAAGGCACTCATAGAATGTATTTATGTAAATTTTTAAATACAAATTCAACGGGCTTATTCAGAAAAGATAAAATACTTTCGGGAGAAATAAAAGATAGATATGTTTTAAGCGTATGTGGAGTAGCTTGTATTGGAAATGCATCTTCTAAAAGCCCATTATATCCAAAGTGGCAAAAAATGATTAAACGTTGCTATGATATGAAATCAAAAGATTATAAGTATTATGGTGCATTAGGTATAACTGTATCCGAAAGATGGATGTGTTTTGAAAACTTTGAAAAAGATGTTGTTACAATTCCAGGTTATGATTATGAAAAAATGATTGACCATGAAATAGAACTTGATAAAGATTTATTAGGCAAAAGAATGTATTCTCTTGAAACAACAAGATGGCTACCAGTGAGTATAAATAAATACATGGGCAACCAGACTCAAATTTCTAATTTACCATATATAATTGCAGTAAGTCCAAATAATGAAAAAATAAGATTTCAAAGTATGAAAAATTTTGCAACTATACATAATTTACATCATTCTGCAATAGCTCGTTGTGTTCATGGAGAACAGACTTCACATAAAGGATGGACATTTTATTATGAATAAAGCAAAGCAGTGTTGGAAGAAAAGATTTGGAGAATATAAATATCAGATGTTGTTAAATTTTCACGAATGTGACATTGCTCGATAGAGAATAACAATTTAGATGACTAAGATAGTCATTATTATTTTTGGACTATCTTTGTTATAAATGTTCTAAAACAAATAGAAAAGGAGTGTAAAATTGAAAGGACTAACAAACGAACAAGTAAAAATGAGTCGGGAAAAATATGGCTCAAACAAACTACCAGAACCAAAACTTAAAAAGTGGTATGAATTTGCGATTGAAAATATCTTTGGTGATAAAACGCTGATGCTGTTATTAGCGTTATCTGCATATGAGATTTTCGCTGCAGTATTTGGATTGGCATCATTTTCAGAACCAATCATGGTGATTTTAGTTATTTCATTATGTACATATATTGGTGTAAAAATGGCGCTTGGTATTCAAAAATCAACACAAGAACTAAGAGCAAAGACATCAACTAGGTATTGTGATGTTATCAGAGATGGGCAAGTTCAGACAATCAACAAAGATAATTTAGTTGTTGGTGATGTGGTTTGTATTGGAACTGGACAGGAAATTTACGCGGATGGATATATTATTGAGGGTAAAATTTCTGTAAGCAATGCTGCTATCAACGGAGAAAGTAAAGAATGTCAGAAAATTCCAATTAATGATTATGTATACAAAAAATCAACATCCACCGATGATTTTACGAATCAAAATAGCTTATTTGCTGGAACAACGATTCTGTCTGGCGAAGGAAAGATGATCGTAGGCGAAGTTGGCGTAAACACCATAAATGGTGACACACTTGTAAAAATGCAGACACTTGAGCCACCTAAAACAGCACTTCAGATTGCGATCGATAAACTTTGTGATACAATTTCGAGATATGGAACGATTGCTGCAGTCGTCACGTTTATTGCACTGATGGTAACGGATATTGCGCATATTGGATTCAGAGAATATATCAATGGTGGTGTGCTAGAAGTTATCCAAAAGATTGCACAGAATATTTCGGTTGCTCTAACAATCATTGTGGCTGCTGTTCCAGAAGGACTTCCATTAATTATCAAGCTTGTTACAAAACAGAATGTCAAGACAATGGAACGATTCAATATTCTTGCCAAAAATCCAAACAAGATTCCAGAACTTGCATACGTAGATCTAATTTGTACTGACAAAACAGGAACTCTTACAACAGGAGTTATGACACCTACGACTGTCATTGACGGATATGGCAATGAAGTTGATCAGGGTACTAATCTTTGGGATTGCATCAAACAAAATATCTGTTTGAACAATAGTGCCACATATGATGCAGAGAATAATATCACAGGCGGAAACTCTATTGACAGAGCAATCTTAAAATACGTTGATTTTACTGAGTTTTTTGACATTCAGAAAAACAACAAAATTATTATGAAACAGGTATTTCAAAGTGAATATAAGTACTCTTCCTGTACGTCTGAGAGCGGAATTTCCTATTATAAAGGTGCGCCAGAGAAACTTATCGAACATTGTTCTAAAATGTTAATTTCAGAGCCTGTAGCGTTTAATAAACAAGATAAAGAGAGACTTTTAAATGTTATCAAATCAATGACGAAAAAATCCATGCGCTGCATCGCATTGGCGATGGCGAATGGGAACATTGTTGAGAATACATTACCAGATGATATGGTATTTCTAGGAATTATTGGCGTCGTTGATCCAGTAAGAAAAGAAGTTCCACAGGCTGTACAGATTGCGCATGAAGCAGGTATTCAAGTTATTGAAATTACTGGTGATTGCCATGAGACTGCAGTAGCAGTAGCGACAGAAGCTTGTATTTATAAAGAAGGGGATCTTGCTCTTACAAATGCACAGTTCGAGGCAATGTCTGATGATGAAATTAAGAAGATTATTCCAACTCTTAGAGTTATTTCCAGATGCTCTCCTAATACAAAGCTTAGACTTATAAGTCTTGCACAGGAGCTTGGTAGATCTGTTGGAATGACGGGAGATGGGACAAATGATTCTCCTGCTTTAAAGAAAGCGGATGTAGGCTTTGGCATGGAAGCTGGAACAGATGTTGCAAAAGAAGCATCCGATATTATTCTAACAGACAATAACTTCGCAAGTATTATTAGAGGCGTGGAACTTGGTAGAACATTTATGCACGATATCATGATGTTTTTGGAGTTTCAGTTGCCAATCAACTTTTCACTTCTGGTTTTAAGTATTCTATTTCCTATTTTATCTGGCGGAGCATTACTAGCTTCCGTTCAGATTCTGATTATCAATATTATTATGGATTCACTTAATTCATTGTCATTTGGCGGGGAACCTCCGAAAGCTGAATATATGACAGAGAATCCAATTAAGAAGGGTTCTGGATTGTTTATTCGAGGTGCAAAGAAACGAATTACTATTAGCACAGTAACATTTATTGTACTATATGGAATTCTTATGTTTTCACCAGTATCAAAATTATTTACAACAGATGTCGAAGCTATGACTGCAAGATTTGCAATGCTTTGCATCATGTCTGTATGCAATGGATTTGGTATTCGTACAGAACATATTAATTTGCTCAATGGACTGAAAAACAATAAAACATTTGTATATATTGCAGCAGGTATTGTACTTGGAACTATTGCTTTATGTAATGCACTCGGCGGACTTATCCAGGCAACAGCAATGAATATGAGTCAGTGGATCGCAATCATTGGACTATCACTCACTGTAATCGTGGTTGATGTTATTCGAAAATTATTTATCAAAGGAGAGAATAAAAATCATGGGACTATTTGACAAACTTTTTGGAAAAAAGACTACAACAACAAATACTATGGCGGATAATACATCCGCTGTGGTACATGAAGAAAATACAGCGCAGCAAGTTGTAATTGATATGTCTAAGTCAGCAGAAAATTTAAATAATGTGCTAATTAATATGTCGAAATCAAGCAAAATTGATATGACTAAGCATCAAGCAAGGGTTGCGCTCGCTATGGATTACTCTGGAAGTATGGGTAATCTTTTTAGAAACGGATCTGTACAAGATGTAATTACAAGACTTTTGCCAATCGCTCTTAAATTTGATGATAATGGGGAGTTAGAATCTTGGCTATTTTCAAATGATTTTGATTCTTTGAAACCAGTGACAATTGATAATTATAAGAACTATGTTCGAAAAATTATGATGAATTCTCATATGAGTATGGGTGGAACTAATTACGCTCCAGTCTTGAAAGATATTGTTTCCTATTATAAGGATATTGAGCCAAGTACAATTCCAGCATTTATCATTTTTATTACAGATGGTGAAAATTGGGATACAGACGAAACAAATAAAATTGTGAAAGAGCTTTCTAATTACAATATGTTTGTACAGTTTGTTGGCATTGGAAATGAGAATTTTAGTTATCTGAGATCTCTGGATGATATGAAGGGTAGAAAATGTGACAACACTGGATTTATCGCAGTCAAAAACATGAACAGAATGACTGACGAAGAACTATATACAGAGCTTTTGAGACCATACAAAGATTGGCTAAATAACAAACAGTAAAAAAGGAGAATACATAATTATGGCAAACGTAATTAATATGAGCAAAAATCAGAAAATTAGTATGACAAAAGAAGATGGAACTGCAATCAAAAACTTTTTCATTGGTGTGAATTGGGATCAGAATCGTTATGCAGGTGAATCAGATATTGATTTTGATATTAACGGATTTCTTACAAATTCAGATCGAAAAGTAGCTTATCCAAAAGATATTGTAAACTATAATACATATGGTGATGGTAGTGGATATCCGTGGGTAGAATATTCTGGAGACAATCTTACGGGTGACGATTCTCAGGGAATTACTTTTGATGGACATCATTATGATGAATATTTTATTGTTCATGCAGATACATTTCCGTCAGACAGAACAGATTTTACAATTTGTCTTACTATTTTCAGAGCTGTACAGAGACTACAGAATTTTGGAATGGTTAATAACGCAACTATGATGATCTGTGATTATGACAATCCGACAACAAAGTGGGAATATGATCTTTCTGAAAATGAGAATTTTGAAAAGCTCAATGCCGTTGAGATGGGTAGACTTTATAGATACGGTGATGGATTCAAATTCCAGGCTCTTGGATCAGGATATATGGGAGGCATGACAGAGCTATTTAAAAACTTTGGACTTGATATTGACGAAGGTAGGGATTAACTATGACAGTATTGATTATCGTAATTCTTGTGATTGCGGCAGTTGTATTTTTTACAACAACTAAAACGGGTAAGAGACTAAAAATGAGAGCATCAGGAACAGCAGATGAAATCATTGGCAATGATGCATCTACGCCAGATGGAGCAAAAGCCTACTATAATTCTATTATTTGGAAGAAGGAAGATACTTACACCAAAACAAACTCTTTATATACCCAGGTCGAGGGTAAAATCCAGAATTATGAAACACAATTAAGACAGTTGCAGAAAGAGAATATGCAGATGGATCTTAGTGTTGCATCCTGTATTGATAGAAATGATGACGAAGGTGCAAAAGTATATCTTGCAAGACAGCAGGAAATCACGGACAAAATTGAAACGATTAAGACAACTCTGAAAGAATTAAAAGAGAATAGAGATGTACAGAAAGAAAATTTAACAGCTCTGCAGGAAGAAATTAAATCTTTAAAAGCAGAAAAGGATAAAGCAGTATTCACACTCGAGGCTGCAGAAACCGTAAAATCTTTACAATCTGCCACAAGCGCTTCAAGTCAAGAAGAAGATAGAATGCTTGAAAAGGTTCGTGAAGGCGTTCAGAAAACAAAAGAACAGACTGACGGTACAAGAATCGCTTACGAGAATTCCATTGACGTTCAGATGAAGCGTCTGGATAAAAAGATGAAAGATGAAGAGCTTCAGAAGAAATTGGATGCACTAAAAGCAGCTCAAAAGAAATAGTGTATTTTACTTCGTGCGGTGTAATAGCTGCACGGAGTACTAAGTGAAATAACACTATACAGCAAGAGAGAATATGGAGGTGTAATGATGCGAAATTTAGATATATTGAGAGTTATGCCAGTTGAGGATTTAGCTGAATATTTAGTTACAAAGACACAAGATAAAGCAGGTATTCCAACTAATTATTTTATTTTTGAATCATCTTTTGTATGGGAGTCACCATCTGGACAGAAATTTATTTACAGGTCTGATGCGATCAACGACTGTGTTAAATGGCTAAATGAAGAGATTGGAGAATAAGATCATGGGTAAGAATATTAACGAAATTCTAGATCAGCTTGTAAATAAAGAAAATCAGACTTCATACATTGTCAAAAACGTTGAAGATGGATTGAAAAAACGTGACGAAGAAATTGCTCGACTGCGAGAAGAGAATAAAAGATTAATGGAAGAATCTTATAAAGACTCAGAACTGCAGATGATGAAAAGTAAATGCGAAGCTATGCAGGAAGATTTACGGAGAGGATTTCCGATTTCAGAAGATGAAAAATCAATGATTAATATATGGGTGATGAACCATATGAGAAACAAGCATCAGACAGTTAGATATTCTAACGGTCAATTCAAGTATGAATTTCAAGAATTTGCAGAAGTTGAATTTGGAACAATTATTTGTACAAAGTGTGGTGAAAGATTTAATTTTCGACAGTTTTAGAAGGAGAATGTACATATGAATGAATATTGGTTAATGTTATTTTTAAAGTTAGTATTAGATGTTGCGATTGCAGTTGTGTCTGTATTTGGAATGACATTTATCGCAAAATCCTATGATAAAATTATTGCTTATGTTGAAAAACGATGGGGAGATGATGTAAGTTTTGGAGTATCATGCGGAATCATTTTGACTTTCTTGTTTATCACGTTAGCTATGATTTTTTGTTAGAGAATAAATAATTGTCCAAGCATGAAAGACATAAAACTTATCATGTATCGCAATACAAGCCTCCCTTGTAATAACTGATCACTTACGCGATGGGTTGGGATCAGCATCTTTGTTAGGAAACGTCCTAAACGGATGAAGTAACTATCGCACACATGCTGACGTGGCGGAATTGGCATACGCACTGGCTTCAAACACCAGGATCACAGATATGTGGGTTCGAGTCCCACCGCCAGTATTTCGGAGCTTTAGCTCAGTTAAAAATTAATATTACATTTAGAATTGGAGGGATTTTTATAAAAACTAAATTGGTAAACGAATATAAAAATATGGGTGATTATTATATTGGGTATTCGCCAAAAACAAGGGAAGAATTTTATTTTGATGCAAAGTATTATGACATTATTAAAAATCATAGGTGGGAATTAAGATCAGATAAATATCCTGTAACTAAGATAAATAATCATAATATTTCTATGCAAAAATTATTGTTTGGAGACAATATTTTTATACATGTTAATAAGAACAATGCAGATGTACGGGAAGAGAATATAAAAAATATAAAAGGGTACAAAAATGGCGGAAAAACATATTTAAATGGATATATTGCAATTTATATGCCAGAGCATAAACGTGCTTTTGATAACGGATGTGTTTATGAACACATATTGGAAGCAGAAAAAATGTTAAAAAGAGATCTGAAGCCATTAGAATGTGTTCACCATAAAAATCGAGATAGAACAGACAATAGACATGAAAATTTAATGGTATTTGCAACGAATGAAGATCATATTGCTTTTCATGACGGAGGAGAAGCAATACTTACAGAAGATGGTAGTTATGTAACGAAAAGAAAATATGATCCATATTATATGTATATAAACAGAACGGCTGAAGATATTAAAAATGGAAAAGAAGATAAAGGAAGTGTATATGTATTTGGGAAAGATTTGTGTCCAATTTGCAAGAAAAATATAAAAACAGTTGAAGCTAAAATGTGTATAGAATGCAGGAATAAAGAAAGAGCAAAAAACATTCCTCCAAAAGAAGAGTTGGAAAAATTAATATATACAACATCATTTCTAAAAATTGCAAAGATGTATGATGTATCTGATAACGCAGTGAGAAGATGGTGTGATAAATATAATTTACCACGTAGAAGAATGGATATCATAAATAATAAAAAATAACATAATATTCGCTTGAACAATATTTTAATAGCAAATTTTTATAAGAGGAGTAATTATGAGATTAGTAGATGCAGATTTGCTTTTGGAAAAATGGAATAATATGTCTAAAAAGGATAGAACAAGATTTGATCAAGTGATTTTGTGTCAACCTATAGTGGATGCGGTTGTTTTTTATGATGAAGATAATCGACCAGAATGTTGTAAGGCTCACGACAAATATTTTTCCACCTGCGATATATGTGAATATGGAGAATTAGAAGAAGAAATGGAGATGTAACAGTGGATTTTTACACGGGAATTGCGAACAGGGAATGGCATGACCTTGACGGTAAATGGAAGACAAGCCCGTTAATTAAAAAAATCGTTGTTTGTGCAGAGAATAAGAAAGTAGCAAAAGAAAAATTAATATTTTCTATTGATAGCCTTAATAAAGAAATGAACATAGCGGGCGAAAGATATATGTTAGATGAAGAATCAATTAAAAAAGTACATGGATTCATCTCTGCAGTGGATGTAATTTTAGATTAAGAAAATAATCTTATGTGGAAGTACAAAAGGTCGAATCTGTGATTAGACACAAAATTCGACCTGATGAATAATAAAAAGTTATAGATTAAAAGGAGAAAATAAATAATAAACAGATTATTTTGGTAGCTTTTTCAAAAACGGGATGTCCCGATGTTGTTTGGAAATCATGTTGGTAATACATTCCACTTTCTTATCTGATAATTCAGATGAGTATTTGCAAATCATATCGACTGCATGGTTTTTGGAATGATAATACATACCAATGGCGATTAGTCCAACAACTGCACATATAATTGTTGCTAATATGTACAATATTTACCTCCAATCTGAGATTTATTTTCTCATGTTCATACGCACTACATAAAGTAGTACTTCCGCATGAGTTATTTTATAAACTCCAGACATAGCCGTGCTGTTGAGTCAGTATGCGGCGAATCTGGCTGCTATGACCTGTATGGGTATTATAGCAAAATTTCAAAATATTTCAAGAGTCAAAGGAGAATAAAAGAATGAAGCCAATTGTATTTTACGATTTCAAACCAGATAAGGATGATCCGAATAATAAGATCGTTATTAAGAAATCGGATCTTGAGGAACTTTTGAATAAAACATACGAAGCTGGATATCAAGATGGACAGAAAGAACCAAAGATGCAGCTTTATGCAACACATACAAAAAATTTCGATACGGTTCCAAAAGTTTAAGTATAAGTATGGAGGAATGATGTGTAAAAAACATGAAAGATTATATAAATAATACATTAATTCTGTCAAAAGCAGAGCAGATTCATGATTTCAGAGGATGGGCTAATAGATTACCAACATTTCATTTCGATAAGGAATGGGATGTAAAAATTATTCCACCATTTGCTGGGGCAATTATTAGATTTACCATTGATTATAAGAATAAGCATGTGTCTGTATATTTTGATGGGTATTCAGAATTAGGTTATGTGTGTGATGAAGAAGAAAAACCAATTCCATACTTTGAGTATTACGATGGTAAAGACACATATAGATATTATCTCGATGAAGCAGACAAAATGATGGATGACATCAGAAATTTCTTAAATAATTAATCTAGGCTATTCAGCCAATAAATTCCAAATTTTCAAATATTTGTGAAAACAGAATAGATAAATTTTGAGGTGGCTAACAGCATACCTTGGGTTTGTGCGCCCTGAATCACTGTTTACATAGTTAAACATAGATTTAATTCTGTGTTCCGTCCATGTATTGGGCGCTAAAATAGATTGTTTTATTTAACAATAATATAAATTTTAATTTTAGGAGGACAAAAATTAATGAATTTTGAAATGACAGGAAAACTAAGTATTGGAAAAGATACAGAAAAATTTCATCCATATTCGGAAAATAAGTATGAATCTGGTTGGGTGAGAAAACAACTTCTTTTCAATGCGACATGCGGAGACAATCGTCATATGCTTACTGTAAATGCAGGAGCTTTCGGTGATGAACACGGATTTGTATATACCTTCAGCAAAGGTGGTACAGATGAAAATGGTAAAAAAACTAAAGGCGAAAGTATTCAGATTCCGTTTAAAGAACGTCTGACTTCTCCAAAACTAGCAGAAGTTGCTGAATTTAAAAAATTCATCTTTGATCTTGAAAAACCGGGACGAAGATACAAACTGCAGAATATGGCAGATAAGCTTCATGAGGGTAGTGAGCTAACGGATGAAGAACTAAAAGAAGTTGGACTGACATCTTCAGATGAGGTATCCGACGCGCTTGAGAAAAGTATTAAAAAACGTCATGAGTTTATTTCTGAATGGGATTATATCGATTTCATTAAGAAAGTAATTGACAGTGGAAAATATGCTGATAAAAAATTCTTTATTCGAGGAAATGGAGAATATCAGTATTCCGACAATAAAGGAACTGTTTATGAATCTTATATGCCAAATAGAATTTATCTAGCAGCAGAAGATGCAGAAGAATCTTCGACAGCAACATTTAATATTCTATTCAATTCCGAAAGCTTTGATGATATGAGCGTTGAAGAAAAGGGCAAATATTATGTTAATGGTTACATGATGGAGTATGACAACAATAGAAAAGCAAATATTCCAGTGCCGGTTACGGTCGCAATCCCAGTAGTAGCAGAAGATGCAGATGAAAAAGCTAAGAAAAGAATCGAAGCAATTAAACATAAATTTATCGTCGAGGATGATGGTTTTAAGGAATATGGTGTAATTGTTAATATGCTGAATGGCGCACAGAGAATTGAAATTACAGAAGATATGTTGACCGATGAGCAGAAAAATGACCTTGATTGTGGACTTATCACTATGGATGATATCCGTGCTGAATATAGCAAAGGAGTTTATGGTGACAGAATCAAGGAGTATCAGTTTGTAAAACCAGCCAGAGGGTTCACGAAAGGCCGCCAGGACACGGTGTACACTGCAGACGACATGGTGATTCATAGTATCGAGCAAGAACTGCCAGAAGGAACTGAGGATCTTTTTGACGATGATGATGAATTATAATGGGTAAGTTTATTGATCTGACGGGACAAAAATTCGGGAGGCTTACTGCAAAAAGTAAGCTTCCTTTAGAAGATGGTCAAAAAATTATTTATTGGTTATGTGATTGCGATTGTGGAACCAAGAATGTTAAAGTAAGGGGTTACAGTTTGAGGAATGGCCATACAAGATCCTGCGGATGTTTGAATAGAGAAGCGATTATTGTTCGTAATCATTTAACAAAAAAGAAATATAACAAATACGATTTAACCAATGATTATGGAATTGGTTATACATCAAAGAACGAACTATTTTATTTTGACTTAGAAGATTATGAAAAGATCAAAAATTATTGTTGGATGTATGATAAAGATGGCTATGTCGTAGATAGAAACGGCATAAAACAACATAGATTGATTATGAATGAAGATGATTCACGAATCGAGATAGACCATATTAATCATAATGTTTCGGATAATAGAAAAATCAACTTAAGAAAGGCTAATAGATTTAATAATCAATCTAATGCAAAGTTAGCAAAAAATAATACATCCAAATGCAAAGGTGTTAGTTATAGAAAAGACACTGGGAAATGGCGATCGGTGTTAATAAGAAACGGCTTACGTTATGAACTTGGATCTTACGTTGAAAAAGAGGATGCAATTAAAGCAAGGAAAGAAGCTGAAGAAAAATTGTGTCGAGAGTGGTCTTATGATAATTCAATAAAAATTGCGGATGAATTTAAAATAAAAGGAGATTTTGAAAATGGGAAAATACGGTAAAAGAAGTACAATTAGCGAAAATTTAAACGACTTTACAATTTGTTTACTTGGTGAAGCAGGAATTGGAAAGACTTCAACTATTGCCAAAGCGTGTGAAACAGAGTTTGGCCCAGATGGATATATGATTCTTGATATGGGTAAAGAACAGGGAATGGAGGCTCTTGAAGGTTATACATACGAGACATGTGAAGATTGGAAAAAGTTTGATGATGTAACAAAAGATATTATTAGAAATAAGAAAACAGATTATCCAGATCTAAAAATCCTTGTGATTGATACACTGGATCAGTTTGTAGAGATTATGTGTCCTTACGTAATTAAACTGTGGAATACAGAAAATATGGGGAAAAAAGGTTTTGAACCTGCAAAAACAATGAATGCTGCATGGTCTGGATTTGGGAAAGCAGACGACAAACTTGTAGAATTAGCTCTTGATAGAGTATGGGAACTTAAAAAGGTTGGCGTGAATACTTGGTTTACTGGACATGTAAAAATGAGAAATAAGGTCGATCCGTTAACTCAGGAGGAATATTCTGTCCTTTCGACTGATATTTCTCAAAGAATTTTTGAAGGATTTAAAACGAAATTCCATGTTATTGGTATTGCTTGTATTGATAGAACTATTAATCTGGAGGGAACAGGTCGTAAAAATATTGTTACAAAACAAGAAATTAAGATGAGCAAAATTAAAGATGAAAAACGAAAAATTGTATTCAGAGATGACAATTATAGCATCGACAGCAAGAGTAGATTATCTGAGATTGAACCAGAAATTCCACTGGATGCGAATGAACTGTTGAGAGCATTAAAAGACGCAATTAAAAATTCGAAGAAGAAAAAATCGGTAGAAGTTACTGTAAACAAAGCGGAGTCTATTGCGAAAGTAGAACCTGATCTGGAACCGATTGAAGAAGATGAGGATATTGATGATATTCCAGTAGAAGAGACAGTGGAACCAGAAGAAACCGTAGTAGAAACATCTGATTATCCAGAAGATCTCGCTGCCGTAATTCGCACAATGTTCAAAGAATGTACGGATAAAGATAAGAAAGCAAGCGTCAGAAAAGTCATTGCGGAATATGGAAAACTCAATGATGTAGATGAAGATGGACTGAAACGAATTTACGATATGATGAACTAAGGAGTATCAGATATGCTTGTTAAATGCAGATATTGCGATAACAAGATAGATAGAAAAGATGCTTTCAAAGTGGTAGTGGATGGTAAAAACATCTACTACTGCAATGAAGCAGAATATCTAACTGTATTGCATGACAGAAAAATAAGAGACGATACATACGAGTGTATTAATGAGATTTTTGGTTATAAAGTAATTAATACTGCATTATTCAAAGAGTTAAGTTTTATACTTGGATCTTATTCTTATGATCGGATTTTAGCATATTTAGAAGAGAATAAAGATTACATGACATCTGTCATTCAGCAAAGAGACTATTCGAGTGAATACGCTAAAATCAGATATTTTTCTGCAATTATCAAAAACGGTATTGCAGATTTTAAAGCAAAAGAAAAAGAAACACCTAAACAGGTGAAGGTTGATATGCCGGATGGTCATTATAAACGACGACAGAAGAAAAGAAGTTTATCTGATATTGAAGAACAGGTAGGTGAGTAATATAGCTGAATTTATTACAGGTGTCAAAGAAAAGTATCCTGCGCAGCTATTAAAAGGACGAATCGAATATGAAGGAAACGTTATAAGCTGTTTCTTTAAGGATATGCTTCTTTTGGATGATACGACATTCGAAAAGGACGATTTTATCACTGTTGATGGTCGGTTTTATTTTTCATTACTGAAAGATTTACGAAAAAAAGGATTCTACTCTCTTGATGAAATAACTATTCTGTCAAATTCAAAACAAGAAGTCATTGATCGATATGAGGATTGTGGTGGATGGGATTCAATTCAGCATCAGATGGACATTATCAATACACAGAATTTTGATACATACATTGATATCTTGTATCGAGAAAATGTTATGCTTCGCATGTGCGATGATGGATTTAATCTTTTAAAAGAGATTAATATCAAGGATAAGAAAGTTATTCCTATTAAATTATTTCGAAAGATGACTGCTGAAGAGGTAACGGATTGGTATGAGGCAAGAATAAGCACTTATGGTACCGGATATTCGAGCAAGATCCTGGAAGAAGAAGAAATAGATTTCGATGACGAATTTATTGAATCATGTGCAGAAGGTGAAGAAAATGGTGTACCTTTTGATATAGCAGGATATGATAAAAACGGAGAAGAAATTAATTGTTTTCCTTTTTTATCTAGGCAAATAATGGGATTGTTAGAAGGAACTCTCACAATGATGGGAGGATTCAGTAGCGCAGGAAAATCCACTTGGTGGATTACAGTTCTCATGGCTCTTCTATATTATGATCGGAAAATTCTTATTATTTCCAACGAAGAAAATATTAAAAAATTTAAAATTAAATTTATGGTTTGGCTCCTTGGCAAGAGGAACAGATATTTTAAACTCACGAAAAAGAAAATGTCTGTGGGTGATATAAACAAGGAAAGTCGTGAGCAATTAAAAGATGTGCAAGCATTCTGGAGAAAGAATTATAAGGGTCGCGTAAAGTTCATTGCTATGAACGATGCAGACATGGCTGTTATTAAAAAGAAAGTACGCGAGAATGTTCTTAAATTTGGATATGATACAGTTCTATACGATACGTTTAAAATCCAGGAGAGCGATTTTTCATCCTCCAGACAAGATTTGTCTTTAGTTAGAGACAGTAGAGAGTTAGATAAGTTGGCAAAAAAATATAATTTAATCATGTTGGCATCAGTTCAGTTGGCAGAATATATGAAAGGAAAATTATTCCTGGATGCCAGTTGCCTTAGTAATGCCAAGCAGACGAAAGAAATTCTTGAGAATTTGTTCCTTATGCGAACTGTTTATGCTGAAGAACTTGATGAAAAAAGTAAATATTATTGCCATCCATTTAGATTGAAAAAGATTAACGATAAATGGATTGAAGAGGAATATAAAGCAGATCCAAATGCAGTATGGAGAATGTTATTTGTAGAAAAAACTCGGAATGGTAATAACTCCAGTGATACTGGTATTGCGTATCTTTTAAAGTTTTCAGGTGATCATTCTATCTTCAGAGAAGTGGCACAATGCCGTCCGAAACATGGAGAAATAAGATAAAAAATAACTTGGTGGTGATATATGTTAGAAGATATTAAAAAAGAGCTATTAAATAATCCAGAAAAACTAAAAGAGGTATTGGAACATTTTGGATACTGCAATATAGTCATTCGGCCTACATACATGCAATTTGGGCGAGATGAAGAATCTTCGAAAAAAAGTATTGTAATTAAGCTTGAAAATAATAATTGGCTGTACGTACATGATTATGCTCGAAATATTCAAACTGATATCTTTTCATATATCACCAATCAAAGAAAAGTAGAATTTGTAGATGTCTTAAATGAAATAAAAAATGTGTTACATATACAAGATTATATTGGACACTTTCAGAAAAAAGGAATCTTTGGAGGATTTTATGAAAAGATTAGACAAAGAAACACTATTCAATCGAAAATATATGACGAAAAAATATTAGATGAATTTCAATTCTATCCCAATATTCGATTTTTGAAAGATCATATATCATTAGATGCACAGCAGTATTTTGGAATAAGATATGACGTCGAATCACAAGGAATTGTTATTCCCATCAGAAATGAATATGGACAGCTTATTGGGGTTAAGGAACGTTTTAATTATGAGATTTCAGATGGTGCGCTGAAATATTTTTATTCTTATCCTGGGCGTTGCAGCACTACATTATTTGGTTATGCTCAAAATTATCAATATCTTGTTGAAAATACTGTTTTTGTAGGAGAAGCAGAAAAATTTGTCATGCAATGTTATTCATACGGATATAGAAACGCTGTTGCGCTTATGAGTGGAAGTTTAAGTGTACAGCAAGCACGGTTGCTTGTGGAGCTACATCCAACAAAGGTAATTTTTCTACATGATCAAGGATATGAATTGGACAATATAAAGAGAAACGTAGAAGTTTTACGTCATTATTCTAAGTTTACGGAATTTGAGATTGGATATTGGGATTGGACAAAATCATATTATGCTCCAAAGGTTTCTGCAAGCGACATGGGTAAAGAAAAATTTGAGTATATCATAAATAATGAAATTTTAATACTAGGAGATGATAAGGACGAAGAAGAATTATAATATTTTAAACGATTGTAGGGGAATGTATGAGGATGAAGTATTTGATACGATTCTTCAACAAAGAGGAGTTCAAGATGCGAAACATTTTTTAAATCCAATAGAAGAAGATTTACTTCCACTGGATTCTTTATATAGGATTGATGAAGCATACATACGTATTAATCGGGCAATTGAAGAAAACGAAAACATTGGTATTTTATTTGATACAGATACTGATGGAATCGCGGCAGGAACGATTATGACACGATATTTGAGATATTTTACAGACGATATTTTTACATATATTGATGACGGTAAGCAGCATGGACTAAAAGGACAAAATTTGCAGCAGTTTGCATCTTTAGATTTATTGATTGTTGTAGATAGTTTAGACGAAGACGAAATTCAGTATAAAGAATTGTCAGAAGCAGGAATCGATGTACTTATTTTAGACCATCATGCAATTAAACGGGAAATTCCATATGATACATATACAATTCTTATTTCTTCTCAAAGAGATTATGATAATTCGCAATTATCTGGAGCAGGGGTGGTATGGAAATTCTGTAAATATTTGGATGAACAATTTCTTACAGATTATGCAGATGAATTAGTAGATCTTGCGGCATGTGGTCTAGTTGGAGATATGATGGATATGACAGTTATGGAAAACCGTTATATCGTGTCGAAAGGACTTGAGAAGATTTATAATCCAGCAGTTAAGAAGATTGTCGGCGGATTTGAATTCAACAGTACGGCAATTGCATTTAGTATTGCTCCAATTGTAAATGCAGCGAACCGTATGGGTGAAAATGAAACTGCTATGAATGCATTTCTAGAAGATAATAACAAACAAGTGCTTGCCTATGTAAAAGCATTAAAGAAATGTAAGGAAGAACAAAATCAAGAAGTGGAGCGTTTACTGCCGAATGTTTATGAACAATGTGAGAAACAAAAGGATCAAAAGGTAATCACTGTATATATTGATACACAATATGGTATTGCTGGTTTATTAGGAAATAAGCTACTAGAAAAGTATCAAAAGCCGATCTTAGTGTTGAAAGATGTCGGATCAAAATACGCAGGTTCTATGAGAGCCGTAGGTGTTGATGATTTTCGAAAAATCTGCAATGATAGTGGTTATGCAAAAGCAGATGGGCATGAACTTGCATCGGGTATTCAAATCAAAAAATCAGATCTTAACAATTTCTTGTCTTATGTCGAAACAAACCTTCCAGAGTTTAAAGAACCAACAATTGACATTGATATTCAAATTGATGTCGAAGATATTACCAGACGATTAGTAAAGAATATCAAAAAGATTGATCGTATTTCTGGCACAAATTTTAAACCAGTAAGAGCTTATATGGATAATATTTGTGATTACGAAATTGGTCAGATGAGTGATTATAAGCATTTAGTTCTAAAACCGAATGATTACTTGCAGATTATCAAATGGAACTTCGACGGTTCATTTGATGATATGGAGGATCATAGCACTATGAATGATGAATTCGAAGCCGTATGTAGTCTGGATAGTGGATTTTTAGGTAGAAAATTTGTACTAAAAGCAGTATGCGATGTACTTTCGGAGGTGGATTAAAATTTCTAATATTGAGTTGATAAAAAAAATTATTCCTACATTGACATTTGAATTCCCTTATTCACCAGAAGAATATGAAAAGAATTTATATTTAGAGAACTATCATTGTCACAAAGATTTTAGTAACACATCAACACCGGACTGTGCAGAATCTATAGAAACATATGCGGAAAGAATACATGAATTTGGTGCAAAGTGTTTATACTCAGGAGAGCATGGATCACAGGGGAATCAATTTCAAGTATATAAAGTTGCTGAAAAAGAACATCTTAAATATATTCATTCTTCGGAAGTTTACTGGGTAAAAGATAGAAAAGAAAAAGACAGAGCAAATTGTCATATGATCATAGCAGCAAAAAATGCAGAGGGACGTCGAGATATTAATTTTGCTTTATCTATGGCAAACATTGATGGATATTACTATAAACCACGCATTGATTTAGAACTATTATTTAACATCCCAAAAGACAATGTGATCATTACGTCTGCATGTTTAGCAGGGTGGAACTATGAAGATGCTGAAGAAGTTTGGCTGAAAGTCCATAAGTATTTTGGAGATAATTTTTTTCTTGAAGTTCAATATCACAATACCGATAAGCAAAAAGAACTCAATAAAAGAATATTGAAAATTGCAAAAGAACATAATATTCAGATCATCTGTGGCCTTGATAGTCATTATGTTAAAGAAGAAAATTCTATTAAACGTGATCAGATTCTAAAATATAAGAACATCAATTATCCAGACGAAAAGGGATGGTATCTTGATTATCCAGATACTCAGACGGTTATAAAAAGGTTTATAGAACAGGGAGTTCTAAATAAAGAGGAAATATTTAGAGCGATTATGAACACCAATGTTTTTGTATCAGAATGCGAAGTAATTGTTTTAGATAGAAAATTTAAAATACCAAGTGTTTATAAAGATAAAACCTATAAAGAAAAATGCAAAATTTATAAAGATATTTTAAATAGGGCTTATGCAAAAGAAAAGGATAAGTCTAAAGAAAAAGCTGATGGCATTCGTTATGAAGCAAAACAGGTTATGGAAGCTGGCGTAGTCGATTACTTTTTGACGAGCAAATCAATTATAGATGATGCAGTTAATAACGAAGGAGGAATTTTAACTACTACCTCAAGAGGTAGTGCTGCATCATTTATTACAAACAAACTGTTGGGACTTACTACTGTAGACCGTTTTAACGCCGACATTCCAATTTATCCGGAACGATTTTTAACGAAAGAACGTGTTCTTGCAGGACAAATGCCTGATATTGACATGAACGTTGCCACACAAGAGCCTTTTGTAAGAGCAGCGAGAAAATTACTCGGTGAGCATGGATGTTATCCATTAATGGCGATAGAAAAATTAAAAGAAAAAGCTGCATGGCAGTTATATGCGGGAGCAAATGATGTACGCCCAGAAGATGCAAATCAAATCTCTAAATATCTGGATGAATATAATAAAGCATTGAAATATGCGGATGATGACGAAAAAGAAGATATTCATGTTGAAGATTATATTCCAGAAGAGTATTTAGACTTATTTAAACAAAGCAATGAATATCAGGGAATCACAATCAATTTAAAAGTACATGCTTGTGGACATTTCATTTTTGACGGAGACATTCGAAGAGAAGTAGGGTTAATTAGTGCTGTTTCAGAATCGACTGGGAAAAGAACTATATGCGCTGCTATTGAAGGTGGTTATCTTGATGAATTTGGGTATGTAAAAGAAGATTTTCTTATTGTAGATAGTGTATATCTTACGTATAAATTTTTTCATAGTATTGGCAAGGAAGTTCCTACGTTTGAAGAACTGAGACATATGATTGATGGAGATGAAAAGACATGGGACATTTATGCAAATGGCATTACGTGTTGTATAAATCAATGCGAAAAAGAAGCTACTACCAATCGAGTAAAAAAATATAAACCGCAGAACCTTGCAGAATTAAGTAGTTTTATTGCAGCAATTCGACCAGGCTTTGCTTCACTACTTAGTACTTTTTTAAATCGTGAACCATATACAACTGGAGAAAAAAAGATTGATGATTTGTTGTCTGATACAGCTCATTTCATGCTTTATCAGGAATCAATTATGAAAGTACTATCCTTCTTACAATTAAAGATGACAGAAACATATGGTGTTATTAAAAATATTTCAAAGAAAAAATATAGGCTGCATCCTGAAATGTTAAAAGAATTACAAGAGCGATTAATTAAAGGTTGGGAAAAAGAGATTGGTAAAACAGATAATTTTAATAATGTTTGGAATGTAATCGAGTCTTCTGGCCTGTACGCCTTCAACTCTCCTCATGCTTATAGCATGGGTGGTGATTCTGCTTATCAAGCATGGTTTAAAGCTCATCATACTAAGATTTTTTATGAAGTAGCAATTAATCATTATCAAGAGAAGAATAAAAAAGATAAAATTGATGCTCTTGTGAAAGAAGCAATTAAATTTTGGGGATATAAACTAGGAGATTATGAATTTGGAGCAGACAATAGAAAAGTTACAATCAACGAAAAGAATATGATTATATATCCTAATTTATCAAGTGTAAAAGGGTTTGGTGAAGGAGTCGTTAACACTCTTTATGAATTGGGAACATCGGAATATAAAACATTTACTGATGTACTTGATGTGCTGTTTCTAAATTCAATCAATAAAACTATAGTCAATAAACTTATTAGAATTAATTATTTTAAGAAGTATGGTGATGTGAATACATTGCTTGAGACTGCAAAATTATATGATTTGTTAAAAGGTGCAAAACAAATTTCAAAGGATAAGGCAGAGAAAAATAATATCTCATTTGTTATACTTGCTCAATATGGAAATGAGACAGCAAAACAGTTTAATAAACTTGATTCTGAAAAAGTCTTATGTGAATTAATTTCTAAAATACCATACAAAAAAGTAACTTTAAAAGAAAGACTTGACAATCAGAGGGAAATTATTGGAATTGTGAGTGGTTCAGATCCAGAAGTGAATAGACGTTTATATTATGTTTCTGAATTAGACATCAAAAAATCTATTGTGAATGTTAAGTTATTTGAAATCTATAGCGGTAAAACACGAACAGTCAAAATGTGGACAAGTCAATATAGTCGTAATCCATTCGAACTTGGTTCAATTCTATACATAATTTCCCTGGAAAAGAAAAATAAAAAAGAACCAACGGGCGAGGTCGATCCCAAAACAGGAAAGAAAATATATAAGGAAGTTCCGGATAAATTCGAATTTTGGCTTGGAAAATTCACAGTAAAAAATAATGTAGAGGAGGTGGTTCAAGATATTTAGCAATTACAAATATACAGATAAAGAGATGGAGGAACTAATCTCCTCCATCGTTATTCTGATCGATACGAGGGAAAAATCGTTCTCTCACATCACTGATTATTTCGATAGAAAAGACATCAAATATAAAAAGAAAGCACTGGCATATGGTGATTATAGTTTTATGCTCGAACAGAATGAAAAGCTTTCTATTCCAAGACCATTATACTTTGATAAAAAGATTGTCGTGGAGCGCAAGGGCAGTCTGGAAGAAATTAGTGGTAATTTGACAAATGGCAGAGATAGATTTGAGAAGGAACTATGTTTGGCACCAGAGAATAAAGTACTGTTGATTGAAAATGGTTCTTATGCCGATATTGCATCTGGGAATTATGATACTCAATATAATAAGAAATCATTTTGGGCTTCGCTGCATTCTATATGGTTTAAGTACAATATTCCAATCTTCTTTATGCCAGACAATAAATATTCTGGATTATTTATCAGAGGATACTTTGAATATTACTTAAAGAATTTATTTAAATAGGAGAATATATGTTTACAGCACAAGAAGCAAGAAATATCTCGAACAAAGCATATAAAGAGCAAATAGATGCTGAATTAGCGTCTATTGTGCCTGAAATCGAGGCAGCAATGCGTAAGGGTGAGTACAGTTGTTGGATTTATGAAACTAACATTTCATCAGCCACAATTGCTTACCTGAAAGAACTAGGATACAAAATTACATCTTCAACACAGTATAACGAAACAGAATATAAAATTGCGTGGTAGGAGAATAAAAATATGAAGTTAAGTGAAATAGCGGAATACATTGTAGACAATTATCCAGAATCTAATATCGCATATAACAACGATGTCATAAAGGGATATAGAAAAGAATGGTACGAAGAAAGTCTTATCGATCCACTGCTAGATTTTTACATGCACGAAGAATTGGGTCTATGCGGATGTGGAAATCCAGAATTTACATATGAGACGATAAGAAGATATCTAAATATACGAAACGAATTTGTAATATCAAAAATTGATTATCAGGAGGTTATTGATAGATACAAAAATGATCTTTTGCTTGATTATAATAACGACATTCAATATGGTCTGTTACAATTCATGATGTATATTCTTGATGACAAAGATTTTACAACACATGGGAGTAGTATTGGTGGATGCTGGTTAACTAAAAAAGGACAAAGATTATTGACAGTTCTGGAAGCATGGAGAGCAAGAGAAGATAAAGAATAATTTGTCAGGATGATAAAAGATGGAAGGCTGATGAGCTATGGCAGTATATGTGACTGGTGATATACATGGAGATCCTACCAGGTTAAGTAAAAATAGTTTCTACGAACAAAAGGATTTTTTTAATAACAAAGATGAAAATGTAGTTATTATTCTTGGAGATTTCGGTCTTGTTTGGAATAGAGATAAGGAAAGTAAACAAGAAAAGTACTGGTTAGATTGGCTTAACAAAAAACCGTTTACAACAGTATTTGTAGATGGGAATCATGAAAATCACAAAAGACTTTCAACTTATCCTATAAAAGAATGGCATGGTGGCAAAGTACATGAGATAAGAACCCATGTATTACATCTTATACGAGGAGAAGTATTTACAATTGATGAAACAAAGTTCTTCGCTTTTGGTGGGGCAAGCAGCCATGATATTCAAGATGGCATTCTTGATTACAATGATTCTAATTGGCAGGAAAAAGCAAAGAAACTTGATAAACAAGGTAAATATATGTATCGTGTTAAGGATTTATCTTGGTGGGAAGAGGAATTGCCAACTGATGAGGAAATGCAGCATGGAATCAATGTATTAAAAGAGAATAACAATATGGTCGATTTTATTATCACCCACAGTCCTTCGACGTCAGAATTATATCTTATGAGTGGTAATAATTTATATGAACCAGATGTCCTTACAAATTATCTAGAAGATATAAAAGTTACGACAAAATATAAAAGACATTTGTTTGGGCATATGCATATTAATAAAGCTATTAATGACAAAGATATTTGCTTATATGAACAAATTATTAGACTATTATAAGGAAGTGATTATGTAATGTGCAGATATTGTAACTATGAATCTGATGATAATCGAATTTTTATCGATCCACTGACTAATGAATATTATTTGGATATCGAAACGATGACATGGGATAGTTATGATGATGATTTTTTTCATGATAAAAAATATATCAACTATTGCCCATGGTGCGGAAGAAAACTGACGAAAGAATGAGATATCGTTATGAAAAAGAAAATTATTGACTATAGAAAAAGACATCGACGATGTAAATACTGTAAATATAATATGTTTGTAACACCCAAGGACATGTATACACCAGACCACTATATATGTAAAGCGAAAGATAAAGTTATAGAAGATTGGTTTGTCGAGTATTTACCAAGAATATTTTGTTCATGTTATGAATTAAAATAAATAATGTGTGGTGGCGGAATATGTAGACGCTAATGACAGATAGGTTGCTCTAACGGTTCAATTCCGTCGGTATCTGAAACAGTGAAATAGCTGATGATACTGGGTCTGATTAGGCAGAAGGGTGTGAGTAGCTATGTATGGTGAAAATCCATACCCACATATTATAGAAAAATTGAAAGGAAGAAACTAAAAGATGAATAAAGAATTAGAAAATAAAGCATTAGAGATTATTCAGAAATTGCAAACATATAATCCAGCAGCGGGAGATGATTCTAGATGGTTTAAACAATGTTTATTAGATTTAGAAGATATAATTATTGATGATGAAATTTCGCCAAAAGAGCGCGAAAGATTGAAACGCATTGAAAATCGTAAAAAGCTTGGCACAAATATGGATAATACACTTTATGTTAATATAAATAAAAATAATATTCAAATTGCAGTGTCTGCACCGCAAGCTGAAATCGTATATTCAAAATGGTGTTCTAAAACAGACGCTGCAGCAGATATTATTATAGAAATGTGTTCCAGATATGGTGTAAAACAGATTTTCATTCAAGATGATCATTTTGGAACTAATCTTCTCGATCTGCTTAGTCAAAAAGGGATGGATGATTCTATGGATATTGTCAAATTTAATTATATGGAAGCATAAAGTATCTTAATTAAGTGTATGTGTTTAAATCTAGAGAAATTCATGAAAGATAATTAATGAATCTTGATTTATTGAGGATCTGAAAAAAATGGAGACAGTAGAAGATTATGAATAGAGAAATACTTTTTAGAGGGAAACGTGTCGATAATGGTGAATGGGTAGATGGATATTTGTTTGACGATGGTTATCAAAAACCTAGGCACGTTTTTGTCGGTGATTTGGTGATTGCCGAGTATAATGGAATGGCTTGTGACGAATGGGACATTGAAGGCATTGGTTTTTATGATGTTGACCCGAATACAGTTTGCCAGTACACAGGGCTGACCGACAAGATCGGAAAGAAAATCTTTGAGGGAGATATTGTTCAGGTTGGATGGTATAAGGGAACAGTTGTGTATGAAAACGGATGCTTCGCAATTAAGTGGAACAATATTAAGTTTCTCGGAAAAGACTTGGGATATTGGGCGGATTTAGATGGTTTCCATACTGTAGGCAACATATTTGACAATCCTGAACTGTTGGAAGATGAAAATGAAAAAACGCAAAGATAATAAAGGAAGGAAAAAGAATGATGAAATATAAAGTTGGAGATAAAATTAAAATTGTCAGAGCAACTACTGGTTGTTATGGCGCAGAAGGAAAAATTGGTATTATTACTAATAGACCTTCTACAGATGGTCTTACTTGTTACCAAGACGGTTTTAACGTAGATTGTGGCGATGAACATGTTTGGAGAATTGGTTTTGAATCAGAATTCGAACTATTAGACGAATTGACAGCAGCGGAAGCAACTAAGATTTTAGGCGAAATTTGTTGCGAACATAAATGCCTTAATGGATGTCCTATTGGTAAAGTAAAAGGGAAGATAACGTGTCAAGATTTCCGAAAAGATAAACCTGAACAAGTTATTGAAATCCTTAAACAGTGGAAGAAAGACCATGAGAAAAAAGAAATAGAGACTGAAATCGTAGACCTTATTCGAGTTATGAAAGAAGTATATGATGACGAAACATGTATATATGCTTATGAAATTGACGTAAATAAGGAAGACATTAACGAGAAAATGAAAGAGTTGGTAAAAAAGTATTCTAACGAACAAAACGGAAAAATTTACGCCAAATATGAGCGTATTTGTAGAGTAATACGAGCATGAAATGTCGATTTCAATTGAGTGATGGTATAACAGTGTAGTTTAAATAGTTATCTACCATGTGAGCCTGATAGCAGCATCTCAAGGGTAGAACAGCCATCAACAGAAAGGATTAAAAATAAATGTGTGATTTTTGCGATGGGCTTGAATTAGATTTGAATGAAACTCATCCAATTAACAGAAAAGGGTTTATCAATTGTATTACATATGACAATATAAATAATATTTTTTGTATCTGGCATAAATGTGACGATGATTATTATACATGCAATATTAAAATTAATTATTGTCCTGTATGCGGAAGAAAATTTAAATATGCCTAGTTTTAATTTACAATACGGATTAGCTTGTTTGTACATGGAAATGACAGAAAAATATGCTAGGCCATTAACTGATATGAGAGATTGATTTCAAGCGAGGTGAAAATATGTTTACTAAAGAAAATTTTATTTTTGATCATGTTGAAGAAGCTAATGGTCATGAAGATTATTGGTTTAGAACAGACAAAACATCAAAAAAATGAATTGATGAACGAATTTCATAACACCAACTAATGACAAATTAAAAAATATTTTGGCTTGCATGGTGAGAGGTATGTAGATGGAAACTTGTTATTTTTGCAATAAAATATACAATGAAGATGAATTGAACGGTCAATATTGCCGTGAAGTATGTGATTGTATTACATATGATGAAAATAACAATAATTATAACTTTTGGCACGAGTGTGATGATGATTATTACACCGGCAATATTATGGAAATTAAGTACTGTCCTGTATGTGGAAGGAAATTATGAAAATTATTGTAGATGAAATGCCAAGATGTGCAAATGAATGTCCTTTATCAAGAATGGAATGTGGTGGCGATTGGTTTTGTGGTAAATATAGATCTAAGTGTAATGTAGACATGTGTAAACTGCTAAAGCCAATTACAGATTATGTTTTTGAGGAATGTATTACAGAGAATATTGTTAAGAGAACTCCATTGGCAGATATTAGAAAGCGTTGAATTCACTCTTTCATTTAGAGAATATTAGGAGGTAATAATATGATTTGTATGTATGAAGATTATAATTATCACGATACTTTAAAAGACTATGCAGAATTAACTGTTGGAAAATGGTTCGCAGAAAATAATCTTCAGATTGTAGGAACTAAACTTGTTGATAATTATATGTATGTAAAAGGATTTGATGGTGGATTTCCACATGCAAGTGCTTATGTAAAAATTGACATGAAAGAGAATAAGATTGTTAATTATTATGATGCACATAACTGTCCTGTTAAAGTAAAGGATGGGATATATGAATAAGGTAATTTTATTAGTGTTTTGTCATTTGGTTGGTGATTATGTTTTACAAAGTGACTTTATTGCAAAGACTAAAGGAAGTAATTGGTATCATTTATTCGTACATTGTGCGTTGTATTGTTTACCATTTTACCTTGCCTTTGGATTAACCTGGCAGCTTGGAGTTGTTTTTTTGACACACTGTATTATTGATCCGCTAAAGGCGAGATATCAAAAAATATCATATGTAACTGATCAAGTTTTGCATTATTTGGTATCATTCGTTTATTTTTTGTAAAAACAGGAACGAGGTGAGTAAAGCTATGAAACCTGATAGATTTACAATTACAACTAAAAAATTAGACTTTATGAAACTAAATGAAAAGATTCACACTTATAAACTTGAGAACGGATATAAACCATATTTGTTTATGAATGAAGATACAATTGACGAATTAGTAAACATAATTGGACTTTCTTGTGACGGATTAACAGGTGTTCAGTCAAATGGTTTGTGCGGGATGTATTGTGCGATGAAGACTTTTTGTGATAATACAATGCAATTTGGTGAAGTAGAAATGAGGTGAGAATTATGCATTATAAAACACCGTATATAACAGGTTTTATTGATAAGTATACAGTTCCAATAAATCATGATATCGATTTAGACAGTATAAAAATTTACAAAAGAAACAAAGATAGAACATTAGGTGAAATGGTTTATAACTTTAAAGTAGATTGTAATTCTACACCAGCAACAATTTTTGTTGAAGATTCTTTTGGACAAGAATATTTTTTAAAATATTGTTATTTGACAGAATGTACATCATTCAAAAAAAATAAAATTAAACTTATAATAGCAAATGGTTATGAAGTTCTTCACTATGAGGATTTTTTCAGAAATGGATATAGAATTGATTATGATGATTGGATTGATCTCCTGAAATATCTCGGATATGAAGTAGAATATAAAGAGATTTCTGATGAAGAGATAGAGGAAATGATAAGAGGCGAAATTATTGATTAAGATCGTTCTTGTTTGAGTGAATGTCTAGAAGATTTCTGTTTTAAAGAATGGATGTGAATTATGAAAATAACAAAAACAGCAAAAGAATGTTTGGTAGAAGATCAGATAAGAAAAGCTGCATTAGTAGGATGCGATAAATGTCCGTGTTGCGGAGAAGATAAAAGTGCAATATCTTATTACAAAAATGGTATAACAAATAAAGGGATAATTTCTGGTACTTGTAAAAATTGGTATGGGAAGAAACATGAAACAGACAGAGGAATATTATATTATTTATTTAAGCCAGAAAAGTATATGTATTATCAAATAGATTGCTTTTCTTGTTTGACATGTGAAGCAGAATGGGAAAGCGATCCATATACTTATGACAAATAAGGAGAAAATAAAAGATGGATAATAAAACAATTGTAGAAGTATTATCTCGTTTGATTGGATATACAGAACCGACAGGAGATTCAGCTATTGATAAAATAAGGGCTGATAATAATTATGCACTGATTTATGTAACATATCAATGTATTGAAACATTGATTGAAAATGCTGAGAATAGAAATAGCGGTTTTGCTTCAGTAGAAAGAATTGGAAAATATTCATATGATGCATTAAATAATATTGTAGATATGATTACAGACTCAGGAATGAAAGGGGAATAATAATGACATTTGAGACAAGCAAAAGATTAGATAATTGGTGCAAAAGACATCAAAAAAATGGTTGTGTGTCACATGCAACAGCCGGTGAACAGTTTGTATATGAATTCTTGCCAAGCGGTATTGTAGAATGCCAGACTGTTAAATGTCTTTGCTGTGGTAAAAAATTCACAGATTATGTAGATTAATAAGGAAAATAAAATGGACAGAAGTTTTGTTGGCAATCTGAATGAAGTAGAAATACGACACGCAAAAAATGGTTGTATGTGTAAGGTATGTGATAGAGAATTAAACAATGATATGATTGTATATCTTAGATCATGTCGTCTACATGGACAACCGTATCATATATGTATCCCTTGTTGGAGAAAGATTAACGCATTAGTCGAAGAAGAGTTAGATAATCTAGGAGGTAAAAATATTGGCGGTAAGCAATGATTCTTATTATAAACCAGACGAAGCCTTGCATGAATTACAGATGCAGGAAACTATTATGAAAGCATTGGTTGATGTACAAGTAGTGTTGCGAATTCTAGTGGACAAAGAAATTGTAACTCGTGAAGAGGTGCAAAAATATAGGAATGAAGTAGGCAATAGTCCAAAGTATAAGCCCGTACTAGATGATATTCAGAGACAGAAAAGAGGATTCCAGGCTGCAAAAGATAATCCACAAGAATATCTGAAAGCTATCTTCAATGCAAAGATGAATGGAGATATCAAATAGTAATTTTAAAATAACTTCTTAGAGCGTTTCTGCTCGAAATTTCCAATTGGACAAGAGAATAATATATTAGATGGTTGCAAACATCTAGTTATGAAATTGAATTTTTATTAAGAAAACTTAACGAAAGGAGTATGAGATTTGTACGTACATTAAAGAATTCTTTGCTCTTAATAGTTGTTAATGAAATACATGGGATCAAAGTCTCGAATATCGAAATATATAATTCCGATTATTCAGCAGAGAATAAAAGATTATGATATAAAAACATATATAGAACCGTTCTGTGGTGGATGCAATATCATTGATAAGATTCAATGTGATACAAAAATTGCATCCGATAATCATAAATATCTTATAGAAATA